TTACATTTTAAAATACGCACTCCATTCAAACAAATGTACCTTGTCAATCTATGTTTAACTGTTTCATGACTTAATTCAAACTTCGATATTTCTTGCTCTGTAAACAAGGATTTCATCATTAAAGGGCCTATGCACATTGGATTAGATCCATAATATTTATTTTGTACATTTTCAACAACTTTATGAATACATTTTAATAATATTGGATTGTTAGGTTTGCAAACTAATATAGCATTATAAATTCCAGAAAAAGAATTTTCAATGTCTTTACAGAAATATTCTTTATCCGTCAATTGAAGTAGTTTAAACCCATCCATTCCGCAATATTTTGAATCTAAATAAATGCCTCCTTTTTTGTATAAAATACAGTATCTCCACAAGTCTGCTTTATAGGCATGGGGTACTATCGCATCATAGGCATCAAGTACATGGGAAGGAAAATGAGTTTGTATGTAGCGTCTGCATTTTTTTTCATCGTATAGATGATGTTCAAATTCAGGATTTTGTTTTTGAATAGCATCTATACTTTCTTGAATATCTTGGGGTATTTCATTTAGATTATGCCACACTTGATAGAGGTGTAAGGGTATAACGGATACAATTTGTTTATAAGGTAGTTTTATTCGTTTATATTTATGCGTTTTATTTTTATTTTTTTGTTTAATACGCGTTTTCAATTCAGCAAGACGTTCAGGTGAAAGTGAACAAACATTCATTACTATATATTTATAAATTAAATTCATAGTAGGATGTTTTGTGCGTTTTATAACCATAGGAGGTGCTCATGTCGGGTTCAGGAGGAGTTTCAATAGTAACTTCTTTTTTGCGGAGACTATCCGGTTTTATAGTAAAGGCAAATTCATTAAAATTGGCATTGTAGGCTTCTAATAATGCATCATTTTTTTGCGCGTTTATACATGAAAACTGAACTCCATATTGCATGCTTACTGATGAATTATAATTGGCAGATGTATTAGGTGTGCATAAGGTCATATTCGTTCGGTTATAATCAATCAACTCATCCATATCGGGAGTATGAATAACATCATTAAAAGACAATACTCTTAAAAATACGGATTTTCCAGCAATGTTAACGTATTCATGAAGTCGACTTGCTTCCAAGTTAGTATCCGGTTTGTCTACAATAATAATTACTTTTTGCAACAAGGATTTTAAGGGCATGTTTCCTAAATTTCGACCGTTGTTTTCATAACTATGTATACTCGACAATAAATATTTGCCAAAATAAGTACTTAGTGATTTGGCAATATCGTTGTAAATTTCAATACTACTGCTTTTCACTCTAAAATGTAAAAACAAAGGATCGGATGCATTTGGACATTCATCCGTTACCATACTGGTTGAAATGGCATGTTCAGAAACATGTTTTAATACATCGTCTAACTTCAAAAAGTTGTAAGTTCCTTTAATGTTGTAATTTTCGGAATCGGATGTCGCCACAATTGCAGTTTGGTTTAAATTATAAACTTCAAAATCAAGCAACCTGTATCCTTGTTGAATTACGCTAGTAAGGGCGCACATGTCGACCCAATCATTTACAAAATCTCCTGTTGCGCAACTGTTATAAGAAGCCTTTATGTAATAATCGTACACTTTCATGTTAAATCGTGGATCACGACTACCTATACCGCTTAATGTAGGTTTTGAAAAATGAGTTATGCGGCCGCAATTTAAGTAGCGTTTACTTACTTGCATTGCCGTATAGATGACTATCCAAAAAAATAAAACGACTGAAATATAAATATAAAAATTGGCTTCCATATAGTATGAATTTATAAATTTGCAGCAAGTTTATAAATTGAACTTATAGGTATACTTATTGTATAGTATATGAATTTGCCTCCCGAACTTGTGCGGCTCATTTCGGAATACTCGAAGCCATGTACACGACCTAATTGGCGTCAATCCAAGCCCATTATTTCTACCTATAAGTTGTACAAACTTTCGCGCAAAGAAATAGTTAATTTACGCCAATATTATACATTACTACAACATATCTATACTACGGATTGGTTTTACGCTTATAAAACCATACTTGAATTTGGACTAGAACATTATCGAAACGAATATCCAATGGATCAACGAAGTATTCATGCTTTTTTAGAGGTAGATGGATTATTCGAAGCCAATCTTCTTCATCACAAACATTATTAATGCGGCGCACCCTTTTTTTTTGGAGGAACACACCCACTATTTCGAACCCTTGCTAAGGCAGATTTAACTGTATTTTGATTAGGGTTAGCATAATCCGTGCGCAATAAACTTTTTAAATCCGAAGAAACAATGGCCGTTCGTTGCGAACTATCTAAATTACCGGTTTTCTTAATCATATTGTTGCGAACGTGTTGACGCGCCATTTCGCGTTGCACTGAAAAGGCTTGATTGTGCGCAACCGTATCGGACCCCAATGTTGTATGCGTGGTTCGATGAACGCCAATAGATCTCATATAAAATGATTATATTTTAAATGTACGTAAATGGACGGCCGTCTGAATATATGTGCATGTCGCCTAATTTAGTTAATCCATTAAAAAATAAATCATCTACTTGCGCTAAAATATTTCGTATACAGGGCCTAAGTGCAATGACTACATCAGAAACATTGCATATATTTGGAGTGCATGAGGCTGCACTTGAAGTTCCGTATTGACTTCTATAGGTAAAGGGAATTTTAAAAAAACGATCAATTTCACCTTTAATGTGTTGATCTCGTGCATTTACTGCTGGATGTCGATGTAATGCATTCGGAATAAAATAGTTCACCGTTTTTATATACCTTAGATCATGACTTAGATTTCGTTCACTCGTTTGAATAAAATAATTGGCAGCATTATTTACAGGAGTTTTAAAAAGTTTAAATCCTACATTCGTGCCGCACCTTCTTGCCGGTGTATTGCATTCAGGTATACCACAAAGTGCATTGTATATATCTTTTGATGTTTCAACTCCATCGTTAAAATAACATCTTCCGTAATCTATGATTTTTGCAACATAAATAGATTTAAACGATACAACTCTACCGTCTGGATGATGATAATGGTAATGAATGTATTTAGTTGGATCCGGGGTATACAACAATACGTTTTCATGGTGTAAATCATAATGTGTAAAATTCATAAAAGAAAGGGGAAAATAAATTTGATACAAAATGGCAAACAGATTGGATGCATAAATGGTGTAATCTAGTTTCAACACATCTTCTATTACACTTGCATTTTTTATGTGTTGAATAATAACGGCCATATGTTTTGATTTTCTACAGGCAAGACCTAGATCATACTGTATAGGTTCAACATGTTCTTTAAATAGAGGTACAGGTATATTATCTGTATCTTTATTGTATTCCCAATTATCTTCACTTGTATACGAAAACAACCCATATGTTTCTAAAAAACAAGGAAATAATTTTACTTGAGTATTAATGTATTGTCCAACACGGTACTCGTACATTAAATTATCCGTCTGTGAATTTTGCGAAGATTTAATAATGGCATAAGCATCATACCCGCGATGCGTATATTTTAGTTCATGCACAAACCCATTTGCAGATTCTTCGCCTATCTTTTTTACTTGGACTAAAAATCTAAAATTTATAAATTGGTCAAAGAAAGATTTAAGTTCGCCTTCAACTGGACTTCCAAGAATTAAACAAATACTTGAATCCTGGCATGCCCTGTGTAAATCTTGTTTTTTTTTCTTAAATTTTTCATTGACACGTCGCGTGAATCGACCTAATTTAACGCGAGCATTGACTTCTCTTAAACGAGGTGAAGCCACAGGTGTTGCAGGTGAAGCCACAGGTGTTGCAGGAGCCGCTCTTGCGTTAACGCATTTAAACAATGCATTTCTTATTTGGTTAGGTTTGCATTTTTGGTTGCACCGTTTTGTAAGAGGATTATATTCTTTATTTAATAAAGCGCATTTAGCCTTTGCATCTACATCTTTTGCGGCTGCATTTACTTCCTTAATACATTTAAAATCTGCATCTCTACGGGTATAATTCGGTTTACATTTTACATTACACCTTCTTGTAATCGGATTATAGTCTTTGTTTAAGGCAACACATTTATCCATAATATATACATTTATAATCTGCGTATGGCTTTTATGGCTACATAAGCACCGTTATTTGATCCGCCAAAACTGGGATCATTGTAGTTTTTATTTTTAGCAAATCTGCGTTTATACGTAGTGTAGATGGATGAATCATACACATAATGTTGATTGCCAGTTGCGCCATCTCCTTTATGGACACCACCGCCTAACGCCAATGTATTTTTGTAGCGACCCATTCCAACCGAACCTTTTATTTGATTGGACCCACCAGGTTCATGTTGACGACTAAATAAATCACCTGCATTCATAGTTACTCTAAACGGAGTTTGAGCCCATTTTGAGGTTAAAATATAAGTATTGTTGTATTTTCCTGTAGGAAATGCTTTACGCAATACCATTCGGTCTAGTGGAATTTGACTTGCTTCAGCGGCGGGGGCAACGTTGGAGTTTCCTTGTTGCGTAGTAATCGTAACTTTAGGAGAAATACCTTGAAAACCACCAAGACTTGAATTTTTTGAAAAGATCATATTATTGGACTATATTATTTTTATAAGCATTCCATTTAATTGGTTTGAATTCCGGTTTTTGAATAGGATTATCTTTGTTATTGATGTCAGCAAGAGTTCCATCGATATAAATTTCTTTAAGTATTTTTCCAACTTTATAACTTCCTTCATGTTGATCACATATTCCATTTTCAATTTCTCTTAATATTTGTATTAGTCTAAACATAATGGTTAAGTCAATGTTTTCCTTGAGTACCGTATTGTACAATTGCATGTAATTAAAAAATAAGAATCCACAATCTTTCAAGGCCAACTCTTCAAACTTAGATTTATTTTCTTTAAGAAGAGTTCCATGACTTTCTTTAAGTTCCATGATTTTTAAAACACAGCGTAATATTTCGCCGCTGTGTTTTTTTTCGCGCATAAGATCAGTTTGATCCGTTACATTATTGTGCTCAATCATTTGTTTTAATTGATGTCGGTCATTCTCGTTCATAAAGATGGATTATAAATATATTTATAAAAATAAACATATATATTATGCGAACTTTTACCCATCAAGTCTATGATACTGGGGGCACAACTCCGGCTAAAAACGTAATTAATCATATGAATTCTCGCGCTGAAGCCCAACATAAGTTAAGTACGGGAGGAGCAACACAAACTGTCCCCCAGTTTAGGACATCAGGACCTCCTGTAAGCCCCAATGATTCCAATTCAAGTATTACTAGAATGGCAGGAGCACACCTAACTATGGATAATTCAGTTAAGTTGCAGAGCACGACAGGGCAACCTATAGGAGGTCGTAAACTAAAGAAAAGTCGTAAACTAAAGAAAAGTCGTAAACTAAAACAAAAGCGGAAAAGTATAAAAAATTATTTAACTCGATTAGTATATGGACGCCATTCCCGTTGAACCCCAAGGCCGAAACTGGTATTTAATTACCTTTATTGTTTGTGCCATTATTGCCATTGTATATTATTTCATAAGTCCGTACCTAACATTATTAATTTCCTACATTGAGACGGTTCGATCCTTAATGGACATGATGATTCAGTTTTCATCTTCCGTAGGAACAAATGTAGTGGATGAAACCGCCGTCGGATCTAAAGTCATTGTGAACAAACTTTCTAGAAAAAAAGCAAAAACAGAAACACAAACCGAAACACCAACAAAAACTAAACCGCCTGCTCCTGACGAAAGCACAAGCAGCATACAGGGGCCTGGATATTGTTATGTAGGCGAATGGAAAGGGGTTCGCAGTTGTGTTAAAATAGATAAAACCCCCTGCAAAACTCAAGTGTATTCCACGGATGAATTGTGTGTAAATCCTACTTTGAGGCCATAAAGGAAGGTGGAATAAGCATGGCTTTCATGCCTTCTATTTTTTTAAAACATTTGTTAATCGTTACTTCACTGGTGTCGCTAATGTCTTGAATATTTTTTTTGGTAATGTTTAATTCAAATTCATAGGAAATAAAGAATATAATTCCTGCGGCAACGGCATGCGGTGTATTTTCTTGAATTAATTCATTTTTTTCAATTTGTTTGGCGATGAAATTGGCTAACTTAGTATAGTGAATACTCATGTTTAAAATACTGCAAAATCTTGCAATAAACGACGTGGGGGTAGTGTTGGTGTATTGAATTTGGGATTTATTCATTTTAGTTTGTTCGATTTGGTTGATAATGGTCATTGCATTTTTACACCCTTTGGTCGCACAGGTTTTATCCAAATGAAACATTCTAGCAATTTCAGTTGCTGTTCTAGGAAAGTTTTCAATTCGACATGCAATATAAATAGAGGCGGCAATAATACCGTCTCGGTTTAATCCGCGAAATGTTTGGTGACTTGAAATTTGATGGTGGTAGTTGCAGGCTTCTTCTACTAACATTTTAGGAATTCCAGAATTCGAAGCCATAATGGTAATGTATTGAAAGGCATCGTATTGTGATTTTTCATTGTAAGGCATGGATTGCCATTCATTGTATCGACTTAATTTAATCATTTCATACGATGAATTTCCAGAACACATAATTTTGCAGCCAAGAGATGATTTGGGTAAAAGAGGATTTACAGGCAGACCGCAACGTGTTGGGTTCGACGACGATTCTTCATAAAATCTCCATTCAGGAGAAATGTCAATGGCATCTAAGGACAAGACTCCGCATTTAGAGTTGGAACATACTAAAAATCCATCTTCGGTTTGTTTCATAAGATAAGTACACTCTTTACATAAATTATCTATAGTTTCATCGACAATTTCAGGCACATCTCTTGCGAAATTTTTCCACACCTCTTCCATTATAATGAATACAAACGTATCATTTGTATTCAATTTTATATTTAATTATTCATTATTGACTGTTGTTACGTTTTGTTTTACGTTGATTTAATTTACGCTTCGTCTTTTTGTGAATATATTCACAAAAAATGTTGAATATTAATTCGGGGTTATGGGTGTCCCAATAGAACACTTGTACTCATTCCCGTTGACCACAAGTGTTCTATAGGGCACGTCTTTGTACATTGGAAACCGCCATTCAACGTATCCATTGGGAGGTGCAATTCCATATATAATTACTACAATTGAATATGAATGGGCTTCACATGGCGGTATGACATAATCGATAAATTTGTGAGATCCATCTGCGTAAAAACCTCCTCGAAAATAAGTAGTGAATACGTCTTCAATTCCAGCATGTAAATGGGCTTCTGTTTCTACGTTAAGAGTGCACTGAACTGTTGGCATTTTAATGAATATTTATATACAGATCAATTTCATTTTTAATATACGTATACTCTATGTATCCTTCTATTTCTCCTTATACAAAAAAAAGGATGGAGGTAGATAAGGGTATATCTATTTATGTAGAGTGTTCTGGAAATCCTAAAGGATACCCCGTTATTTATTTGCATGGCGGACCTGGAGATCACATCAATCCGCATGTTCGACGATTGTACAATCCTAAAAAATACAACATCATCATGTTTGATCAACGAGGGTGCGGAAAATCAACCCCTGCGCACCATTTAGAAAAAAATACAACGCAAGACCTTATTTCAGATATGGAAAAAATAAGAATGTGGATTGGTTGCGAACAATGGGTAGTTTCAGGTGGAAGTTGGGGGAGTACATTGGCGCTTTTGTACGCGCAACAATACCCACAACGTACTTCAGGGTTAATTTTAAGAGGTTTGTATGATTTGACCGACGATGATTGTGTCATGGATGCTATTTATCCGGATAAAAAAGAAAAACTGGAGACTTTTTTAAAAACAACCCAAGAATCTGCCAAATTGCGTAAAATGTCGCGGATATTAACAACTAAAAATAATAAAAAAACGCGTAAAAAGTTAATTCATTTATTAGGCGAAAATGACGGCATTTCTATTTTCAGTAAAAGCAAAAAAGATACATTTTTAGAAAAGGAAACCATGGCCGTTATAGGTACGCATTATGAAAAGAATAATTACTTTGTACCTAAAAACACCATTTACAAAAACATGCACAAAATAAAGCACATCAAAACGTATATTATAGACGGAAGATACGATTTAATTACACCGATGAAAATGGCTTTTAAATTGAATAAATTGTTTACGGATAGTCAATTGATTGTAGTGAAAGGCGGGCATACCGTTATGGAAAAAGAGGTGTCTCTTGCCTTAGCCCATGCCTCGGATGAAATGATTAAGCGTATAATTGAGTAACTTCAAATACAATGGAATAATCATTTTTATTTAAATCAATAACGTCCCCAAATCGGTTTAGAATACGAATGTTCATTCTTTCTAGTTTAACAGGTCCAAAGTAATCTCTTTTTTTAAGGATACAATCCGATGCATTGTTGATAAGTAGTGTATTGGCATCATTGGTTATAGAAATTCGCGCCATGATATTATTTCCAATATAACTTTGGGAATGATTTTTTATAGTAGAAATAACGGCATCTGTAATGTGATTACTATGCAAATCATCCACATCTACAAATAAATAATTATCTTTCGCCGTTCCGAACGTAGACTCGCCCGTATAGGTAAATTCACCGGTGTACTTGTTAAGTCTAAATCCCATGATCCAACCTAAAGAAACAATGGATTCTGAAGTAAAGTCAAGTGTAAACACAGAATTACTACTACTGTCTATGGTAGTCAGTAATGTAAAGGGATTATAGTTTACAAGAATATCAAAACCCGCATTACTTATCATTTGATTTATCATGTCTCTCAACTCTTCGGATGTATAATTTCCATCAGGAATAGTAATAAGAGTAGTATTGATTGTAAAAAATGTATTGTTTTTGCGACTTGAATATTCATACCACACATAAGGTATTTCAATGGATTTTATTTGCATAGAAACTACATTATTAATGGTTTCGGGAAATGCATATGTAAAATCAGTAGATTTGGTGTATATGTAATTACTTCTAAATACGGTATCAATACATATTAATTTTTGAATTAATCGTTTTTCAATAGGATTGATGGTGCCTTTAAAATAATCGCTGGGGTTTGCGTAGATAAAGGCATCGGATTTTTTAGGAATAATTTCAGATTGATTCAACAACTTTTCCTTGGCAATTTTTAAAAAAACAAGAATGTCCTGTTTTGATTTTGTATTGATAGTAATGGATTGTAATCGCGTATTCAATTCTTGTTCTTTTTTTTCTACGTCTTGAATGGTGTAATTGGAATCCACTCCAAAAAAACGTTCTAGATCCGGAATTGTATAATTACTTAAATTTAAATCAATATCCATAAAGTAGTCGTGTATATAAAAAATATTTTTTATCGGCATAAAGATAGAGTTGTATAGTTAGTATGGATTTTATTCAATTAATAGGAGTGGTTGCAGTTGAATATCCAAAATATTTGTTTTCAAAAAAGTATGATAGTAGTGTATTTTGGAATAAATGTATACGTATCAATGTAGTCTACACCAAAATTTTGCAAGCCATGGCCATCAACTATAGTTCCATAGAACATCAACACTTTGTTATCCCTTATGACGCTAGTGAACTTCCCGTAGTCCACGGATTTACAACTACAAATTGCAAGGTAATTGGATCGGGTATGATTGCCATTGTGTTTGAAGCCGTTGAAAATGAAAATGTCTACATTATTAAAGCCAAACGAAATGGAATTGATCAAAAACTTAGACAAGGTCTTTCCCAAGTTAAAACAATAATGGATTGGTTATGCTACATTCCCTATGTAAATTCCTTTAATTTGCGCTACGTATTTGAGGATATTCAAGAAACCATGTTGCAGCAACTCAATTTTGAAGATGAAGTAAAAAATCACAAAAAGTTTAAAGAAATGTTTGCAGGGAATGAACAAATTGTTATTCCTGATTTATTTGAAGATCGATGTACCTCGACGCAAATTGTCATGTCGAAACTAGACGGAAATCATTATCATGCGACAATGACGCAACGAGAGGAATATTCAAAATTAATTATGAACATGGTTGTAAAGGGGCTTGTTATGGACGGAATTATTCATGCTGATTTGCATGCTGGAAATATAATTTTTATGAACAATAAAATTGGAATTATTGATTTTGGATTAATGCTAAAATTTCAAAAAGAAGAACATGCCAATTTTATGAAAATTATTAAGCATGTTGTCTTGCACGAATGTGAACAAGCATTTGAAAAGATATTTAGTACTGTGATAGAACCTGAAGACAGAAAACAACAATTGACTCATGCACAGAAAGAAGAACTAAAACAAAACCTTATTGCAATTTACTACAATGCGACTGCTGTAAATAAATGTTTTAGTTCAACGGATATTTGTAAAGTAATTCAACAACTACACAAATACAACTTGTATTTATACATTGTATTTTATAAATTAGTAATGACCATTTCTGCATCTGAAATGATGTTGCGACAATTAACTCCTCAATCATCTGCTTTGTTTATTGAATACGCGAAAGAGTTATTGACGCAATAAGTTAAACATTGTTGCCTATTAAAATCATGAGTTATAAACAAATTTATATGAATTGTTTATATCCGTTTGTAGCGTATTCATCATGTCTTGGATTTTTAAATGGTATTACTATAAATAATTCTTTTAAAAACAATAATTTTTTTATAAATATGATCGGATATACGAGTATAGGAATTATAACAGGTATTTGTTATCCAATTACTTATCCATTATTAGGTTGTTATGTATTATATAAAAAAATAGAATGATTTAACAATCATATAAACTATTGAATATTAACTTAGGCTTAATAGGTATAGAAATCGGTGTAATAACGCAATTATTTCATCTCGAATAGAAATTAAATCTACAGAAAGACCTTTTGATTGTATTAAAAAATGTATATAATTGTTTATTTGTGTTTTGCATTCTACATTAGTAAGAATAGGATTAATTGTAATAGTTGTGATGTTCAATGAATTTCTGTTTACATTAGTAGATCCTAACAATACTTCTACAAATTCATCTATTTTTGTATTTAATTCCGAAAATAACTCATCTGTGGCTTTATGAGTAGCATAATTGTACGTTTTCCAATGATAGAGTTTAATGGTATTGATCATTTCAAGTAATTTTTCTATAATTTGTGCTAAAGACATTTTTTTATGTTTCCGAGTTTTTCCCATTATATAACCCTATTTTTTATGTGGCCATTATATGTACTACATAACAAGTAAACTTGTATCCGAGTCATTATTGAGTTTGTACCCCGTATTTGTAAAAAATATAGATTTACCGATGCAAACTCAGTTGTGGAGCCGTTTTTTTACGTATACAGTAGTTTCCTTTTTTTTTATAGATAAAACCATAATTCCCTTGTTATGTTCTATACCGGGTCTATTGCTCATGCTTGTAACCATTGCGCACGTCTATGTATCTTACAAGGGATTTATGTTGTTGGAAAGCGGATTTTCTTATGTTTTGTTTTACACGTATCCCTTGTTTATTTATTTAGGAACTTATTTTTCACTAGATCCCTATTTTATTTTCCCCATGATCGGAACTTGGATTATGTACCAGGACAACAAACAAATTAATTTGCTGGGAATTGGTATGATTTTATTGGCGGCCATAACGGAAGCCATGATTTATTTTATTGTGCGAAGACTAAAAACTCCGAATCCGTGGAACCACGTATTTATTTCTTATTTACTGGGAGCGTTACTTTTCTCCAATGCAAGTACGACCAATGTAACTTTGTCCCTTGCCATTAATGCCGTGATTGGATTGGTGGGTTACTTGTTACGATTTATGGCCATATCTAATTTAACTCCCATTGTGTATTCCTTTTTATCGTATGTAGGAGTTATCATGGCCTTTATATATGGCGTTATTTTTAGTCATGAAGCCATTACGATACATAAACTAATTGCCACTTTGTTTATTTTAGTTCCTTCCATCAAACACACACTTCAAAAAATGTAAATTATATATAATGGAATCTAATTTAGAAAATTCTATTGAAATGGCTATAAAACAAGAAGTCGACAACACAATTCAAGAAGTCGACAACACAATTCAAGAAGTCGACAACACAATTCAAGAAGTTGAGAATCCAATTCAAGAAGTCGACAACACAATTCAAGAGGAAGTACCCGTCGAAACCCCAGAAATACTCGTCGAACCCCCAGAAATACCCGTTGAGACACCAGAAGTACCCGTCGAGAACCCAGAAGTACCCGTTGATAACCCAAAAGTACCCGTTGAGAATCCAATTCAAACCGAAGTACAAATAACAATTAGTCCCGTTCAAGACGAACATAAAACTAAAAAAACACTTGATCAAGATACCCTGCAACGAATCAATGTGGGTGTTCAGTTTATGTTAGAAATGTATAGAGTTATAACAAGTTCGTTATTAATACTTTTTGTACCTCAATTGTGCGTTGACCATATATGCACAACTACTGAAAATTTAGTTTGGGAAACCAATACGTACAATACAGCCTTGTGCTTTAATTTTATATCCATGGCCCTTTTAGTCAATATGTATTATCTAGAATTAGTGAGAGAAAATAGATTTATCAAATATCTTAGCGTGAATCCTCATGTAGCCAATGATAAGGATGAAGTTGGTGGACGATTAGCCTTATTATCAACTACTAAACAAAATAAAATTGTTGCCATCAATAACTATTATAAATGGTCTTCCTATGCAGCATTATCTATATATGCGTTAAATGTTATTCTGAGCGCTGTTGCTGTTAATAAATATTATGCAGGTAGCCAAACAACAACTACATTTATAACCTATGTTTTATTTATGGCTACTAAATTTAGTAGTGTATATACACTAGTATCCACGGATCAAAATATATTTTATTCTGCGTACATTAAAACAAACGTTCAATTTAATGATGTGGATGAAGATTGTTTAAACTAACTTATATTTAACCAACAAATCGTGTACATTGGCATGATTTGTATTATTAAAGGCCGACAATTTATGCAGTCTATGTTGGACCAAAACCTCATTGCAATTAAAAAATGTTTTGGATTGTTGTTTAAGTTTCAACCATAAATCATAATCTTCTACGCCATTATGGGTATTGTCCCAATAACACAACTCTTTTTTTAGGATAGAACTACTATTTATAATTGGATTGATTAAAAAGTTATAGTGACTAATATCACCCGTTGGAATATCAGGACATCCAATTCTATCTCCGAAATAAACACATTTGGTACCTACCACATCATATTTTATAAGATGCAATGACTGCATCATTAATTTAGTAGGTAACCATATGTCATCTACATCGATTAAAGCAATATAATCAAAATTACAATAAGGAATTAATGCATTTAAGGTATCCGATTTGTTTGATATAGTGTGAAAATCATAAACGCGAATTTTGTCAGAACTATAGGCGCAGGCTTGTTGGTACACCTTTGAATTTGGACCATGTCCATTGATTCCTATTAACAATTCCCATTCCGTATAGGTTTGCATACGTATAGACTGAATTGATTCATCTATGAATTCAATACCGTTATAGATGGGTAATAGTATACTTATCATTGTTTATATTAAGATAATAATCGTTGAAACATAAACCAATTGTCATTATTATTATTTTCTTTATGTAGAGTAAAATGGTCTAATTCAGTAAGAATACAGTCGATTACAATCATTTGATCATCTTTGACTAAATAGTTGTGGTCCACATACAATTGTAATTTAGAATAAAAGGTATCGGCCCACCATTTTATTTTATCCTTATGCCCTATAAAAAATCCGCCGGCAATAGATACTTGATCAGGTGGTATGGGTTGCGAGGGTAATCCCCAAGTATTTTTATGGGTAATGATTAAACTTAGACTATTTATATAGTTAGCATCATTATTAACACATGCATAATGAATTTTGTTAGATAAATGATTTAATTTAGGAATAGAAGGCCAATTTTCAACTTTATTTCTAAAATAACCAATGTCGCACCAGCCATACAGAGGTGTGTCAAAATATTTACAGGTTTGTGTTTCATGTACAAAATGAACTTTTTCGCACCACAATAGGTTAACTTCCCAATCAATTCGCGTATTCAACAAATGATTTTGTTTATGATTTTCAATCCAAAAATCCTTGTGTTTATACCCAAAAAAATCGGTGTGGGGTTTCAGGATTAATTTTATCCTTGGATTTGTTAAATATTTTAGTATAAAAGAACAACTAGATTCGTCGCTATAAATCACCAAATTATAATTGCGAACATTGGATAACATGTTGTCCATCCATACTTCATATTGAGCGGGATTAAACTTGTTTTTAAACGAGTACCAACAAGTTGAAAAGGTAATCATAATTGTATATATAAAATATACTTAAATACATTTTATATAAAAGAATGTGTCCATGTGGCTCAACGGATAGAGCGTTTGACTTCTAATCAAAAGGCTGCGGGTTCGAGTCCCGCCATGGATTTTATTACTTAAATTTACAACCGTTATATAAAAATACAATCTCGTTCAAATATAACAAACCATGTAGTTGAAAATCCAACAATTTCTATAAAAGCACCCGAGGGTACATTAAGTTCTGTATAAGATAGGGAATTATGGTTAAAAGAAGATGTAGTAATTATATTTCCACTTGGAACATTGGATACATTGGCTAATAATATTTTATATCCATTGACTATAGTGGGTAAATTAAGTGTTAAATTACCAGGTGTATCACCCGTAAATACAACCGAATATCCGGTTTTAAATGAATTCGGTATACTTTGGAGTTCGCCGCCAACAGTATAAGTAGCCCCATTAGTAGTGATTTGATCTTGTGTTTTGGATGTATAAATGTAAAATAAGTTGGCGCTAATGTTGTTAATAAGTACTGTTTGATATTGACCAGATGAAGATATTGCAATTGATTGATATGTACAACCTGTATCACATTCTAGTATCCATGGGTTCCATATATTACCGAAATCATAAGATGCAACAATCTCTGAATCGCTGACAGCAACTTGATACTGACCAGATGCTGAAACTGAAACTGATTTCCAGTTATTTGTACTATCACTAACAGTCCAAGCCCCTAATCCAAATTTATCTGATGTATACATGGAACCATCAGAAGCAACTACTGTTTGATATTGCCCTGATGCAGACATAGAAATAGATACTGATGTCCATGTTGCAGATTCTTTAATATTAATATACGACCATGTTAGTCCAAAATCTTTAGATATATACATGGAACCCTCATAAGCAACTGTTGTTTGATGTTGACCTGATGCAGAAATAGATACGGCATAAATTGATGTTGATTGATTGCCTGTACTTGGAATAATTGGAAAATGAATTGGTAAAAAGGTTGATCCATAATTGTTTGATATATTAAACCCAGCCATATTTTGGGTGTTGCCGTCTGGCAAATTATTACATGTAGTTTGAAATTTTCCGGATGAAGAAATAGATATAGATGACCAATTTCTTCCTGGTGCACTTATCGCATCTAACTGGGTCCAATTAATCCCAAAATTTTTAGATTTATAAATGAATGTACTTGAAACTGCAGTTTGATATTGTCCCGATGCAGAAACTGATATAGATGTAAAACTTGCTGGGACATCAGTATACTTATTCCAATTAACTCCAAAATTGTTAGATGTATAAATATATGCTTCTGAAACTGCAGTTTGATATTGCCCTGATGCAGAAACCGATATTGATATAAATGGCTCATCGGTGGTTTTAATATTTACCCATGGTTCTTTTCCAAAATCAGGTAAAGATATTCCGAACTTTGCAAATATAGGCAATATGTTATCATCACTTATACCTTGTCCATCTGCACCATCCGCACCTTTTTCCCCGGTTGCGCCTGTTAATCCATCATTACCATTTGTACCATTAGCACCCGTATACCCGGTTGCACCATCCACACCTTTTTCCCCGGTTGCGCCTGTTAATCCATCGTTACCATTTGTACCATTAGCACCCGTATACCCAGTTGCACCATCCGCACCTTTTTCCCCGGTTGCGCCTGTTAATCCATCATTACCATTTGTACCATTAGCACCCGTATACCCAGTTGCACCATCCGCACCTTTTTCCCCGGTTGCGCCTGTTAATCCATCATTACCATTTGTACCTGCAGAGCCCGTATACCCAGTTGCACCATCATTACCATTTGTACCATTAGCACCCGTATACCCAGTTGCACCATCATTACCATTTGTACCGTCTGATCCCGTATCTCCTCTTTCACCCGTAGGGCCTGTAGGACCCGTATTTCCGCCTGAACCCGTAGCCCCTCCATCGTAAGTCGGATTGGCAAAGGGTATTCTATACGGAGTGTATTTACATGTATTGTCCAATTGAACATCTACAACATCTTGTATTTTTACAGTAATGGCCGTATTTTCAGGAAGTGGTTTATAGGTCAACATCATAAGGGACGATAAAGTAGGAACAAAGTATAAATTTTGAGTAGGAACAATCGTAGAGCCCGTATACACAATTATACCCGGCACGGATAGTTTAGATTCAATTGAGGTAACCACTACCGATAATATAAATGCATCCGGTGTAGTGGTTAGTTTACTACCCCAATAAGAGGCCGATCCTCCTGGAAGTATTTCGTTTATGTTACTCGTATGTTGTTTTCCATCATTCGTGGAGACTTCAAGATGTTTGGAATCATTGATAATCGCAATAAGATTAGACGCAATATCACCCGAATGGTCTGGAGTAAAAGTTATTTTATTGGTAAGCATGTAAGGTCGTCTAAAAATACCTACATTTTGGTATTGAATTTGATTTGTATCGGCGGTAAGATATCTATATTGACGCGTTAGTGGCAATAAAGGCGTGTTTTGAATATTTTTAATTCCATAGGCTTGATCTAAGTACGCTAGAATAGATTTAAAATCGCGTTTTTGTAAAAGAAGTGCTTTTATCTCCTCTATATGCGGATAATATAGACAGGGTATTTTATAGATGATATTGTTCATGCGAATATCATGTATAGTTGTAGGCAGTTGCCGAGTACTCGATAAACTAGGAATGCCGACTCCATTTGTGTGATAATCATAGTTTAAACAAATTTGTTTTCGGTTTTCTTGCATTAGTGGCGTTGGCGCATTTGCACATGAAGTTGCGCGAGCCCATAATGTAGGTGAAAAACTAGTATTCAATATAGGTCTATTTTTATTATTGCATGGAGATAGCATACTATATACTTTTTATATTTTATTTTTCATCTTGAACATACCATTGTAACGATAAATAAGGAGGGGCCGATACAGACAAAGAGGTAGTTGAATTTACGGTCATGTTAGGACCCTCATTGACAATCGCTAAAATGTCACCTGGTTGAAGAGCATAACTATAATATCTTAGATTTGAAATAAATCCTTGAAATCCACCGTTTAAGGCGACATTTACATTTCCATAATTTTGCTTAACTACATTTCCTAGAATGTGGCGTTTGGCTAATGCACCATTGATGTATACGTCTAATTTATTATCTTCAATGCGAATCACAACATGAATCCATTTATTCATGGGAATGTTCGGGATTATAATTTCTTCATTGATGGTAGTAAAGGTGTTCATGATAACAACTAATTCATTGGTATCGGGTTTAATATAAAGGCCCGGTGCATTATTGGGATAATTCATGCCGCTTAGGTTTCCCTCAGATTGAATATTGTTGTCTCCCTTGTGAAAAATATGTTGGTACTGATCTGTTTTTCCTAAATCAGTAATGTTAATCCATATAGACCAGGAAAATTCAATTCCATGTTCTTTGTTGTCGGATCGTTCAATAGGTATGGATCCGTCAAGATCAGGATCTTGTTTAATGATCAATGGAATATTTCCGGGAACTAAACCTTTGATTAAGTAAGGATTTGGGCTCGGTCCTAAAAATAAACTTAACAAATTAATACCTAGTATCATTACAATTACAAAGCAAATAATGGCTGCCATAATAACTATAAATTTTTGCAAAGGAGTGCTCATTTCATTAGGTACATTTTCGGGCATATATATTCAAAGGAAAATAAACCAGGATTTTATATAGTTACGGAAGCCTCTACACTATCTCCTTTCAAAAAACTTAACTGAATCTTGTATTGATTCAAAAAATTACTAAACAAGTTGCCTCCAGGTCCGGTTTTATAAATATTCCATGCTTGTTGTGGGTTTATCGTATCATTCCAATAATTAAATCTAGATGTATACCCTGAAAATCCACCATTCGGTGTTAAATACACAGATGCAGTGTCATCTACATAAGCGGGAGAATCTAATACACATGTTTTTACTAATTTTCCGTTAATATAGGTGTCTAAGGACTTGTTATTTAAGGTTACAATTAAATTGGTCCATTTTTGTATGGGTATTTCCTTTACTACACACCTAAACAATTCTTTAGAATCTGCAATAGCCACCGTAATGGTTAAGTTGTTTTCAATAGGATTAAGACTTACTCCAGGCATTAACCCTGTATTACCTCGTTTAAATATCATTTTTTCAGAACCATATCGGTAGGACCAATCATCAATATAGAGCCAAATGCTATAAGCGTAATTGACAGAGGCTCCTGCAGGTAAAGAAGATGCAGGTATAGTTAATTCAGTTTTTGCGTCAGCAAAATTGCTCAATGATTTAGTTCCATTAAAAAACCAAGATAATAAATAGACTACAAATAAAAATACAACAAATATCAAGATCAGTTTTAACATACTCTTATTATAGAAATTAAATTCCATAAATGTTCAGTAAACTATACACATTTACTTGTCTATGGGGTATAGTTACATTTTTATAGTTTAATTTTTGCACAGGTACTGTAATAATAGATTCAGATAAACGTGGGTTTTCTAGTTTAAAAGAAATAAGTTTCTTAAGTAATTTAATATACTCTGTGTTTCGATAAAATGAATTCATCGAATATAAATAATGAAAGTAATGATACAACAAGGGTTTGAGAGTAATTAAAACCGTGTTGGAAATTTCAGTTTTGAAAATGTTCTCGTCTTTTTTTGTTCGATAATTGTAAATAGTAATGTCGTGAATCATGATGTTGAGTTCAACTAACGTATGATGTTCATCAAAATTCTTAACTGCATTATCTACAATGTAGTCCTTTAGTATGCCTTCAAATTTAATGGAAAACCTGGATAAATTAAAATCTTCCAACATGTACAATGAAAATAAAGGATGAATGGGAATCCCCCTAGATTGCATACAATAATAAATAATGTACAGGTTTTCATTCGATAGTTTCATGTTTGTATATGGATTTTTAACATCAATGGGTTGAGCAAAATAAAATTCATCCGAATGAATCAAGGATGTAAAAATCATGTTCGATAAGTCAATAACCCTAAATGTATATTTTTTATGTTGATCCATAATATCCACAACTTCATGAGGTTTATACATAGACAATGAGTTTAACAATAGGTCATGTGTATTAAACGCGCGTTTTTTTTTACGTAGGTAGCGGATGCATACTCGTTTTAGTATATTATATTTTTTTAAGGTGCGACCATATAAAAAAATCATGTATTTTTTTGTTTCCAAGGTAATATAGGGGTTTGTTTCAACATACGTGTAAAATGTTTTTAACGGTGAGGTGAGTATAATTTGGACAAGAACATCAATTAAAAAAGGACAATATTGTGCACTTGTATTTTTACAATTTGTAAAAAATAATGACGTTGTTTTTTGTTGTTCAAATCGAAATAATGTATCCAACATGTATATATAAAGTTCATGTTTTAAAGTTCTATTTGATAGGAGTCATCTATTTCTTCATAAACAGAAGTGTGCACTATATTTCCTAAATTGTGTTTTATTTCAATGTTTACGCAGGTGTTGGAGTACACATCTTCTTGTATTTTTTCTTCTTTATGAATACTTTCTTTAAATTTTTCCATATCGGCCATTAAATCAAAGGCACCCGTTCCATACAATCCAGGTTGACCTAACATTACATTACAGGATACTCCGCAAGCGCTGTCAAACTCTGCAAATTTGGCTGCTTTCAATAACATTTCAGGAGTTTCTTCAAAGGCGGCCTTAGAAATAGGTCCAATGTCATCATTGTTAATTCCGTGCCTAGAAATGGCAATAAGATTGTTATTGGTCATTCGATCGCACAACAATGTTTTGTGGCGTTCATTCAGATAAGATCCGTCAAATTCAATAACGTCAGTTAACTCGTTTAAAATACTTTCACGCGCGGCTTCAATTCCAAGAACAAATTCCATTTCTTTAATATCATTACTAAACGTTTTTGTGTAATCAATGTAGTCTAGACCCAAAATGTCCATTAGATTCGTTCCTACGGTATCAAGTACACATATTTCTTTTTTCTCATAATTTCCATTTTCCTTGACCACTTTTTTTATTTTTCGGAGAGTTACATTTTTAACATTTTTAATACCGCGAAGAAGCGTCGTGTTTAAAATGTGATCCTGAACATTACGCAATCTATAAATATGGTCCATATCTTGGTACAAATTCTTTTTGTTTTTTTTAGAAATTAATTTGATTCGGACAATTAATTGATCATGGTTGTAATCGGCGTAAATACAATCGATGTCATTCATGTATTGTTGTTTAAGTGCAAAATTCACATCGTCCATGGTAATATTTTTAGCAAACATTTGTTCAACGTCCAGTTCGAGACGAATCACCCATTTCACCTCTGGACTAGGTACCTTATCGCTTACCGTGCATCCATCTAAAATGGCATCTACATCCATACACATTTGAATAAGTTCTTTGTCTTCACTTACGGCATTGTCGTAAATGATGCTTGCCGAACTTGTAATGTCGATTAATGTTGTGTATTCAATCATGGTAAGAATTTCTTTGGCGCGAATATCATTTAATTGTTCAAATTCTTTCAAATAAATCGTATCGGAGGGGCGTTTGATATTGGCGGACAACGACAATATTTCTTCAATTCGAGGCACTCCAAGTGTGACGTTGGATTTACTAGAAACGCCAGCAAAGTGAAACGTATTTAAGGTCATTTGCGTAGTAGGTTCACCAATGGATTGCGCTGCAATAATGCCTACCATTTCACCTGGATTAAGTAAGGATTGCTTGTAGTGCAAGACAATATTTTCAAGTAATAGTGTAATGGCCGATTTGTTCATGTGATTGGCCAATAACAATTCTTTGGGCGACAAATTGAATTCATACAATACCTTAAACAGATTATTAGGAGAATAAGCACCGAGAGCAATAAATTTTTCAAAGTAAAGATCGGTTAACTGAAACACTTCAAGGGGAGTAATGTCAATTACCGTTGATTTAGTAGAACTGACTTGATTTTTTATGTTGTTGATAATGTGGTCAAAATGAACAGGTAAATATACGTGAAAATCAGATTTGAATTTGAATACATTGTCAATAATCGTATCTTTGGATTGAATCATAGAAGTAATCACTTTGTGGCTCCGTTCGCGACAGGAGGATAATTGTTTTGTGTACCTCTTGAATGTTTCATGATCAAAGAGTAAGGCTGCATTTTCAAATTCAGTATGGAAATGACTATAAATCTGTTCTTGTTTAAATTCACACAATTTAATGTATTGAGATTCTACTTTCGCAGGATCTATGTTGTCATCCCCATATTTAAATTGCATTACTTTATTTTTTGAATTTCGTACAGTTCCATCGTACAAACTAATACAATCTTCTAACCCCTTTACAAGTCGGCGTTGAATATAACCGGTAGTCGATGTTTTTACGGCTGTATCAATAAGGCCAATACGACCGCCCATGGCGTGGAAGAAGAATTCTACGGGCGTTAATCCTTTTATAAAGGAAGAAGTAATAAACCCCCTTGCGCCAGGACTATCATCAAATTTGTAAAAATGAGGAAGTGTTCGATCCTCAAAGCCGTACTGAATCCGTTTGTGCTCAATTTGTTGCGGTCCCAAACAAGATACCATTTGCGCAATGTTAATATCCGTTCCCTTTGAACCGGAATTGACCATGCCAATAAATCGGTTTCCTTGTTTAAGAGCCAAGTTGCCTATTTTTCCAGAATTTTTATTGGCATCATTCAATAATTGCATGACTTGGTTTTCAAACTCATCTACATTAGGTTTTCCAGTATCATTCTTGAACTTGTTTAAATGAGTATACGCAATCAATTCCATGACTTTTTTATGTTTATCTAGAATTTCGGCATGGATCTCATCCACGCTTTCGGTGGATATATGCAAATCACTAATACCTACGCTATACGAATGTGTTTTCATGTATTCATTCACAATGTACTGTAAATTATCTATAAATTCGGTAGATTGTATGTGACCAAAATCATTAAAGATTCGATGGATTAATCCGCTTGATTTTCCACCTAACACTCGCTTATCCATTTGACCGTGCTTGTAGACACCGTTTTTAATGGATATAATATGATTGGGGGATGGATTCTCTGCATTGTAATTTCCGGTTTTTTGTTGGATGGTCATGGAAGGTATGATAAGGGATAGTAAATCAAAATTAGTAATGGCGTCTTTAAATATTTGGACGTCAATATGCTTGAGTCGATTAATTAAGTTCATTGCATCTAGCGGTGTAAAAGATAGTTTATCTCGTGTAAATAAATACGCCCCAATTAATGAATCTTGAAAAATACCAATAATGGGTGAATTCGTGGCTGGACTCAAAATTTGGTATTGAACGGCGGCTAAATGCCGCAATTCAGTTTCGGCTTCCAAACTTTGCGGCATATGTAAATTCATTTCATCTCCATCGAAATCAGCATTGTAGGGTTTAGTAACACCGACATTCATTCGAAAAGTGTCGCCCTTGAACATAACACGAACTTTGTGCCCCATCATGCTCATTCGGTGAAGAGTGGGTTGACGGTTAAACAAGATTACATCTCCATTCATCATATGTCGATGCACCACATCTCCTTCATTGAGTTTAATTAAAGTTCGATCGGCGTATTTAAGAGATACGAAAATGGATTGTTCCCCTTTTACGCGTTCTAATAATTTGGCTCCAGGATAATTGTCAGGACCATTGCGTACAAGAGCCGTTAAGGCATCTATGTTTCGACTGTTTACAATGACCGGTTTCGTCATATTTTTCGCAATTTTTAAGGGAACTCCCAATTCGCAAATAGATAAATTGGGATCGGGTGTAATGACGGACCGTGCGCTAAAATCAACGCGTTTTCCCATTAAATTTCCGCGGAGACGACCCGTTTTTCCATTTAAACGATCCTTGATGGATTTAAATGCGCGTCCTGACCGTTGCGTAGCGGGTTTTGAATTTGGAATTTTGTTGTCAATCATACTTGCAATGTAAAACTGAAGAAGCGTGTGGTAATCATCCAGTTGAGAGATAACCGGAGTTGGTTTCACAAGCATTTTATCCATTAAGGTTTTATTGGTTTTTATGATTTGAACAAGTAAATGACTCAAGTCATCTTCACTTCGTTGCGAAGAATCCTGTTTCACGGAAGGACGAACTGAAGGCGGCGGTACGGCTAGAACTTGACAAATCATCCACTCGGGTCTAGACCAAATAGGACTTAATCCCATGTAAGAAACGTCTTCATCCGAAATCTTACTGAATATCTTGATGAACATTTCAGGTGGTATTTTCATGTTGGTAGGAAGTGCATCTTCTTTGTTTAATTTTGGCCATTCAGCAATTACAGTGGCAATTCCTTCGCGTTTGTATTTAACGGGTTGAATACATCCACATCCGTCATCGTTCTCACCGCACCTTTTTACTCCACTGCACAAATCATGTACCTTTCTCCATCGTTTTTCATTAGGTAGAGAACATAAATATTGATGTTTGTGTTTATCAATAAGTAATTTGCTGCATCGAATACACACCATTTTAATCACCGAAATGACCGTATCCAAAAACTGAATGTAGAATACGGGTCGGGCTAATTCAATGTGCCCAAAATAACCAGGACATTTAATATGGTCAAGGCCATCGGTGGGGCAAATAGTGCCTGGTTCCATAGTTCCCATGCGAGGGTCAAATAATCCGCCAATAACAGGTTTGTTGTTAATATAGGTGTCTCGATTCGTAATTTTGGCTACAGATGCATTTCGTATTTCTGTGGGTGATAAAATGCTGAATTGAATCCCTAGAATAGTTGCATCCTGAACGACATTCATTATATATATATAAACATAATTTGTTCAAATCAATTTTTAATTTGCTTTAAAAAAATATCATTATATACACTATATGAAAAAAGAATATAATTTGAGAAGCCAAAAACGCGAATCTCAGGCTTCTGATAGTGACAGCGATAGTGATTACGAAACTGAAGAAACCGAAAGCGAATTTGTTACGGAATCCGAAAGTGATTCCGAAGAAGATCCTTTAAGCGTAAAAATTACATTTACAATGTGTAAAAATGAAAATGTAGAGGACGAATCTGACAGCGAACCTGAAGGGGAAACTGACGAAAATCATGAAAGCGATCCTAAACTTGCTGAAACTCAACTCGCCAATAAAGAAATTATAGATAAGTTACTTCAATTATCGGAAGAATATAAGCACCTTCCTATTTCTAAAGAATTGACTAGCATGTATACTTCTGAAAACGAAAAGTACAAAAATCGCATCACCAAACTAGAAAAATTGCAAAAAACAAAGAATATAAATCAGTTTGAATCTTTGTTGACAGATACCGGAACCAGTGATTTTAAATATTTTAAAAAAATGCCTGCAGTAGACCAAGACCTTATTTTAGAAAAATTAAAGAAATTAACTTGCATACATAAAAAACCGCCTCGAATTCGCCTTATTGAATCCAACATACCTGATTCCTACAAGATATTTGCTTTAAAAAAAATGGAAGCCCTTAAGACATTAAGTGAAAACGAGGGAGAATACTACAAAATTAAAAATTGGGTAGAAGCCTTTATGGATATACCCTTTGACACGTATTGTAAATTACCTGTAACTCTGCAAGATGGGCCTGAAAAGTGCCATGAATTCATGGAAAAATCAAAACAAATATTAGATGCGGCCACGTACGGCTTAAATGATGCCAAAATGCAAATATTGCAGTATATTGGACAACTTATATCCAACCCTGATTCAATTGGAACTTCGATTGCATTTGAAGGGCCGATGGGAACGGGAAAAACAACGTTGGTCAAAGAAGGCATCAGCAAAATATTAAATCGCCCTTTTTCTTTTTTTGCACTGGGTGGAGCCACGGACAGCAGTACGTTAGAGGGTCATTCCATTACTTATGAAGGAAGCGTGTGGGGGCGAATTGTAGACACTTTGAAAACATGTCAGTGCATGAACCCCGTATTTTACTTTGATGAATTAGACAAGGTAAGTGAAACTCCAAAAGGTGAAGAAATTATAGGTATTTTAACCCACCTTACCGATACGTCTCAAAACAAACACTTTCACGACAAGTATTTTGCCGAGATCGAGTTTGATTTGAGCAAGGCTTTGTTTATTTTTAGTTACAATGATATCACTAAAGTAAACCCTATTTTACGCGATAGAATGTTTGTGATCCGCACCGAAGGCTATAGTCCTCCGCAAAAAATGATTATCGCTAAAAAATATTTATCTCCCGTTATTCGTCAAAACGTAAACTTTAATCAAGACGATATTCTTATTACAGATGAAGCCCTTCACTACATCATTGAACATTTCACTTATGATGAAAAGGGCGTTCGCAATTTAAAACGATGCATTGAAAATATTTACACAAAATTAAACTTGTTTCGGTTAATGAAGCCGGACACTAATTTATTTGAAAAGGAAATAACTTTGCAAGTCTCTTTCCCCTTTACAGTTACGGTTGACATATTAAAGAAATTAATCAAACATGAACCCAATACTCAAAATAACATGATGTACATTTAAAATAATCTATCAAACTCCGCGCACATCATGTCTAACATATTTTCAGGAATTTCATACATTTCACTGCAACTTTGTATACCATGTCTTACAATATGATTGTGTAACGCTGTATAACACGTATTATTTTGTAAATGTAGGAAAAAGCGAGTATAGAGTGGCGATTGCGGTTTCGACAACATTTCCGTGTAAAAGATATGCATGGGCAACGGTTTTAGCGTACGCCAATCCATTTTATACTATAGACTAAAAGTATAATCTTTTCAATTTTATATATCTAGGTTTACCGTGTGCTTGTCTGATTTTTTCCTGCGAGGTTTAAGTCCATCCTTCATTTCTTTTAACTCGCTTAAACTGACCGTACTTAGTTCATCGGACATTTTAGGTTTTAAACCGCTTAAAATATCATTAATGTCGGTAGGCCCCTTCATATCAGGACGTTTAGATGACTGCTGAGATTGTGGTTGACTGGGTTGGGAAGGACGCGTGGGCATCACGTTGTTCATGAATCCTGAAAAGCCAGGATTGGAGGCTCCCATGGAATTTACCGCCGCCTGTGTAAACTTTTGCATGAGTTCAGGGTTTTGACGCATGATGTCGTCCATTCCAGGAAGAGAAGACTTGAACATGGTATTTGTCATGTGCAACATAATGGCCCCGCCTCCTAACTGAAACAATAATTTGAGTTCGGGAGCAAGTTTCGCCTTTGATTTATATTTATCGTGCAATTCCGCGAAAATTTCATCGTAATCGGTAATGTTTTCATTCACTTGTTCAGCCCACCCATCGAGTTTAATGTCAAAGGGGTCAAACTTTGAATTTAAAAACTCTAGACCCGTAATGGTAGCCATCAACATTTTACCTTGAAACTTTACATTGTTGACTCGTTCCTTTTCAGCAATAATGTTTTCGTATTCGCCTTTCATTTCATCTAAAGAAGAGTCCATCGTGTATTTTCGCGTAATCTTGCCGCCTTTGGATTCAATGTCTTCTAGTTTTCGCAAAATCTTAAATTTTTCACGAAGTATTTCAGATGCATTTTCTTTGGTCGCAATTTTATCAGGATCTACAATGTTAATCGATTTGAATCCGTCCCATGATTTATCTACTTTTGACGGCATGGGATCCAGATTAAAATCTACTTTAACCGTGTCTTCTGCTTTTTCAGTTCTAGGAAAGTGAAAATCAGATTTAATTTCTATAGTGGGTTCTGCTTTAAATTCTGTTTTAGGAAAGGCAGGTTGCGTTAAGTTGTTCAACTCATTTTCCAAATTGTCTAATTCGGACAATTGAATGCCGGGTTCTTTATCCTTTTTTTTAGTGTTCATTAATAATTCAACGCCTGGCATACTTGATGGCAAACTAGGGATTGTGTCCATGTTTAATTTAATTTCTTCTAAACCATTGAGTTGTATGACTTCCATTATGTTTATATAAGAACAATTAATTTTAAGTATTCCGCATTAATGCTATTTAAATACCAAATGGCTTGTAATAATGTATCTGCCAAATCGTCTTTTTTTTTGTGTTTTTCAAAACCTGTATCCCATTTGTTGAATGAAATTAACTTTCGAGTATATTCTATACTTAATTTTTTACGCTCTGCATAAGTAGTTGATTCCTTGTGAAATAGTTTTAGTTTATTGCTGGAAGACACGCAAACTACATTTACATTTTTCATAATCCAATATTGAACTACCATTCCTTGCAACATTTTCATGCGGTTTGCAATCGGTCCTATTTGATTTTCTACTACGACAACGTCAATGTGGCCGAATCGTTTATATTGATTCACTAATTCTTTTCCTAAATCAATGGCAGAACACGTTTTTGCGCATTTACGAGTGATTGCCGTTAACTTTTTAGCAGACAATTCCTTGATGATGCTTTCCTTGTCTTTATCCTTGTTTTCAATACCATGTAATGTACATAATTTGCACAATTCAGATTTATTTAAACCCGACAAAGCAGGAATGTGAACAGCGTGTTTTTTACAAAAGAATAAGGTATCTTTGTAAAAAAAAGCAGGTTTTCCACAAGCACACATGGGCTGGACTCCAACAAGATCCACAACGTCCCAATCCAAAATTTGAACGGTATCGGTTACAGAAAGTAAGCAGTGGGCTAAATTTTTTATGCCAATATCAATGGACAAGACCAACATAGTAGTCTTCTTGTTTTATATTTATACTATTTTACACGTTTATATAATTCGAGGACAGTAACGGCGGCGGCGAGTTGCACAAGTATGTAGGGAAATAGAGTATTCATCTTTTGTTTTCCTGCTAAAACCATGAGTAAAGTAACGGCGGGGTTGTAATTACCTCCGGAAATGGGTCCGCCAATATAAGCGGCTAAAGAAAGGGCGGCGCCGATCGCCAATGGATTTCCGGTTGCGATAATGACAAATAAGAAAAAAACGGTTCCAACGTACTCAATGACTAATTCCTGCATATAGTAGATTCCTAAAATAAAATATATTCCGCCATTTGAATACCTTTTTGTGAAAACCCATTTTTCTCATAAAAGGCAACCCAACATTCATTACAATCCAATATTATTTTGTAACAATTATTTTTCACGGCTATTTGTTTTAGATGTTCCAGTAATTCGTTTGCAATGCCTTTGTTTCTATATTGCGGAAGAACCACAATGTCTTCAATATGTCCCACCGACTTTCCACCATGTATTATTTTGGGCTCAATAATAAGAGTTCCGCTGCATACTATAGTATCGATTTCTAATCCAACGATGATTTGGCCCATAGAATGGATTTGTTGAATATTTTTAAAAAAATGTTCATTAGATATGTCGGAAACAGTCGTTAATTCTCCAAGTAATACTAAATATTGTTTTTTTATTTCGGACATGTTTTCAATATGGTTGAAAACATATTCATACAAATTAACTAATTTCATAATCTAATGTTTTTTAAAAATACAGCCATTTGGATTTAATTGGGGTAATTTAATGGCCGACGCATCTTGGAACTGACACGATTTCATCCAAATTTTCATAATGCAAAAACTCTTTTTAGGAGAAATGGAGAGGCCCATGATGGATTCATTCAAGATCGGAGTTGATATTGAATTTCCTGAAATACAATAACACACATTCGTCCACGTTTCCTTAACTAATTTGTTGTCTACCTTATAGGAAAAACAGCCGCCTTCTTTGTTATTTGGATCTTCCCACATGGGATCTACGCCTTCCCGCATTAAAAAAAGCATGTAATTCGTAATTAACTTATCGGGTAAATTTTTTAAAACTTCAATCAGTTCTTCTGCATAAGTAATCTTACTTATCTTGGTGTAACTTTGTATAGACCAAGATGTATCTTGTGGCAAATGTCCCCACAAAACCCAAGTATGACTAAATGGGTTTAATTGCATATATATACTTTGGTAAGGGTTTAAGTCCATTAATTAAACGTGATGGAAACTTGAAGAAATTCCTTTTGTATATTTTTTGCAGCCGATTGGGACAACTCGTGTCTTGTTTTACGTGTTTTATTGTCTACGGTCTTTTTCTTCGATGTACTATTTCGGGTATTCATGTCATTTTCAATGATGGCATATTCCGACTCAATATGTTCAATGATTCCATTGTCAAGAACCCATTTAAAAAAATTTAATTGACCTATGGTAGTTTGAATCGACGTATTGTTTTTGTAGGGAATGGTTATTTTTTCCCATCGGCAAAAAGGATCAAATCGTTTTTTAGAGTAGGCTTTTAACTTTAGTTTGTAATCGTTGTACACCTTAAACCGCGATCCATTTTTTAACGTGTACACCACATAGTTTTTTTTGGCGTAGTTGGTTACAAACCAATCTAAAATGCGCAAAGAAATAGTGGATTCGCCGTTTAATATTTTTAAAATTTTATCCAATTGTCGGAAATGGTTGCTTTCATAGTAAGTCATTAATTTGGTAAGCAATAAATCATTTTGTTTTGTGTAACTCATAGATGGGTCCTTTTTATGCATTTAAATGAGTTTGGTTATTTCAAATGTAACTTTAGTTCCTTCAATTCGTTCAACCATAATTGTTCTACGCTAGTCGTTTCCAGTGTTGTTTTTTCTAAAATTAATTTGGCAAGGTCTTTCTCAAGGGATTGTATATTTTCTTGGGATACGCTGTCCATCGGCATTTTGATCAAGTAGGAATAAGAGCCTTGGATTGGATCGAGTCCCAACTCGGCCAACAATTTCAAGATCACTTCTTGCTTTTTATTTCGCAAATCTAATGTGTCGTTAAGAATCGCGCGAATATAGGCAACTCGATTGGATATTTCATGCAATTTGGCTTCGATGATAACCAACATGTGCTTCTTCCGAATGTGATACATTTCAATTCGCGCCGTATAATAATCGCCAATGATTTCCTGTACGTTTTTATATTTTTTAAGTTGATCCTTATCCGTAAATAAATGCATATTGGTCGTACTTATACTCGTTGTTAATTTCAACTCGCTCTCTACATTTGTAATCGGGGCAAGAAGAGTGACTTGAATGTGAATGTTGACATCTGTACTTTTATCTGTGTACTCTTTGATGAGTGTACCTATGGAATCTTCTAGAAATTGTTTGTAGGTATCCGTCCATGTTCCAATCGGCAATTCCGTAATGGTAACTTGTAATTGGTCTACGGAATATACGCCGCGAATTATGTATTTTCCAGCAGATTGATAATCTATAGATCCTTTGAATCCTCGGTAATAAGGAATAAACTTTTTAATGGTATATTTTCCTACCAACATTGCGCTTATGTAATCAATTAAATCAGCGGGATTATAACAGGGTATTTTTGTACTGAATCCAGTACCGATTCCGTTGCAGCCATTGACCAAGATCATAGGGATAATGGGGTAATAATGCGCAGGTTCTACTTTAAAACCATCGTCCATTAAATAAGTTAATACGGCATCATCTTCAGGTCTAAAAATATAACGCGTACATTCATTTAATTGAGTAAATATGTACCTTTCACTAGCGCTATCTTTTCCGCCCTGTAAACGAGTTCCAAATTGTCCGTTGGGTTTGAGTAAGTTAATATTGTTGGACCCTACAAAATCCTGGGCCATATTTACAATGGCGCCATTTAAACTGGCTTCACCGTGATGATACGAGGACTTTTCAGAAACGTAGCCGCTAAATTGCGCGACTTTAATTTCGTGTAAAATGGGTTTAGTAATGGCGCCATAAAATATTTTTCTCTGACTTATTTTAAATCCATCCACCATGTTGGGTATGGATCGATCGCAGTCGTATTTTGAAAACTTGATCACTTCTTTATTGACTAAATCACTGTAACTGATGTCAAGCACGTTTGTATTTAAATGTTGCGGTGAATATTGTTCAAGCCAACTTTTTCGATCGTCGGATCGTTTTTTATTGAACACCATGTCTAGATTGTCTTTGCATTCAGGCGTCCACGTAAAATACACTATTTTTTTATCGGTAAAATACTTTTTAAATTCGGAAGACGTACTTGTCCCCAACCCTTTGTAGTACTTAATTGCCCACCCTTTTTTATCTTCTTTCTTCCACTCCATGTATTGGTCTTCATTGTAAAAGATAAGTTCTTGGCTCGCCTTTTTTGCTTTTATAATGGGAGTATTCATGAATCCAATGAATTGGGGTTGTTTAATTAACGATGTCCACAAGCAGTCAAACACATTAATGCACAATGCCTTAATATGACTTCCATCTAAATCTTGATCGGTCATGAACAGAACCCGTCCATAGCGCAACTCGTTTATATTTTCTTGTGTGTAATCCTTTCCGTATTTTAATCCTAAAATAATCATCATTTCTTTTATTTCTTTATTGTTACTTATGGTCGTGACCGATTCATCACGAACATTGAGCAATTTACCGCGCATGGGGTAAACGCCGTAAATATTCCTATCTTCAGGTGTAAATCCTGAAATAATCGCGGATCGCGCTGAATCACCTTCGCAAAGGATCAACGTACATTTCCCTGATTTAGTCGTACCGGCATAATTGGCATCGATTAATTTGGGAATACCCACGATTTTTTTTGTTTTAGCACCGTCGCTCTTTTTAGCCGCGCTTAGATCTTTGATGCGGGTTAAAGAGACGGCTAAATCCATCAACCATTTTTTTGCAATATCTTCCACCAATTTGTCGGGTAGTTCGCAACTCGATCCAAAATTAGCGCTTGGCGTATTTAAATAATCTTTGGTTTGGCTATCGAAACTTGGATTTTCAATGAAACAACTCACAAACAACATGATGTTTTCTTTTAACATGGCCGGCTTTACATCTATTTTCTTTTTTAGTTTCATGTACACGGTTAACTTTTTCAAAAGTTGGTTGAGTATGTAGTTGACGTGCGTTCCGCCTTTATTGGTGTTGATTCCATTTACATAGGATACGTGCGCAAATTCATCCGCAGATTTACAAACGGTAATTTCCCATCTCTCGCATGCGTAATGCACACGAGGTACATCTGTTTTCGGACCTACATACATGTCAATGTATTGTTGCATCGTTCGAACAGGAATAAGTTCACCATTATAACTTACCTTTACGCTTTTATCGGTAATGGCGGCAATGTCGTAGATTCTGCGCAAAAACAAGGATTTCATGGTATCGGAAAGCCCGTCTAGTTTAAGACGCTTGTAATCGGGTTTAAATGTAATGCTTGTGTAAGATTTCTTTTTGCAAGCAGTTATGACGGGCGGATTAATTTTACTTAAATTGTCCGTAAATACTTGCGTATATTTCAATTGTCGTGTTGAATCTACAATTTCAATCTGGGCAAAGGTAGACCAGATAAAAATTAACTTGACTCCAAATCCATTTTTTCCGCCCACAATTCGTTTTTCATCCACGTTAAAGTTGCGCGAGGTTCTCATGTTCGCAAAAATAAGTTGTGGAATATATATTTTGTGCTCTGGGTGCAGAGCCACGTCAATACCTTCACCGTCATTTACAATCGTAATGGTATCTTCTTGAATAGTTACTTTAATGTAGGTAACTGGATCTTTACTTGTCCGTGTTCGAATAATGTGGTCACTCGCATTGACAATGCCTTCGTCAAATAATTTTAATAGAGCAGGATTGTACGTTTGCCGCAATTGAACTATTTTGTCATCTTTAAAAACCCAATTGTCGCCTTCTACGTTTTCAATAGACCCAACGTAAGTGTCGGGATTCAACAACACATGGTCCAATTCATTGCGCATAACATACGAAGTAAGATCCATTCTATAAATACAAATAGGTTATATTAAGTATTCAATTTTATTTTTTATTTTTTTTTGTTTTAGGGGTATAATTTAAAAACCATTCATCGTAAGCGCGAGTTCCCCTTTTTAACGTAGATCGCATTTTTGACTTTTCCATTCTTAAATCTGAAAGAGTAGATTGATGCCCGTAACAAGTTGTGCTAAACCGTTTTAGTAATCCTTTTTGATTTAATCGGTTGTGTTGCTGTACATTAAACAACATGGTGGATAAACAAATCAATCGATTGACGTCATAATATTCTTGATCTGCGTACATAAAGGCTAAATAAAAACTGAGTAAAGTATCGATCGTGCCTACCTTAATGGTGTCTTTTCCGTCAAAAAATTCATTGTAACTGTGACAACCCGATGGTTTATACACAAAAGCAATGTATTCATCGTGTATTTGTATGGAATAATGTTCGCCAATAACTTCTCCAATAGAATCATATTTGGTGATTCGAACTTCAAATCCTTCGGCCTTGAGTTTTTTTTTAATGAGTTCACATGTTTTTTCAGGGTCTTCTGACAACACATCAAAATCGGGAAGATTTTTTACAGTGGGTGTTTTTGAGTATTTAGAATAAAGTGCATTGGCATATCCACCTATAAACACGACACCTTCAGAAACAAAACATTGTTTGACTACGTTAAACACGCGTTTTTCATCTAAGGGTAATACTGAACTTCGTTGTATATTGTTGCATTTTTGTTGACGTAATGGATAATGTTTATTCAACAATACGAGTCGTTTTAATACTTTTTCCCATCTTGACACATCTCCATCCGGAAGAGACAACTCTAAATACATACTTTGCCTCAAAAAATTAGCGGGACAATAATGTATATTTTTTTTTAAAATAGCCGTTTTTGACAAGGTATCGAATATAAGGTCGTGCAATTGCGTAACATCGGCAATACCTATGTTATTTACAAAAACCTTAAAGGTCCCAAAATGTACACCTGCTTTGGCTTCTACGATTTTAAATCCTTTTTTTACATAAATATCCGCTAATTCTTTCGCATCCTCTAAAGCATTTTTGCTAAAAAAATCATAATCAGGGATTTCATAGTCAAAATTATAAAACTGGTCTGTTTTAGGTAATATATTGTTTATGGCCGTTCCGCCGTAAACGATTAACTTTTTTTTTTGGATGAAATCTTCCACTATACCTATAATTTTCTGAACTTCAGGCGTTTGTACAATTTGTTTCCCTTGTTTTTGTTCGGCCGAATCAACGGCTTGTCTTAAAATAGCCAATTCACAATCTGCAAAAGAAATATTTTTAGGGCAATGCATACTTTATAGTACTATTTTATTTTAAGATAAGTTCATAGGAAATTCCTACTTTTGTCCAACTTCCAATAAATGTTGGATTCGGAATATTTTTCATAATGTCTTCCGTATTGTAAACATTGTGATCTTCATCAAGCCAATAGACAATTCCGCGTATTTCTTCGGCCCAAATCATTTTCTTTTTTAAAGAGGGTTCATGGTTAATAATAATTCCATGCGGAACTCCTTTCGAATGCGTTCCGCAATATGTACACCCTTTCTTTTTACGGCGCGTACACTGATCGCCTTCATGTCCGCTTCCTTTGGCGCGACGCGCTTCACACCGATCATCCATAGGAACACAATTTTTAGCGCGTTTTCGTTTAATAAAATCCATTTTGGTAATGTCCGTGGGTTTGCTTGCATAAATAAACTCTATTAAATTTGTAGTTGTAATTTCTCCATTTTTTAAACGCATTACTTCAGTGACTAATTGTTGTTTGTAATCCGTTGTTTGCGTAGTAAGTTTGTCCAAAATACGTTTTTCCATGTATACCGTAGATACCTTATAACTATAATATCAATTTTTAAAAGAAGTTAGAGTGATGATTGTTTTTTTAGTATGAATTTACAAGGTATTAAAGATCGCATTGAATTAATGTCTAAACAGTATCAATTAGATGTAGCCAGAATCTTACTTAAGGAAAATAACGTATCCCACAATGAAAACCAAAATGGTATTTTTATTAATTTGTCCAATTTATCACCTGATATTATTGCAAAATTACAACAATATATAAGTTATGTAGATTTACAAGAATCTCAACTCAATAACATAGAACAACAAAAGGACGAACTTAAAGATATTTATTTTAATAAAATAGAATGAATTTGTCGAAATTTGTTTTAAACAAAACAAATTTCGACTATTACAAGACGCATGATCCCGTTGTGGATTGTTTTCTTCAATTAAGTTCTTGTAGAAAAGGACAACTTTTATATTCAGTACCTTATGTACTTGCGCAAGATTTATTACACACAACTACGATATCTACTTTGGTGCAATTGTGTAAACACAAGAAACTTAATGTTTGGATTTTACATGAAAATCAATGTATTCACGTGGGTACTTATCCACCTACTCATGTTGTGGATAACTTGACTCTTGTAAAATGGACGGGTCAAACGTATGACACGTATTATCACAATATACTTCCTTTGTATGCACTGTCGCATTATAAAAAAGAAGAATTGTGTAAACTAGCCAAGATGTTGAACATTCCCATTTCAAAAACAAAAATTCAACTGTACAATGATATTTCATTAAAATTGATTAAATAAAATGTATATAGGATATATAGAATGGATCTTGTATTAAAAAAATACCTGGATTCGAATACAACGAATCCAGCCGACACAAAAAACGAATTTGAAATACAATTTAAACACAACGGACCTCTTACAAAAATAAATTACAATAATGTAATTGAATGGTTGTTAATGGCTGGATTTAAGATAATAAATACAGAATCCCTGCTTCGTATTTCAGATGAAAAAGGTGTTCGTGCTGAAATTAATGGAATTGAGGCCATTAAACAATTTTGTAAATCCAATGAATTGGTGAATGCTTCGTACACCAATAAACAACGAATTATAAACGATAACAATAAAAACTACAACGTGCAATTTTCATTGAATACAGAAACGAAATTAGATGCTTATGAATTTACCAAAACACCCAAAACTTATCGATATATGATACGCGTTAAACTGCAACATCCGGATCACCCTTTTGTGGTAGATTGTAGTATAGTTAAAATGAAACGCAATGAAACCAATCCTTCACTGATTTTTAAAGGAATGAATAATTATGAAGTTGAAGTTGAGTTTATCAACCATCCGTATAAATTAGAGGAGTTAAAGTCAGAAATTAAGTTTGCTATTACCAGTGTTTTGAGAGGACTACAGCGGTCTAAATACCCCATTTCTTATTTAACTATGAATAAAGTAGTGGAGGAATATAATTCCCTTTTACGAAATCAGTCCTTTCAATTTATAGGTCCGCAATCCGTAACTTTGCATCAAGAACATTTACCCTTACTTACCGAAAATAAAGGTGATAATTTTGTAGTTACAGATAAGGCCGATGGTGAGAGAAAAATATTATTTGTATCCAAAGATACTTATATTTATTACATTACGACCAATGGAAATGTAGAAAGTACAAATGTAAAGGTAACTTCGTCTGCATTGTTATCTACCATTATTGATGGAGAACATGTAGTCTATGCTAAGGACCGGTCCAGAATAGATACCTTTTATGCGTTTGATTTGTATTTTGTATCCGAAAAATTTGCAAAAGATCAATTTTCAGAAAAACATAAAGGTAAATCCAATGATGTAAGGCCCTTTATGTTTGACGATAGGTACACTTATTTAAAATTCATTATAGATACGATGAACCGAATAAATCCACAATTTAAATATAAACAATTTAGAAAATTTACATACGCAGATTGCGCAGATTTATTATCTGACAAAATTGAATATCCTTATCATATAGACGGTCTTATTTTTACACCATCTAATTATGGTGTGGGTCTATCTTCTACGGTAGATAAAGTTTCCAATATGAAAAAAACATGGGAGTTAAGTTTTAAATGGAAACCTGCTCATGAAAATACAATTGATTTCCTTGTTAAAATAAAAGATACAAAACAAACCTTAACGGGGTTGAACTACCAACAATTATTTCTATATTCTAATTTTAACAATGAATATTTGGCATGCCCTTCGGTAACCGTGTATAAAAAACTAATGGATATTCAGCATGGATCAGGTAGTAAATTAATTGAATTTATCGGAGGACAACCGTATGATGTAAATGCGCATGTATGTAATGTTCTTTCCAATTCATTAAATGAAGTTTGCACGGAATTGGGAGAAATTATAGAGTCGGGTATGATTATAGAATGTAAATACGAAGCCCATAATTCAATTGGCTGGAGGTGGATACCCATGCGTGTTCGCTGGGATAAACAAATGCCTAATGCCTATAAGATTGCCGTTAACAATTGGATTAGTATTCATAATCCGGTTACCAAGGAAATGATTACGGGTGAACAAGAAAATCCTTCTCCTACTATTTACTACATTGAGAAGAAAAAAGATCATTTAAAACATTTGCGCGATTTTCATAATACAATCAAAAAAGAGTTAATTCAATGCGTAGCCCTAAAATCACAATCTACATTAATTGATTTTGCAGTTGGAAAGGGCGGCGATATTAATAAATGGCTTTTACTGGATGGTTCTAAACAACCTAAATATAGGTTTGTTTTAGGTATTGATTACAATGCGGATAATTTACACAACAATAAAAAACAAACATTAGGTGCTTTTGGAAGGTACATTCAGTTAAAACAAGAATCACGGCATCATGTTATTCCTGAAATGTTGTTTTTAGAAGGAGACAGTAGTAAATCCATACGCTATGGAGATGCAATCCCTAATTATTACGAACAACAAATCATGCGGTATTTATTTAATCAAGACGTAACGGAAGATAGAATTCTAGATCGAAGTATAAAACAAGGTTTGTGCAAAGATGGATTTGACGTAGGAAGTATTCAATTTGCCATGCACTACATGTTTAAAACAAAAGAATCCATAGTAGGATTTGTTCATAATTTAATGGATTGTATTAAGTTAAATGGGCATGTAATCATTACATGTTTTGATGGTGAAAAAATAATGGAGTTACTAAAACATACGGCGTTTAATGAGGATTTTGAAATACCGAATGTAACTACTCTTAAAAAAAAATACAACATAGATCAATTAACTAAACAAAATTGTGAAGGCGTCACCATTGCTATCAAACAAGATACATTAAGTGGTGAATTTATGGATGAATATTTAGTGTATGCGCCTTACTTTATAGAACTTATGGCTCAACATGGATTTACATTAGATGCGAAACTTCCTTTTACAGAAGCCACCGATACATTTGATCATATAGATGGCAAAATAGTAAAGCCAAGTAACATGCCTGAAGGTGAATCTAGATTATCCTATTTGAATCGATACTATATTTTTAAAAAAACAAGTACAGAAATGAAAGTAGTTAAACAGGATAAGATAGAAATAAGAACATGAATTATTATTTACCCAAAGTAAACATTTCTATATCTACCCATCCTCCTTCTTCCGAAAAAAGTAGTATTTCATTGCATTATTATATAAATACACTACCCCAATATGTAGCCGATGATGCACTATTTCAACTAAGTAAATACAAACCCACTTCACCTTCTTTTTTTATTTTTTTAGAAATATTGTTGCGAAATAATATATATACAAATGGAAATGTACTCGGAAGTATAAGTGGTATAGAAGCCTATGAATGGATTAAAAAAACAAAAATACAACCAGAAACTACGGATGAGTTTCAACTTATCATGCAGGATACGGATGATATACATCAAATTTTAAATATAATCAAGATACAAATTAAAGGGGGGTATTGTATTTTTAAAATAACAGATACCACAAACATACAATTCATTCAATTATTATATTTATTTTGTGCATGCTATACAAAAGTATATGTATGCAAACCGGATGCAGATTGTTCTACAAGTTTAGTTAAATATATTATTTGTACAGAGTTTATACGAAACATAAATGTGAATTATCAACAACTTAGTATTCCCTATTATTTTTTTGTTAAAATAAACGAATTAAATTCTATATTTGGACAATTACAATTGGAACATTTACGTTGTCCAATTGAATCTAAGGAAAAATTAATCAATTGGTGTTCTGAATTTTCAATTCCTATTTAGGAAAATATTATATATTCTATAATTATGGATTCTAAGGTTGTAGGAAGTTTAGTAAGTATGATTATCTTTATCGTTATGGCTTCGTCCCAGGCCTTTAAAATGGTTAGGAAACTTGGCGTGAAAGAAGATGACGTGTCTCTCATTGTTCGTTCTTTAGGTGTAGGTGTACTTACTTATTTAAGTATGAGTGTGTCCTATTAAAATGATTTAAAGAAATTCATGGTATATAAAATAAACCCAATCTGGTTGAATTTCTAGGAATGAAATACAAGGTAAAGAAATGAGAGGTTCGATTCCTTTCTTGGGTATCTCGTGATAGCTCAGTTGGTAGAGCGACGGACTGTAAATCCGCAGGTCAAGGGTTCGACTCCCTTTCATGAGAATTATAGTATAGAATTATAAGAACTACTACTATGGACACGGCTACACTTACCTATTTAGTCAAAACAAAAATAAAATATGTTACCCCCATTACTGCTTATGATCCTATTTATAAGCAACGTATTCTTGATTTAACAAACGCCATGTTGGACAATAAAATAGAGGATCCTTTGAAACAATCCTTTGAAAATTACATTTCGGATTGCATTGATCATTTAAAGAAAGATGACATGCCGTTAAAAAAAGAAGTTGAACCTATGAAATGGGATGAACTTATGTTTGTCCCTAAAAAAGTAACTATGATGGTTCAAAACAAAACCAAAGACAAAAATAAAAATATGTTCTTAAAACATGATAGAACCTGAGGTCTGTTCTCCGAGTAAACATCAAAGTTTTTCATGTTACACTAAAAAAAACATTCGTACGATGAAACATGCGTTTAATAAAACACGTTCACAAGTTAACAAAATTGTATCCGATAAAACATCTTCTATATGGAAGGAATTAAATGCTAAACTAACCATGTGCAAAAAAGAGTCTTGTTGGGCCAAAGAATTAAGGTTAAACTACGAGAATAGATTTGCGCCCAAAAGCCCATCTTCATGGCAATCCAATCCCAGCGAATGGTTATCCAGCGACGACATTACAGCCGTATTAAAACAATATGAAAAAGTGTACGATGATTTTCAATATATAGGACCTTCGCCGTCCGACTATTTTTTTCAAGAAAATGGACAATGTGTTTGGCCTGAATTATGCGAATTCAATGTAAACACAAGTTCAAAAAATAGAATTGGTATTGTGTTTAATTTAGATGTGCATGATGGACCCGGTACGCACTGGGTATCTTTATTTATCAACATTAAAAAGAAAAAAATATATTATTTTGATTCTACGGGTGAAAAAATAAATGAACAAAATGATAACATTATGCATTTAGTGGATCAGATTAAAGCCCAAGACAGTAAGTTTACGCTTATTCAAAACCATCCCGTAGAACATCAATTTGGAAATACGGAATGCGGCATGTACACTTTATTTTTTATTATTACCATGTTAAAAACAAACAATTACAGGTATTTTAAGACGGCTCACGTTTTCCCAGATAAAGAAATGAAAAGGTTAAGAAAAAAATATTTTAATACATAAAGAATAAAGACTAAGTAATTTTATGAACACGATTGATAATAAACGAATGTTATGGGATTTTATTTGCGAGAAAAAGGTGTTTCGAGAAGGAATGAAACGTGAAGTAGCCATTCAATTGTTTGAAGACACGATTGCCAGTATAGATAGGTCAGATGAAACCGTATCTACAAAAAATAAAATGTTTATAGAGACGTACATTCAACAAATTAATGAAATTGTTATATCGGAAGCCGACATGAAAGAACATCGACAAACTTTTTTCGAAGAACGAATTTTAACAAAACAACAAGATAAATCAATTCCTATGCACAATATTTTTGACCCTATTGATGTTCATGCCGAACTTGTGCATATTAAAACGCTATTGCATGAAATACTGGATAAATTAAAGTAAATGTAACTTATATGGTTTACATAAGTATTGGACATTTATGTAGCGTAAAATATCAAATAGATAAACATAAGCATAAAATAGAAACATTATTTTTTGATTGGCTTGTAACCTCTATGGATTCAGTTATAGAAGTATTGAGTAATAATATACATCACATTTTAAATGTAAATACGATTTATATAACTCCAGGTTCAAACAATATGAGCAATATTAGTATTACATCATTACCCGATTGTAGAAGTATTCATGATGTAAACCTTGATTATACAAATACTGATATTTTAGAATTTATTGATAAATATATACGACGCTATACCCGTATAATACAATATATTCAATCTAAAGAAAAAATATATTTTATACGGAATGGGTCAGTAGATCTTTCCACTCAACAAAAATTCATTGATGCTATTTTAAAAATAAATTCAAGGTGTAATTTCGACCTTATTGTAATTGATAATAAAACAACTCATTTACCCAATACTATAAAAACACCTCATTGTCTATATATAAAATTAAATGTTGAACCTACTGATGATTGGACATGTTCCTATTTAAACTTTGAAAAAATATTTGCAGATGTAGAAATAATGTGTAAACAACGTAACTTGACCAAAATGACTTTTAAATATACCTTAAAGTAAATTCAACAATTCTCTTTCTAATGATTGTTTGTTAAGCATGGATTTGGCTTTGTGAAATCCACCTGTAAAATGTTTACGTTGTGTTTTTCGTTTGGGCACTTTTTTATTTTTTTTAGTCTTCATACAATAATAATATATTATTGTATGAATAACATAGATTGTATTTTAATTTGTAACGGAAAATGCGGTTCATCTACCTTATTATCTACTATGATTGCAAATGGATTTAATACGATTAAAGTACATAGTAAACGATATTTTATTCACGAATTTAAGTACGATGGATTAATCGATACCATAAATATAAATTCACGTAACAAACTACTTTATATAATAGATTCTTATCGTACTCCAATTGAAAGAGAAATATCTGGGTTTTTTGAAAATATACACAGGTATGTTCCTGCTTATAAAAATAAAAGTTGTGAAGAACTTATTCATTTTTTTAATACTAAGTGTTTAAATTATAACCAATCTGAAAGTATAAATGAGATATTGGATGAATACAAAATAAAAAGGTTTACACAATTTGACTTTAACAAAGGCTACATTAGTAAACAAGTTGGAAATATCGTATTTATAAAACTGTTGTTTAAAGATATACATAAATGGGATATACTACTAAGTAACATATTGGGTAAACAAATAACAATAACAAATGGTAATTTAAGCAAAGATAAAGATTATTATACTTTGTATGAACATTTCAAAAAAAAATATAAGGTTCCCAAATCCTATATAACTAGTCTGCAAACCAATGAAGCATTTAAAATATACAATACGAAAGAAGAACAAGAATTATATGTGAATACATGGGTAGAGAGATCTTATTAAATTGAATGAATTTTTATAAATATCATATATAAATGAAGATCATTGTATTTGATGTAGATGAAACGCTGGGCGCCTTTTTCGAATTTTCATTATACTGTAATCAGATTATTGGAAATAAAAAACTAACTCTTCAGATGTTTACCTTTTTATTAGATATAAACCCTATTTATTTACGACCCAACATACTGAATGTTCTTGAATTTATAAAATGCAAGAAAACCAAAGACTGCAAGGTTGTCATGTTTACGAACAATCAAGGTCATCCATCTTGGATTACCTTTATCAAAGCGTATTTTCATAAAAAATTAAATTTTCCTTTATTTGACCATGTTATTTATGCCAATAAATTCGAATTGTACAGAACCTCCGACCAAAAATCATTAACCGATTTTTGGAAATGCACGAATTACTCAACACAGTCTACCCTTTTATTTATAGATGACCAATTTCATCCGCTTATGGTAAATCCAAAAGTTACTTATTTGAAAATAGAACCCTACAAAACGGATACTTATGTTGACATTTCTGCTTATTTAATCCATGAAATCACTCTATTTTTGAACTAAGTTTATGTTTACGCGTTAATCTTATCTCCGTCATGTTATTTTTTTTTCGATGAAATATAGTTACTAACGATGGATATTTGGTTTGAAGATAGTTGGCGGATAACCGGTTTCTTTCAAAACGATCTTCGCCAAGCCCGCCTTTGTCTAAAAACTTAGTTTTTACAGTTATATTGTTAAATCGCAGTACGGCTCCGTCGAGTAAATAATAAAGTATGCTTTGTTCATAATCTTCTTTTCCTTCCGCCTTTGAATTCAAAGTCAGTTTAGGTGTGTGCCTTACTCTATAGCCATGCAAAGCCCCTAAAATAAAGGATAATTGAGTTGTGGTACCTGGTTTCATAAAAAATGGATTTCGAACCGGATAAATACCCCAAATATAGGCTTTACTTAATTCCATTTTTTTGAATGCAGATTTAAAAAAATCATCTACATTTTTGATATGAATTAATTTGTCTTTGGATAATTTGTACAAGCCTTCAATGTCATCATCTATGGATACAACAAGACTGCCTTCATCAAAATAATTTCGTATAAAGTTTCTTTGCGCTGTAATTCCTATTTTTCCAATAATTATGGATTTATACATCGTTGAAGGAACAGCCTCTGCATATTCCTTGTGTTCTTTTTTGTTGGCTACAAATATATAAATAGAAGAAGGTAAAACGCCACCGTTAAGTAACGTGCTTAAGGTTTTTTTAACAATAACATGACTTCGTTTATAGGTAGGTATTGCAACTACATACATATCTATACTATTTATTTAAAATACGTTTTACTGTAGTATTGTGTTTTTTCATAAACCGATGTGTTTTATGTTGAGTTCGCAACCATATTTTTTTACGTAGATAACAAACAACGGACATGCGTATGACCTCAGGAGTTTTTAATTGTATGGGTAAATTACCGTGCCATTCATGTACGTTCATAAACAATATGTCTCCTTCGCGAACGTCAATACCAATTCCATATTGAGGGAAACAAGTTTCACCCCCTGTATATTCGCCTCGTTCAATCACGCAAAGATTTCCAAATCCTTCGTCATCATCTCCAGAATCTTTGTGAATAGTTGTTTGAAAATTAATATTGGTAGTTACCGTAGTAAATGCTGTATTTCCAATTTTAAACGGTGTTGATTTTGCTTTTTTATATTGATGGCTATACTGATCGGGCAAATATTTTTTGTAGAGCACGTCAATTTCAGTTAAAAAAGGGATTACATTTTTAAATTTTTCGGGGTATTGAGTTACGAATTGAGTTTCTCTTACTTCTAACGGTGGTTTTATACCTTTCTTTTTAAATAATTGTTTTTGGTTAGGGGCCCATTTGTCAAAATACCCTAGAATAGAACTTTTTACTAACGGAGAATTATAAATTGTATGATAGCCTGATGTCTTTCCTCTATTTTTAGATTTGGCATTATTTGTGAAAAAGGCAACATTATCAAAAAACAAATCGGATTTTTTTAGTTTTTTTTTACGAAATAAACAAAGTAAAATTCCATCTTCAGTATATACATCCGTGTCTTGAGTTATGATGGTATGAATCATGTCTTGAGTTACTGGAGAATTAATGTACTTGGTCATGTCCTTTATTTTTTTTTCAACAATCATGATATATACCTATATAAAGTTTAATGTAAATTAAAATTGAGATAAAAAAAATACCATTTTGTATATATAATGGATAACTTTTTGGCATCTCATGCTGCATCGGACAAATCCGTATGCACTCATACTCGTATAGGAAGTCCATCACAAAATATATATGGCGGATCGTATTCCATTACCGATAAAAGTGAATTCTATAAACTATACTATAGGCATATTTTTGAGAACCATCAACTCGAGTATTTAACTGAAAAACAATTTGACATTGGACCTGTAGGCATTGATATTGATTTTCGATATAAAACGGCTAAACGCGCGTATACAGCGCATGACATTCTTGAGTTCATTGACATTTCAGTGCAACAATTAAATTTACTATTTACGGTAAATGAAACATTCCCCATTTATGTATTTGAAAAAAAAGAGATCAATGTGCTTCCCGATAAAGTCAAGGATGGAATTCATTTGATTATCGGCATCAACATGGATAAAACCGCGAAGGAATTGTTTCGTAAAAAAATCTTGGACAAGATCGATGTGTGGGATCATTTGCTAGAACATTTAACCAATACATGGGATTCCGTTCTTGATAATGGTGTATTTAAAGGCAATACTGGATGGCAATTGTACGGGTCCACTAAACCGGGATGTGAAGCCTACAAATTGACTAAAATTTACATGTGTCAAAAAGATGAAGATTCAGAATATGTGCTTCACAGTACAAGCCTAGAGTCATTTGACATGCGCAAAAATTTATATAAATTATCTATACAAAACATAGAGTATGAAACGCCTGTATTAAAAGATGCATTTAAACCTGAATATGATCAATTGAAGCAATCGCCTCGTAAAAAGTTGCGCGTAGTTTCAAATGATGGATACAATGAAATTACTTGTCCCGCATCATTAACACGAGCCGTTACGAATATGTTATCTTCAAAATCTATTTCCGATTATAAATTGCATGAAACACATGCTTACACAATGATATTACCTGCATCCTATTATGATGACTACGATAAATGGATTAAAGTGGGTTGGGCCTTGCGAAATACAGATGTTCGTTTGTTTGTAACTTGGATTAAATTTAGTAGTCAATCAGACTCCTTTTCCTACGCTGAAGTTCCAAAATTTTTCGGGATGTGGTGCGGTTGGGCTAAACCCAACGTTGAATTAACGGATCGATCTATTATGTTTTGGGCGCGCAATGAAGCGCCTGCAGAATATGAAAAAGTAAAAGAAAAAAGCATTGACGTGTACATTGATGCCATTCTTAAAGACATTTGTACTGAATATGATTTGGCTAAAATATTGTATCAATGGTATAAAGATCGATTCGTTTGCGTAAGTATAAATCACAAGTGTTGGTTTGAGTATTCTGAACAACGATGGAAAGAAACGGATTCGGGTACCAAACTTCGTACCAATATCAGCGATTTTTCAGGAATCTACGGATTATTTACAAAAAAACTAAAATCCTTGAACGATGAATTAAGCGCCATTCCAGATGAAAAAACAGAGCAAAAGGAAATTATGCAAAAACGACACAAAAAGTTGTGCACCATCATGATTGATCTTAAGAAAACAGATAAAAAAGCCAACATCATGCGCGAAGCCTGTGATTTGTTTTACATTAAAGATTTCATGACCATGCTCGACAGTAAAAATCACATCTTGTGCTTCAGTAATGGAGTTATTGATTTTGAGACGAGTAAATTTAGGGATGGATTGCCGGATGATTATACTTCTAAGTGCACCAATATTCCTTATGTAAAACTGGATGCGTCGAATAAATCCATTGTCGCCGAAATAGTAGAGTTTATGGAACAATTGTTTCCCGAACCTGAACTAAGGGAGTACATGTGGGACCACGCAGCCTCTACTTTAATTGGTAAAAATGACAATCAAACGTTTAACATGTATACGGGTGAAGGTCGTAATGGAAAAAGTAAATTCGTTCAGTTGATGAGCATGTGTTTGGGTGAATATAAAGCAACAGTTCCCATTACCTTGATTACACAAAAACGAACGGGAATTGGAAGCATCTCTCCTGAAATTGTTCAATTGATGGGTATAAGATACGCGGTTATGCAAGAGCCTTCAGTAGGAGATCAAATCAACGAAGGTATTCTAAAAGAACTTACGGGTGGAGATCCCATTCAAGGACGCGCCTTGTACAAAGACACGATTACATTTTACCCGCAATTCAAGTTGGTGGTTTGCACAAATACGGATTTGGACATTAAAAGTACAGATGATGGTACTTGGCGTCGTATCCGAAAGTGTGCGTTTAAATCGGTGTTTAACGAAAATCCGGTTCAAAATGATGTCAACAAACCGTTTCAGTTTAAGGTAGATAAAAACATAGATTCTAAGTTTGAAAAATGGAAAACGGTGTTTATAAGCATGTTAGTAGAAAGGGCAATAAAAACAAAGGGAGAGGTAAAAGAATGCGCCATAGTCATGGCGGTTTCTGAAAATTACCGCAAGAATCAGGATCACTTTTCAGAATTCTTGAAAGATCGAATTATGCGCAATCCTGAAGGGTCCATTAATGACGTTGAATTGTATGAAACCTTTAAGGAATGGTGGACTTTATTTCAGGGTCGAAATGTTCCTAAGGGAAAGCAATTGTTTGACTATATTAATAAAACATTTGGAAATAAAGTGGGGAGAGGATGGAAGGGAATATCGATTATTAAGGATGACGTTGAAGAAATTTCTGAACTTTAAATCTATATTTTTTACTGTGTTTGAAATAAAAATATAATATAATTATATGGAAGATGAAAATTTACCTGTTGAAGAAATATTAGCACGAGAAATACAAGAATTAGAAATAGCACGACATAATATGAACCTTGCGCAACAAAGACTGATAAATGCAGAACAAAGAGTAAGAAGAGCAAATGATAACCAAAACAATATAGATAATCAAAACAATATAGCAGAACTTACTGGAGGAAAATCTAGGCGAAACAAATCTAGGCGAAACAAATCTAGACGAAACAAATCTAAACGAAACAAATCTAAACGTAAATCTAGACGTAGATAATTTGCATTTTTTTCATAAATTATGAAAAAAATATAGAATTAAAATTGGGCTCTTCATCTGGCACGGTCTTTTAATAAATATTGAATTTAGTTGGGGTGACGTCCGTAATGAAGCCCAATAGGAGGACAAATGACGGATATCCACGCAACCCATATTCGTGTTTGACCCATCGGTCTATTTTGCGAGAAAGATATGCCGTTTTGACCTGCATCATGTTATTTAAAAAAACACAAATAGTGTTTTTATTTTTTAGACACCAAACGGTATAAAATATAAGCCCCTAAACAATAAATTCCAGTTACATATACTTTCATGACAGGATCTTTAGGAAATTGAGTCGTCATCCCGTTTTTTTTGCCTGGACACGATTTTTTTGTAATTGGATTTTTTCCGTCTGAAAACCAACATGGATTGTAATCTTTAATGTCGGCTTCACACACGTATTTACTTTCTACTGAAGTGGCATTGGTTATGTCGCGTATGGGCATTTTAATTTCTTGACAAGGCGTAGCGGGTTCAAAAGCACTAAATATTTTAAAGGGGTTGATGTAAGATAAACTACCTAATACACCTGGAACAAGACCTTCGAATTCAGTTAAATTTGCACCCATGGCACTTGAAATAAAAGGGATATCTCCGTCGGGTATATTATTAATATACACGTATCTTGGTTGCGAAACCCCATTTACATCATTACAAGTTCCGCCTGTATTCATAAAATATTGATTTCCAAGAGGACCCACCGTTTGTGCTTTTGAATGTCCCGTTACTAATGTGTCTACATAACCAACTAAGGCCTTTACGTTGGCAGGAAGTGCTTTGGCATTACTAGAGGATCCAAGTTGGTCAGGTGATTTTATAAAAGAATGGTAAGGGTATGTGTGATTAGCACTACCCGACACTTCATCAAAAATAGTCATGTTATATCTTAAGTATACATTTTTACTTGTTTATCCGGTAAATTTTCCTGAAGTTTGTTAATTTGATCCGTCATTGTATCATTTTCGGTTTGAAGTGCATCTATACTAGATTCAGTAAATGTAATTCCTGCAATTTGTTTACGTAAACTAGTAATAGTACCTTGTTGAGCCTGAACTACTTCTTGAGGAGACCCCGTTAGTCCTTCTTTAATATTAATAAAATACAATAGAAATAAAAATAAAATAAGGAGTAAACTGAACATATCTAATATACATATTATTCTGGCGTATGGTATACTTTGTCAACTAATAAATTTAGTTGTTTTGAATTAGCGTCCGATGAGTTTTGTACAGCCTGCAATTTAGTTTGAAGAGCAAGCAAAGTATTTACATCGGCTTGAAGCGCCTCCACATTTTTTTGATTTTGGTTGGCAAGAGCCAAACAACTCGTCTCATCGTATTCTTGATAAGTGGTGGCACCTTCTCTTTGTGGCATCCAATTAAGTATCAATATTACCAATAAAACTCCTAAAATAATGTATAACATAGTATTTACATATATTTTTTCGCATATAACTATATGCCACAAAAATCAACAAATCAAATACTTTATGTTCCTAAAATAACAAGGAATAATTCTGTACTCTTAAATACAACATGGTATCCTACTTGTCGCCCTATTATTCATTATCGAAAACAAGGGGCTACAAGCATTGTGCCCGATTGCTGTCTAAAAGTAACAAAACGTATTGGGGATCCATTAAAAATGTTGGGTAAAACAGATGAAGGCCTATTAAAAATATGCGATGAAACGGGTCCTGTTGGGTCTAAATTTGGAAATGTAATCGGGTTTAGTGGAAATGCAACTTTGCGGTCATCCGTTCAGCCTAATTTATCTTATCTAGGAAACAATACTCAAAGTAGTTCATATACTCCTTATTACACGGATTATAGCATGTATCTCCGCGGTAGAGGAAATACATACGATGCTAAAAATACGATTCGAAAAATACCCGGACGCAATTATGTAACGGAAAGTGAATATTATGAAACTACAGAAGGACTTTCATGTAAACCCAACATAAGCACTACCTATAAACCTAATAATAAACAATTTGCAGTACAAGGTGCAGTTACATCGGAGTCAAGATTACTTCGCCTCAAATACAATACCATTACTAAAAACAATGCTTCTTTTAGCAAACCCTTTAAAACTCATCTTCAGTATCAAGACAATCCTTTGTTTTTTGAAAAAAATAAAACCTCTTCTTGTCCTCAAAAATTTTGTTTAAGGTCTTACTAAATCAAAATGAAACTGAATAAAATTTACGGGTAATTTATACTTTTGAATAATAAACTTAACATATTTTTCAGAAACAATCCGTCCGTTTGTTTTTCTAAATTCAGACAATTCATCAATTCGTTTTCCGTAAATAATTGAATTTTCATAATTCATAACTGCAAATCGATCATTGAATCCTTCGCAATGGTCAAAATTAGGTATATTTACACTTGTCTGCACAAGTTGATGCACTGGAAAATCATTAGTAATGTTTGAATCCGGTCGTACAAACATTACATATTTATATTTATTTGGTTGTTCTTCTACCATTTCAAGCCCTCTTTTCATAGAAGTTAATGCGCATATATGATTGCGTATTAAACCAGGAAGCCATTCACCATGATTGCAATGGCCATGTTTATCCCAAATTTCTTTGTAAAAATATTGATTCATATCAATACTTCGAACATAATCGTCTTGACTTTCTATTTTATAGAAATCGGGTTTTAATAATTTATATTCATCGTAATTTATGTCTTTAGAAGAATATTCTTCCCAAACCATCTGTTTATTATTTTCTGTTTTCCAGGTATGCATAAATACCTGATAACTTAACTTATTTTGTTGCAATACATTATAAATATGATTTAGGTGACTTTTATATACTTTTTGTGTAGATCTTGTTAATCCAAAATAAACAATTGCAAAATCAATTTCCATAATCATTTTGTATATTTTATTTTATTATTTTTAATGTAAAAAATAAATCGAATTTCGGGTAACCACTCTGTATCCCTTGGGTGTATTATGAATACGATCAATTGAACTGGTTTGCCACAAGGTACCGTCGTTCAAGTAGCCTACGCAATATAGATATCCATTGTGATTTTCAAGAAACCAATCATACAAAGAGTACATATACTCCTATTTGTATAATCTTTAAGTTTAAAAACTAATTAGTATAGAATATTATGACGGGATTAACGAACTTAGGAAACACCTGTTTTATTAATGCAACTTTACAATGTTTATTTTATATTCGTGAATTAAATGATTTTTTAGATACTTATTCTTCAACTGACCTATTCTTATCGGAATACAATAGTTTACGAAAATTAATGTTTGAAGGGCATTCGTGTATTTCTCCAAATCGGTTTATTAGCGTGGTTCAACATGTAGCCAAAGAAAGAAAAATGGAATTATTTTCACACTTTAATCAAAATGATTTACCCGAATTTTTAGTATTTATGATGAACACATTTCATTCTACTATGGCGCATAAAATTCAATTTTCATTACCTCAAGCCAAGAATAAAATAGAGGATGAATGCTATAAAATGATTCGGGCTACCTATAGTTCGGATTATTCTATTATTATTGATCTTTTTTATGGAATACTGGTTTCTACCATTACTACAGATAAACTGGTAAGTATAAAACCCGAACCTTTTTTTACGTTAGATTTACCTATTCCAAAAACAGATCAAGTTACCTTAGAAGATTGTGTACAATTGTATTTAAAACCTGAAGAAATACAATGGCACAACGATAGTACAAATGAATATATTCCATCCACTAAAAACATTTTGTTTGGTAAATTACCCAAATTGTTATTTGTAGTGTTTAAACGATTTGACAATACAAACCATAAAAACAATACCCTGATCTCAGTACCGTTGAATCCATGTATATACAACCAAGAGTATTCCCTACTTAGTGTTTGTAATCATTATGGAAGTTCAACGGGAGGACATTATACAACAACAGTTCGAACAAATAATTGGTATGAAATAGATGATGGATCTATATCTGAAATTAGCGAATCTAATGTAATTACCAAAAATGCATATTGTCTTCTGTTTAGGAAAAAGATTATGTAAATATATGAACCCTTTTGTAATAATCATTCCTACATTATTCATTATGTTTGTATTTATTTTTATGAACAATCAATATTCTTCTATTGAAATTATTGCTTTTTTATTTTTTGCGGCTATTATTGCTTTTATAGGAACTCAATATTTTTTTGGAGTTAATTTAACGGCTACTCTAAGTAACTTGTTTTCAAAACCCGAAGTAGATGTATCGATTGTACAGCCTACGGAATCTACATCCAATACAGATACAACTTCTAAAAAACAAACTTACCACGTTCAAGGTAAATTTGATTACATGAATGCAAAAGCCATTTGTAAAGCCTACAATGGTAAACTTGCCAATATTCAACAAGTTACCGATGCCTATTCAAAAGGAGCCGAATGGTGTGATTATGGGTGGTCCGAAGACCATATGGCGTTGTTTCCTACGCAAACAAATACTTGGAAATCTTACCAAGAGTTAGGAAACAAAGAAGCATGCGGCAGACCTGGCGTAAATGGAGGGTACAATAATCATTTAATGCAACAATTAGGTGTAAATTGTTTTGGAAAAAAACCTGACCTTAAAGGAACTATGCCACCCGTTCCTATAAATCAACCTGCTGTAGACAAACGCGTCCAATACTGGCAATCCAAACTACCTTCTCTTACAGTCTCACCTTTTAATTACACAGAATGGAGTGAATAATTAGACTGAATAATTGGACTGAACGGCTCGTATACTATTGGCTAAAATTCCATAATAAGGTGTAGTTACGGCGATAGGATAGGCATACTTAGAAGGTGGAGTTGCAGGAGGTGCTTTATCTGATTTACCTGTTGCAGGGTTTAATTCTAATACTACCAATATAAATACGGCAATAATCGTCATGAGTATAAATGGAATACTAACAATAAACCAAGAAATAATGCTCATGTCGCGTTCACACAATATGTTTAACACTAAAGTTCCTAAGATGCCTATCCATATTTCAATAAAAGCCATGTTGTACAATCCGCTGTATATATCTATAATAATATGAATAAGCGCGTAGACTAAATAGATAAGGGCTGGCATGCACAATTTATTAATCATACTATACATGTATAAATTAGTTTACGTAAAGGAGTTTAAATTCATGCTTTCATGAATTTCAGTGGTTCTATATTGTGCAAAAATGGGTTTGGTTAATTGTAATTCAGGAACGTGATTATGAACTGTTCGCGCAATCATTTTGTACAATTTAAAATCGGGGTATCTTTCTTCTCCATTTTTCTTGTACATGACGTTTCTATGTTTATCATCATTACACCATTCTTCTACTAAATCGTAAACGGCCGAATCGTCAGGTAACATATCTACCATGGAACATGCTAGTCTACATAAATCAAAACTATAATTGGGTTCTAATATGGGTTTTGAAAAATCCCGGAAAGGTTCTATATTGTATTGGGTAGCAGCATCTCCATCCGGATGAAAACTATCCGATATAAATTGTTTTCCTTCCCAACTATAAATGGCTCTCCCAAAATCAATAATTTTAAAAATTCTGCCAAAAGTAGGTACTTTATAGTGAATATCCTTGTATGTATAGTATAAATAGGGTTCATCCGTTTCAATGTACATAATATTATTGGTATGTAAATCGTTGTGGGTAAATTTAAATACATTTTGATACACAATAAGGGTCATGATCACTTGCATTAAAGCCGATGTAATTTCTTCAGGTGAAATATATTCAAGTAATAAAGAATCTAGCGTATCTTTACATTTTTCCAAAGCAATAATTTGAACTGGAAATTTATGAATCGTGGCTACAATATCGTAATTACTATATTCAGTACCTTCGGTGCTATTTGATTCTTGCATTTCTGTATCTGTATTGGATGACTTGGAAGATGTGTCCTCTCGAATGTCTACTTTGGAATCGGATACTTGAATATCTAATTGAACTATATCGGAATCGATACAGGATGAAGTAGATTGCACGCATTCAATATTTTCAATCATGAGGTCAATGATTTCATCTTGAATAATTAATTTTTCACGGTTTTTTCTTGACCCGTACATTTCTATGTCGCGATTCAATGTAAACAGTACATTTTTTTGGTCGTTAAAAAAAGGTAGATTCTGCAATTGGTCCATTTCATCTTCAAGATTGTACTTAAAGTTTTGTTTAATACCTAAGAAACTTCCATAAAAACCAATACTGTGCACAAAATTAGGAAGTATTTGACTGGATAGGTAGGAAAAAAAACTATCTATGTACGCAGAATTATTAACATCATCTAATTTAGGAAGTGTAGGCGTTAAAGAAGGTAATTCAAACTTATACTCTGTGTATTTTCCGGACATGTATTTGAGAGGGTCTAACAAAGGTGAAAATTTGAAAAATATGGGTAAATCTGATTTTTGAGAAATGGATACGATGGCTTGATTATAGTCACATTCTTGTATTGATATTAATTCGTTGTCATTTTTTAAATTAATACTGTTCCAATTTGTATCATTGAGTGTAAAAAATCGTGTGTAAATGGGAATATAATTTTGAGCCTTTAAAATATCTACTCTTGATTCTAATTGGCGGATAAAATTTGTATTTTTGTTTTTCTTGTAAAATACCATACAGACGTTATATAAAAATTATAGTCGGTTTGAACCAATTAGTTTTTTACAGATATTATTTATATAATCCTTAACCATGACTTTAGAATTAAAAAAATTTGACATGCGCCAAATTAGTTTTCGACCTAATGAAAACAAAGGGCCTGTCATTGTATTGATTGGCAGGAGAGATACAGGTAAAAGTTATTTAGTAAGAGATGTCTTGTTTTATCAACAAGACATTCCAGTAGGAACAGTCATTTCGGGTACGGAAGCAGGAAACAGTTTCTATAGCGACCATGTTCCTAAAATATTCATTCACGATGAATATAGTAGCGGTATCATTGAAAATATATTAAAACGTCAAAAAACGTGCCTTAAACAAGTGATTAAAGAAATGCAAGTCTATAAAAAAAGTAATATTGATCCTCGTGCTTTTGTTATTTTAGATGATTGTTTGTACGATAATGGATGGACCAAAGATAAACTAATGCGTCTATTGTTTATGAATGGCCGCCATTGGAAAATAATGCTTATCATAACCATGCAATATCCGCTTGGTATTCCGCCTAATTTAAGAACCAATATTGATTTTGTTTTTATTTTGCGGGAACCCTACATCAATAATAGAAAACGAATTTATGAAAATTATGCGGGTATGTTTCCTACTTTTGAATCTTTTTGTCAAGTCATGGACCAATGCACAGAAAACTACGAATGTTTAGTCATTAACAACAATGCAAAAAGTAATAAATTAACCGATCAAATATTTTGGTACAAGGCGGAACACCATGCCAATTTCAAATTAGGGTCCAAAGAATTTTGGGAATTGTCCAAAAACCTTCCTGATGACGATGATGACGATAAATATGATCCTTCCAAATCAAAAAAAACAACAGGTCAAGTAATTAACGTAAAAAAATCAAAATGGTAATTTAGAATTTAAAACAATAACGATACTAATTCTATGTTAGTTTCGGTTTGTACTCCTACATTTAATCGTAGACCTTTTATTGCGACTATGATTAAATGTTTTAAACATCAAGATTACAAAGGGGCCGTAGAGTGGATCATTGTGGATGATGGAACCGATAAAATAGAAGATTTAATTGTAGCCGCTAATATTCCTGAAATTAAATACCACAAATATGATACCAAACTCGCGCTGGGTAAAAAGAGAAACATCATGCATAGTCTAACCAAAGGAAACATAATCGTCTACATGGATGATGATGATTATTATCCTCCTGAACGTATTTCGCATGCCGTTCACATGCTTCAATCCAATCCGAAAGCATTGTGCGCTGGATCTAGTCTCATGTACATTTACTTTAATGAAATTAATAAAGTGGTTCAATTTGGGCCTTACGGTCCCAACCATGCAACGGCAGGTACGTTTGCTTTTAAAAGAGAACTATTAAGTATTACGTCCTACAATGATGAAGTTTCTGTGGGAGAAGAAAAAGAGTTTTTAAAAAATTACACCATTCCATTTGTGCAACTCGACCCTAAAAAGGTTATTTTAGTATGCGCGCATACACAAAACACGTTTGATAAACGAACCTTGCTTGTAAATCCAAATCCTAAAGTAGTTCACCCTACAGATTTAACCATAAATGATTTTATAAAAGATCCTGAAATTAAACATTTTTTTGCGGTTCAAATGCATGTAGATGTGAAAGCCTATTCACCAGGCGACCCTTCCATGAAACCCGATGTACTTGAGTTTATGGAGAAGAAAAAAATAGAAAGGTCCTTTAGTGTTCAATATAAAAATCAAATCTTGTACGGAGATGATATTCTAAAACATTTAAACAATCAGCAAGCCTACATTAAATTGCTGGAAGACAAAATTAAAAAACTAGAATTACATCCGTTGAATTGGCGCAGCAATTGATTTATCTCTTTCGGCTTTATATTGCTCTAATGTTTTAGAACCATTGTTACCTATTTTATCCGCCGTATAATCTTCTTCAGGTGTAGTAATGCTGTAATTGTCTTCTAAAGATACATAATTGTGCATTTGTCGAACTCCACCCGTTCCTTTTGTAGATAGATCATTTGAATCTTGATCCCAATAACTATACGTGTCCGACATGCAGGACATTTGATTTAATCCATAACATTCAGGTTCACCATTTCCTGAAGTTGCTAAAGTATTTATTTTGGTTTCTTTGGGATTTAAATAAGCATAAATGGAATCTTCAATAAGAACCTCTTTAGACTCCAACAACAATAAAGCCGGAACCTTTGTCACCGTATTTGGCAATAAAACCTGTTGATTTTCCAAAATAAGGATAGTTTGTCCCTTTGAATTACGAAACCGTTTGTCGATACAAATGAAATGCAGTTCTTGTTTTAATTTTGTTTTGGCTATTAATTGTAGTAATTTTTTGCTGGGTTCACAAAAGTTACTATAGTATAGGATCGACATAATTACTATTCATATTAATGAACTAAAGTTTAAACTTAAATTGATTTAATAATAATAGTAATTTATATATAACATGCCTACAGTTGATCCTTCTACCGTTTCCGAAAAAAAAGATGTATTGGCGTTTACAATGACAAATACCGATAAAAGTATTGTAAATGCATTACGCAGAACAATCTTGGGAAGTATTCCTGCTGTAGTTATGAAACCTGAAAATTGCAAAATTGCGGTAAATACAACTCGGTTTAACAATGAAATATTAAAACAACGATTGGCCTGTATTCCTATTTATATTAAACCCGACAAGGATGTAGAAACGTATACCATTCATTTGAAAAAATCAAACACTACCTCTACGGTCATGTATGTTACGTCTGAAGATTTTGAAGTTCGCGTAAATGGAAAATTAATCGATGCGCAAATATTTCCTCCCAACGAGACTACAAAAATGTACATTGATATTCTTCGACTTCGACCTAAAATGGAATTAGCCGTAGAATCTATTGAACTTACGGCCACATTAGCCGTGGCTACAGGCAATCAATCAGGAACGTTTAATTTAGCCAATTGTTCATTTACTTGCACGGTAAATGAAGTAGAAGCCGAAAATAAATGGGTTAAAACAGGAATAACGGACAAGGACCAGTATATGGATTGGAAATTATTGGATGCCAAACGATGCATCCTTCCCAATTCATATGACGTTACAGTAGAAAGTATTGCTGTGTATACAAATCAACAAATTGTACAAATGGCGTGTTTGCTTCTTCAAAAAGAACTCACAATCTACAAGGATTTAGAATTAAAAATAAAAGTGGGGGAAACTACCATGCCCCACTGTATAGATATTTATTTTGAGAAGTGTGATTACACTATTGGAAAATTACTAGAATATAACCTATTTTCAACCTTGTTTCCCGCTAAAATAACTTATATTTCATTTATCAAAATTCATCCTCATGATGTATCTGGTATACTAAGAATTGCATTTGTCAAAGAACCTTCTCCTGAAAACATAAAAGATTTATTTATAGAATCGTGTACTGCATGCATCGATTATTTTAAATTTTCATCTATATTTAAGTGAGAAGGTTAATTGTGCTGGATGCAATTTGTTAATGTATTCAGTAACTACATCTAAGGTTACACAAGTTTTGGCTTGTAAATAAGCCATATACAATTTATACATGTGACATTTATATTTACCTGGATACAACTTTAACGGTTTTGTTTTTTTGATAAAACAGTTTACGTAGAGAGCATACAATTCATTTATAAACTCATTAATTTCTTGTTCATAGGCAGGAAATTCATTGTCAAAATAAGTTGTATATTCATTTTGTTTGGATTCTAATCGTAATCGAATGTAATTGTACTTTAGATCCGCACTATTTCCGCGCAACTCCTTTACATGTTCATAAGCGGGATTTCTAATTTTAGCACGATCGTTGTTAGCCTTCAATATAAGTCCTTTAAATTCATAAGGTCGTTTAAGAACAAATTTTTCAGCATATTCATACGATTCAAATATGTATTGGGAAGGTCGTTTAAACGAGGAGGGCTCATGAACTTCAGTAACTACATTTCCTTCTATTTTGTAAGATGAAATTAAATAAAGAGTAGGCGTATTCACTCGTGTTACAATTCTATTTTCAGGATGTTGCAACACAAAACTGTAACATAAAGAAGTATTTAAATCAGCATAATTAATTTGAGTTTCATGAAACAATTGGTTAAATGTTTTAGGTGAATAAAAAGTGCATTGCGCATCCAGTATAGATCGAGTACATAATTTCCAGCACCCATCATAAAACAAATTAATCATGGTTCCATCTATAAAGTCTTCCACAATTACAGTTTCAATATCGGAGTATTTACTCTTAAAGGATTCATAGGAAATGGATTGAGGTGGAGAAAAACAAACTATTTGATCGGCTTTGTAGACAATGGATCGAAACAAACCGTTTTCAACATTGGGTTTTGTATATTTACAAATGGAATACTCTCCAAATTTATTTTTTTTGGAAGAAAATTCAGGAATAACGTACATAAGTATTCTAATACAAAATCTTTATATTTTCTTCTATTATAATAATGACCGAATTAAATCCAAATGATATCATAAAATTAACATTTCAGAACAATGAAGTGATTACAGGTATTATTCAAACGATTACGGAGGATGAATTAACACTACGTATACCACCCGATCAAGAACATGTTGTGCAAATCGTCAATAAAAAATTAGTAGAGGTTATTGCTATTGCACGTTTATTTAAAGCCAAAGGGTACATTAGCACTCATGGTTACAAAGTAGGAAATGTACTCAACATTACATTTGAAGATCAAACCAAAGTGAAGGCTACTATTGTTGAAATTGAATATGATATATTAACGGTTAATGTGCAGGATGAAATTTTATACATTGATTTTAATTACGCGCAATCGTTACCTGATGGAATTCTTCAGATTAGTCTTTCTGAATCCGAAGAAGATACATTTGTTTTTGAATACGTTATGTTAGACAAATCAAAACGCAGATACACGTTAGACCAACAATTGGCTGATTTGTTGCAAACCATGACCTATACTAAAACACCCAATGCAACCCTACTTGTTCATCGTTATAAAGAACTCATGATGGAATTTTCTGAAGGAATTTCAGTACAGCCTGATCAATCTTCTTTTCATTGGGTTTATCCTACTATAGAAGAACAAATTCAGTTATTTGTAAATGTAAATCAAAATGAACAATTTAAAAAGGACATGACCAATATCTTAGTTTGTTACGATAAAAAAACATTGACCAATACAGATAAAACATTACCTATTATTGAAGATACCCTATCTAAATTATTGAGACCATTCCAACACAAGTATAAACATTCTGTAGAAATAAGTCCCTATATTATTCAAAACAGTAAATCCTTGGCCTATGTAAAAAACAAGAGTAGTAAAATAGAGGATATTAATTGGATTAAAAAAAAAAGGAATTGGGTAGGTTATGTAGCCGATGAAAAAATAACTACGAATGGATTTGTGCGGCTCCCCGAATCTTCTATTTCTTTTTCTAGATTATATTTACCTGAAACCCATTTAGTGGATAAAATAAATTTGAACAGTATTTCTCAATACCACATGCTTCATTTTAAATGCGATGATTCTTTTTTAAAGGATGTACCTGAAAAACCGTTTTTTTCGGAAAAAAATGAATTTGTGCCTTCCATTACATCCCTGATTTCAAAACAAATCGTGTACTCCATGCATGATTTTATAAAAAGTATAGAGCCCTATCACTTATATGCCAATCACATACAATATAAATCTATAGATTCTTTACCTAAAAAGATTAGCAAACACATTCATGCCTACAAATCTTCTCTTGTTTCATCCAAATCTATACCTCCCAGTCCAATTAAAATAGATGATGAGTATAATAAAATATATATCTCTACATCTGAAGTTTACAATTGGGCTTTATCGATTGATTTTGCTAATGTATTTGTGGCTTCTTATCTAATTTCATCGTTGCGTGAAAAGGAGTTACCTTTACCTGACCAAGAAACTCCAGTATTTAAATTAACACCCAATGAACCTGAATGTGAACTTCGCGATAATTGTGATACAAAAGGTCTAGAAACGTTAAAACAACATTTGCTTACGGTGCATAACTCAGATTCCGTTGAACCTCGTGATATAAATAATCGTTCTTTGTTAAAAAACAAACTACATTTGGCGCACATTAAACTATTAAAATACAACAATAATTTTATTCAGTATGTAAAGGCAGATCCTCCAATACTCTCTCCTTATCAAGATAAAATGGATCGAATTATGCAGAAAAAGATATCCGAAAGGTACAGTACTCTTTTGCTATTTATTGATGAATATACAGTGCCTTCTTCTTCCGCTTGGCTATTGTGTAAGACCAATCATTCTAAATTAGTTCCTGTATTTTTGCAAACACTAGCCCAATTATACGTGCAATCAGATAAATCGGAATACTATGCACGTTTAAAAGAAATGTGTAAACCCGATCACATTGACAACGGATTTTATATTGATATAGACAGCGGTTACCCTATTGCCCCTATTGAAGCCGCTGTTTCTTATGATGAAGAAATTAGATCCTCTGTATTACAGATCGATATAGAACATAAAACCACGGTTTATACAAATCCCCAAATTATTCTATCTAGATGGTTAAATCAACTAAGTCAATACCTAGACATTTTCATGTCCCAAGACCAACGGATTCACATTGTTAAAAATGTATACAATATAACAAGTAGTTTAATTCCAAAAACGCATACCCCCCTTATCCTATTTACTTTACTTGTTTATGTAATTCATATGTTTAAAGACACCTTTCAAGTATGCTCGGTTCGCACGATTCAAATATGCATTGAACATTTAAAAACAAAATGGGAAGATTTTCCTGTCCTTCTTTTACTTGATAAATCCAAAAATCCTACCTTTAATTTAGATAGAACGGTGCAAAAAATAATGAGTCTTATTGCCATTAAAAAAGTAGAAGTCGATCTTGTTGCACCTTATAAATGGACATGGACTACATTCATGCCTTCGATACATTCAATGGACCCTGTAATGTTAAAAATAGATGCTCTTATACGTCAAAAGAAACCCATTCACATGGATAATAGAATCCCCAAAAAAATAAATACTGTTGTGATTGATTTAGATTTAGATAAACCACACTACACCAATCCAAAACGGTATTCTAGTTATGTGGAAAAAGTAAATTTTGATCCACCTCCTAATCTTCAATTTAAGTATAAGTTGAAACCTCTTATTATACCTATTCAAGTTGACCATAAATTACAACATCATTATCAATTTGATAATTCTAAATTTACACACAAGCAACAATTACTAGATGAATTAAATGGGCAAGATATTTACTTAGATTGGACTGAAACCAACATTCAATGTATTGTTAACTTTATTTATGCTATGATTCATTTTTATGCTAAGGTATCCAAGGAACAACTAAAAAGTCTTAAGAACGAAAATATACCCAAAAGCAATATAAAATTAATTAGTCAAAGCCATAAAGATAAAATAGACAGATTTATAGCCAAATATTATCCGGATAGTTTACAACCTAAAATATTTGAGGGGTTAGACGATGCTGACATTCATGAAATTTTAGTAGAGTTAAAGCAACCGTTAAATCACCCCAATATGTTGGGAATACTAGAGTATTATGTACTTGTTATTTTTGATAAAATTTTAAAAATGGATGAAGTCAATGTTCGTGAACAAAAACAGGTAATTCAATTCTTTATGGACAGATTTAAAGTAGACATGGCCATTTCTAATTACACTTTAGAACAAATTAATGATAAAATATCCATTGCCAAAAGTAAGGAACGCGAACTTATTAAGCAGCGATCGCACAACAAAAATAAAGATGAGAAGCAGTTGCATTCTTTATTAGATCAATTTGGATTAAATCCTGAATTAAATCTTCAACGCTTAAGAACCCACAACCAAGAAGCCAAGGAATTGCGTCAGGCACAACAAAAAGAGCAAGAAAACGATAATGATGCTGGAAATGATGGAAACGAATTCATTTAAAAGTAATAAAATAAAAAGGTAAACTATGAATCATTTAAGCATATCCATCTCTCTATTTTTAGTTCTTTTTTTGGTTTTATATTGGATAAAACCAAGTTTTATTTACAATACAGACGGTTCATTACGGTCCTTTGGTGTAGGCTACCGTAAAAAAACAGTAATTCCATTATGGCTCGTTGTGTTTATTTTATCTATTTTTTCATACCAAGGGGCTTTTTATGTTCAATCTTATATAAATGGAGTCTAGTAATTTGAATGTTCATGAAATTTTTCTTGTCGATCGTAATGGGTTCATCTACTGATATAAACAAAATAATATTTATTCAATTGTGTATACACTAGGAGTTACCTTTTCTGTTGTTTGTGCCATGGCTTGATTGTGACTGTCTACATATTGATCTGCCGTTTTTGTGCAAGTATTGGACATGATGCTGTTATAGGACATACTAATCACAACAGAGGCTGTTAATAAATACCAAATCCATTCTGAAATTAATTCTTTCAATACAATAAATTGCTTAAAGTCCTGTAGATTTGGACTATCCACCATAATTTCCTTTAGAGTGATTACCGTAGCATCAAAGTTTTCTACGGTAAATCGATTTACAAGTAAAGAAGGATCATTGTATACATAATGCAAAGTAGTAGATACTGTAGGTTGGGGTTTTAATATTTTTAAAAAGGCCGTATTACAGCCTGCAAATCTAGCCATAACTAGACCTAATGTATTTGAAAAGGGAGTTTTCCACCAAGGAAATGAATGAAGTCCAAACATCATAGAACCAAAAATAAATATCCAGGGCAACAAAGTAGAGGTAATTACGGCCCATGTATTGACCGACCCACAATTTTCTTGCATTATGTTTACATTGATAAAGTACATGAAAAGAATAACAATCAATACAAAGAATATATCGGCAAAACTAGGCATTTCTATTTTAGATTTCATGAAAATGTAAATGGCGGATAACCAGAAAAAAGTTCCGATCGAATTGGACATATTGGCCATAGATTAAATACGTATAATAAAATATACATAGTTAACATTATGGATCATTTGACAGAACCCGGAGTTCGTCAATATTTTATTGAATCTTTTAAAACGTGTAAAGAATACAAAATGCAGTATCATACATGGGTTTTAAATACAGGATTGTTTTTCTTATTTATGGCAACCTTAAGCATTATTTTATACTATAAATACAAGGGAAAAAAAAGTCCTCAATTAAAAAAGAAAAAACAAGAAGAAGATAGAGTCTACATTATGAACCGTATTCGGTCTCTGCAAATAGAAAAACAAAAAGATAACAATCAATTAATTACTTCTTTTTTTTAAAGGGTCGATATAATCTGGCCATTTTTATAAACATTGCACTTAAAGGTTTGATTTTTAGGTTTAGAACAATATACGTTGTTGGAGGACGTAGAACTAAAATATAAAAATTTATCACCGGAAGACCCCAATAGTATGTGAAAACAAACAAGTCCATATAAAGCACCAAGAAGAGAGCCCACTGAAATGCCTACAATGTTAAAATTACACAATTTTTGTTTGGTCACAATATCCGTTAAATAAAATAAAACAAAAGAGAATAAAACAAAAAAATTTAAGTTCTTCAAATGAAGCATGGGCAACAATAAATAAAATAAAGTGAATACGATAAAAAAAGAAGAAACGGAACACGTTTTGTATTTTGCAAAAAGTGGGAAAATTGTATTTTCACATACATCCGTTGTATTTTTGTAAAACAATAATATTGCGCCAAACCCAAATAAAGTAAAGGCTAACCAAATTAATCCTTTTACATCTTGATTAATTAACGAGGTCATCATCATGAAAAATGTAATTAATATGGGTATCAATTCAAACCAATTCATAAAGGGAATTTTTATCCCAAAGGGTACTGCATCTATTACTTTTGTTGCTACGGGCATGTTCATACCTTATCTTGATTTTAAATTATTCCTAAACTATTGCATTTATTTTATCTATGATAGTATCCAATCTTGCACAAGTTTGATTACAACTAACATATGTTTCTTTTAAATTAACAATTCCTTTTACTGAATTTTTTAAGTATTCCTTAATACCCTCCTCTTTATCCAACAATAATAGGGCTGTATTCACAATCTCGTTTATTTTTTTAATAGTTGTATCTCGACTATCTTGTCTCCTCCATCGGCGGATACATTCAGGTATTAACGATTCCGCTTCAATGTTCAAGTATAAATCGCGCGTAGATATTTTTTGAGATTTTTGTATTTTTTCAATTAATTTTAAGTTGATGATAATTTCTTCTCTGTCCATTAATACCTTATTTTTATTTTATAATGGGCTTTAAACTTCATGTAAATCTTTATCGTTTATCAATCGGTTATTGGGTTTGTACATAAAATAAATTACTAAGCATATCTAAAGCCAACTCATTTATAAGTATATGTTTATGGATATGTGGAGCACTGCAATTGCGGTTCTAGCCAGCGGAATGTTTATTTGTGATTCGGATTATGGATATCATCCCCATCTAAGTTATTTTGCGGCTGCCTACTTTATGGTAGATTTGAAAACGTGTAACGTAAGCCATAAACTGCATCATATGTGTACATTTGCACTATTGTATTTAGTAACAAACCATGCACAATTAATGTTTTTGTGTAAAATGGAAATGTCAACCCTGCTTTTAAATGTAATCCCCTATGTAAATTACAAGATTCCCTTAAAAGTATTATTTTTAACCGCTTTTGTAAAAACGCGAGTGTATGATTATTACTATTTTTTAAGTGAAATGGGTACACTATCCCCTATATTCTTTTGTTTTTTTACATTGTATACTATTAATTTATACTGGTTTTCAATGATGATTAAAAAAATGTGGGGAGACCGAACATGCGGTCCCTACTACGTAACTCTTTGCCATAAAATCAATCGATTTAGTTATTTAGGAACACTACCTTCTTTGGCGTGTTTACCCATGTCAATTGTACATGGATTTATCTCGATCACTTCATTGGGTTACCATCATTCAAGTATATATAAACATGACATGAAGTGGTTTATACTTGATTCTATCGCTATTCATGCAGTTCTCCTGTTAAATGTAATTTCTGTTCAATCCAGTTTTGTATTTTTATCTTTATGGGTTAACTTATTCACTTTGATTTACAGAATTGTAATTGTGGATTTCAACAATACACAACCTTCCCTATCCATGTCCTATTATCCTGTACTTTTGGATTCAATACTTATTTTATGTTCAGACATACCTTTTCAAGCAAAATTGGATTATGCTTTACAATTATATTTAATGGGGATAAGTTTGTACATGAAATGCTTCAATGATTTATCTTATATAGGGTTCCACATTGTATGCTGGTTTAATGCAAATACAATGTCAAAACTAATATGTGTTTAAAAGTTTTAATATATAATTATGTTATGGATCCTTGTTTTGAATGTTCCGAATTAACACGTTCGTCTTCTTTAGAAGCATATGAAGAATTGAGTGCGGAAGATTTAGAATTATTTTTTCCTTCATCATTAGTTACACCAAATCCATTAGCAGCAGCCGAATTAGACACACCAAATCCATTATCAGCATCAGCCGAATTAGTTACACCAAATCCATTATCAGCATCAGCAGAATTACCATCTGATATGAATCAGGATAGTAAATTATTTTTTTCAGGCCAATCTTTTGTATTAGCCGATTTAACAACAGGAAGTGTAGATTATAAAGCAATGATAGACATGTTAAAAAATGACGCAGTTAAAAATCCTATAGAACACAGTGATCGAACAATGCTGATAGTTGTAAATTTGCATGGATCAATTGTAGTGGACGATGAAGCACCTTTACATAAAACATTTTATGCAAATCCTGATCGAGCGGAAGCATCCGGATATAAATTAATGCTTGACAGAGAACTTGACCCTAAAAAATTAAAAAGACATGCTGTACTCGCAGAAATACCAGAAGGTATGCGAGTGTATGAGGTGCGTGCAACAACTAAAAATGTTACTTTCCATACAAATTATGATCTAGATACTACGGCAGCAACATTTGACCGTTTAAAACAAAAAGCACGTAAAGCAGGTAATCCATTAACATCGGCTGATTTATTGGCTTATGGTATAAGCATGTCAACTGTAACTCGAAAAGCACATGAAAAACACCACAAAACTACTGGATTTCCTATGGCTCCATTAGATTTCATGTCATGCAGTTTACATAGTAATACTAAAAAATATCAACCTATTTTTGAATCATTATTTTATGCAGACAAAACACCTATGGATATAGGAAAATCTGTGGGATTTTTTGTACTTGATCCAGCATTAGAGTCAGTTGTAAAATGTAAGACAAGCGAATTACATCCTAATGAAGCGGTCATTACAAGTACAACTGATCTTTTACAAATTGCTGCTGCAAATGGCTGTAATTGCGTAATTGTTTATAATGGGGCTTGTGCGGTTAAAAGAACGTTAAGTGAGGCATCAGAACAATTACGTAAAGTTGAACATTCGTTAGCAAACCCAGTTGAAGCAAATATTGTGGCACATGGTGCACCATCTACAGTATTCGGTCCAGTTTTAAGAAGATTTTGTATGAACCATCCTTTAAGGTCGGATGAACCTACTCCAGGAGGTAAACGCAATAAACAAACTAAACAAACTAAACGCAATAAACAAACTAAACGCAATAAACAAACTAAACGCAATAAACAAACTAAACGAAATAAACAAACTAAACGAAATAAACGCAGTCATCGAAATAAACGTCAATAAACTACTTTTTTACGTGTATTTAATCATTTATGAAATGTTTACGTTTGGTATCTCCAAATCATGACGATATACTTGATGCAGTATTGTCATGATACACAGCAGGTCCTACTATAAAAATATTGTTATAAAGTATTGCGTACTAGAGCACCTTTTTTTATTGAAACTATAGTATGGTAAGTTTTGTAACTTGCGTTAAAATCATGACAGGATATGAAGATTATGGGGTGCGGCTTCGATCCTACATTGAAAGTGTGAATCAATGCACTATTCCCTTTGAAATTATTGTAGTGGAGGACATAAATGAAAAGAATAGTGTTTTACTAGAAACTTTATTTACAGAAGATTATTTTAAAGAAAAACATGTACGTCACATTCAATATCAAGCCAAGTACCCAAATCCTCACAACTACAACATGATTGAGGCCTTTACTAAAAATGTGGGTATTCAGGCAGCCCACTACGATTTTATATGCGTAACGAATTGCGACATTACCTTTAATTATGCTTTTTTTCCGTTTTTAAAAACAATTCAACCGAATGTATTTTACAGATTTCTTCAATATGAAAAAGATGAAGTTAATGAAACGTGTATAAATCCAGATTTAAAAGATAAAACTAAATGGACACTTAATGCAATTGCGCGTAAATCAGGCGATATCATGTTAATGGATAAAGTATCTTGGAATAAAATAAAAGGGTATCCCGAAAATACGGTTTGGGTCCACAGCGATTTAATCGTATGCAAAGTCGTGAACAATAATAAAATTCCGGTAGTTGTTCCGCCTAAGGTTAAAATATATACACTTCCGCAAGTTCGTTCTATTGTTGAACAACCGTATGAAATAGAAAAAACAATGGAATATTTTAATGTTTGCAATTAAGCGTCCTTGAATATAAATCCATGCGTAGATTTTAATTTATAACAGGCTGGTCTTGTTGTATCTTCATATTTATGATAATTATATACTTGACTTATTCCAGAATAGTTAATATTATACTGGCTTCGTACATGCTTGTATATAAAGCAAATGTAACTCATCTACAATCAATTTTAATGGATGTAATTGTGTCAAAATAATAAAAATTGAAACCATTTTAAAATTACTATTTTATTAAAGAAACATGGCGTCCATTCATCGCCAACTCATTCTACATGGTCTGCCTCTGCCTTCCGAACTAATTCGAATGGTAAAAGAATACACCTTTATGGACATTACCGAGGCCAATTCAAAAAAAAGGAAAAATGTCATTACGCATCTATTTGGGCACACGTTGTGGTGCGGAAAAGCAAGCCCTTTAGAAGAGGTAACCGATTATGTATTTTGGATCAATGAGGACGCAAAGTCGCCTCAAATTCAAGCAAGGTTTTGTAAAAAGTGCGGAAATTATACCTTTTCCAATTTTCGCGACACTATATATCATACGGTAGTATGTCGGTGTTAATGTAAGTGGTGTGGGTTTTTATACTAAAAATAAAATAAAATTAGGTGATTATTCAGTCACCATTTTTTTGTGAGTTTAATATTCATTTTTAATGTTTGCAATTAAACATGGAACTTGAGGAAAAATTAAAAAATAATTTGTGGCATTTAAAAATACGAGTGAATGAAAATGCATTGTTAAGGCATGTAATTACCGATTATGAAGGCATTTATTCTAAAATAAACGAACAAAAAAAACAACAACAACTTCAACTGAATAAATTAGCCAAACACTTGGCTAACATTCGTGAAACCAATTACCTTACTGAAACCGGAATTAAACATGTTACGCATGAACAAACTAAATTATTGTCCAAATTACAACATTTAAAAGAATCCATCGATACTATTATAGATCGGTAATATATGGCTACGTTTGCTACTGTTTTAACTGAAGCAGGTACACTTGAACGCGATATAACCGCTTATCGCACACGTAATTCGGCTTGGTATGATTCAATAGTGGCGCAAGTAGATGCGATTATTGCAACTTTACGTGATTGCGATGCAGCCCTTGGTAGAGCCGAAGCAGCAGCAAGTAGAGGTGAACCACCCGATGCAAATGACTATGATCAAATTGTACGAATTTTAAAACGAGCACAGGTAGCCGTGGATAGTGCTTCACGCCCAGGTCAAGCCGATCAATTAATTGCAAGACTTAGAAAACGACTTGAAAAACTAAAAAAACCGTTAACTTATGATGCGGATAGATCTCGTGATGCAGTTGATAATCCTCCTACGCAAAACTTTGATGCACCAGACAAACCTACTCGTGATCTAAACGGTAGACTACAAGGAAGAGCAGGAGTACCCCCATCAGCAGGAGTACCCCCATTAGGAGCAGCAGGATCATCGGGTGGTTGGCGACCAACACCCAAAATATCGCGTAGAGTATCTGCACGAAAAAAATCAAAAAATAAATCTGCAACTAAATTCATATCTAAATCAAGATCTAAAACCGCAAGTAAAACTAGATCAAGATGATTTATACCTTTTTTTAAGTATTCGTTGGAAGATAGACAACCAACATGTCTTAAAAATACAAATGTCGTATTCACCCTTTTCTACCATGTCAATGATGTTAAATTGAAGTGAATGTCTTCTTGCGCGATCTGTATATTCGTCATTATAAAATTCAGTAGGTTCCCAAATATTGTCGACTAGATGGTAATAGCCGTTGTAAAAACTAGTCGCCAATAAATACATTTATGCGTGTATTTCTTTTAAAAAAAAGAATCAATTTTTTATATTATAAGAATATATGAGAAAACGCGGTGGATCTTTAGAAAACAAACCGTTACTGTATATCGTATTCGTAATTGCAGTCTTTAATGTGGTGGCTTATGTTTCAGTTCAAGATTGGAATTCAATCATGGTTTTTGTATTGGCAGGATTAGTAACTTATGCCTTTGACGTAAATAAAACACTTGTGTTGGTAGCGGCCATCATAAGCGCATCCGTGTTTAAGGCATCCAAGTATATGGAAGGAATGACCAAAAAGAAAAAAGAACCTGTCCCCAATGAAAAAAAAGCAGAGTTAACTTCCATTAAGGAAGGAACTACTTTAGAAGGACTTACGCAAAGCGCCAATAATTTAATGGATAGACAGGAAAAGTTGCACCAATTAGCAGGTCAACTTGAACCCATGATGAAACAAGCCCAGCAAATGATGAATAATTTACCGAAAGGATTTTTAAAAGATGCCATGAAAAAATAAAATGAATATGTATGTGTGATGTACCCATTAATATTATTCGGCAACAAAAAGATAAATGTAACCTAAAGTGTAAATTATGGTATAAATATGGAAATAGCAGTTGTTTACTTAAAAATAATAAAGATCACCTTATAGCAACCTACGATGGCGAAAGTGATGTGATGTTTAATTCAGTTCCCTATACGCCTATTGAAATTCGGATTTATAAACCCTCCATTCACACTTATGATGGACAGCATGCTGACGCCGAATTAATTATTGTTCATAAAGGCGGGTCGGGTGGTCTTTTAATTTGTGTTCCTATTACCGTATCTCAAGCCACTTCTGCTTCTGTAGGAACTAATATTATAGAAGATATATGTGCGCATGCATCTTCTACAAATGAAGTTACTACATTGAATATACACGATTACAATGCAAATTTTTTAATTCCTAAAAGTTCTTATTTTTCTTATGCAGGACCACTTCCCTTTGGTGAATGTAATTCTAAAATAAATGCGCAATATGTTGTTTTTCATCATAAGCAAGGATCCATTTCAATAAGCCAGGCTTCTTTAGATAATTTAGGAAACTTGATTCACGACTCTTATATTTCTGCGTATGAAGGTAAGAGTTTTTTTAATGAAACGGGTACTAACTCCAACGGATTTGCAGGAGAAGGTCAAATTTATATTGATTGTCAACCTACTGGAGAAGATGAAGAAATTGTATATCAAGAATCTACCAATACAAAGCCCATAAATTTAGATTGGTTTTACTCACTTCTTTTATTTATTTGTGGGGTTATCATTATGTATATAGCCCTTGCTGCTATAAAAGCAGTATTTAAGCCATTTCAAACAGAAAATAATAGTAGCGTATAGTATGAAAACAAGACGTAGACTTAATAAACGTAATCGAAAAATCAAGAGTCGTCGTATTCGAGGAGGACAATACAGATCCAATGTAGGCTACAGTTCAGGCTATAGTTTACCTTTTTTCACAAAAACGGTTACTAATATAGTTTAAAAATAATTGGAAATACTTGAATCAACAAAAACCGAAAATAAATTTCATAAAATGGTATTAAACATATTTAAAAATTGATTAAAAAATAAAAACTAGATACTAGTATAATGGAAGATCCTACGAATATTTCACGAGTCTACAATTCGCGAAATAATTTATTTGAAATCTTGGATACCATTGGGTACGACGTATCCGAATATTTAAATTATAGCATTCATCATGTAGCCACTTTATATAAGAACAATCAATTGAATTTATTGTTGAGTAAAAAGGATCCGGCCGACTCACGAAAATTATACGTTAAATACCACATTGATGGTTCAAAAACGGCATCGCCCACGTTAATTAAAATGACTTCTCAAACATTAATTAAAATGAAAGATGAATTCTTTAGAGAAGAACCCGATAAGGAACCTATTTTAACCAAACAAGATACGTTAATGATTATTGTTAAGGATGATCCAAGTGAAAGTATAACGGAAATATTGGATATGGAATGGAATATGTCAGGAATTTACATGACGGTTATTAACATTACGAGACTTCAATACAATATTTTAAAACATACCTATGTACCCAAACATACTATTTTATCGGACGAAGAAGTGGAACAAGTGTCTACGAAATACAATATAAGTTCTTTATCTGAATTTCCAAATATAAGTAGACATGATGCTGTAGCCTCTATTATATGTATGCGCCCGAATCAAGTTTGTCACATTCTTAGAAAAAGCAAAACATCTATTGAAAGCGACTACTATCGTGTTTGTGTTTAATGATGTTGGCGGGTTTGTTCATACAATGCATAAAATAATTTTTGTTTAGAAATAAAAAAATCTAGTTTCAAAATGTAGTTTGCTAAAATAGAATACATATCCTCCATATAATATGTAGTCTATTTAATATGATATCCGATTGGTTTCACTCTTTATTTATTTTTTTAGTGTTTATTATTTTGTTAAGTGCTAACATTTTGAATAGCGGAGTTCAAAACCTGCAAGATAATTGGGCATTATACCGATGCAACCCCATAATGATGCCTTTTGCAGGATACATAGCCCCTGATGGAACAAGTACCCAAGATAATTTTTCATTTTGTATTCAATCCATTATATCTAATTTTGCTCCCACCATAACACAACCCTTTAGTTATTTACAAACCATGACGGCAGATATGATGGATAGTATTAATACAAGTACATCAAGTTCAACGGATCAAACCTCTTGGTTAAAAGACGGTGTTTCTGGAATTATTGCTAACGTATATTCTATTTTTTTAAATGTAATCGTTGAATTTAACATTATAGTGATTAAATTGATTGACACGCAAGGAAAAATATCAGGAATTATAGCCACTGTATTGTACATTATGACGGCTGTTCAATATACATTTGAATCAATGTGGAATGGAATTCCAGGAGTAATGATAAAAACGATTGGTAAATTATAAAAGAGTTGTATATGAATGTAGATAGCAAGATTGCACCTATCTATGAAAATAGAGGATATTTAGGAATGTATGGAAATGATGTATTTGTATCTCTAGTTTTATTGAGTATCACAATAGGACTTGTTTCTTATTCATCGTATCAATCTGTAGTTGCGCAATTAAGATTAAATTGGAATACACAAAAATGCAATCCAATTGTCATGCCCTTTGCGGGGTTAATTATGCCGAAGCCAAATCAAACCACTAGCGAAACTACGTATGAAAATTTTAATTATTGCATACAGCAAGATATCTCAGCCGTTTTTGGAATTATTATGATGCCGTTTGAGTTTGTATTGTATGTTACCATTGCTTTTTTAGACACTGTACTGGAATCTATCATGGCGGCCATTCAATTTATTTCATGGCTTAAATCACAATTAGGAGGAATTTTTGCTCAAATCTACAATAAAATTCTTAATTTTTTAATTCCTATTATAGAAATGATTATTCACATGCGAGATGCTCTTGGAAAAGTGAATGGGATATTAATTACTGCATTGTACACGACTATGAACATTTACAACATAACTGTGTCGGGAATTATTAATATCATGAATATTTTGATTGATTTAATTATTGTTTTGATTGCCGTTTTATTAGGAATGATTATTTTTGCATTTACCTTAATTCCAACTCCGGCTTTTGCAATTGGTTTAACTACTTATATAGCGGCCACTGTAGTCATTACATCTCTTGTATTACCCACCATTGTTATCTGTACGTTAATGCATAATATGGTAACGGATATGTTTAATGAAAGTAGTTCAAAGGCGCCTTCTGCACCAAAAGCAAAGAAAAGAAAATAGTATTTTAAAGATTTACAAAAGGGGTATTATTAAATCGTGAGGCTACCACAGAAAATCCAGAATAAGAAGCACTTATTATTTTTGTAGAATTAGTTAATAAATAACATTCAGTGACTGCATCTAGGATTTGTTTCTCTGATGTATTGCTTAAACTCGTGTGTCCTATACAACAATTAGATATGTGAATTTTAGTAAACTTTTCTTTTACCTTTAATTTGTATGTATTTTGATCACAACAAAAAAAGATGGGTTCTGTAGATTGTTCAATAAAGTTAAATAATTTGGCTTGATCATAGGCACGAGTATCATGTTTAACTAGTACAAAGTTTGGATCGGTTTCTAAATATTTATCTCCCAATCGTAAATGAATAGAAATATAAGGTGTAGGTAGATTTACAATAGGGTTTTGTTTCACTTCCTCTGAAAAATAAAAAACATCTTTTATAAGCATTTCTATTGTATTTTCATCTCCGCGATTGTAGAACATACCTGGATGCGCTACATAATACCCCACTTTTATATTTTCTAGGGTTGTAAAAATATGCGAAGGACTAAATTGATGAATGTACATTTGGGGATACACTAATTTTAAATATTTTTCCAACACAATGTTATTTACTTTATAATGTAATTGAATCTGATGTTGTATACATAGTTTTAAAATAAGCATAAAAAATTTAATGCAATCACCGATACCGCCTAATCCTAATTGAAAATCATAAACAATGTGTTTTTTAAACATATCGTAATTCTTCATGTATTCTTCCATAGTATTCATTTTTACATTATGTCTAAACTATTTTATTTAGACATATTATGAAATTATATTCTTGGTTAGGTTTTCTTTTACTTCTTGTATTGGTTAGTTCGGTAAAAGAAGGATTTAAGAATGAAATGTTTTTATTTGCAAAGAATAAAGCATCCCCATCGTGTTGTCCGTCCACGTATAGTTCAGATATGGGTTGCGTTTGCATTAATGATCAACAGTATGATTATTTAAGTCAACGCGGCGGAAATAAAACTAGTCCCGGCGACTTTTAAATCGGCGGCTTTTAAACCGGCTTTTGCGGCTTTGTTTTCGTTTATAATGTTGCTGGGCTAACGTTAACCCAATCGGTAACAAACTAGATGCGGCCGCATTATACAGAGAAACTACATGACCTCCTCTTTTACGCGTGCTTGATCTCATATACTATGCGAAGAAAATATTTAATACGTAGTACATAAATAAATATACATACAATTAGAATAAAATGGATAAATACAAAAAGTGCTAAATAAAGTAAACACGGTTTTATTTCTTCTAAAATAATATCTCCAATTGGATGTATTATTTTCTTCACCTCTTGTTTTATATCTTCTCGTTTTAAAAAATCTAAATATTTAGAAAGCATACTTTATCCTGGACAATTATAAATGCGTGTAATCGCATTTATAATTATATTATTTAGGTGTATGACAATACATCATACCGATGCCGATTTTGATTTTAAGTTACTTCATTTATCACAACCTGTCGCCTCTGCCAATGGATCTTTTTTTTCAAAATTAAATGTGTCGGCTGTAGATGAATCTCTTTTTATTTATACACCCAAGGGAGTAACCAAACAAGGAATTGTTACAACTAACAATAAATCGTATACAGATTTAGCCTTTACATCAACCAACACTAATCTTATTCAATGGGTAACTTCTTTAGAAGAAAGATTGCAACAACTCATTTACGAAAAAAGAGATAGTTGGTTTGCCACTGAAAATATTGAACTTGACGACATACAAAATGCTTTTATCCCCATAGTTAAGGTATACAAACATTCGCAATATGTAATGCGATGTTATTTACCCCAATCAAAGCAACAAATTAAGGGAGAACCGTTGAATGTCTACAATGAAAATGAACAACCTTGTGCATTAACTAACATAACAGATAAAACAAATTTAATTACCATTTTAGAAATACAAGGGATTAAGTTTAGCCAAAAATGTTTTCATGTTCCCATTTTAGTGAAACAAATTATGGTTTTTGAGAAAACATCTTTTAGCAATTGTTTAATTAAAGGAGAAAAAAAGGAAATTAGTCTTGTCAATGTAAATACGGATTCATTGGAGGATACCATTGAACTTAAGAGACCCATTGATGTATACAATGCATCCATTGCCAAGGTAAAAAAATCTACTTTTCAAGCCAAAGAAGCCTATTTAATTGCCCAAGATATTAAGAAACAATATAATTTAGAAGATGAATTACCAATAATATAATTTTTTATATGTTTTTATATAATGAAAATGGCTAAAATGGACACGTTAATTATGTATTTATCATTAGCCGCTTTTGTTTGGCTTTTATATACTTATGTTCAACGTAAAAACACAAATTATATGAGTGGCTCTTCTTTAGGACAATCTTCCTATTCGGTACCCTCACCTTCCGCCCCTTTAGGACAAAATGAAATGTACTCCAAGGCCAATGGTGTCCAAACCAACACCTATGGATTATCATCTAATTCGCAACAACTGGATGATCCAAGCCAACTTTTACCGAATGACGCAAACTCGAAATGGAGCAATTTAAATCCTCAAGGAAACGGTCAATTGCAAAACGTGAACTTGTTAAATGCAGGATTCATGACGGGACTAAATACTGTAGGATCCACAAAACGCAATAAAAACTTACAGGACCGATCCGAATATGTAATCCCGCAAAACAATGTAGGACCATGGAACCAGTCAACAATTGAACCCGATCTTATGCGAAAGCCGCTTGAAATAGGTCAAGGTCCTGCTTAATTGTATATACTTAATATATGATGATGTACATCGTAATTTTTATTATATTTCTAGCCCTTACCTTTTATCTAAATTCAGATACATTTAATTTAACTTGTGTAATTGCCAAACGTAACGGAAATACGTATTGTGTACGTGATTCCGATCGAATTCAGCAAAGTGTAGAATTATTGGCGGAAGCCGTAGAACGAATGAAAAAAATGGTTGCCTATTTAAAAGATAAATATCCGCAAGATAAACGTGTTCTGCGTTTGGTTGAAAATTTCAATCCACATAAAATAGTAGAAACGCTTCCAACAAGTGAATTTACTGCGTACAGTGAAGGTAAAGGCGCCAAATTAGCCTTTTGTTTGCGAAAACACAAGAATGAAATGAAGTTAATCGACATCAATACACTTATCTTTGTCGCCCTTCATGAATTGTCTCATTTAATGACGGAATCTATAGGTCACAAACAAGAATTTTGGATAAATTTTAAATTCATGTTGAAAAATGCAGTGGAAGAAGGAATTTATGAACCGGTAGATTATTCTAAATCACCCGAAGATTATTGCGGGTTAATGATTGATGACAATCCTTTATTTTAATCTTTTAAATATTTTATTTTTTGTAAGTTCACAAAAAATAAGATACCTAGATGCAAAATTTAAGAAACCACGCAGCAAGATTCCATCTTTTTGTTGACCACGTCCAACCCTTTGTTGAGAGAACCATCAATTTTCGTTTCAAGGTCAACCACCACATTTTCTAATTTGGTGTCGATTGTTTTAGACAATTTGTTACTCATGTCTACTACACCTTTGTCCATTTGATTGGATGCATTTTCTACTTTAACCATGATTTCCTTAACAATATTTGCAATCGCAGAATCGATTCTTTCTTCAATTTTGTCAGGCAAACCTGATAGTTTTGATTCCATTTTTTGCGCGGCTTCAGAAAGTGTTAGTTCTATTTTGGCCTGCATCTGAACCGGCATGTCGTTTAATTTATCAAAAAGAACACTAAGTGACTCTTCAGCAGAAAGTTCCTTAACTTCTGTAACGGCTACTTCAGGAACGGCTACTTCTGGAACGGCTGCAACTTCTGGAACGGCTGCAACTTCTGGAACGGATGCAACTTCGGGAACGGATGCAACTTCTGGAACGGATGCAACTTCAGGAACGGGTTCCTTAACTTCAGGAACGGGTTCTTGCACAACTTCGGGAACGGGTTCTTGAACAACTTCGGGAACGGGTTCTTGAACAACTTCAGGAACGGGTTCTTGCACAACTTCAGGAACGGGTTCTTGAACAACTTCAGGAACGGGTTCTTGCACAACTTCGGGAACGGGTTCTTGCACAATTTCAGGAACGGGTTCTTGCACAACTTCAGGAACGGGTTCTTGTGCAATTTCTTCAGATTCCGACATACCTTATAATTATAAAAAAATAATACCTACTTTATATGGACGTACAAAATCAGGACTTCAAAAATCAATTCAATATAGGACAAGGAGAGTTGAACCGCCGTCGTGATCGTATTGCTGATTTACAAGCAGAATTAGCCGATGCTGAGGATCAACAAAATATAGATAATTAACGAAATATAGAAAATATGCCCGGAGGAAAGTCTAGACATAAAAAGTCTAAACGTAGAATGTCTAGACGTAGAATGTCTAGAACTAGTCGAAGATTTTTATAAGTATATAGTATGCTTCACTCTATTAAAAAATATGATAAATCTTACACTAAAATGTTACGTATTTTTAATCCTTACGAAACATTTCCTTATCGAATTCACCCTAAATTACCCAAATTTGATATTACGGCTTATAATTTAAATCCTAGATACCAGTTTGTATATGATAAATTATTTATTGCTACTTCGCAAGGTATGCAATGTGGTGAATTAAAAGAGGCCAAAGATGCAGAATACCCCATTTTCATTAAACCTAGATACGGTCACAAAACATCTTCTAGCAAAAATTGTTATAAAATCAAATCTTATGAAGATTTAAAACCGTTTTTAAAAAAAAAAGAAATGATGTGGTCTGAATTTGTAGATTCCAAAGAAACTATGACCGATTTTATTCTTATTAACGGAGAAATTGTGTACCAACTCACTTATATTTACTCTGAAAAACAAAATGGGTTTGCCGATGATTGGAAATACATTTCTCCGGAAAATAAACCGCCTGAAGAAGTGGTTGAATGGGTTAAAAAATACATGACGGGCTACACGGGTCCTGTTAATGTTCAGTATCGATCTACTAAAATTATAGAAGTTGGACTTCGATTTGCGAGAAGCGGAATGTACATTGAAAGTACGCACAATGAAAAATTGATAAAAACCATTAACAACATGTGGGAAAATAAAGTATGGACGTATAAACACGAATCAGATTTAAATTTTGAACCCTTTTATAGTTTTAAGTGTTGGTCGCCCTTTCCGATTGTTTGTTTATTACCGCAACATTTGGTAGATGCGATCATGGTGCATTCAAAAAGCATGACCTTTTATGAATATTACTTTGAGCCGACGGGAAAACGAAGCATTGTATTTTTTCAGTTTTTGCACAAGGATTTTGAACAAGGTATGAAAACCAAAAAACGAATCGAGATGTTAATGATGATTACTTCAATTATCGTCATGATGTGTTTAATCTTATCTATACTCCTTTTTTTCATGAATAAAAAATATAAGTATTGCGCCCTTGTGCTTGGATTTATTTTGTTGTTAAGTTTAGATAATTCACTCGACGTCATTTGTAATCAAATTATGAATCAAAAACAATTTATACTATAGATTAAATATGTACTTGAACTAATCTTAATATTAAATCTAAATCGACTTCTGTATCCATGATGAATATTTTATACGCATTTTTTCCTCTAAAAATACAGGGTTCTTTGTAAAATCGTAAGTTTATAGAAGTAAGTTGGTTTATGAATTCAGTTTCTTTGTTTCCAATAAAGTCATCATAAACATAGGGATACGCAACTATAAATGTTTGATTTTCACGAGCAGGACCACGTTGATTTTCTGGTTTGAATGCATACACAGTACTATGGTCTGTAAATGGATATTGATTACTTAATTCATATTTTTGTCTTAGACGAAGATACAAGTCCATATTTTTTGCTTTATAAAAATGCCCCCATACAGTTGTTTCTTTAATTATATAGTTCATTTAATAAATTAATACTTATTTTATTTTATCAATTTTAGTTAATAAAACATAGGTTTTATGCAGATACAAATAAAAAACTATAAAAAATAATAATTTACCTTGTTACGTTTTGTAGAAATCAAATACTTTTTTGTTGATGAATATTCGGTTACTATTAAATTGTTCCAGATATAACCCCGTTAGTGATTTAACGCGCGAAAGGGCAACGTAAATTTGACCGCATTCAAACACGGAATCACCTGCATTTACTTTAGCCGAATCTAAAGTACATCCTTGTGATTTGTGAATGGTTATGGCCCATGCATAAATAAGCGGAATTTGGGAAACACCGATTCCGGGAATCGATTCACTCGTCCAAACATGGGGAGGCATTGGAATCTCGCCATGTTTGAATTTTACAATGGGTATTTGATTTGAAAATCCAGTTACTATACCTTGACTTCCGTTACAAATGGTTTCACTTAAATTAACAATACACATAACCAAGGTACCCACTTTTAATGCATAGGTATGTTCACATCGAACATTTTTTTTGAGTTGCGTTATCTCATAGTCTATTTGTTGTTTATTGAATTGTTTTTGTTTATGGGCTTCTCTTTCCGTCATCTCTACATCCGTATGGGATTGCAAAGTATAAGTATGTTCAATACCAGCCAACAAAGAATAATTATGTGCATTTATGGTATCTGCCTTAGCGCGTGTAGGAACTAAATGGGTTATGTTGTCGCAAGGCTGTATTCGTTCGAGTAAGGCATGATAACTTTTTTTGGATAATTTACCATGCCGAATCTCCGACAATATGATTTGGTAGTCTTCATCTTTTTGTCTAAAAATAGTGATTAAGTGTACCGTAGTAAAGGTGGACCATAGTGGACTTTCAAAGCAAAAGCCTGGTTCAATAGGCGGCAATTGGAAAAAGTCGCCGCAAAACAAGAGTTGAATTCCACCAAACGGTAGCGTAGATCGTCGAATGGTTTGTCCGATTTGATTGAGTAATTCAAACAAACGAAGCGAAAGCATGCTGACTTCATCTAAAATTAATATTTTGGCGGCTTTCCATTTTTCTCTCGAAAATTTATTGGAGATGGCTTTATCGCCATTTGTACCCAATCCAATGCCGGCCCAAGAATGAATTGTTTTTGCATTGCATTCAAGTAAAAGAGCAGCGCATCCGGTCATAGCGCAAACCTGAACATTTATATTTTTTTTAGATGCATCTTCATACACGCTTTGAATCCATTTGGATTTACCTGTTCCACCGGGACCTGTTAAAAATACATTTTTTCCGGATAAATATAAATCAAATGCCAGTTGTTGTTCATGTGAAAATTGCATTTAAAAAGATAAATAACCAGAATGTCCTCAATTTTAAATTATATAAAATTTAACTCATTGTAATTGTAAGTAAATGTTCCTATATGAAGATTTTCTTGATCCTTCCATCCATATTTTTTTTTTCCATCCTCTACAGCATACATTGGATAAACTATTGCTCGATTTCCATCTTTTGTAATGGTCCAATCAGCACTAAATGGTGTCATAGGTTCAGTTAAACTTTGTACAGCATAATCGCCGTAATATTTATGTATTAGATTTTTAGCATGACTGCGCGAAATCATATACATTTGTGATCCCCATAAATGATCATTATATGAATAATAATTTTTAATATTTTTTTCTGTAGAAGGGTGATAAGTAATAAGATATCCAAGTAAAAGAACGTCTAAATTCATTGTTTTAAAATCATGAATAATTTTTGGAATATCATTAGCCAACTCTTTGTGAATATAGACATCATCTTCGCAAAAAACTCCATACTCTTTGTCTGTGTCATTTAAAAATTTATTTATCATATCCAAATGACCGTACATACAAGACCAACCCCCCTCAATGCCAACATCATTATTTTTTAAAGGAATAGAAATTCGTTCATCATCATTGTTAACTCCATCATAAAAATGAACATCTAAATTTAATTGTGTAAATCTATTTTTCATATGTGTTTTTCTTTCAATATTGTTAAACGATAAACAATAAAAAGAACACACGTTATTTGCTGAATGCATGAAAATATACATGTGTATTGTTTAAATTCAAATTAAAACAAGTTCATTCTCTATTTTTGTAGTTATGCGGCCAATGGGTCTTGATATTATGGTAATAAATTGTCCAATAAATACTAAAGAAATAGTTAAATTATGATTTGTTTTAGAAAAAATAACAGAACTACCTGTTAATACGTGACCTGCATACCACAAACCATCGGCTACTAAAATATAATTCATTACTTTTCTATACAACAAATATTTAAGTTGAAAAATATTTAATGCGCGCTTGTCGCATTTCCAATGGTGTTAATTTTATTTCTGGGGATTCTTGTATAGGGTCTTGTATAGATTTTGTTGACTGTTCAGGTACCCTAAAGGCTTCTTCATAAAATTGATTGATTCGTTTTTGATCTTGTTTTAATGACTCAAAGTAAGCAGCATCTTGTTGAGATTTAAGATCCATTTTACATTATAGAATACTAAAAACGCGTATCAATTTTTTAGATTAAATAGAAGCAACTTAGTATGTATATTGAACAATCTTTGCCTACCTGCAAAGAATATTCAACTACGGATCCAATTCATGTGTTTTTACAGTTTTATATAGACAAAGATGAACAACATGCGAAAGAAATACAATTTGCATTGCAAAAAAATGTGGAAAATCCGCACATAACCTCTATTGTATTACTCAATGAACGAATGTTCACGGATAATGAATTGGGTGTGCAAAGCACTAAAATAAAACAAGTAATTATTCATAAACGATTAACCTATTCTATCTTTTTAGCGTATCCTATAGTAGGCTACAAGGTATTGATCAATGCCGATATTTTTTTGGATTCTACCCTTTTTAATTGCAAGACGTCGGACATACATTTATATAAAAAAATGTATGCATTACTTCGTTATGAATATGGCCCGAATCCAGTATTGTATGGTTCTACTACACAATACGAAGGGCGAGGTGATAGTGCAGATGCATGGATAATTCATTCGAACCATACATTTTCAAAAAAAGAGTTGGCTTGTTTTAATGTTCAATTAGGAGTTCCTGGATGCGACAATAAAGTGGCTTATGTATTTAGTATACTGGGGTACACCCTTTATAATGATCCACTCTATATAAAAGTCTACCATTGTCATGCATCCAGTGAACGAAAGTATGCACCTAATGTAATTACTCCCTATGCTTGTATTTTACCTGCCAATGTATCTTGTCCGCCTCCTTTTAAATTATCCACTCAAATAAGTTTTAGTGTAAACACGCAATTATTCAATTTATTAAAAAATAAAAGTCCAATCCTTATTCCATTTGCCGATGAAGTAGATAGTGTTGAATTTATGAAAATAGTCAATCATGATTCATTTAGTAAACCTGTACAATTAACACCTACAATTAAAGTTACCACAAATGAATCTGCCAAATTATATGTAAATTTATATTTAGAAGCCTTTGAATCGTGTACTATATTTTCTTCATTTGAACCGTGGGAACCGATGTTTTCTAAATCGTGGCCTTTTATAAGCACCTTAAATAAAAAATATTTATCGGTAGCCGTTTTTGACATTTTTAATTACATGTACAATCCGTGGACACTTGCATTAGCCAATAAAACAATTTTGATTATATCCCCGTATGCAGATAAGATAAAAAATCAACCTAATGCTTACCCCATAGATTTATTTCCGGGGTGCACTTTTGTTTATGTAAAAGCGCCTGAAGGTGGGATGGATTGGAGGATTGAATTTAATAAATTATGTGATCAAATTAAATTAGTAGAGTTTGATGTCGCCTTATGTTCATGCAAAGGCTATGGAAACCCTATTTGTTCGTTTATTTATTCTCAAGGTAAATCCGCTATTTATGTAGATAATCTTCACATGTACTTTGGTATTTACGAGAAAAAATGGTTATTGTATAAAGAAATGGTGCATTTATATTTAACCAAAGATTGGAAACAAATATAAAATATAAGCAATATATATGTACACCAATTACTCGGGAAGTAATTTGAACCTTAGTTTATATAAAGGAGGTAAAAAATCAAGAAAATCAAGAAAATCAAGACGAAATATGAAAGGTCGAGGATTATCTATTTTTCATTCCGAACCGGCGGCTGTAAAAAAAATAGCAAATAATTGCGAAGACAATTGTTTGCCTGAAGCCAAAAAATTTTGCGCAACGTCATGTAAATCTGCGGCTGTATCATCTCTTGATGCCAAAAATACAGGTCTTTCCAAACAATTTATTGAATCTATAGAAGACAGGATAAAGGTTCTTGAGAAAGAAAATGCTTCCTTAAAACTTGAAAATGATAAATTTAAATTAAGGGAAGACATTCGAAGAGAATCTAGAATCTAAGAGACAACATTAGCCGCATTATGAGATTGTTCAAGTACGCTTTTAAATTGTAAATGAGAAGGAGTAATGGATTGCACAATAGGAACTATGTTTTTAACTACTGTTTCCTCAAGGGTTACTTGAAATTGGTTGGTTGCAGTTAAGGGATATTCTTCAGGTAATTTATTGGCGATTATTTTTTTGGATTTAGGTTGAATCATTTCATACCCAACAATCATGGAGAGGATGCCTAGGGCAGGAGATACACTAAATAAATAAAATACAATGCCTATAATTAAAATAATACCTGGAGTAGTTCCTACCCAAACATGTATTTCATGTGGGATACGAACTTTACCTACTATAAAAATACATAATATAACCATAATAAGAATATGCAAAGGGTTCATGTATATACTATATAAAAAATTGATAAACAAAAGAATAGAATACGTATATAAATGTATTTGGGCCAAAAAGGACTAACTATTCCTAAATCAACTATTTCAGAATCTATGCAAAAAAAAATAAAAAAAGACCTTACCATATTTCCTAAAAGTTTATTCCAGCCTTTACCGCCTTTTTACATTTACAGAGAATCCGCGAATAAACTATATGTTCCTCGATTTTACATGAAAAATGAAGGAACGATTCAACTACAAGAAGGGCTTCCAATCAACATTTCATTTACGGGAAGTATACGAAGTGCACAACAACCTGCGATTGATGCTTATCTTGCTGCTAAATGCGGATTACTTCAACTACCTTGCGGTTTTGGAAAAACAATTATGGCCTTGTATTTAATTAGTCAAATTAAAAAAAAAGTATTGGTTATTGTGCACAAGGAATTTTTAATGAATCAATGGATAGAGCGAATACAAGAATTTCTACCTGATGCTAAAATAGGTAAAATTCAAGGCTCGGTTATTGATGTGCACAACAAAGACATTGTACTTGGAATGCTACAATCTTTATCGACTAAAATCTACGAACGCGAAGTATTTGAAGATTTTGGATTTACCATTATTGATGAAACTCATCATATGGGTGCAGAAGTGTTTAGTAATGCATTGTTTCAAATTGTGACTCCTTATATGCTTGGATTATCGGCAACGATGGAGCGCAAAGATGGACAATCCAACATTTTTAAATTATTTTTAGGGGAAGTGGTGTATTCTGCCCAACGTGAAAAAGTAGACAACATTACGGTTCAAATGATCAAGTATAGAACGCAGGATACTGAATTTAATGATACGATTACCAATTTTAAAGGCCAAGCCAATTTTTCAAGTATGATTAAAAAAATATGCGAGTTTAACGATCGTACGGAGTTTATTCTTACTATATTAACTACTTTGTTGAGTGATAAAAACAATGAACAAATCATGATTTTGGCGCACAACAAATCTATATTGACTTATTTGCATGATGCCATCCAACATAGAAAAATAGCCTCCACAGGATATTATATAGGCGGAATGAAGCAAAGTGATTTAAAAATAACGGAATCCAAACAAGTCGTGATTGCAACGTATGCCATGGCGGAAGAAGCCCTTGACATTAAAACATTAACTACCTTAATTATGGCAACGCCTAAAACAGATGTAACGCAAGCCGTCGGAAGAATTTTACGTGAAAAGCATGTAAATCCGATTATAGTGGACATTGTGGATTCACACCCCAACTTTAAACGACAATGGGATAAACGAAAAAAGTATTACTTGACGCAAAATTACGCGATTGTGCAGTCTACCAATGCGACTTACCCTGAATTTACTAAACTTCAAGGAAAAACATACAAGTGCGCTATTTAACTCTATATTTTTTTTAACTGTCCTAAGTATGGGAAATACAGTATCTACACCTAAAAATGTACAATGCAGTATGTATAAACATACCGATATTGTAAATGCTATCTATACCGTATTGGTTGAGTATGAACCTGACTTAGAAGCCATGTGCGATTGTGCTTCATGGATGTTAAGAGAATTATTAATAAAATACAGAAAGTATAGCGTCGATGAGGTAGAATTACTATGTGGAAAAGTAAAGGGCATTAATCACATATGGGTACATGATAAAAAAGAAGACTACTATATAGATATTACTTCGGAGCAGTTTAAATTTCCCAAATGCTTATGTAGTAAAAATAAAAAAGAGTTGGATGATTTAGGCTATGTAGTCACGCATCCCGACAGTACGGAACAAGTATGCGACATGTTTTGTAAAGCACCTTGTGTACTCTACGATAAAGAAAAGGAAATCACCAAAGAAATGATTCTTCGCAAAATTACAAAAAAACTTGGAGGAAAAAGAAAATCAACTTACAAAAATAAAAATAGAATGTATGAACGTTAATTTTATGATTGCAGCACTTGCTTTTTTTGCAGTTTGTTATGTAATTGGAGTTTTTATATTTCCTTTTATTCGTAAACAAAATCCTAAAGCATTCGACGCTTTTTTATTTATAAGTTTACTTTGGTCAATAGGGTATTCACTATTTAAATTAAATAAGTTAAAATAGAGTAGTGTAATTGGCGGGAAACTCCTTGATTTGTGTATTGTAATGGGCTTCGATGGTTTTAATTTTATCCACATCGTACTTGGTTACAAAATTAATGCCTACTCCCTTTCGTCCCCATCTCCCTGACCTGCCAATCCGATGCAGATACGTGTCTACGCATTTTGGAATGTCAAAGTTAACCACAATACTTACTTGTTGAATATCAATTCCTCGCGCCGTTACGTTGGATGAAATCAATACTCGATATTTTCCGCTTTTAAAATCATTGTACGAAGTAGTTCGATCTATTTTGTCCATGTCGCTATGAATGCAACACACAGGAAATTCGGCTAGTTTCATAATGGTGTATAGGTCAATCACGCGCTTTACTGAATTACAGTAAATAATGGATTGAGACATAGATATGGTCGTGTACAAATCCTTAAGGGCTTCTATTTTGTCTTGATCTGTATTAAACGAAATGAAATACTGGGAAATACCTTCTAGTGTAAGCATTTCAGATTTCACTAAAATTTTAACGGGATCATTCATTATTTTTTTTGAAATGTCAAGCAAATTATCTTGTACAGTTGCGCTAAACATAATGACCTGAACTTTTTCATTTAAATATTGGAAAATGTTGTAGAGTTGATCTTGAAATCCCTGCGATAAAATTTCATCGGCTTCATCCAGCACAATAGTATGCAAATGTTCACTTGAAACTACCTTTCTATTTAAAAAATCTAGAACTCGGCCTGGACATCCTATTAATACTTGCGTTTTAGTTTGATGAATTTGTCGAATGTCTTTATCAATTGAATTTCCACCAATCAATAATTGTGCTGAAATATCCATGTGAACGCACAAACTTTTAAATACGGAATGTATTTGGGTGGCGAGTTCACGTGTTGGTGCAAGAATAATTCCTTGCACTTTATTTTCTGAACTACATTTTTGTATTAAAGAGATGCAAAAGGCTCCAGTTTTGCCAGTCCCTGATTGGGCTTGAGCAATAACGTCTTTACCCTCTAAAATAACTGGTATAGACTGCGCTTGGATTGGACTTGGCGCTTCAAATCCAATTGAATAAATGCCTCTTAATAAGTTTTGTTTTAGGTTGAACGTATCCCATTGAATCATACATCATACTACTAGAATATTGTTTAAGTTTTAATTTAAACAATATTCTAGTAGTATGATGTATGTATACTTTAGACGATTACAAACGTATACAAAAAACAAGTACGTTTGTACTATCTAAAGATACTCTAGATATTATAACTACTTTATCTAAATTGGTAGGTGTAGAAGTCATTATTAAACCTGAAAAAAAACAATCTGCGGTCCATCAAATTACTATTTTATTAAATAAACTTACCTCTGAAAATGCGAAAGAAATACAAGAAAAAATAATACTTTTAATTCAATCCGAACCTACGATAGAAAGTATAAGTTCGGTTATCTTTGATATTGCAAGTACAAATTCATTTTATAGTAGTGTTTACGCAAATTTATACGTGGCCTTGAGTAAACAATGGCCAGCATTCAATGAATTATTGCAACTAAAGTTGAATGAACATGTAACCAATTTAATGAATCTACAAGTAGTGGATTCTTCCAATTATGATGAATTTTGTGATTGTAATTTAAAAAATGATAAATATAAATCCTTTAGTTTGTTTTTAGTCAATTTAACTATAAAAGGGAATGTTGCCTATTCTACCTTAAATAAATTAATAGATCAATTGATGGACATGATACATACATCGCATCCTTCTATACTTAGTGAAGTTGTAGAACATTTATACATTTTAATTGTAAAAAGTAAACCTATCCACAAATTACTCTCCATCGATTCAACTAAATTAAAGAAAACAAATGGTCTGTCTAACAAAGTTGTATTCCGACTTATGGATATTTTAGATGCAATTTAAAGAATATAAATATAAGATATACTATGGAGATTCATGAAAATGATATTGGTAAAGAAAAACGAGTATTTTTGGTTACTTTACCCAAAAATAATATTGAAAACTTGCAGATATGTGTAGGCGATGCGTATTCGGATGAATCTGACAACGTAAAATATAATATTTACAAAGTAGATAAAAAAACAAAAAAGGTAACTTCTACGCTTGGTTATTATGAATTTCCCAAGGAAACAAAAGTATTAGATGATGAAGGTGATTTTAATGTTTTAGATTTAGGAGAAGATGCCATGCATATTCAACATGTTAAATCTGCAAAATCAGAAAAAATTGCAAAACCAGCCAAATCAGAAAAACCCGTAAAGGGAAAAGTTAAAGAGTACGAGCCTGATGCGGATTATTATATGACCGATTATTTTAATAAAAACTATCAACTAAAAGAAGAAGACATAGTACCTACATTTTTAGAAAATTTAGTAAAACCTCAAGTTTGGTCGAATCAATCCGTCATTGAAGCCGTAGCCTTATTTTACAATATATATATAGTTTTAGTAGATGATGCTATAGTGGATAATAACCCAGGAATTGTATCTGTTTTTCCAGTATTAAATGGAAATTATTCACCAAGAAAATATGTTATTGTATCTTTTGAAACAAGAGATCATTTTCAATTAGTTGAAAATGCACTTAAACTTACCCAATTTGATCTTGAACAATTACCTGAATTTTTAACAGATAAATTTCCAGAAGAACATAAACAACATCTTTCCGGAAAACCCGTATCCATGCCAAAATATAGGTTAATTGAAACAACCAAAAATGGAGACTGCTTTTGGGATTCAATCAATAGAGCCGTAACAGGTTCCGATTACGACGAAGATGAAATAACTAGAATGCGTAGAACTGTAGCCGCTTCTATATCACAAGATCCGCATATGGAACAGGTACGAGCAGGTATTGTAGATGCCTATCATTTATACACAACTAAAAATAATGATTCTGTGTATCAATTAGTTTTCCCGAATCCATCCAAAGAAAATAGGGAACAATTTGATATTGCATTTGAATATTTGTTTTTGAAAAGAGATCGCGTAACCAAACAACTCATGCCTCATGTAAAAAATGTAAGAGAGTTTACAGATGAACAACAAGCAGATCTTATACTTGCATATTTAAGAACTCATGATAAAGATGGAAATGAACTTGGAGAACCTGTTGTTGAAGTGGTTGATGAAACAAAACAACAAGAAGAACAAAAAGAAGAACAAAAAGAATCTGAAAAACCTAAACCTAAGATTATAATTAAACCCAAAGTTGTGTCAGAACCTCCCGAAGCACTTCCCGAAGCACCTCCAAAGGCACCTCCCGAAGCACCACCAAAGGCACTTCCCGAAGCACCTCCAAAGGCACCACCAAAGGCACTTCCCGAAGCACCACCAAAGGCACTTCCCGAAGCACCTCAAGGAGCACCTACCCATACACAAGATTCATTAAATAAACTTACAATTCCTGCATTAAAGGAGATATTAGCAACATTTCCTGGAAGAAAACCGCTTGGAACTAGTAAAAAACAAGAAATAATAGATTGTATTCTTAATGTAAAAAATTGTAAGCCGTCTACCAAAAAAAATGGAGGACGCGTAAGTGGTCATTACACACGTAAATTATAATCGTATATACTATGCAAGATTTATGTAATAAAATACATTATTACAAACAAGTTCCCAATACGTATACTCTTTCTGTACCTCCATTAACTACATCCTATAGTTGTCCTAAAGAAGTATTAGATCGATTAAAAGATTTAAAATTTTCAATTCAATATGATAGTTTTGTGGGTACGGTTCCCATTAAAATAAAATTTTATACTGAAAAACGGAATTCATGTTTAAATCGATTTAAGGTAATTATGACTGTATTGCGATTGTTAAATCCAGTTGAACCCGTAGTTGTTGATTTTTTATTCACACAAGTTAAAAAAGTATTGCCTAAACAAGGTCTTATCGGGCAATCTACTTTAAATACGGGGTATACTTCGGATAAAATAGTCGTGTACCGCGAAGAAGAATGGTTCAAGGTTTTTATTCATGAATGCATGCATTTGTTAATGTATGATGATGGATTAAGAAATAAAGAAACCATGATTCAACAAATATTCCCCTTAAAAATTAATGTTGAATTAAATGAATCTTATTGTGAAGTATGGGCGCGAATACTAAATTGTTGCGTTATTTCAGTCTATAATTCATATTCAGTGAAGGATTTATTAAAAAAAGAATCTGCCTTTTCAATTAAGCAAATGAATAAAGTATTGAAATATATGAATTTAACGTACGATCAATTGTTTAACCCTACAACAGTGTACAAGGAAAATACAAATTCATTTGCCTATCTTGTTTTAGGGGCTATATTAATGACCGATCCCTACGTATTTGTAAATTGGTGTCAAGTACACAATTCTTCTCTTTTTAAAGTAACGAATGCTTCTGAGTATATTAAACTTATTGAATCCATGTATGATGCAGATGAACTCTACAAAGAAGTACATAATCCTAGACGCGCAGGTACTCGGACTAGACGGAGAGGCGGTGAATGGAAACCTGAAATATCTACTAAAATGTCAATAAATAATATAGAATTATAATATGACCACTCGTAAAAAAAAACATCCGAGTATTCATACTATAAATGGATATACCGTTATCATGGATTCAAAACATAATAATATGTTGCACATTGAATGCGTCATTAAAAACGGATTTTGTACCGAAACAAAATCGATTTCTGGAATAAACCATTTGTTGGAGCACATTATGGTTGAAAGTTGGAAAAAATGTAAACTTTCATGCAATACCTATTGGGACAATCGCGGTTTATACGTAAATGCGTCTACGGACAATACGACCATGAAATATTATATAAAAGGCTTGAACAAAGATGCTAAAGATATGGTATCTTATATTACGCATATAGTAGACAATCCGACCATTTCACAATCCAATATGGTCAATGAAAAACAAGCCGTTATTGACGAACTCTTAACTTATTCTTCTGATCCTGATTGTAAGGCTGATGATGTATTCAATAAAGAATTTTATAGTCTGGAAGGATTGCAATATGCAGATGATTGGAAATTACAAATAAAAAATTTAAAAACTCTAACCGTTCAAAAATTAACCGATATTTACACGAAACATTTTAATGTTCAAAACATTGTGTTTATAGTTGTTGGTGATTTTAAAGTACCTCATATGATAGACTTGTTTCAAAAAGGATTAACACACCCTAAACAAGGTGTACACCTTCCTTTACAGTGTTATTCGAAATCGCATAAAATTATACATCTACAAAATGATATTGAAAATACGAAAATCCGAATTGGATTTCCATCCAATACACAGGAAAAATACATACACGTTAAATCATTTGTTAATTTGATGCATATCTTATTGTTTACTGAATTACGGTCTAAATTATCGCTTTTGTACGACATTGAAATTTACAATGAAACGGATTCTTGTGGAACCTCTATTTTTATTGAATTTGACGTTCGGCCTACAAATGTTATTCCTGCCATGAAACATTTATTCAAATACATACGGCATATGCAAACTATAAAAAATTCTCATTTAGACGGGTTTAAAAGCAGAGAAATGTATAATTATTTAGCAGGTAATAAATCGATGATAGATTACTACAGTACCTTTGTGTTTTCAAAAGAACCCCTTCATAGTAAAACACAGATAATTGATCAAATTAAACAAATATCTTCGGAAGATATTCTTCGACTGGCCAACTCTTTATTGCCTATTGAAGAGGCTTTATGTATATACCAATCGAATCGTGACTTAAAACTAACATGGGAAAAATTGATTTAAGAATCATATTTCAACATTAACATACATGGGAGTACGCCACCTAAACCAATTTTTGCACAAGCATTGTCCTAGAGGTATGCAAAGTATTACGTTTGAACATTTACGCGGTAAATTAATTGTAGTCGACATTTCTATTTACATGTACAAGTTTAAAGGTATTGATGATCTACTCAACTTAATGAAAAACATGCTTTTGGTCTTGAAAGAATTCGACATTCAGTCTATTTTCGTGTTTGATGGAAAGCCCAAGCAAAACAAACACAATGAATTAGTGAAGCGCAAGCAAAATAAAGAAATGGCGTGGGAAAAATACTCAAAGTTAATCCATACGGCAAAGAAAGAGGAGTTGGATTCACTGAAACAACAATTTACAAAAATAAATATAGTAGACGTTGCCAACGTAAAAACCATTATGGATTCTTTTGGTGCTACATATGTTGTTGCGCCCTTTGAAGCCGATGAAGTATGCGCCAAACTTATGTTAACTCAAAAAGTATATGCATGCATGAGCGATGACATGGACATGTTGGTGCACGGGTGTAGTCATGTGATTCGACATGTAAACTTTGACACCAAAACGGCAACCTTGTACAAATTGGACATGATTTTACAGTATTTAAACATGACGTATACGGATTTCAAACAATTTTGCATTATATCGGGAACGGATTATCACACTACAAATAAAACCTTATTTTCCAACATTCATTTATACAAGAAATACAAAACATCGGATAGTTTGAATTTTTACGATTGGCTGAAGCACAACAATTTCAAAGCAAATTATGAAATATTGGAAACAATATGTCATGATTTTGACGTAGAAAGCAAAGGATATGAGTATTTGGATGATGTCGTAAAGGTCATTTCAATTAAATGCCCTTAAAAAAATTTAAATGAAAAATTCTATTTGACTTTTTTTATTTTTAAACCGCAGCAGGAACAACTGCAGGAACAGCCTTCTTGAAATGCTGGCTCATGAACCGCTGGAGGTTGAAGTAGGTGAGTTCATCCTCCGTCTTAACGGAAAGCAACTTCTTGAGTTTTGCATCCGGGTTGATCTTTCGACCATTCGTGGTATCCTGCAACTTGTTCGCGCGAATGTAGGCATTAATCTCGCGGGTTACCTCAGTTCGCGCAATGAGCGAACCATGCGGCTTGCTCAAGAAATCAGCAAGTTGATCACTGATGAGCGTAGGCTTAACAAAGCCACTCGGAGCGCGGTTGGAATTCTTATTCTTGCGCTTATGACTCGACTTCAGCGCCGCCTTCATCTCGCGATCCGAACGCTTCTGTAGCGCGCGAACCTCGCCCATTACAGCGGAGAGTTGGTGGCGAAGACCGGTCATATTGGCCATGACGGAAGTAAAATCGCTAGAAATGTCAAGAGAATCTTCAGGAACAGCAGGAGTTACTGCAGGAGTTGATGGAACAACTGCAGGAGTTGCTGCAACTGCAGCAACAGAGGCAACGGTGGAATCTTCAGGCTTTACGGACTTCGACTTAGGAGGCATTATACATTGTATAATGGCATTTATTTAAGTATTTATTTTATAATATATATTATTATTTATTTATCTAGCAAAATGCGTTCGTTTTTTATATTTTTTATATTTTTTATTTTTCTTAGTGTTTCCGCCGTTATATTCAGAAGGAGTAAGGGTAACAAGTATTTTTAATAAAACTGTATCTATCGTTGTATTATAAATAGAGTATCCATCGTAACTAGGACTACAATAATTACTTATTTCTTTTTTTATATACTTAAAAGGGTCTATATTTCCCTTACCTTTTATTTCAGGAGTGTTCATTACAATAAATTTATGGGTGTTTTTACTAAAATAACCCGTTCCTTGTACATTTTCACTAAACATGGCTCCACAATGAACAAGATGTACAATAAACTTTAATGTTGTTGTTAATTGATCGTTACCCACATATTTTTCAATTAATTCATGTTCGGCAGCATAAAGAGACTTTTGATATTTAATTTGATTATACAAATCTTCATCGGATTGACTATGATCATATTTTTGTACAAGACTCACATATATTTTTTTCATGTTTTCATTAGTTGGAATTGCACTTAATAAATAACCTATAATTAAATCAAGAAGGGTTTTATAAGTATCCGTATTTGAATGATAATAAAGGGCATTAGAATGTTTTAGTAAAATAGTAACCATTACATTATATATAGTAGGGTTACTGTATAACTTTTGTATTTTTTCAAATAATGAATATATTTCTTTTAGGGTAATATTAAATGCACTTAATCCTTTATTCATAGTATCAGATCCATCTAATATAAATTTCATGACAACTGGACTTATAAACATCAACCCTATATAATGATTTTGAATTAGAGCAGAATGTCGTGTCAATAAATCTATAATAGATTGTTCATTACCACTAACTTCAAACGCATCTAGTGTAGTATTAAACTCTGTATATAAATCTAAAATAGGATTTGATTTTGTATTGGATATTAATGAATAGGCCATTTTAGCCGCTATCCCACTTTTAGACATCCCTAAAAGAGTTAATATTTCAGTAGAGGCTACTGTTTTAGAACCAAATGTATAAGGTCCCGTTGAATATATAATAGGTGAAGTTGCGCATGTATAAGTAGGAAAAGATTTTTTAGGAGTTTTTGTATCCGGCTCAACTTGGGCGGGTTCTGGTTCTTTTATACGTTCTGGTTCTTTTAGAAGTTCTGGTTCTTTTAGAAGTTCTGGTTCTTTTACGGGATCGTTTATAGGTTCAGATTGAAAACCTTTGGGTTCAACAAGGTTAGGAACTTGTGCAAGGTCCTGAATATTGGGTCGTTCGGTTTGGGTATATTGCTCATGAGTAGGAAGATCTTGTATAGGTAGTTTTCCATAGGACGGTTTAGTATATTTAATTTGTTTTTTTGGTAGTTTTAATTGATTACTCGCAAGTTGGTCGGAGGTAATTGTATTTGGTGTTTCTTTAAAGCACAATGGCTCTAATTCATTGCACATTGATTTTGCATTCGTTGGTTTGGGAACTCCTGTAAACACGGTTAGATTTCCAAAACGGTTATTTTCATTTACAACTGTAAATGCCCATGAATTGTGTTTAAACACAGAATCATCACTTAGTTGACCGATTAATGTGGGTAATATAGATTGCATTAAATTAGAATGACATACTATAAAAACATGAGGATCTGTGTAATATAATCGATACCAACTATTAAAATTGAGCAATGCATTTTCGCCATAATAAAATGTAAATAAATCAGTACGAATATTTTTAAAATTTACATAGATGGGTTTAGATCGTAGTTCAGTATCATAAATAACAGTTGGTTTTATAGATCGAACAGCAACATCTTCTATGTATTGATCAAGAGTAGTGCAGGCTCCTCCCTTTATTGTTTTAGTTATTTTATCGTACAATTGGATTTTGGTGTCATTTTTAGTAGTAACATAAATACTAGGAAGATTTTTAATACCTAGATCAGTAATGAGTGTTTTTATAAATAAATTCATTTTGTTAATTTGGTCTTCGTGGGGAAGCGGCATATTTTCGGAACTACTACCTGCTTCTTTAATAAACGGTGCGACAATAAGATTAAGGTCTACCCCTAACGTATTTGTTTTTTTATAAAATTCAAGGATTGCACTTTGCCAGGTTCGAATAAGTACGCTTACAAATACAGTTCCACTAAAATGAGGAGTTTCGCGGTTTAAATTGAGTAATGATTTAATTCCATACAAAGTTAGAGATGGATCTGCATCCCCATTTAAATATTTAGATACTACATTCATTTTTTGTTCTTTTAATAAATTATTACAGGATAATGCATGGCGAATCAACATGTAAGTTATGGGGGTTTTTTGACTTTCTTCTAATGCCATGGCTCGTTGTTCCTTTTCTAATTCAGTAAGTTTTGAAGCAACGGGTGCTGATGCAACTGCACTTGGATAAACGGGTGAAACTTCAACGGGCGCAACTGGAGGTGTTGAACTAAACCAGTTTTTCCACCCTGATCCATTTTGTTTTCGCGTACGCTTATTTTTTATACGTTTATTTCTTGTCATATATATTTAAATATAAAATAAGGGAGTAGTTATGTTATTGCTGGAAAATATAGATTCTTACAATAATCAATTTGTATTTTTCCTGCCTTCTGTAAAGAATAATTTAATTGCTAATAGTTTGTTTACAAGTTTAATTTATTCAACTCCCATTATTTCTTTTTCAGGACTCTATTTATTTGTACCTGAAAAACACCATGACATTGTATGTAAGATCAATGACATTGAAAAAAGTATATTATCCCTGTACAATTGTCCTAAAATAATGATTTCTCTTATAAAATCAAACTTAGGCTACATCAAAACGCAATATAAACCCAAAACAATATTAAAAATTTCAGGGATATGGGAAAATGAAACATCGTATGGGCTGGCTTATAAATTTATATAGTAAACCCATCCGTCTGATAATACATGGCGATTATGTACTGAAAATAAATAAATAAAAATAAAAACGTAGAAGTCATCCATCCTAAATAATAAATGTCACTATTGGTTTTATCTACCACCGACGTTACTAATTTTCTTACAATTTCAATATTGGCGGCCATCATCGCCGTTACAAAATAAGAATAATAATACCAAGAATCCGACATGTTATTTCCTTGTATAACATCATAATTGTAGGCAATACAATAAATGTAAATTCCAAGAATACTGAACATGTACAAAAATAAAAATAAATGTTTGTCTTTCATATCTATTATGTATTCCATGGTTGTTTTTTCAGGACCCGATGCAATCGTGTACAGTACAAGAAGACAGTTCATCAATATACCCAATGTGTATATACTAACCCCCCACAATATGGCATTGTGAGAAGCCACTAAAGTAATGATGGCTGAAACTTCTATCATGGTAATCATTTGAATCAACAGGGACATTATATTATTAGTATAAAATAATATAAAGAATGTATTCCATAATGTGTATGTCACGCGTTATTGGTTATGTAAAGTGGTTTAATACAAAGACGGGCTATGGATTTATTACGTATGAAAATGCCGATATTTTTGTGCATCATGCTAATTTAGTTGTAGATAACAACCAATATAAATATTTGGTGCAGGGTGAGTATGTAGAATTTGTTATTTCTGAATTAGAAAATTCGAAACATAAAAACAATGCAACTGAGGTTACAGGGGTTTATCGTGGTCTTCTGATGTGTGAAACTCGGGCAAAGGCAAAGTTGGAACAAGAGAATCAGAAACAAGTTTAGTTTTTGTATTTTGACGTTGTAAAATACCAATACAAATGTCAGGTAAGGTGGCTATAATGTTCATAATGGTTTTGTATTTAAAGGCACATAAACATGCGTCTTTTTCAAAGCGTATACTATACCACCAATAAGAAGGTATAAAAATCATTCTTCCTTGGGTTAGTGTTATTTCTAAAAACTTTACTTTATCTACTTGATTTTGCCAAGGATTAACAACAGAGTAATTTTCTTGGTTTCCATAATCTTTAATTGCGTTTAAATATTTTGCATTTCTTGGTGGGGTCAGTTTTAAAGTGACGGATCCATTTGTCACGTAAAAATAATTTCTATAATGCGTACTGTATTCGAGTCGCGTAGTTGCCTTATCCGATCCAAACAATAAATCATACTGAATAGAAGAGACCATAGGTGGTCGTAAAAATGCATCTGTAGTAGAATAATGCCGTTTTACCATGGTTTCGTGCAAAAAATCAGCATTATTCATGGAAACATAAGTTTCTTTAGATAGAAGGGCGGATTCAAGCCTGCATTGCGTGGCTATACAGTGTTCATTGTAAGTCATTACATCGAATGCATTGTATTCGGATAATCTTGCCAATGTACATTGTTGAATGTCATCTTCATAATAATTAAATACGAGTGGTTGGCGTAAATTGCACACATCTTCAAGTTTTGATTTATTCGGCAATTCAAGTTCAAACAATTCTAAATCGTTACTTGTTTTTAATTGATAAATAACATGCATGTAAACCACGATTACAATGCAAATAGTTAATAATGAGATTAGAATATTCATTATTAACCTAGTATACTTGTTTTAATACATTTTTACGTAAAGGATATTCCTGGACCACTATCGGTTAATTCTGTGAGTTTTACCGTACTCTTTTTTTTATTTTTAGAAATAAGTACTTTAGCAGGTACAACTGGATCAGCCTGCACCGACTGCACCGACTGCACCGACTGTACCGACTGAACCGTCGAACCCGTATCAGAAGATACATTAGATTCTAGAATATCAACACGTTCATTAAGTGATTCTAGATCTAGCAACCGTTTGTTAATGTCTGAAAACAAAGTAAGGTATTGTTCGCAATCAGGAATATTGTCGGCTACATAAGATTCATGATTTCCTATTTTTTTTTCAAACATTTTTATGGTAGCATGAAGAGTAACCTCCAGTTTTTGAACCTTAGTGGCTAAAATAGTTAATGCATCTTGATGAGAAATCAGTTTAGGTGCTTTGTTCATATTTTTGCTAAAGAAGTTATAATTTTATTTTTAACTAATAATAATTTCTTTCTATACATCAATGGAACCTGAAAAACCAACCTTTTTTAGTCACGTTTTTAATTTTGAAACGGATAGCAGAAATGAAATTGTAAATATAATTCAATATAGTGTGTTTTCGGTCATGTTTATTATGCTTTTAAATAAAGCCATTCAGACGTATATGCCTGAATTAGATAAAGACAAAGGAACTATAGCAATATCCGTTGAAATAATGATTCAGGTGATTTTATTATTTGTAGGTATCTTGTTTATCCACAGAATCATTACCTTTATACCTACATTTAGCGGTATTAAATATGCAGATCAAAATATAATTACTACTATTTTACCGGTATTAATAGTACTCTTAAGTATATCTAGACTAGGTGAAAAAGTTTCTATTTTAATGGATCGGTTCATGGGAGAAAAGGTTACTTCTGCGCCTGTAAAATTAACTCCGATGCAACCCATGGGATCCACTTCTCCTCAATTATTACCTCATGGCTTGAATACATCCAATCCAATGGCCCAATCACAAGAACCCGATTTTAATACCATGTTTGCAGGTCCCGCCACTCCCCTTGTGAATGCACAAGAACCGTTTGAGCCCATGCCGTCGAATTATGCTGGGTCTAGTATTTTTTAACTTTTATTTTTTTATTTTATTCAAGAAAATATATATGCAGGTAAATAAATTACACACTATTATTATTGATTATCCATTGCAATATCCGCTCATTGATGATCCACAATTTACTCAACAATTATTACAAAAATCAGAGTTTAATCTTTCTTTACCCGTTTACAACCCTAAAAATGAAGCCGATGTAGAAGAAATAATAGATACTTTATCTGAATCGGCTATAGAATTAACTCCTTATCAGTTATTTGTTCGAAATTTCATGTCTAATTATACTCCCTACAATGGATTATTGTTGTTTCATGGACTGGGTACGGGTAAAACTTGTTCTGCAATTACAATTGCTGAAGAATACCGAAAGTATCTAAAACAAATTGGAAAAACCAAGAAAATATATATACTTTCGATGACATCGGCCATTGTTGAAAACTTTAAATTTCAACTGTTTGACCCCTCTCATTTATCGTTCGTCAACAAAAAATGGAAATGCAGCAGTTGTATTGGAGATAAATTTTTGCAAGAAATAGATCCTTACCAAAGTTCCAACATGGATAAAGAAACTATAACTAAATTAATACAAACGATTATACAACAATATTATGTTTTTTCAGGATGCAAAAGTTTTGCCAATTCCGTGAATAAAAAATTGCACAATTTAAATAAAGAAGATACTCATTCTATACTTGATCATTCTTTCGGAGATGCCTTATTTATTATTGATGAAGCCCATAACATAAAAGAAGATGATAAAGATGAAACATTTAGTCGTGTTTTAGATACCATTACAGAACACACTACCATTAAGTTGCTCATGATGACGGCCACACCCATTTTCAACAGTTGTAGAGATTTTATTTATTTGGCGAATATTTTAAATAGAAATGATAAACGACCTATTATGGCAGATCCTGCTGCTATATTTGATGAAGATGATAATTTTTTACCGGGAGGGGAGCAAGTATTGATGCAACATTTACATGGATATGTTTCCTATGTAAAAGGTGAAAATCCTTACACATTCCCCTTTCGTATTTATCCAAATTTAAAATACAAACATCCTACCCAAACAGCAGTGAAGGGAAATGATTTTTATGAACTACAACATCTTAAAATTTATCCTGTACAATTAAGTGATTACCAAGAAAAGATGTATTTAGAAAATATACAACAAGAAGATGCTTTATTTACAAAATATATTTTGGCTTCTAACTTATTGTTAATGACGTATCCAAATCAGAATGCGCACATTGATGATGTCATGGATGTAAATACGCGTACGTTTACATGTACCTATAAAGATGATCATCATTTTTTTAGTGATTTGAAACCCTACAGTGCTAAATTATATGCCCTTCAAGAAAATATTAAAGCCTCTCAAGGTATTATTTTGATTTACACACGCTATATTAAAGACGGTATATTTCCAGTGGCCATTGCATTGGAATCCATTGGGTACAATAATTATGCAGGGGCTAATATTTGCACGAACTTAAAAAAACCATTCGAAAAAGGAAAATATGTAATCTTAAATCCATCCGTGCAAAAGTCAACGGCTTCTATTATTTCCGTCATTAACAATCGTCTCAATAAAAACGGTGAACAAATTAAAGTAGTTATTATTACAGATGCAACATCGGAAGGTGTTGATTTTAAAAATATTCGCCAAATTCACATTATGGATCCTTGGTGGAATTTAAATCAAATTGAACAAATTATAGGAAGGGCAGTACGGTTGAGAAGTCACAAGGATTTAGATTTACAATTTAGAAATACTGAAATATTCATGTACACAGCCATACTAAAATCAAGTATTGAATCCTTTGATTATTATTTATATAGAATAGCCGAAAAAAAGGCCATCAATATAGGAAAAGTAACACGATTGTTAAAAACAATTGCCATTGATTGTAATCTAAACTCGGTTCAAACACAAAGTAATGAAATGTTAAATCATATTAAAATTAAACAAATTCCTTCGTCAAAAGAATACAACAAAACCACCATTGATTACCCCATTGGAGATAAACCCTATACCGTTTTAACGGATTACATGGAAAAATGTGAATATAATTGTATTTCACCTGCAGAAACTGGTTCCGAATTAACCATAGATTATTTAGTATCTCACACGGAAACTATCATTCAACGCATTGTAGTTTTGTTCATTAAAAATTACATATACAGTCAAGAAGAAATTATCAACGAAATACAAGTCCGCGTAAATATTCCCAGTGAACAAATTTTATTTGCATTAACCAAAATGATTCAGGATAAAACTCCAGTAGTGGACATGTTCAACCGGAAAGGATACATCATTAATATTGGAAAATTGTACATGTTTAATCCTCCTGAATTAGGTAAGGATATACCCAATTATGAAAGAAGAATACCCATGGCCTACGTTCACGACAGTATTATTATTGATCCCGGTAAAAAGGAAATAAAAAATGTGGTGGTTGAAAAAATTATAACTCAATTAAAACATCAATACGATTTAGCGTTTAATTCTCACTACGATACTTCAAAACTTCGCGGGCAAGGACCTGAATATTTAATGTACAGTGTTTTGGATCAGTTGCATAATCATATGCAGTTAAATCTTATTCCTGGATTTGACAAGCATAAAGAGGACCTTATGCTGGACAGTTTAGTTGAATATGTACCGGACACGGAGTGTTTAGTATTGGTAAAATATTTATTTTCTACCTCTGATCTAAATGCATTTGAATTAAAATTAAAAAAATACTTTGATAAAGTATCCTTTAAACGAAGTGATGATATTCACTATGCTCTTTGGGTACATAATCCTAAAATTACACATCGGTATTACACCAAGGATTGGGAGCCCTCTATTTCAAGTCAAAAACCAATTCTTTCTAATCTTATAAAAGATTCTAAATTAACCGTTAAACTTCCCCTAGGTGGGATTATATTTGAAGTAAAGGGGCAACCCCAACGTATTTTTAAAATAGCCTTGGAAAAAAGACACGGAGCAAAACTAGTCGGAAAAACAGATGCTCTTCAGATATTACAACAATTAATTCCTGATATTTATCCAGGAAATGTTCCCTTTACTTGTGTGCATCTTAATTTGCAAATTGAATTTTGTTTGCGGTTTTATGATAAGATAAATCATAAGGGTAAACGATGGTTTTTAAATCCGATTGAAGTTGTTCAAAACACAACCATTGATTTTGATTTAATTGGGCGCCAATCTAAAAAATAATTAGGGGTCAATCAAATAATTCATGATATTAATCACCATTTCTTCGGTTATTTTAAATTCGTGTTCGTTGTTGTAACTACACACAATTTCAGATACATCCAGCATGTTATTTTTATCTAAAAATACTTTTATGGTTTGGATAAACACTTGTGTAGACGTTAAAAAAACCACATCGTCTTTACACAAGTTTAATTGGATGAGTATATTTTTTAAATGAATGTCAGAAATAATTAAAGGTAAGTTTTTTTGTTTTAAGTAGGATCTCCATAAAAAGTAAAACTCCTTGTATGAAGTAGTACCTGTTTTCTTCATGCATTCATCTATAAATATGTTGACAATCGTTTCTTGCGTATTTACCTTTAAAAAAGTAGTTGCCGATATAAAAACGGGGTCATTGCATTGAGATAGAAACCCCTCTGCATTTCCATATTTATTCGATAAATAAGTAGCGACGCTAATTATATTTAATATTTTATGTTTAAGAGGTACCATTTCAGGGCATTTACCCGTTAGAATACGGCATTGATCATATTTATGATCATAATATTTATATTTAAATACGTCGCTTATACTTTTATTGGTAAAGACATAAATTTGTTCAATCATTTTTCTCAAAAAAAGTTTGTACGAAGAATCTATAAAGTAAGTAATAGTATCCTTTTTGTTTAACAAAGCATCCCCCAAAATAGTCAAAAAATACTTGACATGATGTTTTGAATCAAACATAGTTAAATTTTGAATAACATCTTTAATCGTAGTGGGTTCAGGTATACTGCTTGAAAAAACCATTTCTTTAATTCGCTTGATGATATGTTTTTTTATTTTAAACTTCCAGATTTTTAATTCATTGTCATTGAGATCCGTCAACACATAATGTATGATGTCGTCTTCAGAAATAATAGAATAATTAGTATCTGCATATTCAATAAACAATTCAGTTTGGGGGATATAAAAAATAAGATGTTGGGTTATAAATTGCTGCACATATTTATCTTTTTTATCGGTAAGGTCTACTAACTGAATATTTCGTTGAATATAATTTTCTTCAATAGAGGTCATTAAACTAGGTAAATTAGCAATATAAGTTGCCAATTTATCACACATATACGGATTGCCTTTATATTTGTCAACCAAGACGGAAATTGTATCCATAATAGAAAATGGATACAATATATTTAAATCTATTTGCGTTTAACTAATTCGTTTAGTCGGAATCGATGAACTCACGATATAGAGTGAATTCTCCGTTTCAATAATGTATTGTTCACCTACCTTGTACACCTTTGAAATAGGACTCGTGTACTCATCCTCATTTTTAACAAGCAATTTCTCGTTGGTAGATCTTACACCAATCGATACAGAGTTCGTGCATGACTTTTCCCAATAATCAAGCATAATGGGTTTATCATTCCCTAAAGAAAGTTTGCAAACATGCTTCATTACCAAATCACACGGAAGTTTTTGTTCAGTCATGATACTACAATGTTGGTATGCTTTAAATGGTTATTTTATTAAAATAAACTTTTTGACCTTTTTCTTAACTAACTCTTGTTTCGCGCGAATACATTTGTTGTCGACTACATGAGTAAACAAATCTTGTAACATGGAAATGATGTAATTATAAATCGTGTAAATTATATCTTGAGAGCATTTACCTACGATTAATATACTTCCTGTTCTAAAAATCATAAACGACACAGAATTTCCGGGTACAGGCGTTGTTACTACTTCACCTTTTTCTGTATAATAAATTTTACATTGTATTCCTGGATAAGAGCATGGATCATACACAGCCGATACATTTTTATCGTAGCGAAGTTTGTGATACAAATGATCTCGATTAATGTAATAGCCGCAATTAAAGTTTGAATTGATCAACACCACTTCTTCACTTTCTTGATTATATGAAATTTCAGGGTAGTATTCTCGTAATTGAGTCAGCAATATTTTAATTATAAATGGAATATGCGTGCGATCTTGAATTCCAGGTATTTCGATCTTCCCCGTATTAAATATCTTTACATGAAACTCTTTGTAGTAACCTATAAAGACGCGTAAAATAACCACGAAACAATTGTAAAAAGCCCCTTTTTGTTTAATTCGATAGGATAAAATATCCTTTTTAGATATTCCAATCGTCACTTTGCAAACGTCTTTGTATTTAATTATTCCTTTTTCATTATCGATGTGCTTTATGGTCATTCTATACCCATAGGAATACTGTTTAATTTTTTCTTCGATATCAGCCACTTCACATTTGGTAGTGCTATTTATTTTCATTTGTTTTTTTATAATCCCTTCTTTCTCAATATGGTAAGGGATAATGGGTAATTTCCAAAAGATGTCAGGCAAATCAATAGGTTGGTTCAAGTAAGAGATAATGGTATGCGTAGAAATATACAATGCACTTGGTGTAGGTTCAGGACCTGTATAAGGATTAAGAGTAATCTGTTGCATGTAGGCAGATTCGTCATTTAAAAAAGTAGACCATTCTTCATTTAAATCCATTTACAAGATAGAATAAGTTATTTAAATTCAATTTATTATCGCATTAAATAGTTAACCAAATAATCTATATTTACATCTGAATTATGTATCGCAAGTTCTAAGTAATCTAAATTATTTAAATTATAGGTAGTTAATGTCTTCATAATAATGTAGTATAAATATTCTTTCATAATGTGTTTTTTATCCATGTTATACTCTATACTTATTGTATTCACTTTATCCACAGGATGGGGACATGTACTTAATTCATCCCATATCTCTGAATTTACAATTTTAAAATTTTGAGTAGCATCTTGGTTGGTCTGCATGTAATTGATCATACTTCTTAAATCCGACCCAAATAATTGTTGAACGTATTGCAATTGTTCATCTGTAAAAAGGACGTTTTCTTGGTGCGCAATATGTTTTAAAAACACTAAAATATTGTCTTTGGGCAAATGATTAAATTTTATTTTTATAAATAAGGATTGCAACGATTCATCTATTTTACTGATGTAGTTGCAAATTAAAAAAAAACGAGTGTTTTCGTAAGCCTCATTCATTAAATAAATGAGGGCTTGTTGCGCATTTTTGGTCATGGAATCGACTTCATCTAAAATAACAATTTTTAATCCAGTATTAAAAAATGTTTTTGAACTTACAAAGGAATGAATTTGATTTCGTATTACATCAATACCCCGATCATCTGATGCATTCAAATGAATCACCAGTCCTTTATTTTGTTCCTTTGTCTTCATTTGATACATGGTGATTAAATTGATAATAGTCGTTGTTTTTCCTGTACCTGGAGGTCCGAAAAAAAGCATATTGGGAATGTATTGCATTTCTACCATATTGGTGAACATTTGTTTGTTGTACGGATTAAGTACAATGTTTGAAAATGTCGTCGGTCGATATTTTTCAGCCCATGGTATATCCATAAATCTTTATTTGAAGGTAGGTTTATATCCTTATCTTGAATTCATCATCGACGCATTTCCTGATAAAAAGGTAAGCACATTGTATCTTTCTTCAATGACATATAAATCAAAGGTGTAATCATATAATTTATACATGGATTTATTTACACCTAATTGTAGACTTGAATTTGGATCGCAAATAACTAAAAAGGTAGAATTGGGATCTAATGCAGGGGTTATGGTCGTGAACTCAAACTCTATTTTTGAGTATTTACTTAAATTAATAGCGCCGGAGGGTTGCAATTGAAACGGTGATGTATGCAAACAAAAATTATAACAGTACAACCCCTCTAAACCTACCGAACCATATCCGGGACTCGTTAAATATTGTTGGTCTTGTAAATATATATTGGCAGGTCGTACTTCTTCGCGCACAGATCCATCAAAAGTAATTCCAAATTGGGTCAGTATATTTTTTTGATTTTCATTTCTATAATCACCAGTCCCAAATAATTTACTTAACGAATTATCCGGATTTAAACCGTACCCTCGCGACGGTGTATATGGACTTATAGCCATTGTATTGTCTAATGGAAGTATATTGTAGGGTAAATAATCATAGGGCCAATTTGTAAAATTGCTCCATTCATTTCTCGCATCTACATCGGATCGTTGAAACATAAACATCCAATTCAATACAAGTCCTGATGAATTTTGAAGCCAAACTTTATCTGTAATGGACACATGCTTGAATAAAGTTTGGTGGTATTCCTTGACCAAATACTTTTGTGGATGTGCAGCAAACATTTTAGATTCTTCATCCGATAAAAAACAATATTGACAGGATAAATGCGCATTTTCATTCCAAGAAGTACCGAATGTAGAATAACTCAAGGTTACATTTGGAGGTTGTTGAATAAATCTATAAAATTGATGTTGCGCAATCGTCATGTTGGGCGCAATAACAGGATATTCATTTCCCGGATCCAATACATCCTTTATTTGATATAATTCTCGGATAGGGCGCAAGGTAATTTCAATTTGTAGTACGTTGTATTGCAATGCCACTAAAGGGAAGGCTTGTTGTGATGTAAATCCCCACCATACAGGTAATGGAATCCTTAATTGTTTACCTCGAATAGAAGGTTCTTGCTGAAGTCCATCTTTATATATTGAGTTTGGATAAGTATTTACACGTCCAAAAGCATTGGCAGGATCATATAGGTCAACTGTATTGCCTACCATTTCATTCCATTTTTGTTTTTGTGTTGAGGTTAAATCCCGATTGGCTAAAGCCACAATGTCGGCTCCATTTAATTGCTGAATTAGGTTTCCTCCAATGGTAAATTTAATAGACTTAATCATCATGGCCCCTAAATTTTTAATCCATTTAAATTCATAAGGAACCCATTTTTGAGGAACTCCATCATTTATATCTGCATCTGTACTACCTGCTGGGTAAATGGGACTATATATATCTGGAATTTGTATTACAAAATAAGTATCCATAAGTAGTTCGGCATACCGCTTTACTTTAAATTGATACACCGTTTCTGTAGAAACACCCATTTGTCGCAATCCTTCAAAATCTAGCCTAAAATTTTGTATTCCAAAATTTGTAATGCGTTTATAAGTACTTGTCCAATACGTTTTTTGCGGATTTCCGTGAATAATTATGTTTTGGTTACCCATGGCTATTAAATTTAATACACCACCTACCATACTGACTATGTACATTTTGATTTATATTGTTTTTGTTCAAACTAATAAGTAATATATTTTATATTTAAACTATTGTTGGGTTTGTATCGTAACAAATCAAGTGTATTCGATGTAGTTTTAAACTGATCCTGTCCATATATATCTTGCAATAACAACCATTCGAACAATCCGCCTACATATACATACGCCGACCCGCCTAATTTACTAATTTGATTGTATTTTAAATAAATGGTTTCATCATTACTGTTTTTACCATAAATAAGAATACCCCTTTTTTGTTGTATCGCCAACTCCACTTCTTTGATTTCATTGGAAATGTTCACCGTTTTAAATATCAATATAGATTGATCATTCGGGTTTAATGTATTGATAATAATCATATTATTGGTTTGTGCATATTGCACGTCTTGGAAACTTACCTTATTCATTTGTTGGTTTCCCATGATTATCTTAAGGATTATTTAATTAAAATTGAAACAAATAAATATAGACCTTTCTAGTAAATGGATCTCATTCAATTGCCGCCTATTATCGTTCGTTCATCGAAAATTGAAAATGTATCGGCTGCTTTAAGCCACCTTTTTGGAGTAGAATGCGTGAAAGAATGTTACATTGAAGAACACAACAAGGCCTACATTAAATTTTTACTCATTCCATCTAGTTTGTGCACAGAATTTTATAGTAAATTAACAGGACAAGTTGAGTTCACCTATAAGGATCATACCTATTATGCCATCAGTCAATATATAAATATATAAATCTTTAATTTAAACTTATCTTACTTTTTTTAGGTATGTTAGTCGTACGTGAAAATGGGACACTCTCCGAAATAACAGAAGTCAACATTTCTGATTACGGGAAAAGAAAGTGTAGTTGGAAACTAGAAGGAAAGGTAATTAATTTATATGGAAAAACAAAACGTGTCACGCACCCTGTACGCTATGATTTCCCTCCTCCAGTAGACAATACGTTATTCAATAAAGAATGTTTGCTTGTAAATCCAAATGCACCCTTGACCCTTATAGAATGGAATTCGATTTACGAAACGTTAATGGGTGGATTTGAAGATCTAACTTCTGAAACCGAATCCGAATCCGAGACAGAATTCGATAAAACAAAACAAGGATATGCTAAAGATGGATTTGTTGTATCGGACGAAGAAAAATTGACTTAGAAAAAGAAAGGATAACCTAGTATAATGCGAACTGTCGACAATCCCATTTTGTTCAGAACTACCATTGAACATGAACTGAATAAAATTGTAAACAATGAAGATATAAGTAACAGTATTGAAATTGGAATTTATAATTTTACTATTGCAGAAAGTACCGCCCGTAAAATTATAAAAAAATGGAATAATCCCTTCTTTGTAGAAATATACATTTCAAAATTTAAAACACTGTTGATCAATTTACAAAGCGAATATGTGCAACAACTTGCATGTAAAAATCCATATAATGTTGCTTTTATGACGCATCAAGAATTTAATCCTGAAAAATGGAAACCCTTACTCGAGAAAAAACAAAAAATAGAACAATTTATGCTTAGTAACAAATTAACAGCCAATACGGACATGTTCACTTGTTTTAAGTGTAAAAGTAAAAATTGTTCTTATTATCAACTGCAAATTCGATCCGCAGATGAACCCATGACTACCTTTGTAACTTGTATTGATTGTGAAAATCATTGGAAATGTTAAAATAACAACCTGTCTACTGTAGTACGCACACAAAATAGTCGATGCAATAAAATACCTAATGCAAAAAGTAGGATTGATGTTTTTACAAAATGTTTTTTTGAGATTAGATAGGCGATTACAAGTGTACCTACAACATCTAAAATGGCTACATTAAATAGCCTGTAGGCATGAACTCCTTGGTTTAATTCGCCTAACATAGTGGAATAAGAACAAGACATACATATCGTTTTTAAATAAAATTGAAGTGTTATATTTTATTTAGGAATACTATATCATGTCCAAGTCTTTGATCGTCAACATTCCATCGCAAGATATTGGTAATGCATTCAAGTATTTTTGGCATTTGCTAGGACTTTCTACGCGTGTTACTGGTTTATGCGAGTATGTAGAAGACTCTGTTATATACACAAAATGCAATGTTACTACGCATGAAATCTCTGAAAATTTAACCATTATACAAAAATCTATAGATACATGTGGATATGCTGATGTATACAGTGTAAATCATACAACAACTGATTTTTGGAGACTTTGGCCACAAAAATCGGTTTACGTTAAAGTTCCTGAACATGCTTTAGATGACAAAGTTTTAATTCTCGAACCTGCATCAAAAGAAAAAGAAAAAGAAAAAGAAAAACCCGAAGAAGAACTACCTAAAGAAAAAGAAGAACCTAAAGAAAAGGAAGAACTACCTAAAGAATCCTTCAAATTCGTGTTTGCACAACCTGCTAAACCTTTTATCTTTACCAAAGAACCGCTTAAACCCTTTACGTTTACATTTGAGACCGCGAAAATACCTACCCAAATGGAACAAACGACTAAAGAATCTATATTATGGCTAAACCAAGAAACTAAGTTTTACTGAATTTATTTATTTTTTTATTTCGGGAATCCAACTAAATTGGCGCCAATACCAAATCCAGCACCCGTGCGGGCAGTAACTCCCATACTTGGAATGTAAGTATCTAAAATAGAAAAGGTAGCCGCTGCCGTAAGAGCGATTAGCGCAACCTCATCCATACTAAGTCCTTTTCCCTTTGGAATTACATAAGAAGCGATGGCAACCATCAATCCTTCAACTAAGTATTTAATGGCACGTTTAAGCAATTCTCCTAAATCAAACATTATAAGTAATAGATAGAAAAAAATATATTTTAATTAAAACTTAAATAAATTAAAGTATGTATTGCATGTCTAAAGTTGATTTGCTTGAAGAAGATAAACCCATTGCGCAACAAAAGTTTGTTTGTGTGTCTTTTGTTTCCCCTGAAAATATAATTAAATCTAAAGATGAGTTTTATTTTTCTCAATTTGTAAAAACCTGGGATCTTTATAAATCTACTCAAAAGTATGCACAGTTCACTGCATTTCTTGCTTATAAATATAATTTAAATACAGAACAGATTACTGAAGATTTAACTGAATTTTGCAAGGAAGAAGGTGAATTATTGGCTTCAGATTGTGTATCAGACGATTACAAGAATTTTTTGGAAAAAAACTTAGATGCACTCGAATTGGAGTACAGTAAAAAAAATAATTTTCAAACCAATACACGAGGGTTGAAAATACGAGGTGTTTTTCCTTCACAAGAAGAGGCTGAGTTGCGTGCTAAAATTCTTAGGGAGCATGATCCTAATTTTGATGTTTATGTAGGACCTGTAGGAATATGGATGCCATGGGAACCAGATGCCTACAAAACAGGGAGGGTTGAGTTTTTAGAATCTGAATTAAATGAATTAATGGCCAACAAAAAGGCCAATGAAGACACCGCCAAGGATTATTTTAACCAACGCATCAAAGACAAAAAGAGAAAGGCCATTGAAGAAAACATTAAAAAGGCTAATGAAAGCGGAAATAAATTAACACAAACACTCGATAACAATGGCGATTTGATCGGAGTCAAAAATATAGTTGAGGTTTCAGATGTTCGGAAAATGTTGTTTGAAAATGAAAATGTAGTTACTCAACAAACTGATCATGGGTTAAGCAATTTTAAGCAAGATTAGAATGCACATAGGCTAATATATCTCCTTCTTGTCGTGCACCTTCATAATCAGCCGTGATACTTCCTTGTTTAACTACCATCATTCTTGGGAAACTAGTTGTATTTGTACGTTTAAGCAACGCTTTAACGGCTTCATTTTCAGAATCACTGCAATCTATGGCTACCATTTTTTCAGGTGCTTTTTCAGCAGCCTTATCCCATTCAGGTTTTAAATTTTTGCAATGAATACAACTATTGGTATACAATAAAACAAGTACATTTTTAGTTTTTATATCCGTAAACAAGGCTTGCGGACTTGATTCAAACCCTTCATTAACAGATAGGGCAATGGCGGCGCACAAAAGTACGATTAATAACAAGATATACCAAGGAAGAGTTGTTTTAGACATATACTATATGTCTAAAATAATTTTAGATAGTATAAATATGGATTACACAAAAATTATTATAGTCATTCTTTTTTCCTTAATATCAAAATACATTTATTCTTCGTATAAAGACACCGAAGAATTGTTTGAATCCCAACAACACTACCAACTTGTTTCGGATTATTTTATTGGGGAAAAAATGAATCGCAAAAAACCCATTTTATGGATATTTAGTCCACCTGAAATAAATGCGCGAAATTGGGAATCTTTTTATTCTCGAAACACTGAAAAAATAAATCAACCTTATCTTCAGATCACCATGAAAAGCATTTACGATAAATGCAAAGAATCCTTCAATGTATGTTTAATCAATGACGATGCTTTTGATTCTTTGCTTAATTGGAATGTAAAAATAAATGATCTTGGAAATCCAGTCAAAGACCATTATAGACACCTTGGGTTATCCATGATTTTATATCATTATGGAGGATTTATAGTCCCACCTTCTTTTTTATGTGTGCACAATCTGTATGATTTGTATAAATCAAGTATTCAAGAAAAAGGTATTTTTGTACTAGAACAAGTAAATCACGGAATAACTCATGACCAAACTGCTTATTTTCCAAATATAAAAATGATGGGCTGCAAAAAAAACAACTTTTACATGAATGAAATGGTTCATTACCAAGAACAATTGTTTTTAGACAAAACGGCCCAATCTGATTTTATTGATAATGTGAGTTTGTGGTGCAATCGAAAGATTACCGTTGTCGATGGAAAATACATTGGAATTAAAAAAATATCAGGCGAACCTGTTACTGTGGATGAATTATTGGGTACAACACCCATCGATTTTCCTGCTCTACTCTACGGTATTTATATTCCCCAAGACGAAGTTCTTCTTCGAACAAAATACAATTGGTTCGCTAGAATGTCTACGCAACAAATATTAAACAGTACTCTTATGATCGCTCAATATAGTATTGCCTCTTATTAAAAATTGAATTCGTTGTAGGTTAAAATAAAGGTAACATGCAATTACCCGACGACATAATTCGCCTTATTCGAGAATTCAGTAAACCCTTAACAAGACCGGATTGGCGAACCTTATCCTTATTCCCTCAATCTACATTATACAACGACTTGTATGATGTATTGTACTTCAGTTATAAAAATAAACTCAAGCCCTTATACAAACTTGCATTTAATCATTTAAAACAAACAAAATGGGGGGAAATGTACATTTATATTCGAACATGGGGAATTGAAGAAGCGGCGAGTCATTTTAGAATATCTGTAAAAGACCTGTACAAAATAAAAGGTATGAAATATGCGCAAGAATATTATGTATGCCACTATTGTTTTTATGAACATTAACGTTAATCTTTTTTTTAAAAATAATACCTTATAATATGCAAAAAATGTGGGGAATTGCAGGACTTGGAATGTTGGGAATTGCAGGTATAATATATACAAAACATAATATAGAAGAATCTAGAAATGAACGACTTTATACATCAGAAGCAAATTCAGCAACACTAAATTCAACAACTGCTGCACCCCCACCAAATTCGACAACTGCTGCGCCCCCACCAAATTCAACAACTTCTGCAACTGCTGCAACATCTAATGGTCCAGTAAGGTCAATTGAAGATATACAACTTGCAATACCTGGACGAACTTTTAATCAACAATCATTGAATACATTAAGGGCAATGAGTGATGAAGATTTTGATCAAATAGTAGATTTTGTAGACATGCCAATTGATGATAAAAAAAGAGTAATATCTATACTATCTAAAGATGATCCCTATGATGTAACTGATGCCGATGATGATGACCTTATTGAGTACGGTATACATATGTACGCAAAATCTATTGATCCTAACCTAAATAATGAACCTAAAGGGTTTTTTTCGGGTTGGTTTGAAACCAAAAAACCTGCTCCCTCCGCACCTCCTGCAGAAGAAAATATAGACAACGAAGGTGTTGCAGATGATGAAAATGTTGCAGGTGCTGAAGGTGTTGCTGCTAGTGTTGCTAGTGCCATTGTTCCCAATGTATCTTCTTCTTGGGCGCAATGGTTTGGATTTAAAAGTTCAAGCGCGGCATCAAGTGAGCCAAGTTCTCCCCCAGGCGAACCAAGTGCTCCATCAGTTGCACCAAGTGCTCCATCAAGTGCTCCATCAAGTGCACCATCAAGTGCTCCATCAAGTGCACCATCAAGTGATCCATCAAGTGCTCCATCAAGTGCTCCATCAAGTGCTCCATCAAGTGCTCCATCAGGCGAACCCAGTGTTGCACCAAGTTTAACTTCTCGTTTTTTTAATTTCTTTAACCCAAAGAATGAAAATTCACTTATTGCATTAAGTCCATTGGGCGCATTAAATGCTGAATTAGACTTAGTTGAAGACGAATTAGATGAAATAGAATCTGGCGATCAACCTTCAGGACCGCCTTCAGAACCGCCTTCAGGACCAAAATTAGATCCTGTATTAGATCCTGTATTAGATCCTGTATTAGATCCAGTATTAGATCAAGAAATAGATCCTGTATTAGACCCTGCATTAGACCCTGCATTAGCGCCTTCAGATCCAAATTTAAGTCCAGTAAATGCTCCAAAGCAACCTAACGCTGGTTCATCTCCGCCTACTTCAGGAGGAACCCGAACTCGAAATAAAAAAAAAAATAAAACGAAGAAATTTGTAAAGACTATAGAATCCATAGTCAGAAATAACAACTGTCCGTTTGTATAACTTTAGTTTAAAGTCAACATTACCTGGGTATAATCTACTTTTCTATGTTCTATATCACTATAATCGCTATATTGGATTACCGTTAACGGTAATAAAACATACCATTTATCAAGTTTCTGAAGCCTTTTCCAATATATATCAATTGAAAACATGTTTTTTTGCATTGGGTTCTGTATTAATAATTCTAACCCTTTTTTAAAATTGGTCAATAAGACATCATAATATTCTTGTTTAACAATATATCCAGTCGTTGTTTGAATATTCATGACTTGTGCGCAAAAATTATTTACTTGAATAAAAGGAGGAGCATTATTTCCACCGAGTACAAGAACATCCCAGGAAATAGTGGATTCAGAAAATTTTTTTAAACTTTCACAAAAAATCTGCGGATTTATAAACGTAATGTCATCTTCGCAAATAAAAACATGCGGCCAACCACGAGATTTTGCCAATTCTATGCAACAGATGTGACTTATTGTACAACATATATTTCCAGCACTCGTATACACTGCTGGAAAACGTTCTGCATTTGAAACACCAATCTTTTGTAATTCTGCAATTACATGTTTCAACCGATCTGTTCTATGGTTAAGATTAATGTACAATACGTGGTTTAATAAATTTTGCATAGTTGGAATAAAAAGATCTATTTATATAAGTAATTTATTTTTTGTTTTAGTAATGTCCAGAGTAATCAACCTGTCTCTAAACGTTTGCGAACTAATTTCAGACGTTTCGAACAATGCAGTGTACGCATTTGTAATTTCGGTTAAAAACATTTGCCCATTAGGTTCTGTGCGATGTTCCCTATTTAATTTAAGACAATTGTTTATTTTAATACTTAATAAATAGTAATCTCGATACGACAACAATTCATTTTCAATCCTTTTCTGGATTCCAAGATACAATTCAATGCTGCTTATAATACCGCAAACAAGAGAGATCAAACAATTTATACTCGAGACAAGTTGTTGATTTAAATACACACTTAGTCCTACTGAAAAAATAGAGTTTAAACTCGACAAAATGATAATAGGTAACTTAAAATATTTTATGTATTCGTGCAAAATTAAATAATTTCCTTTGTGAATCGTAGACAAAATTCCTGAATTATATTCAATGTCTCTGAGCAACTCCTCTACGTCAGTGGACCATCCATGTTCAGTTTCTTCAGATAAATCTGATTTTTGTTCTCTCGAATCTAGATGCCGATTTATTTTTCGTTCCAATAAATTGGAAGGGCTAGATGTAGGCAATGCCGCCAATTCAATATCATTCGTTTCAATCTCTGCCATATAATATGTATTTATTTAAATAGATTTCTATTTATATAACTATGTTCACATGCTCCAAATGCACATTTTCATGTGCTAAAAAAGGAGATTGGAATCGACATATTGCCACAAAAAAACATATTAAAACGCAAGATACGGATGAATTAAGAAAAATATTGATTAAGCAGCAAGAACAAATCGACACGCAACAAAAACAAATCAATGAATTAATTCCTAAAATAGAAACGCACCGATTCAATCTTAATTTTTTTCTAAATGATCAATGTAAAGATGCTTTGAATTGGAGTGAATTTGTAGACACTTTAATCTTGGATAATCCCGATATTTCTAAATTAATCTGCGACGGAATTTACGATATCGGTATTTATAAACGACCCATTCATTGCATTGACATGAAACGCAAAAAAATATGTATTAAAAATAAAAATGTGTGGGAACATGATTTTAGTAAAGTACAAAATACATTAAATGAAACGACTGCATCTATGCAAGTATTATATTTAAAACAATGGGAAACCAGTCACCCCAATTGGTTTACAAATGAAAATGAAACGGATGCCTACACACGTGTAGTGAGTACATCCCATATGAATTTATGTGATTCATTAACTAAGGTCATCTGCATTCCTAAAGTAGAAAGTTAATTTAATAAATATTGTCGTATTTCATCATTACTATCCGATAATCTACAAACGGCTGTCCCATCTCTATAATATTTTCGAAGTATTTGAATGTAATTAATATTTGGAATTTTATATTCAGTTCCCCAATCTATGATTACTTCTACGTAATCTATATTTATATTATTTATTTTTGCATAATTATATGCATAGGTAGAAAGATATATTTCTTCGCATGCATAACGTACAACTATTTTATCTTTTAAGGTAGATAAATCTTCTACAAGTTCTTTTCCTACTTCATAGGGCCAAATTTGACCTGACCACTGACATCCTCTAAAATATTTAAATTTTCTATTTTGAATTAATTTATGAAATTCTACATCTTCATCACAACCTGTATACTGCCATCCACCCGACCCTACAGATGCTAGATATTTTACGCATTTTCCAATATTATTTATATCAATTTCTTCAATATGTAACAGTTTATTGTTAGGAGTTAGTTGATATTCATGTGAATTTAATGCTATTTTTTTATAAGTAGGTAAAATAAAATCTCTAAAAAAGGCAGATCCGGAAGATAGAGTCATTATATTTGTAGACGTTACATTGTCCAATGCAAATTTTAATGCTTGATTTACAGCCATAGAAAGTAAACGCGTATAAGTTTGTGTTTTTATCGTATCTCTTACTAACCATGCCCATTCAGGTAATAATGTTTCATCTACTTTAGTAGGATGATTATAGTGCGCTACCCAAATAAATTTACCTTTTACATATTTTTTAATATTCATGGCCATATAATAGACCATTTCAGGGCCCTGATGTATTAAACTTATAATAATCATATCATAATGTCCCTCGGGTACTGTATTTCGATATATATTGTTATTGGTTAGATATTCTATAGTCATATACTTATAAAATGGATACCTTTAGATTAAAATTGATAGTAAATTTATTCCAATAAACTAGTATATGGATTTTGTTGATTTGTTTTGCGGAATTGGCGGGTTTCATCAAGCCCTTCAAAACATAGGAAAATGTGTTTTTGCATGCGATTTAGATAAACATTGTAGAGATACTTACGCAAAAAATTATGGCTTAGTTCCTGAAGGCGATATAACCAAAGTAGACATTACAAAAATTCCGGCCTTTGATTTATTGTGTGCTGGATTTCCATGTCAACCTTTTAGCAAGGCTGGATTTCAAAAAGGATTTGAAGATGATCGCGGGAACCTCTTCTTTACAATGTGTAAGATTATTCAATACCACAAACCTAAGTATTTATTGATGGAAAATGTTAGGAATTTGGCATCGCATGACAAAGGTAATACATGGTCCATCATGCATAAAAAGATTCAAGAATTAGGGTACACTACCTATTCATTCCCTGTCATTTTAAACGTGTTGCATTTTAACATTCCTCAAAACAGAGAACGTGTTATTATCATGTGCAAACGAAATGATGTCGGTGAACTACCTTTACTGCCTTCTATACCTAAAAATCCTAAGTTGAAACTGACTCGCCATCTAAAAGAGTTTTTAAATCCACCCCAAAATGGTATTACTGGAAAAATGAAAGATGTAGAATTAATCTGGGACTCATTTATAAAAATAATTAGTTCTCGCCAAATAAACATGCCTAAATTTCCCATTTGGACGGATTGGTGGGACAACGAGTGCGACCCCAAGTTTTACGTCAAATATAAATCTTGGATTGATAAAAATAGAAAATTTTACATGGATCATAAACTACATTTGGAAGCATGGTTGACAACATCAAGAAAAAACAAAAATTGGTTGGGTGCAGTTCGAAAATTTGAATGGCAAGCCGGTGATGTAACCCCCGAAGATGGAATGAATACTGTGTTGTGGACGGCTCGCGGATCAGGTATTCGCGTAAAACGATGTGATTACATTCCCACTTTAGTAGCCATGTCTATGATTCCCGTGTATGGTCCTGAAAGTCGTAAATTAACAGCAAGAGAATTATTGAGATTACAATCCTTCCACGATTCATTTCAATATGATGAAAAAAAAATATATAAACAAGTTGGGAATGCAGTCAATAGCACCATGATAGAACGATGCGCGCGTTATTTGTTATTTAATGAGCCCTTGTTTTAAGAACATGCTTTTAATATATTAAAAGGAAGTTTTTTATTAGGAGGAGGCAATTCAATGTATAATTGTTGGCGAATGCAATACTTTAGCATACTATATAATTGTTGTTGACTAATTAGCGTATTTGTTTTATTATTGTTGGTTAGTTTAATGTAGAATTTACAAAATTTTTTATCGATTAAATAAATACCGGATGGAATAGAATCATTGTAAGTAATTTTCAACCCGGATATTTGTTTATTAGGATTTGTTTTCCACCATTGTCCAGATTTTAAATTTAACACCATAATGTGGTCTTCAAAAGTAGATTTTACAACTTTTACTTTTTTAGCCTTGTCGTTTTTAGACCAATTTAAGGCAAGTGTTGATTTACCGTTTATTTTTTTTTGAGATAATTTTATTCCTGCTATTTTCATGTCGCTTTCATTTTTGTGAAATTCTTCATACTCTGGAATTTTTTCTTTAAAATAAGAGCAAATCGCCATATCTATAAGCATTCCACCTGTTAATCCAGCACCATCTCCACTACAGGCGGATTGTATACTTGAACAATAATTTATTAAATCCTGCAAGGCTTCTTTATCCAAACGGTCATTTATACATTGTTTAACGCGTTTAAGTTCACAAAGAGAAGAATACCTTCTCCAAAATTGGGCTATTTTTGTTGCGTCCATTTATAGTAAGTGGACTGAATATAAATAATTCAATTTTTATAAAATATTAATGTCAATTGAAGAACGTTACAAAAAAATCATAATTTATATACTTCCATGTAGATCATGTAGATGATGTAGACCGAGCATTTATAGTAAATGCGTTAAATTATATGGAATCCTGCTATTTCTTAAGCGAATGCAAGAGAGAGCAAAACCAAAAACGAACACGAACACGAACACGAAAACAAAGACAAAGTAAAAGACACACACACAAAGCGTTATTTATACAAAATGCAAGATCTTGATTTTTAATTTTTGATTTTTTTATTTCTGATTAAAATATATATGGCGGCTCCTTTAATTTCTGGTCAAGAATTATTTAGCAAAATGAATGCGTTATTGAACGACCCTAATTATGTACTTCCTGATGATCTATCTGAATCAGATAGAAATTGGATAAGAACCGGTATTAGTATGTTATCAGAGGATCCTCCACCTAACCCTGCTATTTCATTTGCAAATGCTAGAAGTAGAACATATAGAGCCCCTCATGGCGGACGTAAATCGCGTAATAAAAAACGTAAAAGTAAAAGACAAACGCGAAACCAAAGACAAAGTAAAAAACAAAAACACTAAACACGTTACCCAAAATTCAAAATCTTGATGTTTGATTAATATATGTCTGCTATTTCATATGAAAACGCAAAAGAACATATCAATTTAAAAAAATGATAGAATCCATCCTACCCGGAGTTCATCCATCATCTATTGTCGTCCTCCTATCCGATAGAATCCATCCTACCCGGAGTTCATCCATCATCTATTGTCCTCCTATCCGATAGAATCCATCCTACCCGGATGTCATCCATCATCTATTGTCCTATCCGATAGAATTCATCCTACACGGATTTCATCCATCATCTATTGTCGTCCTCCTATCCGATAGAATTCATCCTACACGGATTTCATCCATCATCTATCGTCGTCCTCCTATCAGATAGAATCCATCCTACACGGATTTCATCCATCATCTTACTGTCTCGCCAACAAATATTAATTGGCAAAATGATTTCAATTTTTTTTAGATTTTCAGCCAATAAAGCCCTCTGACGTAAATTAATCAAAAAAATAGACAACACAAAGGAGAACGCATTCCATTCATTAGGCTATAGTACATTTAGCGCTCGATTCCATAGAAAGTTTTTTGTTGACTTCCTTGCATATTTTATAAATTTTTACGTACGTTTCGTAATTCTCATCGAAATTGTTCATGTCCGCCACGAACAAGGGAAATGAACCATAGTTTTTGTCAATGAACGATGCCCAAGAGTTGTACCAGGAAATAATAGAAATGATATAGTAAGGACTTTCCATATTTAAGTTCCTTAAACTGTAAACGTGAATGAACTGATTGCGGAATTCACGATTCATTTTTTTAATCTACTACCTCTGGATATTTTAGTTCAATTATTATTTAGATTTAAATAGAATGTAACAATGGCTATATGCCCTATTATGCTACCTATACGGGTCATATTCAAAGCGGCGTTTTTACAACCTGGGATGATTGTAAAAAAGAAATTCACAAAAAACCCAAGTACAAGAAGTTTGCAACACAACAAGAAGCCGAAAATTTTAATAAGTACGGTCCCTTTTCCGCTGAAAATGAAACCTTTGACGTTGTAGTGTACACTGATGGTGCTTGTCAAAAAAATGGATCTAAACAGGCTCTTGCTGGAATCGGTGTTTACTTTGGAGAAAACAATCCTAGAAATATAAGTCGAAAACTGGAAGGAACCGTAACCAATAACATTGCTGAATTGTCCGCCGTTATTGCGGCTCTTAAAGCATTGGCGCCTGAATACGGTAAAAAAATAGGTATTTATACGGATTCTACCTATGTATTGTTGTGCACAAGTTCTTATGGAGATAAGTGCAAGAAAAAAGGTTGGGATCCTGAAATACCTAATATGGAGTTGGTGAAGGAAGCCTACACTTTGGTAAAGGCTAATTCAATAACCATGGTTCATGTTACTGCGCATACCTTAAAATGTGATGTGCATTCGAATGGAAATCGTGAAGCCGATAAACTTGCCACAGATTCGTTAAAATGATATAAACAAAACACATAGTAAAAGTATGTCGACTAACATTGATAGAATTTTTTATATTAATTTGGAGGATCGTCCTAACCGAAAAATATTCATGGAAGAACAATTACAATTATTAGATATACCTTTTGAACGATTTCCTGCTATAAATAGTCGAAAAAATGGAGTGGGGTGCACGCGTTCTCACTTAGAAATTTATAAATTGGCTAAAGATCGCGGTTATAAAACTATTCTTATTTTAGAAGATGATTTTCAATTTGATATTTCAAAAATAGAATTTGAATCTAATCTTACACAATTGTTTGAACATGGCCCCGCTTTTGATGTTTGTTTTATTTCAAATACAAGTGTAGAACGCGAAGAACCTATTTCGGATTTTCCATTTGTTAATCGCGTATTAGATGTATATGGAGCAGAAGGATATATAGTAAATTGTCATTATTTAACTACATTAATTGAATTATATGAAGTCGCAGTCTTCAAATTAGAACAAACAGGTATGCATTGGCTTTATATAAGCGATCGAGCATGGTTACCTTTGTTAGCCAAAGATCAATGGATCAGGTTTACAACTCGAATGGGACATCAAAACAATGAATTTCCATCGGATAATACATAGACTTAAAGATAAATAGACGTCTACATTATGAAACGTGACGAATTTATAGAATTACAAAAATCAAATTTATCGGTCCTTATTGTTTTTTTTACAGCATCTTGGTGCAAACCCTGTCAAACCATTAAACCTTATGTAAACACCAAATTAACTAAAACAGACTACACCTATCTATATTTAGATGTAGATGAAAATCCTGAAATATACAGTAGTTTTAGGGCTAAGAAACAAGTAAGGGGTATTCCAGTGCTTCTTGCTTTTAAGGCGGAAAATGTGTCTTTTATACCGAATGCTTCTGTTAGTGGAACCAATTTACTTGAAATCGATGCTTTTTTTAAATCGTTGGATACATTTAACTTGCATCCAACACATTAATCAAATCATTTAAATTGAGTTTGAATGTTTTTAAATCATTGAATCTGCGAACCGACTCGATTGAATTGTCTAATTTGTCGACACCGATAACTCCTTGGGCCAATAAGCCAAGTTGACTATTCGTAGCCCATGTTTCCAATTCAAGTATAATATCTTCATAGGATGATCTATATTTTAGTTTATTTAACATGTCAGTTAATTCACTGTTCGTTGATTTTACATTGGTCAATGTATCTATGGGGGTTTTGCCTGAAGTGAAGGATTCTATTTTAGGTTTAGCATATTTTGTCCAAAGAATACAAAAAGCAATGAAGGCAAGTATACCCAAGAGTACATTGATCATAGGTATTATTTAGATTATATATTAAACATGTTTTTGTATTTATAGTAATGTTTGTTTACTTACTACAATACAAAAACAATACTTATGTAGGAGCAACCGTAGATGTAAATCGCCGATTAAGGCAACATAATTGTGAAATTAAAGGCGGTGCTAAAGCCACAAAACGAATTGTGCTTAAAGGTGGAAAATGGGAACGTGTTTGCTATGTATCTGGATTTCCAACATGGCAAGCCGCTTTACAATTTGAATGGAAATGGAAACAAATTGCGCGAAAATTGCCGAAATACCCTAGAATATCTTCTTTGCAGAAAAAATTAGAAGCCTTAACTATTTTAATGGCTTCAGAGAAATCTACGTCCAACTCCATTCCATTTTCAGAATGGCCTACTCTTCCTAAAATTCACGAAGAGTAATGAAAATATAATACAATCATGATATATGCACAAATTTAAACAAAAACCCATAAAGCAATTGTTTGAAGTGGAAGAAGTACCCGATTTCAACATTTCAGAATTTATGAATTCTTTTGTACATCCTTCTCAAACCCCTGTTTATAAAACAAAAAATCTAGTAACGCCTTCTGTACATGATAAAGTAGAAAAGGAACTTCTTTTATTTAGTGTTAAGAAACTAAAGTATATTACTATAGAAGAAATTACAGCCTTGTGTACGTTAACTACTATGGCCTTGAATGACTCTGAATTTACTTCACCCACACGAATGATTTTTTACAAAAAAATTAAGGATTTATTACAGTCTTACAAGGACGTGATTGCCAAAGAACGGGCTACCCAAACGTGCGATTCGATGAAAGAATTTAGATTGTTATCGCATCAATTGATTGTAAAAGAGTACATGAATGTGTATACTCCTTATCGTGGTCTACTGTTGTATCATGGTTTAGGATCAGGGAAGACATGTTCTTCTATTGCCATTGCTGAAGGTATGAAACATTATAAAAATATAGTGGTCATGTGTCCTGCCTCTTTGGAAACCAATTACATTGAAGAATTAAAAAAATGTGGAGATTCTATTTATAACGTAAATCAACATTGGGAATGGGTTGCGAACACAAATGAAGCCTATGAAAAAGCAACACAGCGCATGTGTGTTCATTTAAAAAATGGAGTATGGGTTAATTCAGAGGATGAACCTAATTATGATGATTTTCCAATGGATGAACAGGAATCCATTCAAAATCAATTGAAACTTATGATTTTAACTAAATATAGTTTTATACACTACAATGGATTATCCAAAAATGCCAGAGTATGGAAGAATTTAGTAAGGCAAGCCGAAATGTACGGCAATCCTTTTAACAACAAGGTAATTATTGTAGATGAAGCGCATAATTTAATATCTCGCATTGTCAATGTAATTGAAGTTAAATCTAAAGCAGAGTCTATATCGATGATGCTTTATAATTGGCTTAAAACGGCTGTAAATTGCCGCATCATATTTTTAACAGGTACCCCTATTATTAACTATGCGCATGAAATCGCCATTTTATACAATATGTTGCGCGGCACTACTGAAGTGTTTGAATTTACAGTAACTGAACTTTCTAAATCTGCACAAGAAAAAATAAACAAATTAACCAATGTAGATTACGTGCATTTAAATCCGCCTAAATTATTTCTCACACGAAGTCCACACGGGTTCTCGTTAAATGATAATGCAAGCATGTCTTTGGTATCTACAGAAGAGTATTCTAAATCTACCGATAAAGCCTTTATAGAATCGATTACCTCCTCTATTGAATGTACATTTGTTAAAAAACATGCCTATGATGCTCTTCCTGCTAATAAAGAAGAATTCGATAACCAATTTATAGATCCGCAACAAAATACAATTGTTAATTTTGAACAATTTCAACGCAGAATTACGGGATTAACGTCTTACTTTCCCGACATGTACAGTTTAATGCCTGAGTTACTACCTCCTATTGTAGAATTTCTACCTATGAATAAATATCAATATGACATTTATGAAACTACACGTATAAAGGAGAGAATGTCTGAAAAAGGTAAACCTAAGTTAAATTTAGACGACAGTACAAGCAGCAGCACATACAGAATTTATTCTAGATTATCCTGTAATTTTGTATTTCCCAATGATATTGCGCGCCCTTCTATATCGACCAAAAAACAAATCGCCAACTTTGATTTAGCGGAGGATGAAGAAAAAGAAGAAGAAAAAGAAGATGTGGGGACTTCTATCATAGAGTGTTACAAACAATTGTATACATTTTTTTCTAAAAATCGCGCTGATTTGGAAACGTATAGTCCCAAATTTCATTCTATATGCCAAAAAATAATGAAAATGCCCAAACAATTACATTTAGTGTACAGCCAATTTATAACTATGGAGGGTCTGCGTATTTTTTCTATTGTACTGAGTGCCATTTATGGTTATGTTGAATTTGACCTTACCAAAGTCAACGATAAATGGGTTATTCGCAACGAAATTAAAAAATCTCCCAAGTTCGTTCTTTATATTGGTTCAGTGGATAGTGACAAACGCGAAATCATAAGAAATATTTTTAATAAAAATATGGACGCCATTCCGTTAGAATTACGCGAATATGTTGCTGAAATGACCCCCATCACTGTTTTCATGATTACAGCGGCTGGAGCCGAAGGTATTTCACTGAAGCGTGTACAAAATGTGCACATTATGGAACCTTACTGGAACCCTGTTCGAATAAACCAAGTTATTGGACGCGCAAGACGTATTTGCAGTCATTCCGACATGCCTAAAAAAGAACAACATGTAAACGTATTTCAATACATTATGCTGCTTCCTAAGGAAATTAGTGAGGGTACAAAATCGGATACGTCTAAACGCGACAAGCGACCTATTACAACGGACGAATTTTTAATGGAAATTTCATCTTCTAAAACACAACTCATCACTCAATTTCAAAATTATATTCAAAAATCATCCATTGATTGTTTCTTACACGAAAGCAATTGTTTTTCTATTAATACGACTAACCCGAACGATGTTACCTATCACCCCGACATTAAAATAGACAATTTAACAGGACAAATTAGTAAAATTCCAGCATCCCTTACGGTTACGCATGGTGCCAAAAAATACGATATTGTATTTGATAAGATGAACAAAGAAGGCGAATATGTTCCCTGCAGTACAAATGGAGTTCAATTTGGATACTTGATTGAATCTACTCCTCCTAAATTTGCAGATTTAGATAAAAAAATAATTGCGCTAAATAGAACAGAATTAGGTAATTATTTAAGTCAAAAATTCCCTTAGTGTTTTCTAGATTGTTCTTATTACGTTTTTGTCTTTTTGACCTAATTATGTGGTTAACATTTTCATATGAAATTCCTGATAAAGTGTAGACTTTTATGTAAAAACATAAAATATGTACTCAATGTATGGCTGCGGCTAACCCTTTTCCAATCGTTAAATTAAAGGATTATTATCCTTCTGGAGGAAAGATTTATGTTGTTCGATATAAACCTACATTATCTAGAGACCAAATTAACTCAGAATTTCCTATTTTAATGAATTCAGAAATAAAAGTACTGCCTCCTTCACCTATTTTAGTTGATAAAAATGAGGTTGTTTTTACATGGGTTATAGGCAAAAATACAAGAGGAGAATATGTATTGTATTGTAGGCGATCTTTGGATACATTAGAATTGTTTAGCAAACACATATCTATTGTATTTGAAGTTCAATGCGATACTGCATCTCCAAAATATAAAGAAAATTGTATTACTGAGGTAATTTATGCGGGAGAAATTATAATTTCATATCCACCTCCAGGATCAAATGAGTATACCCCACATGTAGGTACATTTAATGTATTATCAGGAACATTTATGTCTGAAAAAACATTAACACAAGAAGATATACAATTCCTATCAGGTCTTATAACTGAATTATCTGGAATTACAATGATGTATTCAGATATACATGAACCCACCTTAATTACTAGTACTCCTACTATGAAACAATTATACGATACGAAATTAGTGAATATATATGCATTTGATAATGCTGAAGAGGCAAATACGTTCTTGCATTTTGATATTGAATGCAAAAAAATGTATGCCCGATTTGAGATGAATAAACGATCAGCAGAACGATTTGGCGGCGACATTCCTAAATTACAACGTGAATTAGATGAATTTATTCACAAATTTGATCACATACAACCTATTACAATGGGTGGTAAATCTCGTAAAAAAAGGTCTAAACGTTCTCGATCTCGTAAATTTAACGGTAGAAAATCCAGATGAATTTGGCTACATTACATGCCGCCAAAAATAGTAACCCCGCCATACAAATAATTCGCGAATATTTATCATCCACTGGAATGCTATCTCCAATATAGTCAATTACATCCGCTACATCCTCTACTGAATTTGTAGTTAATGTAAGCACTTTGGAATCCGTATCTAGCCAATTTTCGTGCAATTCATTGCATTGTTCCAAATATTCCAAAGTAATACTTTCTCCCTTTCGCGCTCGTTTGTTGCATCGTTCAAAACACACCTCCGTTTCTGTTTTCATGTAAATGTATCCTGTGATGGGGATATCCTTTAGAAATTCGTCAAACCACTTTTTGTAAATCTGGTAATTTTCTTGGGAGATAGATCCATTGGAATAAAGCATTTTTGCGAATACATTGTAGTCGGCAAGCAATGACCTTTCAGAAATAAGGATACAATTGGGGTAGTCGCGCATTGCCTTTTTGAGATAGGAAAGCCTAGAAATGTAGGCCATCATTTGAAATGAAAATGCATATTTGGTTTGATCCGCATAAAATAACTGGATCATGTTTTGATTGTCCGCAGAAACAATCGATTCCCATTCTTCAACTGGTTCCGGAATGTAAACAATAGGAATTCCATTGAGATGTTTAAACTCTCGTTTCAAAATATCAATAAAGGTAGATTTGCCCGAACCAATGCATCCTTCAATCGTAAACAAGTACATAATTACCTATATAATTTATATTTAAATCTTTCAATTTATTTTATAAAATTGAATTTAAGTCACCTTATACATCTATTTAAATGGGAATGGCAGCAAGAAGAATTACGTCTTTACTTACTACATTTAATGAACATTTAAATGGGAAATCAATACAGGATTATTTTGACATACGCAAACTTACTTTTACTTTAACTCGCGAGGATCCTCTTTTATTTTCATTTCAGTGTAAACAATGTGAATCGTATGATCTTTCGCAACTAGAACTGCCCACGGATGTTCAAAACTACATTCATTCCTATTTGTTTAAAGATATATGCGTTGAATACACAATTACGTATGGACCGGATTATCCTTTCAAACCGCCCGTGTGGACATTAAAAAATGAAAATGCTTCTTATTTAAAAATAACTCATATTCACAATTCAGACAATATCCATGATTGGAGTCCTGCAATTACTATTGAAAAAGATATGCTTGCTATGATTGTTAAATTAACAGGATTGTTAACTTAAAAAAAGGTATTTTTGAATACTAGTTTAAGGCCATTTAATTCTAACAAAGTGTTATTTATCGCCGTGTTGAAATGCAGGTGATTGCCAAATCGATTTGTCGTCAATAACATTTAGCCATTCAATAAGTGTATCTTTGTCTGGAGTAGTTAATGTGGTCTCGAAATAGGTGGCGTGTTCAGAAACACCCCCTTGTGTTACTGATACTGTATGCGGAAATGAAGAATTAAAGTCTTCAACTTCATGTTTAAACCGAGTATGTTCTGCGCTATTTAACACATTTAGCGGAAGTTCTTGGTTTCGATCATCGTCATATTTTCCTATATAAAAACGAACAGTAACCTTCATTTGTCTTTTTGTTTTATATTTACCTAAAGTAGATTTCAATTTTTTAAATGACAATATTACACTTGGTCAATCAGTGTACACTTATACCTTATATAATAGCCCTTCCACATAGGCTTTATCGTAAAGGGCAAGTTGTGTAGTTCTGTCCCAACAACTGTAGGTTATTAAAACGCGATTTTCTTCGACTATTAAACCTAAACAATACTCAATGGGCTCGCCTTTAAATGTAAAGGGTGCTGAATACCTTAACAAATTCATTGAAGCGTCAAATACAGCCATAAAATGATAATAATGTCTAGGTTCTTCATAAGAAACCATGTGCAATACAAACCATAATTCATTACCAAATTTGAAGCCACATGTTGACCCTCTTGCATGAGAAAATAAACGGGGCATTTTTATTTCTTTTACTACATGTATAGTATTCTCCTTTAATTCACATAGTTGAAGTGGATTCCATTTATAAATAATATGGGGGGCCTCCTTGTAATCTACAAATACCCAATTTTTTTCACACTGACTGTTGTTGAATGTTTGCTTTAATTCGCGCACATCAGTAAGTTCTGTTGCATCATATTTTCCATGTACAATTCCAATTGTATTGTTGGCGTGATACCCCGTTCCAATATACATCAACTCGTTGTTCATTTTAAATAAACGAACGTCTTCAACCCCGATGTATTTTCGGTCTGTAAACTTTACCTTTAACAGATTTTCATATAAAATTTTAAATTGATCGTCTAGAATAACAAATTTGTTGGTAGTTACAATGTATCTATCACAATTGTGATATCTACCTTGATTATCAATTGTATAATTGACCAACCGAATATTAAGAATATACGTATTGTCCTCTTTTATAATACAGGCTGAAGAAGAGGTCATTTTTATATTTTCATGCATAGTTATGTTCGTTTCACATGAAAAATCAATTACGTTTTGTGGAATTAACTTTTGTTTATAAAACTTCATGTTGGAAAATAAATTTCGTGTAAGATTTGTATCAGTACATACATTTAAGATTTTTACAACTTCGTCATTAATATTTCGACGACCATCATACATGGCTAAAATAGTATATTCATAATATAATTTAAAGGTGTATACATCATTGTGTAAAAACAAATATTGGTCTCGGTCTATTTTTTTATCCAAAACAGTTTTGCAGATGTTGTAAAATTCAATGCCTATTTTTTTCTTACCTGCGATTCGATAATGAGAAACAATTTCATACAAATTCTCCAGTCTATCCGGAAAAAAATCATACCCCTCTAACCAATATTGGAGCGCATCTCCAAATTTACCAAGATGTTTGTAACACAACCCTATTTTATAGTAACTGTACCATACCTCTTGGTTCCAACCACCAAATTTAATTCGTTGTTTATACAATTCAATCGCCTTTTCTTTTTGACCTAGATCAGAATAGGTATTGGCTAAATAAAAATAATATCGCGCATTCGTGGGTTCATCCTCTATTCCTTTCGTTAACAATTCAACATCTCGTTCAAATTTTGTAGTTTTACTTCCGCCATCACCAATGTCTTTAATAAATAATTTGTCTTTCTCAAAATCTATATTTATATTGCCTGATGGAGTGTTCAAATATTCATGGGTTACCCCCAAATAAGTGTATTTACCATTATTTTCTATAATTCTCATGTTTTTATAGTAAAAATGTTCATTTCCCTGTAAAATATAAAAGGAATTGCCGCACAATAACATATTTTTATTGAACTTTTGAATATCTAAAACCATATCTGCATCCATAAGTAATAAATAATCCGCCATGCCTTCGCTTGCCTTTAATGCAAAATTTCGATTGTACGAAAAGTTTTTAAAAGGCTCACTTACAATTTTACCTACTTTATTGTGTTTTTTTAAAAAAGCATATATAATTTCAACCGTATTGTCAGTAGATCCCGTATCACAAATGCAAAAACTGTCTACAATAGGCAGCACAGATTCAAATAAACGTTCGATAATTTTACTTTCATTTTTTACAATCATAGTCAAACATAAGGTAGGCATGAGTATATTAAGAGTTCGTTTTTAATATAAATTGAATTAAAATATAAATAAAATATACATTCAAAAAATGCAAATGGTAAAACAGTTTGGGTCTGAGTGGAAGTTGATTGAGTTTAATTTAGATACAAATAATCATTGTGTGGTAGGGTTATTTGACACTTTTGAAAATGCATGTCATTTTTCATCCAATCCTGAATATGAAATTATTTATTCATTCCTCTATAAAAATTATAAATGTGTTATTACACAACTTGAAAATAAATATATAGGCGGTATTTATGTTCACAACAAATTAATTTACATAGATCCCAATAAATCAACGGATATCATGGGACCAAGAATAATGTGGAGAACTAAAAAGGAAATTATTTTGCAAATTCATCAATTTATAGATACAATACATCCCTCTACGTATTGCATGTTCTAGTTCTTTCTTGTTTTTTTTGCCCTGAATAGTTTTAATGCAGTCATTGCGTTTTTCATTTTATACAAATTCATGATAAAAGGGCGATGTTTTTTTTTAATTAACGGATTACGCAACATAATACCATATAAAATCATTCCAAATGCGCATAGGTCAAGTGAGTTTTTAACATGTTCAAATATTTCTTCCATACTGTATTCATCAAATAATTTACTATAGTAGATGATCATATTTTCTGAATATTGGCTCGTTGTAAATGTGTCATATCCTCCCGTTTCCTGGTAATATTTTACTAGAGCAATCTTGAACGAAGGATACCATGCGGTACCGTACAATACCTTAAAATAAAAAGGGGATAATCCCAAGTATCTATTTTTCTTTAAAAAAGATAAATCAAGTTCTCTGCAATTCTCCCAATCGATTAATTCGTATTTAGATTCGCATTTCATGATGTTGTCTAATTTAATATCACCATGAGCCAATTCATGTTGTTGAATTTCAATTAATATTTTTAAAATGTCCTCTACAAAATGAACAAATTGAGTTTCGGTAAATGCATTTACCTTTTTTTCACTCATGACTTCTTTGCATTTTCGGTTAATTACAAAACATCGAGTAGTTGAACCGTCATACAGGATCCCCTTTTCTTTCATTTCAATTTCAAACCCAAACAATATTGTTTTTTTGTAAGGCATTCCAATAATTTTGTGTTTTTTAACAACTGGCAAAATAGACCTAAACCCATGTAGTTCTCGTATCATGTATGATTTTTTTGTGTGACCCATGGCTCTTTGCGCTACATTGGGCATCATAAATTCTTTAATTACATATTCTTGGTGTTTATCATACCTTACCAATTCATCCAATAATTCAGGACCCATTGTGGTTTCGACAATATTATCATCCTGTAATACATACAAGTTTATTTTTTTTACATCCGTAAGTTTTGTATGTTGCAAGGAATCGATGTCATACGTTTTTGTTCCATAATCCATAACTTTTCCTTTCATGCCCACGCCATAAACAGAACCTGCTTCCATACTCTATACTGTTATTTTAAAATTGAAACTTGAGGTTACAAAATAAATAACTACAAATGGCAGGTCCAATATTTATTTTTTATTCAAAATCTAGTGATTGTCCTCTTCCTTTTCCTGCATCGGCCATGAGAGATCTTTCTAACTTTAGTGATTTTGATGTTGAGTATGAAGGGAATGTATATTCTACAGTAGAACATGCTTATCAAGCCTTGAAATATTCTTGTACAACTCATCCCGAATTAGTTCTCCTTATTCGTGATGAATTTTCAACTAAAACAGCAATCCAAGCCAAATCATCTGGAAGTAAAAAAGAAATGAAAAAACGAGGAGTTACATTAGATTTACTCCGTTGGAATGAGTGTAGTCTGAGAATCATGACCTCGCTAGTTGCATCTAAAATAAAGCGACATGTTGAACTACAACACATTTTAACTAAAGCCAAAGAATATAAACTTTATCTAGTTCATTTTTCAAGAATGGACATGTATTGGGGAGCGCATACAAATTCTGAAAAAACAATTATAACTAAAGGTGCCAATCATTTGGGGGAAATATACATGTCTTTTTATAAAGAATTGTAGACTTTATTTTTTATTGGGCTTTAATTAAATCATTGACTAAAAACAAAAGTTCAATGTTGTCTTCATGGATGGTATTAAAAATAGTAATGTATTTACAAAGTACTTTAATCATTTTATATTTCGTTTCATCTTGCAACTTTGAACATTTCAAATAAATAAAATAAAAATCTAAAATATCAATGACAGAATAACCTTCCTTTTGTATAGAGGTAATGGTTATAATGGCGTTAATTTTATCTTCATCCAGTATGTATTGGGTAAATGAATCAAAAGATTGTTGATTGATATCCGTACAAAGATCATACACGTTGGAACGTACAATAGGAATATTCAACAATTTAAATTTTTCTAAATAATTTAACATGATACGCAAAGATTGTTTGGTTATGGATAATATAATTTGTATAGCCTCTTCGTCAATACAAATGTGTTCTTGTTGAATTACTTTTCTTAATACAATACTTAAATATTCATTTGTAATTGGAGAGAGATTAATAATACTTAATCTTGAATGAATATTGTCTATTATTTTTTGCGAATTGTTACAGGTTGCAATGTAAAGAACATTGTTGCTATATTTATCAATGTAATTTAAAAAAATTTGTTGATTTTGATTGTTAATAATGTCGAGATCATCTAATATAATTATCTTCTTTTTGTTAGGTATTGTGCATTTAGTTTGACAAAAACATTTTACATCGGATCTGTAGTATTGAATTCCTTGTTCTCTCAAACTATTAATAATTAAAATATTATCATTAATTTTGGAAGACGAAATACCGTTGTAATATTCATTCACTATTATAGTACTCAAAATGGTTTTTCCCGTACTGTGTCCTCCTACAAAGAGGACATTTAACATATCCGATTGGATTAATTCGCGCAACATTTGTTGTGTCATATCCTGCATGTTAAACTCAGATAAATGGGTAGGCATATATTTGTACACAAACGGAATCATTTCTTTTATACAATTACATTATTTATATGCGTTAAACATATAGATTTATTAATTAGTATATACTATGGAAAGTATATTCAATTCTATCTTAAATCGTGATCACTTAAAAAATCAAGTGGTTGATTTTTTAAAAAATTTTGATACGAATAAAAACAATGTTCTTTTGAAACGATGCATTTACATATATGGGCCGTCCGGTTCCGGAAAAACAAAATTTATATCGGACATATTAAAAGAAATGGCGTATGACATTATTAATTACGATGCTAGTGATTCGCGCACAAAAGATATCATCGACAATATAAGTACCTACAATACATCGGATACCAATGTGGTTAGTTTATTTTCTAAAAAAAAAACAAAATTGGCCATTGTCATGGATGACATTGAATGCATGAACAATGGCGACAAAGGCGGTATTAATACCTTAATCAAAATTATTCGCCCCAAAAAAACAAAGCGACAAAAATTAGAAGGTACCACGCACATTCCTATTATTTGTATTGGGAATAACTACGTGGATAAAAAAGTAAAGGAACTCATTAAATGTTGCTTAGTTGTTGAAATTAAACCGCCCACTACGCAGCAAATTAATCTTATTTTATCGCAATTACTACTTGTTAAACCCGAATACAGCAAATACATAGATCACGATTTAAAAAAATTAATACAACTCCATACCATTATTCAAACCAACAAAATAAGCACCAAGTTTTTACCCTATTTGTTTGAATCTAAACCCATGAATGAGGACTCCAAACAAATTACAAAACGAATCATGAACTCTAAAATGCCCTTACAGTACCATTCAAGTATGAATGATGCCGACCGAACCATTGTTGGATTGTTGTGGCATGAAAACATTGTAGATTTATTTGGAAAATTAAATATAAATGCATCCATACCTTTGTATATTGAAATATTAGAGTTGATTTGTTTTTCAGATTACATTGATCGTATTACATTTCAAAAACAAATTTGGATGTTCAATGAAATGAGTTCGATCATAAAAACCTTCTACACTAATTTTTTGTTTCATAAAAAAAATGGAAGTTGTAAAATTGCAGATATTCGATTTACCAAAGTACTTACCAAATATTCAACCGAGTACAATAATATTGGATTCATTCAACGCATATGCCAAGAATTAAACATGGACAAAAAAGATATGTTTACTTATATGCAACAATTAAAAAAAATAGATAATCTATCTGCCGTAATGCAACACATTGATCATACCGACATTACCGTACTTGATATACAGCGTATATTTAGATATATGGATAAAAATATTACCGATGTTTCTTAACACATTTACGTCTTGATTTACGTCTTGATTTTCCCCCTATTCCTTTTACATTTTCAAATTTTACAGACCTTCTTTTATGTATATCGCGTGGAGCGTCCAATTCAATTACAAATCTATCCGGTGTTGTAGACACAATAACACCCTGGGAATTGTTCATAGATGTATCCGTTAATCCGTGTAAAATTACCTTATCTACTAATTTTACATTTTCTCTATTTATAAGTTGAGTCGATTTAGGAAATGTAACTCTATATTGAGTTGGTGTTATATCCACTATTTTTCCTATAGATCCGTTAAGAGAATTAAGGTCATTAAGACCATGAATAGTGATTAAGGATTGAATCGGTAAAAAAAGTAGAAGAGAATAAGTATCATATAATTGCATTTGTGCTTTTAATTGCGCATAAGAAGTTAGCATTTTACCCTTCTCCAAATGTACGGCCCACATGATTAATTCGAATGATTTAGATACAAATCCAGACAAAAATACAAAATCATGATCTGTAATACTAACATTACACTTGTTAATTTCTTTATCTTTATCTACCACGGGAGGGCAATTTTTTTTTAAAAACGTAATTATATTTTTAAACATTTCATTAATGTTACCTGTATCTGTATACTTCTTTAAATTTCTATTGTATCCTTTGTGCTCATTTATAAGTATAGTTATATCTTTAATTTCAGGAAATTTTTTTAACCTATCATATAGGTAATCAAACGAATGATGAATATAGGTTATCCACCATTCTCGGTATACATCAAATCCATTTCTAAATCCATAAGTTTCATACCAAGTATATCCTTTGATTAACATAGATGTTTGTTTCAAAGAAATTTCAATATCTTCAGTGGATACCACGTATAAAATTGCAGATGCGTCTACTAATTCTACTTGTTTAATTAACATGGATTTGGCAAATTCTAATGCGGTAAGTACATTTTGGGTTCCTGTTAACGTACATTTATTTACTAAATCTATTTTCATTAAAGATAAATCTTTATAAATAATCAAGGTAATACAAGTGTGCCCAAATTTAGTCTTTCCAGGATTTTCAATCGTAAATTGTACGCGATCTATTCTATCAGAAACCATACTAAGTTGTAATTTGTCGTCATCAGGAAATTTGGTTTGAAAAAATAGTAAACAATTATTTTGCATACTATTATAAATATTAGAAATATTAGAGAGGCTTCTTAACGGTTTTATTTTTAGGCGTTAGAGAATGCAAAGGCGACACATGATCTATTGATTTAATCATATATTTATTATTATGCAATACAAGACTCGGTATCGATGTTATTTTATCTAACTTGATATCATAAATAACATCTTTCGATTTATGCAAGAGTTTTTTGTTTAATTTTTCTTTGAGTAATTGGCGTAAATCAAGCAGAGAAGTCTCATCTAATTTGTGAAATTCACCGAATGCATCAATGTATTCATTGATTTTTGTAAGTTTTAGAGATTTATCCAATTTATTCCAAGGAAGACTTTTTACATTTTTGGTATCCATGGACATAATGTCATCAATTGTAATCATATATATATTTATGTAAATATGTCTAACTTGATTTTGTTAAGTATTTAAATAGGATTTATTATACACCCTAAGTTGTCATCCCATACTGTACCATTATTACAACAAGATGATCCTACGCAGATCTCCGGTATATCCACTCCACTCACATCTATAATTGAACTAGAATTTGAGGAAGTCAATTCAGAATCTGTATTGGGGGCAATGGGCCATATGTATTCATCATAATTGTCATTTCTTCGCAAATACATATCTATTAATTTCTTTATAATAAGCACGACTCCTATAAACGTAACGAAATTAAATAATAATTTAGAAACGTTTTTAAGAGGTTCTACGTAGCCAAGTAAAAGAGAAACCAGCATACATATTCCTACTATCGTAACTAACCTCATAAGACGTTTGTGAGCATCGTATTGTTTGCTAAAATAAGTATTGATCTCAATCATTTTTAACTGATTGTATTTTTCATCTTCTAGTTTCGACAAATTATTTTTAGACTTGTTTAATTCCTTCTCCAATAATTTAAGTGTTTCCGCTTGTTGTTTCATGTTGCTCGATGCAACCGTCTCCATTTCATGTTCAGTATGATAACTTTTGGCAAGATAATTATATAGGTTTACTCTTGATGTAGTTAATGAATTCACTTGATTTGTAATGCTTTTAATTTCACTATCGGTAAACGTATTTTCTTTTCCTAAAGCAACATTTTCTGCATTTTTAGTGAGGGCCTTGTACAATTGTTCTTCTGTTTTTTGAAGTTGTTCGATTTGGGTTAATATGTCTTGTAATTTTTCGGGCATATATTGACATTATAATTTTTTAAACTGCATTTTATGAAATATACTAAGGCTCAACTGGTAAATTATTTTTGTGTCGTATCATTAAAATAATACCTAAAATCATAATGGCCGATGTGCCCCACAACATGGCATTTGTTTTATTCGAGCCTTCAAATAAAGACATGTCTATTTTTTGTTGGTCATACGTAACGGATGGAACATGACCTTTAATTTCAGTCAACACCTTTTTATATTCTTGCGTTTTTTCACGCAATTCTTTTTCTAAATGAACATTTTGTTGATTCGTATCATGTGTATTTGGATAATTTTTAACCAACTGTTCACCTCTTTTAAAATAAGATGTATTGTATTGTTTATATTCCTTTTGTTTTTTTTCAATAGGAGTTCTGTCGACTACATTGCATTGATCTCCATTCATAATAAAATCATCCCCTTTTGGATAATTGGAAAACAAAGAAGAATCTATAAATTGTGAACTTCCCGTTACACATGATTTATCCTGCATATCAATATTGGCTTCTTTTACATATATACTTGGTTTTGTAGGTGTTATTTTATATTGGTCGGCCGTAGCCGTAGAATTCATCATTTGCCATGTATTGTCGGTTTGCGAATGAATAAATCCAGTGCATGTTGAATCTGCATTGCATAATTGTTGCAATTTGGATTGATCACAGGTTACATCATAGTCTTTTTTATCAAGGTTCTGAAATGCAAATGCGTCTTTTCCTTTACTCTGTTTTTTAGATCCAAATTTAAGATTATTATCGTACATATAACCAATTTGCGGAATATTGGGTGTTGCAGTATCCGTAGTAGACACGGACGTTTTTGTACTCCACAATTCTGTATTGTTGGCATCATACAAAACTACATTTCTATCATTTTGTACACTTAAATAGTAGGGGGCTACACCTTGATTTGCAGTTTCAGTAGACCATGCAGGAGCCCCATCATAATCATAAGCGACTAAATTTCCATCGGCTTGCATGACTAATTTTCCAGCCGTATGAGTTTTCATCGAACAATACAATCCTCCTCCTGATGTGTTATACAAACACACATTACCATCCGTTTGATACGTAAATGTATATTTTCCGTTTAAACTTGTAATGTTTTGTCCTGGCGTTAATATATCGTCTTGTTCCATTTTTGCAGTACGTACAGCCATAGAGGCTACAAAAGCCACTGGATCACCAAATTTTACTTCTGTACCTGATGCATAATTTGATCCCATAGGCGCTGTAACGTAAAACGATGTTCCGCCTGTTTCTCCACCTGGACCAAACCCTAACAACATGGTTTCAGGGTTTACATACGCTACTTTACATCCCCACCATCCGCAATTTGTAGTGTAAGAATTGGTAGAAGACATTGTAATTGTAATCTGATCGCCATATTTTAACGGATACCCTTGCATAGAATCACTGCCTACAGGGGGTCTTATAAAAAAGTTTGTTTTTTTGTTTCCAAATTCAAACACAGAAATAGCATTCATACTTCCAAATAATTCACCATACGTAATCAATACTTGATCACCATATTTTACCGATTGTACAGGTCGACTACAATCTTGCATAGAAGTACCTGTAATGTTGGCATACTCAAATGTTTTGTATTTTCCATTATAATTGTAGGCCGTAGAGGGAACCGCGTGCAATTGAGTATTTATATCAATATACCCTACTTTTCCTACAGAAGCCATTTCGTTCAATATAGTTGAATTAGGTAGCAATCCTTGGTTTAACCCCGTATTCGTCCAATGGTCTATGGCCTGTTGTTCTGTAGTTAAATTTAAATCAGGGTTGGATTCAATGTAAAATTGCCAATCAAACGTAATTTTGGGCGGCATGGATTGAACATAGGCGGTTTCATTACCACAAGATTGTCCGCTTACCATGAGGGATCCTACAGGAACTCCCAACTCATCCCATGCTGCCGTAATCGTTTTAAAATTACTTTTGCACCCATTTGCATCTTTTAAATCCAAGTCCGATGCATATGGTTTAGCAATACCTGTTTTAGTAATATAAGCCGTTTTTCCATCGGATGTTTTAATATTTGTTCCTGAATAGTTTGTTCCCGATATAAATTTTCGAATGTCATCCGTATAAGAAGTAAATGCTTCTAATAAAATACCTTGTTTCATTGTATACATCTATATTTTTTTATACTGATAAATAACCAGGGTTATAATTACTATAGAAGCAACTCCCCATGTTAATGCATTTTGTTGATTCATAGTGGCTAAATAAGCACTATTTGTATTCATACTTTTATCAGTAACTAATGAAGTTAGGTCCGACTCTAATTTATCTGCAAGGGATAATAAACGATGTTGTTGAGCAATGTTGTTTTTAGGTTTAGTTTTTAAAATTAAATTGGACATGTTAATTAAAGAAGTCTGCATTTTAGCATTTAATTGTGAAGCGCGGCGACACATTTTATTATTTTTTTCTTTCCCTAAACAAGAATAATTGAGTGATTTCATAATGGATACGTATTCCTTTTGTGTTTCATTAAATTTGGCTTCTGCCGAATATAAATCTACTAATGACATATACTAGAATCACACTTTTTAAATTCGGCTATTTGTTCCGTATAAAAATGCGAAGAATTAGGTTGCATCGGATTATGAATTTTTGCAATTTGAAATTTTAAAAATAAGTACAGTACAATTGCGCCTAGTAAATATACCAACATATACAATCACTTCAAAAAAATTGATTTATAAATAATGTATAAAGGATAGTATATGGTTTTCCTTGTTATTAAGTATGCCCTGAAGTATTGCACGTCCCTATTGGTGGAAGACATGTTTAACTCCATAAGTCCGAATTCAGTTATACATGTAGAAGAACAGGTTCATACCAACAAATATAACCATACGTCCAAATCTTTTCGTATTCGGGTTATTCGTTCTAAAGGCATTGATCTTATTCTAGATCGTATTGCAGAAAAGGGATTTGCCGCCATTATTTACGACAATACGTGGGATTCTACTCTTCGCAAATATGTGGACCGGTATTGGAAGGTAACGGCGATTATACCTCGTCTTATGGAGGAAGACGACCAATCTAAAATAGACAAAGTTATTGCCGATAATTTGCCTACAGAACTATTTCAGCAAGACATGATGCAAAGGGCTTTGTTCCAAACGTTATGGAAAAACCAGTTTATAAAAAGCGAAATGAATACCGAAGATCCTAATGAAATGGATGAGATTGTGGATTAAGATTCTCAATGTAGTCTTTGAGTCTAGAATATATTTTTAGGATTTTAGATTCAATCATGTGGGTAATCATCTCATTGTCCGAACACAAAGTAAATTCAAGATGAACACACACATTTTTTTCAGATCCCGAAATACTAAGAAGATCATCTTTAGTTATAATTTGTATACAATTTTTTAATTCTTCCTTTACTGTGTTATGTAGCACAGATTGAAATATGTACGTATTGTCTTGTTGGGTTACCATCATGTGTGTGAAAAACGGCGGAAAAAAAGAAATGGGTATAAATTTAAACATGTATTCCAACGATGTTTCTGTCCGAGAAAGACAAGTGTAGGATTCTATAATATCTGTGTTTAAGGTATAAATTAACTTCCATAAATCCAAATTCAATAACGAAAGAATGTTAACGCGATCATTTTTAAAATGTAGGTCCAACTTCATATTTACTTTATCATTTTTTTTTTATATATATATAGAATATATGTCTTCACGTGCTAAAATGACCGGTGCTGGATTTGCTGGGTACACTGCTTACGGAAATCTTAACGTTAACCAAAACACCTCGGGCGGAGATAAGAAACAAGGTATCCCGCCTTACACGGGTTTAAACAATTGGTCGAATCGCGCGGTAAGGATAAATGCCAATGGAAGCCCTCAACAACGACGCATCGTGTTTTGCATGAATCAACTTGGCGGCGTGGGTGTAGGCAAAAGTCAATTTAGAACGGCCTCTACGGCTGCAAATCCTAGAGGGTTACATTGCAATCCTTTATGGGTAAGAAAATAGATTATTAAGGAAAAAATATAAATAGAATATATGTCTTCTCGTTCTAAAATGATGGGCGCCGGTTTAGCAAGTTCGCACTCCTACAATGTAAACACCAACTTAAATACTTCGGGCGGTGCCAGAAAACAAGGTATACCGCCTTACACAGGTTTAGACAATTGGGCGAATCGAGCGGTAAAGATTAATGCTAACGGAAGCCCGGAAAAAAGGCGCATCGTATTTTGCATGAATCAACTTGGTGGTGTGGGTGTAGGAAGAAGTCAGTTTCGAACAGCATCTTCCGCGGCAAAACCAGATGGCGTGCATTGTAGAACACAATCGGCAACTTCTGTCCCTGTTCCAGATGATCCTTGTGACGGACTTACAGGGTTGCCTTTAGGAGCATGTTGTATTGCCAACCCAAATTCACTAAGTTGTCCATAAAATTGATATAAATTAACTAGAATAGATATATTAATGTCCAAATATTCACGGTTTTTCGAAAACAAAGAAATGAACATTGACGATTTTTTAAAATCCATGGAATACAAATCCGAACCCTTTTCTATTTCTATTTCAAAAATAGAAAAAGAAAAAGAAAAAAAAGTAAAACAAAAAGAAACCTATTTGCCTTATCATGAAAACCTAGATGTTCAATCTCAAATAGAACATTATGTTCCTGAAAAAGTGTACAAAGAAAAAGAACCTTATAAAAAACAAAAAATCCCCAAAAGCGTGCGTACTCATGTGTGGGATCTTTACATTGGTCAGCACATTAATGAACATCGTTGTCTTTGCTGCAAAAAGACGCTTATTAAAATTACTAATTTTGATGTAGGTCACGTCATTGCCGAATCCAATGGCGGAACCCTTGAAATTAATAATTTACGTCCTATTTGTTCCGTTTGCAACCATGCCATGCAATCCATGAACATGATTGATTTTGTAAAAAAATACGGCTACTACATTTAATTACGTGTTTTTTCTCATAAACTGCCATCCTAAAGCCGCTATTAAAAACATACCTATAGCCAAAAATATGCCTAAAATACCTGACGTTACCAAATGTTTCGATAATAATACTGCAAATATTAACCCAACCACTACAATTAATCCTAGAACATAAGAATAACTCATACTATATCCAATATTATTTTCGGCGCGTACGATTTTGTTTTTTAGAACGTGTTTTACCGCCTTTTGGTGCATCTTTTGGTGCGTACCATTCACCTGGAAGTTCGGTAGTACTACCATCATTCAAATTTGAATAAAAAGCAGGGGTTATTGAAAAAAAGGCGGTTGTTGCTAATACGCCACCTACAATAAGAAGCGCAATTTCTTTTTGATTCATACCATGCTTGTATATTATAAATCATCAATGTCCATTCCATGATCGAGCCAATATTGGATTTTAGCCGGCGTCAACGTTTTTTTGCACAAATCTTCAAGTAATATGCGCGTTCTTTCCATGGCTAATTTTGGATAATCCAATTCAAAAATAGAGGGGTTCGTGGATAAATTGACCCATACAATAAAATGCGGATTTTTCTTTAGTAAATCCATACCATTTCGGTTTAAACATAGATTAAACCACACTATTTTATCTATGTTTTTTTCTAAAATAGAAATGGCCGCTGGGTTCATGCTTAACCCCCACCAACAAATCTTGTCTTGATTGTTTTCAATTAAACTCATGGCACCTTCATTGGTGCACAAGTATTTCCACACAATTTTATCTGGATTTGCTTTTAGAAGGGGAAGGGCTGCAGGATTTGTAGATAAATACTCCCAATCAATTTTATGTGGATTTTGGGTTAAATATTCAATGGCCAATGGATGCGGATTTTGACTAAATTTGGACCATACAATTCCCTTTACATTTTGAAGCAGTATATGAATGGCGCTTGGATTGGCAGACAACCAAAACCAATTCAATTCTTGATTTAATAAATGCATACCTTTTGTGTTTCTGCAACAGGCCGACATGTTAATTCGCGTTGGATTGGATTCAAGTATAGAAATTGCATTTTTATTTTCCGACAATAGGGTCCAATCCAAATAAGAGGGATTTTTTTCAAGAAAGGATATAGCATTGGGGTTTAAACATACCGATGTATGCAATTTTTGCTGATCGAGCCAAGGTAAAAGTTCCATTGTATAAAAAATTAAGTTTGAAAAAAGTTCAATTTTAATACATTTCGCCTCCCATCTCCTCTAAACACAACTGTATGATTTCATTGTACAAAGCATATTCTCGGTCGCAGTGTGAAAACTCAATAATATGACCGGATTCGTCGTCCGCCAAAAATAGATTAACTCTGCATTGTAGCCCATCCAGTTCAACTTGATAACCACCTCCATCGGTAGTTACATGGACTTTTTCTTTTTGTTTAAAAATGTCTTCTAATTTGTCGCGCAGTTCACTGTAAAGCATGGGGCTAAAATAAATGTCAATGGCTAAATCATAATGCTGCGGTTTTTTACGCGGATGAGGAGTATAATCTGTCTTACGGTAAAAGTGGTAGAAATGATCAAGTCGAAGATAGTCAATCGTAGACACAGGTGGAATTCCTGTAAACTCAAGTACGGGACCTGTTTCATGCACAAGTTTGGCTTGAATGGGAGTACCCTTGTATAGAATGTCTTCGCCACATTGTTGAAATTGAACTCGATTGATTGTAATGGTGTCATTGGCGACCGATGTGTACAAATGCGCGAGAAAACTCATTTTTTAAATCCATATATTTTTGAAATCGAGTTCAATTTTATATTGAAAGGGTATAATCAAAAGGTATTTCATATTTATACTGAACATTAATCCATTGTTTCGGTACAATAATAATTTTATCACGGTTAGTATTTAATTTAGATGCCCATCCCGAAAATGTACTATTTGAGCAAATTCCTCCTTTTTTACATAGGCTCATCATATAAAATGTTTCCAGAGTAGGTGCATTTATAATTGTTTTATTTATATCTTGTAAAATGGAATATGTATTTATATAAGAACTATCATCGGATGTAACAAAAAAATGAGCGGATGAATTAAATTATATAACAAAGTAGATTTGTGTTTATTTTTGGTACACGAATAAATGATAAATACATAATCCATATCTTATAAATTATAATATATTTAAGTTAGAATTTTATAGGCGCAAATGAACATTGCGCGCAAAATATTATAAAAATAAAAGTAGCCGCTATTCCATAAGCCACTTGAGGTGTCAAGTATTTAAAGGCCGAAATTACTGTATAGATCATGAAAATAATACTAAGTCCTTTTTTATGGTTGGCGATTTCTTTATAAATAGAGTTCCACCCATTCGTAATAAAAAAAGGAAGACCAAGCCATAATACAATCACATATATCCAAACGGATACAGAAGTGCCTGCCCACACGATAGGCATAATTAAAAAGGTAGATATAAATCCGTAGATTATATTTATAAAGTACCAAATAAAATTAAAGGGTAACTTGGTTAAAATGGGTAAATCCTCATATTTTGCAAAATTAATAATAAAGGCAAACACATACACCCATGCTTTTTTACCCGGTTGAAAAAACGATCCTAAAATAGATGTACAAAAGGCTACACAAGGAATAAGAATGGGCGGAAGAATAAATGCATACAATACCATAGGCAATACATAAAATAACAATACTTCAATTACATAACTAGCCTTACTATTTTCCACATGCAATACGGGTTGCATGCTTTGAATAAATTTACATATTAAAAATCGAATAACGGAAAAAGAATAAGCGGTAATCCCCCCTAACCAAGCCAATTGATCATCCATGGCTTGTCCCCCCACTTCTATGTGATAGGGGAAATCAGAGTGTAGTGAAAAGAAATATTCAAACAAGCCCTCAATCCTATAATTGGTTTTTACATAGGGAAGTTGATTTAAATCATAAGGTAACAGTTTAAGTTGTTCACTTTCAGATAAATGAATTAACAACAGTATACAAGCCCCAAAATACCCAATTCCAAAAACTTTAACTAAATCGGACACTTCATCTTTCATAAATTGCGACACATTCCCCAATTTATTTAATAAATACATATATATATCTTATTTAAAAAAATGGGAAGAGTTTACCTTATGAAAAAAGACGAAAAGTTTTTAGCCATAGCAAGTTCGTTTGCGCGTAAATCTACACTTCATTATAAACACGGCGCTGTATTAGTGTATCACGGTAAACTTATAAGTAATGGATGCAACAGTTTGCGCAATTACTCTAAAGATAAATTAATTCATGAATGTTGTTCCTGTCATGCAGAAATAGATGTGATTCGAAATGCTACCAAAGTAGTTCACCGCTCCTAAGTTTAACCGCATGACATTGTACGTTGTAAGACTAAATCAAACCATGAATAATTATGTAGATTCAAGTCCATGCAGGGATTGTTGCAAAAAATTGGCCAAACTAAATTTAAAACGGCTTGTTTATTCTACTCAAACGGGGTATGAATCTATTAAAATACGAGATTTTATACCTACACAAATAACAGAAGGCGACAGATATTTTCACAGTTTATAAAAAAACTTACCTTCTGTCTTTGTCTCCCGCGCTGCACCTGTTAAACAATGTTAAACAATGATTATGATTAATTATTGCTTAAATCCGGAGGCGAGATGAATAGGAGCACAGATGCCGTCTTCGTTTCGCCCAAGTCCCGAGGTCATGTTCCATTGTTTTTTCTTGGCCTGCCATTCACCTGAAATAGGATGCCCGCCGCTGACTTTGGAGAGCATATCATAGCCTGTCGTATCGCAAGTAAACTCTACCTCGGGCATAGCGCGTTTTGTAATTGTAATGTAGTACGATGAGCCTGTAACACGCGGATTAGATATCTTGCATCCGCCTGATTTAGATGCCATAAACATAATTTCAGCCGTTCGAGGTGTGTAGGGCACTTCGAAACATCCGTCTTGGAAACGAATCTTGGACGGAGGCAATTCAAGTTCCCAGCAAAGGAGTTGCAGAAGCCGATCTTGCGAAATTGCGCCGAAGCGAACATTAAAGTGAAGGGAAGGCATTGGACAGAGGATATAAAAGTGTAGGAATGAATCGGGTTTCAATTTTTTTATATGTCAGGGAGTGGAGCAAGACACAATTTGATGTCGCCTAAGGAAGCCACTGAATACTTGACAACTAAAGGCAAATCATTTTCAAGAAACATTTCTATTTGGCTGCATAAATTCGTGCATTTAATAAAATAACCCAGATTTTTCAAACTAAAATTACCTTGAATAATTTTGCTTGAATCTTGTTGTAAAAATTTCATGCTGTCGTCGGATTCAGCACGCCGAACTTCGGCCGTGGCAAACGATCCCTTGCATTTAAAAATGAGTTCATTGGCTACCGATTTAATTTCAATGCGGTCAGAGATGCAAGACAAATCTCTGATGATTTTTTGAAAATCGGTAGAGGGTAAATTAATCACGGATGAAAACATAACGTTAGGTACCTCCAATTCTTCAGGGTCGGGTTCAATCAACCGTAGTTTTTGCGTTTTACATTGTTTAATGTCCCCATTTTCAAATCGTAATCCCAAATTATTGACGATGCCATCATTGTAATCTGCTTCTTCAATGTACAATGTTAACGTGTCGTCGTTGTCAATAGAATTGATTAATTTAAAAAGGTGGAATAAGTTTACGCCAATAATGATTTTATCTTTTTTACATTCATAAACTTCAAAATTTTCTGCTTTTAAAAATAAATGCACCAAAATGGTGTGTGACTTATCCATATTTATAATACGCATACCGTCTGGTTGAAATATTATGTTGGTTTCTAATAAAATATCTTTTAGCGCCGTCATTAATGTTCTGACCGGCGATATTTGTACAGTTTTTACTGTTAGAACATTCATGTATATGTACTCGTTAAAATCTTTAAATAGTCTTTCTTTGTTTATGTTATGAAACAATGGGATGCATTTATTCATGAAGTAGCGACTAGTTTACAACAAAAACGAATATCGGAGAATTTACATTCTACCTTTGTTATGCTTATGTATTCTATCTATAATAAATTTATCTATTATTCCTTATGGCTACTTACAACCTCTGTACACTTTGTTCACAAAAGTTTACCCTTACCTAACTTAGAATAAAGTATACATGTATACTATGCAAATTTGTACACAATTAATTACAGGGTTTATACTAATTCTATTATTGTTTATAATGACTTCTTTAGGAAAAAAACAAATGGAACCGATGATGATTGAGATGCCACCTGATACGGAAACTCTACTTGATTTGCCTACCCATTTAAAATTAAAAAAAACAACGTATCAACATATGAAACGCAAAGAACCGGTACCTCATTCATTTGATCAGACTACGAATAATGTAAAGGCTACTTCCCCCGACAACGGAAGTATTCTTCTTCCCGAATTAAGCGGATTTTACAACTAAAAATTGAATTATTTGTGTTACGGTAGAATATATACTATGGAATTTTGCAGAGTTTGTGAGAACATGTACTATTTAACGATTAACGAAGCCGAAGAGGTTAGTTATGAATGTAAAAAATGCGGAGATAATAAACATGTGGATGGAGGGATTGTAGTATCTCAAACCTACTATAAGAAATCCGAACAAAACATTAATATCAATCAATACACTAAATTCGACCCTACATTACCTCGCATCACCTTTTTAAAATGTCCAAACACTGTTTGTGAAAATCACGAAGACGTTCCTGACCGCGAAATTATATTTATTCGGTACGATAACGTCAAGTTAAATTACATTTATCTTTGTCCTAAATGTAATACCGTATGGAAATCCGATAAAAATTGATATAGAAAATATATATGTACTATAAGTAAATGAGTGACGTTGAGGACATTGACGAAGACTACGAGGAAGAGGAAGAAGAAATTGAAGTTGAAGAAGAAGAGGAAGAGGAAGAAGAGGAGGAAGAAGAGGAAGAGGAAGAAGAAGAGGTAATTGCGGATGAACCTTGCGAAGAATATAAAGAAGAATTATTGCAAAAGTTTACAAGTCAACTTGATCGAAATATGGTGATGGATTTACATCCGCGTGAAAAAGCAGTAGATTACGAATATGTAAAATCCATGTGCACCGTTGTTCGGAATAAAGAAGGCGTTATTATAGATCCCAATCACAGTACGATTCCTTTATTAACTAAATTTGAGTACACGAAAGTATTGGGAGTTCGTGCTACACAAATTGATCACGGCGCACCTTTGTTTATTGAGGCGGATCCATCGATTATAGATAGTTATGTTCTTGCCTTAATGGAGTTAACTGCAAAAAAACTTCCGTTTATTATTCGACGACCTTTACCAGGCGGAAAAATGGAATATTGGAAAATTAATGATCTTGAAAATTTATTGAGTTAATTTTAGTGCTTTTTGGTTCTACGTGTTTTTTTGCTTTTACGTTTTTTTGAGCGTTTCACTTTTCCACCTAAAATAGAAGAAAAACTAGATATATCAACTTCACTTTGAAACTGTTCAAATCCACAACATCCAATTTCAATACATATGATCTCTTTTATTTCAGGTAATAATTCATGAACTCTCTCAAATATGTCTTTTTTTTGAACAATAAGTTTTGGTTTGGAATGAATTTGTTCAAGTGGGTATAAGTCATAAACAACAATTTTTCCATTTTCTTCAAATACAATATATACTGCACCTTCTATATCGCTTTGTCTATAAATAGGATCTCCAGTATCATTAAACCCAAACACTTTATTATAGTATTGGGAGGGATCCGTGCTGATATACCCAGGAGATTCGTCCCATTCTTGTTGTTGTTCAGCCGAAGCATCACTTTGCATTGTTGCATCTGCTGATTTTTGGGCAAATTCGATTTTTAATGTTTGATTAATAAACTCGTCTAAAATATTTTGAGGGGAAGATCGTTTAAAATTTGCTCTAGCATATTTTAAAAATTCACGTATGCTATATGAGTCGTCTATTACGGCGCATTTACCTGGCGTTGCACCTAGTATAGTTGTTTGAGTTATACCAGGTATCATTACGTTTGGGACTAGTTTAGATCCTACCATATTAATAAAGTTATGATTATACGCGGCATGCAAAGAATTAAATACCCAACATTTAGGGTTTATATTGCGTTTAGATACGCTGGGGGGTTGTCCAAAATTAAATTCACTTGAAGAAGGTGCTCCAAAATTAAATCCACTTGTAGAAGGTGCTCCAAAATTAATCCCTCCTGAAGGTTTACCAAAATTAATACCCCCTGAAGATGTTCCAAAACTAAAACCACTGGTGACTGTTTGTTGTGGTGTTCCAAAACTAAATCTACTGGCGACTGTTTGTTGTGGTGTTCCAAAACTAAAACCACTTGAAGAAGGTGTTCCAAAACTAAAACCGCTGGAGACCGTTTCTTGGGGTGTTCCAAAATTAAATCCGGAAGCCATTAATTATAAGTTATATTTAAAATAATTTATGTTTAAATAAAACCTTTATACCATCATTTTATTTTTTTTAAAATCAGAAGGGGTCCATTCCCACTTGTTTTTATTTTTGGAGCATTCGTGTTTAAAAAATAAACTAAATTGCAAAGATACGCTTACCGCAAATGGCGTAGAAGGTCGTTCAGGATGAAATTGTACGCCATAAAAGGGATACTCTTCAAATTCAATACTATCTATAAAAGTATCTAAAGTAGACATAATTCGTATACCAGGTATTGAACCAATATCATTTCCATATTTATGAGAATGAGTTGCACAGGGTGTTTTTTTCATTTTAGCGCGCATATTGGGAGTGAACCATTTACCTAGAGTAGATTGTGGATTCAAATGCAATGGAAAGATTCCATGTTTATGATGGGAATGAAGCGACTCCAGCAAATTTTCTTTATTTGTTGCAAACATGAGTAATATTTCATGTCCCAAACAGGTTCCAAAAATAGGATAGTAATTCCCCTTATTATTTTCGCGAATGGCATGTTTATAAATAAAAAATAAAGTATTGATGAGTTGCGTATATTGTTTAGAGGAATGCAATTTTTTATTTTGAATGGCACCACCTGTAAATATAACTCCTTGAACACGATTTAATAGTGTTCGTAAATTGGATTCCGAAATAGTATAAGGTATAATTATAGATTTTTCACCTGACATACTTACCCAATCAATATAGGAAGTGTACACATAAGAAGATGTACAAGCAGATTCAATACTAGGCGGACATGAAACAATGCCTATCATATACTTAATGGTTATTTTTATGATTTAAAAATAATAATTCATTCAATATATGAACAATACACTCGTATTGAGTACATTTATAAAACAATTGGATGAATGTTTAGAAGATATATCCAATAGTTACAATACAGATAGCCGTTTTATAAAATGCAAATTGTACTTTGATACCATTAAAAAAAGCAATCCTAGGATCTTAATTACTCTTTGGAAAAAGAAAATAACAGACCCTTACAAGGAACAAATATTCGCGAACGATGTTACTTTTTTCTTAACTAAGGATTATAAATCCGATGTTAAGAATTATGACGATACGATAGACAATGCTATTCAAGATTTGAGGAAAATAATCCACGACATGAGTGACGAAAATATAAAAACGTCCATGAAATACATTCAAAATTTATGTAAATTAAGCGAACTATATATTTAGGATACTTTGATTTAAAATAATCAGTATAGAAGTATACATGATTCCGCCAGAATTTAATCGTGTTATAAAAGACTTTATTCAAGACATTGTTCATACTTATCCTGAACTAGAAGTTTCGTTGCAAGAAGATGTGCGCAGAATTCATGCGAACGAATTAACGCCAATGACACCTGAATTGCAAGGTAGTTATGTAACCGTGTACGAACATGTATTGCATATATTGCCTACTAAGTTTTTTGATATTTTATATGAAAAGGTAGAGTTGTTTGAATCTCCTTGTTTATTTTTACCTGGAATTGATTTTAAAACGTTGTGGAATGAAAACATTACTGAAAAAACAAAAAACAGCATTTGGAAATACTTAAAATTGGTGTTGCTTATGATTATCGGAAATGGGAAGCAAGACTCCACCATGTTTGACAACATAAATATGGAAGATTTAAAATCTAAAATAGATGACACCTTAAAGGATATTCACAGTTTTTTTGATAAGTCGGAAATTCCAAATACAGATGAAATGAAGGAACATTTAGACGGACTTATGCAAGGAAAAATCGGTCGTTTAGCGAAAGAAATTGCAGAGGAGTCGATTGGAGACAATGCGGATGATGCTTTCAAAAGCATGTTTAAAGATCCATCTAAAATGGTTGGGTTAATGCATAATATAGGAGATAAAATAGATAAAAAAATAAAGGCAGGAGATTTAAAAGAAAGCGAATTAATGGCGGAAGCCGTTGAAATGCTGTCAAAAATGAAAACCATGCCGGGTATGAAGAATTTTGAGCAGATGTTTAATAAATTTGGAGGAAAAATGGATATTAATGCCATGCAAAATCAACTGAACTCTAAATTAAGTCAGTCTAAAACTAAGGAGAGACTACAAGCCAAATTAAAAGAAAGACAAAAATCGTGTGAAACCCCCGAATTACCTGAAAAGAAAAAGAAGAAAAAGAAAAAGAAAAATAAAGAGAATATACATGACCCTGTTTTGGATAAAAGATCCGACAATATTGCTGAATAAATATAATTTAGTATTTTGGCCAACCGAATCCATGTCGATGGAAGAAAAATTAAATGCAATTACAAGATTAGTGTCGATATTAAGTATAGCAGGATTTATACTTATGCAAAATATGAATTTTATTTGGGTAGGTATGCTCACTTTGTTGCTTATCGTCATTTATTACAATACAACTACGGGTACCTTAGAACAATTTGAGAAACAAAACCCCAAACATCATACTGTTCCAACCGCGGCTAATCCTATGATGAATGTTCTTCTTCCTGAACTCAATGGTAACCCCAAACGAAAATCTGCTTTAAAATCATATTCGCAGGATACTGAAAAAATGATCAATCAAAAAGTGAAACAAGGCATTTCTAAAAACGTAGACCCCTCTATATTTAAGGGAATTAACAATGAATTGGAGTTCGAGTATTCTATGCGCAATTTTTACACAACGGCCAATACTACCATCCCGAATGATCAAGAAGGATTCGGGGAATTTTGTTATGGAAACATGATTTCGGCCAAAGAAGGGAACGTAATTGCCTTAGGAAGACATAATCCTCGATTAGGATCCACTTAATGTAAGTTTATAATTTTTTTATAAAAATTATATATATGGACTTTTTAAAAACAACTCGTATTGGAGAAGATGAAGGCGGGGTTACACAAGATAATTTATTCAACAAAGGGTATTCGGACTACATGTTGCAAAACCATTACTTGAACAATTGCAACATGAGAAAACCCATTGAATTTGCAACCAGTCAAATCAATGTAAACTATTGCGCAGCAGGCGGATCAGGAAATCAATGCGATCTAGAAGGATGTAATATTGATACAAATTCAGACTTAATGCTGGGCTCTTTACAAACGCACCCCAAATGCAGAATTTCTCTTTTTCAACGTACTTTTTTAACCGTTCCTTATTTAGGCAAAGGGCCGTTCAATCCCACTTTAGAATCCCAATTGCAGCAAACAGATACATTCTCCAACAATAAAAAAAGCGTAAATACCATGTCTGAACTTAGTTACATGCCGTTAACTAATTACCCCCTTATTCCCTCTATTCAAGAAACCGTTACCAATCCTGCCTATCTTGTAGAAGGTGTGGCTTCCAATGGTTGGATTCGTGGCGGGATCCCCTCTAGAGAGTTAGCGCGTAAATATGCTAACCAAACAAATAAGTAAAAGAGTATGTACAATACAACAATGAAATGCACCTACATGGATATTAAGGAAGATGAATACAATACAGTTTATCAAACTGAATTGTTGATGGCCTTTCATTTATCTGAATTTTCGGATCAATTAACTACAAAAATAGAAAAAATGTACGCTTATTTGCTTTCTAATTATGCACCTTTACCTGAATTAATGGCCAATATTCACAACTTTTCAACGGATTCAGAAATGTTGTTCATGTATTTGTTTAGTTATGATTATTTTAAGTATACTCATGCTCTTTTAGTCGATCTATTTACAAAAAAGGACACTACAGAATCGCATAAAGCACTTGTGTCTATCCTCACCAAATAATTATATACTCTAGAAGTATGGCAAGTACACGCAATAAAAATACGTATGGAAATTATTGTGCAGATACACGTCAAATTCAAAAACAAGAAGATTGGTTTATGACATCTTATAAATTTGTAAATCCTAACTTGGCCCTTCCATGTTCAGGAATTAATGTGCAACACATGTCCGCCTCTGTTTTATCCAACAACTCGGTTGATATTGAAAATTATCTATATGGAATCGGCGCCAATAATTTTGTGACGCGAGTTCCGCAAGTAGTACCCGACATAAACACACTTCCATCTGTATCTTTTTCTAAGGCCCCCGATGTCTACATTCCGGTTCTCCCTCCTTTTTTAACGGGTCAGCGTCCATAAAATAATATAATAAGTAGTTATGGGACCTAATGGATTTACGGCGATTGTATTTGCTTCTCTTTTTGGAATAATGGTGGTTTATACATTAGTTACACCTAATAAAATTGTATGGGATTAATATTTTCGACTCTTACGTTTTTTAGATTTCCGTTTAGAACCGCCTATCTTTTTTGATTTAGGCAACAGGTATTGAATAATAGTATAAGGAGATACAGGACGCCCTCCTATTTTTGCAGGATTCATTAAGAAAAATAACAAATTACTGTGTTCTGGATCAAATGTTAATCGATCCAGAGTAAAAGTTTCATCCCCTAATTCTTCTCTAAAATAAGTTAATAATTGAGGACTAGGTGGAAATCGCGTTTGATTAAACGGTATTAATCCCATTGTTTTATTGTACTCAAGAGCCGTTGGAATTACAAGTCCACAATATACAAAAGGACCGCCCAACATTAAATAAATAGTATATAATCGAAATGCGCGTAATACTCGTCCGCTAGAAAGTTCTGGATGTCCGGGTATAGTAAGACGATCAAATGTACAAGAATTATTACTATAATAAAACATAATACCATTCACTTTTTTGGGTGTATCATTTGAAATGGCTGCATATAAGTTGCCCTCATCGTATAAATATGAATATGTACCTGATTCATCCTCTACCATGGATTGAATCCATTCACACCGAATATCTTTCCTTGATTCAAATGAAAGTAATTTACCATTTATAAAATCTCTATTGTGTCCTGTTTTTATACTAAAATGTAACCGTTCTAAAGGATCTACACTTAATTGCATATTATAATATTATATTATAGTATGGACAATTTACCCAACGAACAACGTGTAATTGCGAATGATGCCTATGCCGCTAATCAAGACAATATAGAGAGACCCCCAACTAGAGAAGCATTGGAAAATCAAGACAATATAGACCGACTTCTAATACGTCAAGCCAATAGACAATTAAATGAGGATCGACAACAATTAGCAGAACGTGGACAAAATGTACATGGGGGTAAACGTAAATCTAAACGAAAACGTAAAAATAAACGAAAATCTAGACGCAAATAACCTATTCAAATTATATTAAACCTAGTTGCAGAATAAGACTATGAGCGACCGTGTTAAAAAATGTATACACGGACGCAAAATATCACAATTTTTAAATTATATTCGTAATACTCCTGGGTATGCTCAAGAAACCGCGCAAAATGAGCCATTTCGAAATACAAACACACTTAAACGCTACTTTGATATAGTTGACCCTAATTTGGCTATTCATATTCATGAAACGCGAGACAAAGATACTTTTTTACTAGAATTTAAATATTTGAGAGGACACAAAGTGATTTCGTTTGAATTACCGGATGACATGAATCAACTTATAAACTCTTATGCGCGTTCCTATTTACATGTTACTTTTTCTATTCAATATAGAGAATTTTACCGTCCTCCTACATGTACATTGTATGCATTAGAACATACCATTCCTAATGTATACATAAATATGGTTGAACACTATACTTATCTTATAAATATGTACACTTTACTTAAATGGCCTATGTTTATTACAGATTCTTTTATTTTTACTTCCAAAAAAACGTTGGAAAAAACGGTATTGGACATTATACTCTTGATGGATCGAAATCATTTTAAATATTTGAATTTTGTATTGGATTAATATATGTCTCTTACCTATATTTATTTTCCATGTAATCAAGAAAATAAACCGTTATTAGATTATTTAACTGCGTATGCAATTAAACAACACGATGAATTTGTAAAAATTTTTCCATGGGATTTTAAGTGCAATGATCATCAGTATACTTACATAGCCTTACTTTTACCGGATTCAGTTTCTATAGACCGTATGATGCAGGAAAATATTAAACCTGAAATATATGGTTGGATGACAGTATCCATATCCAAATGGAAAAGATATGACATTGCTAATGTAGATTATTTGACAGCGCGTCATAATAAAAGTGCATTTAAAGGAATAGGAACAAGTTTAATTCAACAAATGGAACGACATATGGAAGACTTATACATTGATTTTATTAAATTAATGCCAATAGAAACGGCATCTAGTTTTTATACTAAAATGGGATATACACCATGTTTAAATGTAAATGGTAAAACTCCTTATTTAATGTGTAAAACATTAAGGCATGATCCTTCTTACGCGTATGCTACTTATTTGGATAAGAAAAAAATGGAGTCTGTAAAGGAAGATAAAGATAACGAACAATCTATTTTAACGGATATACGTAGTCAATTAAGTGAACCCGAACAAGAAATATTCGATACTAAAATAAAAGAGGAATCTTTTTTGAATACAGTCGTATTTGTTTATTTAGACGAGGAACAAGGTGGAATTGGCCAAGTTAAAAAATTACTCGAGACATCAGGAGGGAAACAATCGCGTAAAAATAAACAATCGCGTAAAAAATATAAACGTTCTAGGAAAATCAACGTGTAAATAAAAGTAAAGAATAATCCTTGGATAAACACATATGCGCATCCTCGATTGAAAAACGAGATTTAGTAAGTGTATCTTGATATTCTTCATGCGTCATGGATTGTTGCCTTTTCACCGGTTTTAGTATTTATTTACATTGGTGCAACTGCATGCTTTCCGAAGTGTAGAATAAAGGTGTATGGCAAAACATGCAAGTTTGCATTCATAAAAATAGTAAAGTATAATTTGTTTTCAATTTAAACATAGATTAGTTTATACTCAATGAAAGAAAAAATAATTCTTAGTATTTACGCCGGGGTTGCCGTTTTACTTTCTCTTAAAAAATTAAGTGAAAAATAAATGGGTATGTCTTTCTCCTTTAACACAATATAAAGCAATCTAAGTTACGCACCCTGATTTTTTTAGCGGAACTAATTTAAAAACTATTCATAATGTGCCTTCGGTTATTCTTGTACTCGGTAAAAAAGGGCTTCTATGGCCATTGTTATTGCATATCCCTACTGGTTTAAGTTCACGCAATTGTGCTCATTTAATAACTGAATGTTTGAATAAAGGAAAAATCTACATTTTTTATAAACTATATTTTATGACGGTTATTAATGGAATTGAAATAGATGCTATTGAATACAAAAATGAAGTAAAGTATGCCATACAAAATAATTTACCTTTAGAAGAAAAACTAAATATTGTTTTGGTTATATCCAATCCTTGTTTGTATGGGCGTAGATACAAACTACTCAATGATTTTGTGGCGCGCATGGACATTGAGGAACATGTTCGTTTATTTGTTGTAGAAATGATTTATCCAGGACAAGATTTCAAGGTTACATCTTCAAAAAATCCAAATCATTTACAATTAAAACAAAATGTTGTTATTTGGTCGAAAGAAAATATGATTAATTTAGCCGTAAAGCATTTATTACCTAAAGAGTATAAATGTTTTGCATGGGTTGATGCTGATTTAGAATTTGAAAGCACTACATTTGCAATGGATGCATTGAAAATATTAAATGGAAGTCGAGACGTGGTTCAGTTATTTAGTCATTGTGTAGATATGGATAAAGAAGAATTGACTATGACTACATTTTCTAGTTTTGGATACAATTATTCCAAACAAAAAATATATTCGGGAACAGGTAAAGATTTTTGGCATCCAGGTTATGCGTGGGCTATTACACGAACTGCATATGAAAAAATAGGCGGAATCTATGATAAGGGAATTTTAGGCTCAGGTGATAAAATTATGGCCTTATCTTTTATAAATAAAGTGGAGTACATGCATCATCCAAAATATCATCCTGACTACAATAATTCTATGACGGAGTATCAAAAAAAAGCAAAAACATTGCGATTAGGGTATGTTCCTGGAGTTATTTTACATCATTATCACGGAAGCAAAGAAAATCGTAGATATACAGAACGATGGAATATTTTAATCAATCACCAATATACTCCTCAACAAATGTATTATCAAGAGGGTATATTGAAAGCAGATTTATCTCCTGAATTTAAAAAAGAATTACTTCATTATTTTTCTGAGCGAAAGGAAGATGATTAGTTGATTTACAATGGATCGTTCATTTGAATGGGTTATATAAAAAATAAATGTTATAATTTTGACCTCTTCATATATTCATTTGTCTTTTTAGCATGTTTACGCCTACTTTTATTTTTACGTCCGCCTGTTAGGTGACTTAGTGCTTTTATTAAATCTATACTGGACTCCTTTATTTCATCTGTCATTTGTAATCGACCAAATACGGCTTCTGTTGGTGCAAGTTCCTTTGCTAAATTAATAATTTTTTCGGATTTTAAATCAAAATCTTCATCATCTTCAACAATTATATCGCTTTTATATAGTTCGGACAGTACTTCAATTTCTTGATCTGGATTAATTGGAGGAATTGGATCAATTGGTTCTGCCGTACCAAAATCAATCATATATACATGTTTATCTTCATTTTTAGAAATTAAAAAATTATCTAATGAACGTGAGTCGTCTTTATAACCAACTTGAGCAAGCATAAACATTTCGCGTAGGGCAATGGGTAATTCTTCATCTGTTTTTTTAAGCCGTTCTACATCTCCAAACGATTCCATAATAATAACTCCAAACTTATCTACTGCATCTATATCTTCTATTTGTTCGGTTAACCTTACATGGGTTATACATTGTGGAAAAGATTCAGTAAACTCTTCTTTAGTATAAATTTTTGAGTGTATAATCATGGGGACAAAGGAATAGTTAAATGTTGTTAATAATCTAACATAAATGTCTCTTTGTATAGCACATTCTTTATTAAACTCGGATATTAGCCGTTCTTCAAAATCAATATCTATAGGAATAATTTTTACAATAAATTTAGCGTGACATTCCATGGCTGGATTACACATTTGAGGCAATGCATCACTTGTTAAAAATGCAATTCCGCTGGTACCTGCCCCTAAAAATATAGGATTTTTGAATAAATTAATGATTTCATCGATTAAAGATTGGTTTACTTCAGCGCCGTTTAATATAAAACCTCCCCCTTTATGTTTCTTGATTTTTGTTCTTTTACATTTACGTGTTCTCATAAGTATACTTTATATAATAATTTTAATATGGAAAATTATTTTTATGAGCGAAAGGAAGATGACTAAAACATTATTAAATATTTTTAAATAATATATGAAAACTCTTATACTTATTGGCATTATTTCAGGAATAATTACAGGTATTACAGGATTACAAATTGGGATCCTAATTCCTGCATTAATGTTTTTTAATATTATTCCCGATTTACAAACAGCAATAGGAACGACCTTGTATGCGTTTTTACCACCTACTTCTATTTTGGCAGTTTATTATTTATATAAAAAAAAACACGTAGATGTTAAAAAGGGAAATATATTAATTATAGTTTTATTATTTTCTTGTTTATTGGGATCATTTATTTCAACCTTTTTATCTAAACAATTAATTTCTTTAATTTATGCAATTATACTATTAGGATTATCCATATATTATTTTATATTTTATTTTAAAAATAGACGTTACCTTTTAGAGTAAAATGTATTAAATCGTTGAATATAATTTCTTCATGTTTTCAATTTCTGGGTTGTGCACTTGCGGCAAAAACAACAACTTTACGTCGTTTAAATCCCTGAATCGGAATGAATTTTTGTGCCCTTGTATTCCTCTTCCAATACGACCCATGGCTTGAATTAACTTTTCTTGGGTTAATGCCAACCCTTTTCCCATGTAGCCTTGACAGAACTGAAAATTAGTTCCGTAAATATGATCTGAATCTGCAATAATTAAATACAAATACTGTTGCGTCGCAAGTTGTTTCATAATTTCTGTGTATTTACTATTTGTATGCGCTGCAAACACGCCAATTCCCATCAAAAGCAACAATTTCCATTTATTATCCACATCTAGGGATAATATTTCTTTGGCCGTGTTCGAATCTACATTGGCTGAAAAGGCAGTGGCCAGATTTGTTTTCCCGTATTTCGTTAAATGTGCCTTCTTGTTAGGAATGTATTCATCAGGAAGAACCATCGGCATGATTTGTTGATGCAAATCTCTCAGTTTTACTTGAAGTGCTTTGACCTCAGTGGAAACATTGTTTTTAATCATCTTCTTTTCCTTGTCGTCTTCTTTGTTGGTATCCTCCAAATCTTTTTCTAATTGCGCAATTTTATCGGAGATAATAGTATTGTGCCCCAAATTTTTAAGAATGGAAGACAATATGCTATCGGGTATATTTGCCGTTTTAATACAGTATTTAGCAATCAGGTCAACGTCGGATGCTATATAAATAGTAGGACCATTTTCAAGCGTGCTCGCATCTTTGGTGCAAAATTCAATGGTCGGCGGATTACTTATTCTATGTTCGCATTCATAGGCGTATACGGCAGGCCATGATTCATCATTAAATGTTTTCAATATTTCAAGGTAGTACAACTTGATGTCCTCAATAGTGACGTCTTCGATGGTTTTAAAATAATCAAAGTTCGGTGCGTATCGTTTTAAAAAGGCAACCACCGCAATTAAATCAAAGTACTTTATAATGACCAATTTGGATTCTATGAAATCAATGCATTCGCGCAACATTATCATAGTAGGACAATGATAATGAGGAAGTTCAATTTGGTTACTTGGATTCAGCATTTGCACCGTTTTCGAAGTAGTGTAACTAGATATTCGGTGCACTTCTGCTCCCGGAAAGATCCGTTGAAATCCTTCAATCGTGCTTGTCATATCATTCGGTAACGTTGCGGAGGACAATACTACATTTGGAATTTCAGTGTTGCTTACCCAATTCCTCTTGTAAATTTCGTGCAAGGGATGAGTTTCGTAATCCAAAGTAATGGTAGGTTCGTCCATCCACACCATCATGTTTTTCCCTTCGTTAAACTTCAACATGTACTCCTTGGCGCTTACGAAGGACTCTACGTCGCAAATCATAAGTTCTACTTTGTGACCATCTGAATTGTCCACTTTTCGAATTTTACCACTTCGTTTGTCGCGCGTACATTTAGCCACTGAATAATAATGCAATTTTATATCCTCAACTGTTTTGCACCCAAATGCAGTGGCTATTTTTTTTTCAACTGAAATGGCCGCACGGGCTAGTGCAAGTCCAATGTTTTTGTGGGCGCATACGAATATAATTCCCTTGTAGTAGGAACAAGCGCCAATGGGAGACAATGTTTTTCCCGAACCCGTTTGCGACATGTACAAGATGAGTTTGGGCGTACTTGATTCACAAATGGAGTACAATTGTTTTTGGTGCGCGTGCAATTCCAGCGGTTGATATTTGTAAATGTACGGATTGTTTTCAATAATGTCGACCGAGTTCAACACGATTTCTTTTAAATTGGGTTGTATAGAATCGAGCGTAAACTGCACGAACTTTTTCACATAAAGATTTAGGCTAGGGATATTGTAGGCAAATACCAAGTTTAGCGTATAGTAATGCAGCGGATTTAAACGTACTAATTTACAAATGTCCAAGAGTACAAATTCGTATAAATTAGGTGGTAAATGAGCGTCACTTGCATTCAAGCGAATCGTGTCTGCTTTTTTTAATTTTATGGTTTCTTTAGGCGGGAGTTTAAATCCGGGCATGAATTCCGCAAAATATTTGTGGCACAAAAACAAGTCGATGGCATCGTTCTGTTGCATTTTCAAATATTCAACTGTAGTGACGATAGAATACTCTTTTCGGTGTAGATCTAACGAAGCCGTTTGCAAAAATTTCATGATGCGGTGTTCGCGATCCGAGAGCGGGAGTTCGATGGCGTTCCATTCGGCTTTCGTAAGTTTAACCTGATCCATTTTTACTAAGAATAATTAAAACGGATCAAATCAATTTTATTTGTATAGTATATGAAAAGTTTACGTCGTTCTAAAAATAAACGCAAAACAATAAAAACAAAAACAAAAACAAAAAGAGGTGGAACTGCTGTTTGGAAATATTATTATAAATTTTCTAAAATTTAACATCTCTGTTTTTTTATAAAGTAATAAATGTTAATGCCCAACAGACTTATAAAAAATAAGTATTGACCATTTATCCATGTATTAACATCAATTATATTGTTTTTTCTATATTCGATGTTATATTTTTTATCCAATCCAAAAAAATAAGTTAGCCTGTCCATAGGGTTAATCCAGTATTTTACATTAATTATTTTATACATCAATAACGACAAAACACAACTTTTAAAATAAAAAAATAACAATATTGTAAATAATGCAAATATATTCAGTATAAATAAATAAGTAAGATTGCACTTTAATCGAACCGTAATCGCCAATAAAAATAAAATACTAAGAAATATAAAAACATGCAAGTAATCTAAAAGTAAATAGAGTACGGTAGGGTAATCATCTATATTTTGTTTTTTTAAAAAGGCGGTGTATTCAACATAAACACAAATAAACGATAATAGTAAAACGATGCACAATTTTGTAAAATGAGATTGAGTTGCATTACTATAAAACAAATAGAGTATTGCAATATATGCCAGTAATATATTTATTTTCATACATTAATAAATTATTATAAAATTATGCACTTTTTAATTCACGGAAGCGTGCTAATGTTTCATCTAAACTATCTATATCCGCATCATCTATATCTTCGCCACCGCGTACGGGTATTACAAAACTACAATCTGTTGTAGTGTCCCATATATATTTATCTAATATTATAGGCTCATCTAAGGACGCAGCATAAACTTCTTCCGACCCCCATGAATTTTTCAACAAAATTTTACCTTCATGTGTACCTGTAACTAATAAAAAATGGGCTGAATGTTTTTGTGATGAAGTTGTGTTTTCTACACGTAACATTAAATAAAGTCCTTCTTTTGTTACTTTTTCTATGGTTTCAAATAGATGAGTTTTAATCTGAAATGTTATTAAATGAATTTGTAAATTATCCACTTTTTGTTTAATATCGCGCAATACATTAGTTATCATAAACGTATGTATTTGTTTGTGTAAATACGGTAGAAATGGAGGTGTATACATTTTATCATAAATGTGCGTTACTTGCGTACATTCTAACCATCCTAACGGTCTATCTTCTACAGTAGGAACATAGTTTTGGTACAAGTAAAATAAATGTAAAAAAAGTAAAATTTTTATATATCCACCTTTTGAACATTCTTTTATAGATAATTTATTTAAGTCAACAATGGTTTTACCTGTAACTAAATATTTATTACAATTATGAGCAGTATATATATCATTGACAACAAGTAGAGGATATAAAACTTCAAATATATTTTTTATGATAACTCTTGGAAATACATGACGACCGCATACACCTTCATTTGTTTGATTTGTAAATGTTACTGATTCTCCGCGAACTAAACTAGGTGGTCTCCCTGTAAGTGCAAACTTAAAGGCTTCGTCATAAGTGATCATTGCTAATTTTACCATATATGGGTCTTTTTTAAATCTGTCTGACGCAAATTGCAACGCCATTCCATTTTGTTTTACTGCAGCAAATACAATTTCATCATCGTCAAAAAAATGATTCGCATATACTAATGAATTCCCGTCTTCATTAACTGCTGCAAGAACTACATCTTTATCTAGTCTAAATTTTCCAATAATATTCTTTAATACCAATCCATTTTGAGATACTGCAGCAAGTATTACTTCTTTATCTTCACGTAAATCATATATATGGTTAAACGCTAATCCATCCTGATTAACAGCAACAAGAACTACTTCCTTATCATTCTGTAAATCTAGTGAAGCCCACTTTATTGCCAGTCCATTTTGATGAACTGCAGCAAGTACTACTTCTTTATCTTCACAAAAATCATCTGCATATCTTAATGATAATCCATTTTGATGAACTGCAGCAAGTACTACTTCTTTGTCATTTTGTAATTGTCTTGACGCAAATTGCAATGCCATACCCTCATTGGATACAGCAGCAAGTACTATTTCTTTATCATTATTGAATTGTTTATAAACGCGTAAGTTTAATCCATTATTGGATATTGTTCTTAATGCATCATTGCGATCATCGCCTCCTTTCATAGGTAATGGGGTTTTGTTTCGTTTTATTGTTTTTCGTTTTATTGTTTTTCGTGTTATTTTGTTTTGTTTTGGTTTCATACTTATCTTATATATAAAATACGTTATCCTAATACATTAAAAATAGTAAGGGCAATCATGATCTATTATTTATTTATTGTAGGCATAATTGTTTGGTTATGGATCCGAAGTGGATTTTGGATTCGACAACCCATAATGCACATTTATAATTTTCCAAAAACGGGAGTTCTATCCACTACGCCTACCTTAAATAAATACGTGGACATTCCAAGAATTCGATTTTATAATGTAGATGAATTAACGGATCTTCAAAAAACAGAAATTTACGAATACGTGAAAGAACAACAACCTTCCTTCCATAAACAAACTCATTTTTTTGGATATTTAAAAAAAGCATACTTATCCGTGTACCGAGAAGACGGAATTATACAGGGATGTATTACGAGTCGTCACGTTTCGTTTACACTTCAAGAAACGGTAGATGCCTATTGTACCGATTTCGTATTTGCGAATACGAAAGATATCTTAAAAAAATTAATACAAACCCATGAATACGTCAAACACTCCAAATGTCCGTTGACTATTTTTTCATCTTCTTTCCGAATTCGGTATTTAGTACCTCTTACCCGTTATCCCATTCAGTGGGTACGCACAGATACGTTTATAAAATATACATTCCCTCGTAAAACCCGAATCGTAAAAGCCCTGCCTGAAACATTACTTTCTGTGAGTGAATGTTTAAATCCCCCTTTTGAATGTCAAATGGTTCCTTCCATGTATCAACTTACGAGATTACTTCAAACCCAAAACTTGTCCATTTACTATATTTACAATCCTTATTTAATCGCCGTTTTATTCTTTAAAAATACATTTGAATTGCATAACGATTTATCCATTGTTGATTGGATCGGAACTATTCTTTTGGATAAAAAAAACATGAATCTTGTAAACAACGCCATATCTACTCTTTTGCATGGAATACAGGCTACCTTTAAAATAGTCCGCATTCATCAAGTATCAGATACGCCATCTTATGATTGCTTTCAACAAACCGAAATGGTAAAGTACGTGTTTAATTACGGCATATATCGAGTTCCTCCTTCCAATTGTTTATTTATATAAAATTCATAGAAAAGCCTCCATGTACGCCAGAGGATCATAAGCAGGCGTAACGTAGTCCAATTTCTCAATGGCCGCAAATACCTTAGCCGCCGATTCGCGCGTTAAACAAGACAAAGTAAGTTTGGCCTGTTTATCAGTTGGACTAAAGCCAAACATGTTGGGTAAATATTCAGCACCCATTGCATGCGCCACCATAATCGGGATTGCTGCGGATTGATAGTGAACGGGGTCCAAATTTTTAGATTGCGCCAACTTAATGTATTCGTTGAGTTTTTCTAATCCGCGGTAGTAATCTTCATTTTTAGTAAACGTCGAACACAACTGAATGTCCACGATACTGTTGCCTTCATTTACCCGTTTACCGTATTCAGGCGGAGGGCGAGATACAATAAACATTCCTGCTGCGGCCTTTATGTACTCCATAATCTTGGGATTCGCCATTTCATAGAACGGGCTTGTCGGCGGAACCTTTGCTGGATTTGGAAACAACACATACCTTGTTAGATTGACCGACATGTTTTTTACGACCACGCCTTGATCTTTGGCTCGTTCTATAAAGGTATTCCACACCCCTGGAATTGTAATTAATTTGCCGGCTTCATCTGTTTGTTTTTGATTCGGGCCTAGCCCCATAGTACCGTCCTCATTTGCGCCTACGGTAATTAGTTTTGCCTGTTCAGTAAAGGTTATCGATTCCAGTGTAATGGAGGAGCATGGACCGCAATTGATGAATACTTTGGCTGGATAAGGTATTCTGCACCCATCCGCCACAAATAGAATAGATCCGTTGGGGGTTTTAAACGGAACATCAAATTCAGCCCCTTTAAAACAATCAAACAAATCAATAAGATGCGCAAGTCGTTCATCGGGCGTATATACTCCGGCCGAAATAATTACCGTTACATGTCCATGCGTGTTGTACACGCCATATCGAAGCATACTCAGATCATCGGCTTCTTCTAACGGATCTGTAGTAACCACGATTTCACCTTCGGCCAACAGTGGCAACTTTTCATTCACAAATAAATGCAACATGTCCTTGTAATATTGAATGTCCGGATGACCAACAGAGGAATAAGTTGCCAATGCATCTAGAAATACTTGTTCCGCCATTATATATCTTTTTAATTCAACTTGTTCAATTTCAATTTTAATATAGGTTAAATGTAATGGATATTGAAAAATTATATGAAGAGACAAAAAAGAAAATGTCCCAATATTCCAACTTGGAAGAAAATAAATTTATGGAAATGCTGAAAAAACAAGACAACTTGTTTTTAACCACACTTCAAGAATTAATCGCTTATTATCCACATAATAAAGTATCCGATACTACTGCAACTAATTCAAAATATAACACTCTTTTATCCGCATTAAATGGAACATCCAATCAAATTAAAACAATTCAAAATAGCATCAATGATAAAGTACAAATGTACGATGTAAAAATGGAACACGATGAAGATGAAATAGATAATTTAAAAAAAATGTATGAAAATTTATCCACATACAGTGATCTAGAACATTTAGATGCATCCTCCAAACGAATGTTGAACGATTATATTAATGTATATTCGACTCAATGTATCCTATTTTGGATTAAATTAATCGTCGTCGTATTATTTATAGGAGCGCTTTTTTATGAGAAACAAATAGCCTACTTTGGAATATGGGTTCTTTTAGTTTTTATTCTTTACATATTGGCTTACATAAAAGGTAAAATGGATTCTTATGTAAAAATGCCAACAAGTATGGTTGCGGGTACAGAAACGGTAAGTACTACGCCATTGACGTGTACTGATTCTGAATATGGATGTTGTCCAGATGGAGTAACGACAAGTATAAAAAATCATCTTAACTGCGGCTGCGCCAAATCTGAATTTGGATGCTGTCCTAATGGAACCAATAAATCATCGGCGGATTCGAAATGTGACATAGATAAAAACTGCGCAGATACGCATTATGGTTGTTGTACGGATGGAATCACTATTAGTAACCGGTCAGGAAGTAATTGTACGGCTTCTGCTGTAAAACCAAATTCTTGCTCCACTACGGAATATGGTTGTTGCCCTGATGGAATTACGGTAAGTACATCGGATGGGTCCAATTGTTTAAAAGGGTGCGCCAACAGCAAATATGGTTGCTGCCCTAACGGAGTTACAATAAGCAATGCAGACCGCTCTAATTGTAATATGGCTAGTTGCGCAGGAACCCCATTTGGATGTTGTCCAAATGGACTTGCGAGTAACCGAGATCGAACCAATTGTCGATAATAAATTGATTTTATTCTAAGCCCTATTTAGAATTAAAATGGGAATTTGTTACGGGAAACCAAAAGATACCGACATTGAACTTAAAGAAAATGAAAAAGAAAAAGATAAAGAAAATGACCATTGTGTTCATGCTGATGAACATGAAGGTAAAAAAAGAAATATGACGTTTCATTACACCATTGAATATCCCCTCCATGAACCACGAAAAAATTCAAATCTTTACAATCGAACTCATTATGCCATGAAAGACATTCCATGTTTTATATGTAAAAAACACGGAATTGAAACACATCATTATTACATAGAGTGGGCGGCAAGCAATGCTATTGATTGGAAAGAATTCGGTGAAGCCGCCAAGTTCTTGTACAATCCTCAAACGGGTGAAAATATAAATCATTTTGATTGGGATGAAGTTGCTAAAAACCCAGAAATTTTCGTGGATTCGCGCGACAATATGATTACACTTTGCAAAAAACATCATACTTCTGTGGGTACTGGAATTCATAGGACACCTTACTCTGAATGGTTTTTGCAAAAAGTGGCGAAGAACGGATTTGTATTTTTATCTTAACTCGCGTTTAAAGTTTAGGATAAAATATAGTAGTAGTCTATGTTTGATTGGATTGACGACGGTATTTTGACGGCATTAAAATCGGATCAATTGTCCAAAACATTGTATGACATTATGATCACGACCCCTGAAATTGGACAATTTTTTATTGTATTTGCCTATATGTATTATGATTTATTTAATGATGCATCTCGCGCTCAATTTTCTACCTTTATAACCAACACAAAAGTAATCAACCTGTATCGTAAAAAAATAGAAATGTTAATTATTATTTCAAAACATGTCCCTAAACTGGATTTAAACATGAATATTCCGCAAGAATTATATCCATTGATTACTTTATTTGGGTTAACACCCAGTCCCGATATGCACATAAAATTTCTTTCAGATTATATAAATACACACTTACCTATATTATTTACTTGGATAACCACGAATATTTCAGTCATAGAACAAAAAATAAATGATGGATTTGCAAAATTAAAATCCAATATCAAATTTGGAGGTAAAAAGTCAAGAAAACGACGACGCACCAAGAAATACAAATCAAGAAAATAATCTGAACATATAAAGTGTTCCACGGTTTCTTTGTTAAAATTGAACTTTAATTATAAAATACATATTTTTATTATGGAATTCTTCGTTTTGTTTACTCGCGAAGAATGCGTATCTCTTCCTGAAGATCAATCCTATGTGTATTATGCCGAAATAAAGGAGAAGCCTTATTTCATACGAATATTTAAGGATACCTTAGAGCCAGTTCCAATTCAAAACATTACAGGCGGTCTTTTTGTCTACCGAGAAAATGGAAACGGGAAGATTGAAATCATTCCTCCTTCACCTAAATTAATACGTTATTAACTTAGAAATAAATAATGTTCTATAGTATGTCGGTCAAGTTAACTATGTATTTTGTATTAGGAACTACACAAGAAAATAATTGGGAGTCCGTAGATTTATATGATTTAACTGATGCCGTTATTGATCTGGCTACTTCATATTTAGAATTAGTACCTCATTATTTATTTTTTGAAACAAATATTAAATATGAATCTCTACAAATAATGGTAAATAAAAAAGACAATAATTTACGATTATCTATGTTGGTAAAATCAGACAAATCTGTAGTAGAACCGCTTATTAAAAACTATATTCCAACTATTCAATATGGTCCTAAATACGAAAGTCAACATTCATTTAATGATATTACTTGGAATTTCGATGTATAACGTTTTTTTCATGTATTTTAATCTGTTTAACATACATGAATACCATTCAAAACAATACAAATTATGTAGTTGTTAAGAAACAATTTTCAGTTCATTCCGAAGATAGAGATATTCGAAATTGGCCGAATCCATCTTTCTTTGAAGTATCTTCTCCCGTCGACTACAAAAATGTAGTTAGTTTGAAATTAACTGACATTGAATTACCCTCTACAAGATATGTTTTTTCGGATCTCAATCAAAATACAAAACTTACTTTTTCAATCAACGGTACCATTTATCGCATTACGATTACTTCGGGAACGTATACGCCTGAACAACTTGCCAATGAACTTAACGGTCAAATGAACAATGCTGTATCTACATCTTATACAGGATTTGCAATCCAGTACAATACGGTGACGATGAAAATAATGTTTATCAATACTGTAAATCAGTTTGCCTTGCATTTCATTTGTCCAGATGTATATGAATGTTCTCAATCCTATTTTGGAAATTACACTAAATGGGGACTAGGAAGTTATTTAGGTTTTAACAAAAAAGAGTACCTTTCTCAACCTAAACAATTCCCTCTCTATTGGGATTTATCGGATATAAGTGGAAATTATATAGAACCTGAATATCCTTTATTATTTACAGATGATGCGCAAATTTACATGGAACTAGCCTTGTACAATAGCATAGATGAAATTATGCCTTATTCAGAACGAAGCAACCAAACGTATAATGCCAAATCATGCGGCAAGCATAATGCTGCCTTTGCAAAAATTCCGGTCGATCGCAAGTATCATGACCCTTCTATATTCAACATGTTTTTTAGCGACCCGCCTTTAGAGAGAATCGATCGTTTTAAATTTAAATTAAGATACCATGATGGGCGTGAAGTAGATTTGAATCACGCCAATTATAATTTTACGCTTGAAGTTACCATGTTAAAGCCAGATTCTATCAAACCGTGCATCAAGGTAAATTCATCCAATTATAATTTATAATTTATGGAAATTTTATTTTTTGTATCTGAGTACCACTATTTCATCACTTGCGAAGCCGCAAACAAAATACACGCTAGAATAACAAGAATGTAAATAATATTGTACCGTTCTTTTATAAATCTTCGCAATCGTGTAGGTTTAGGCTCGTAGGCTTTGTTGAATTGTTGGTAATGTTCCGATAAAGTAATGGTAGGTTTATCCAGCCGAATGTTAATTTTGTTGTGAATAAAATGAACCCATTTGATGAGGTCTGCTTTTGAATCTAAATAAGGTGTAATAGGGTATTTATCCAACAATTTAACGAATAAGTTGCCAATCGATTTATTCGGTAAAAATTCATGCAAATTATGAAACAACCTAAAATGTATTTTTTTTTGAATGGTCGTGGGGTGCAACGGATAATTGAAAGCAACCGTATGCAAGAAAAACCAATAGGACGGGCCCCATATTGTTGGATCCATATGTATTAAAAACATATTAAATAACTATGTAATGAAACGATGCATGAAATCTAAAAAACATGGATTGTTTCCAATCACAAGTCATGGAATCATTCACATTCACAACGATAAATATTTAATGATATGCCGCAGAAAAACATTGGGGTACATTGATTTTATACGTGGCAAATATTCTCTACAATCTGCTTACCACATTCATAATTTAATTGACGAAATGACCGTGACTGAAAAAAGAGACATTTTAAAAAACGAGTTTCATGATTTGTGGGTTGATTTGTGGGGAGACGAAACGAGTAACACCATTGATGAAATGCTTGCTCTCAATAAATTTAATGAAATAAAACAAGGATATACCTTACAAGGAACTAAAGTATGTCTTGCTGATTATATTGCCCAAAGTAAAACGGCTTGGGATTGCCCCGAATGGGGATTCCCAAAAGGAAGACAAAATTCGTATGAAACCGAACTTGCCTGCGCATTACGTGAATACGAAGAAGAAACGGGGTTAGACAAGCATAGATTATCTGTTTTTAAAAATGTTCTGCCTTATGAAGAAATATTTACGGGGTCGAATTATAAATCCTACACACACAAATATTACTTGGCCACAAGTTCATCTATCGTTAAACATCATGAATTTCAACCTTCTGAAGTTTCCGACATGAAATGGTTTACTTATGAAGAAGCCATTCGTATCATACGCCCCTACAATGTAGAACGCATCCAGTTACTATCTTTTGTGCATCAAGGGTTGCAAACCTATGTACTCTCTTCTAAAAATTAAAAGGTCGGAGGATTCTTGTCGTGAAAATCATTGTATAAATTTTGTATTTTATCTGTGGTAAGCATTTTTTTGAAAAACATAACATTACATACATTTCCATCTATTCCGTTTTGAGTTCCTATTTGTAAATCAGAGTTATCTTTGGATGGAACTACGTGAGAAGTGGATTTGTGTAATTCACCATTTACAAATATATCAAAAGTGTCATTATCTTGATTGACCACAATGTGGTTCCATTTTTGTAATTTAACATGAGCAATTTCATCCACTATTACTAATTTGTCTTCGGTTTTCATTTCAACCCGAATTATGTTTCGTAAACTGTTATAGGTAAATAAAGGTTTGTCTCCATAGGATAAAAAGGGAATAAAATTAGTGGCTTGCGGACTTGAACTAGGATTGTTTTGATGGATGTACACCCAAAAGGAAAGCGAATAAGTATAGTTAAAATGTTTACCTACTTTTAGATTCGTTAGATTATGTAAATGCAAGGGGTTGTTGACGAGTAATTTACCATCGTGCGCATATATTTTTTGTATAACCGGTCTAGTGTATAAATACAGTAAAATGGCTCCCAATTCAGCCGCTAAAAACACCGCCTCTTTTTTTTTAGGTTGAGGAATATACCGTTTTAAGGTATCAACTATATTTAGAGGGGTTGTTTTCAACATATAAAATAAAACAAGAGTATACAAAAGTAAATACAAGTACCATATATCTGAATGAATCATGTAGTGTAAGGCCACAATAAACAAAAAAATCATTCCCGTCAACGTGAAAAAGGTTTTACTTAAAGAAAGAGGTAATGATTTCATGTAATAAAGCAAACAAACGGCGATTATTCCAAAAATAACAAAGATTGAATTTTTATCTGCTAAATCTGTACTTCCCATCATGTAAAGAATTACCATGGATAATACATAGAAGGCAATCAACAAAGGTATGTACATTTGGTCGGCACCTTGATATCCAAGACGATTCACAAATGCATAGACTACCGGTATATTAGCAAGTAAAAATAAGATAAAAACGTAGGTGGAAGAATTAAATCCTGGAACGTCAAATAAACTAAATATAAAAGAAAAAAAGGCTAGACAAGAAATAAGAAGTAGCGTCCATGTTTTTTCAGGAAACTTGATCGTACCTAGTATGGAGCCAACACATAATAAAGCAGATACAATGCAAATAATACCTTTGGAGTTTGTGGATTTGGAATCAAATTGATCTGAAAACATTTCAAACATGCACATGCCCAATAAAATACCTCCAAGAATCATAAATTGCATTCCGTAAAACCTACTCGCCAACATAGATACCAGTCCCAATACTAATAAAATACCGCATATAACCGTTTTTGTTATATTTTCCGTGAAAAACGTATCCAACCCATCTGAAAATAATTCAAAAATACTCAGGGCTAATAAAATAATCCCGATACTAAATAAAATCACACTTCCCATTTGTTTTCCTATAAAAATCAAGGCTCCTCCAAATATTAAAAATAAGAAAAATAAGACTAATTTTATTTTATTTTGATCCGGCGAAACAAATAAATTATCTAGTTTGTCTGAAAATAATTCAACAATACAAAGGGCAAATAAAACTAGTCCAAGTATAAAGAGTATTGGAATTTTAAATAATAAACCTACAACCAGGCCTACAATACCCAGTATTAAAAATAAAACAAATAAAATAACTTTTAATTTATTTTTTGCGTTGTTATAGGCAAAATACAAAGACATAAACATGCCCATGAATACAAAGCCCATTAATATAATAAATTTTGTATCTATAAAATCCGTTCCTGTACTAAACAATAAACCTAGTATTAAAAATACTACAAATGAAGAAAGCATAAGTATTAAAACAATCAATATTTTATGCATAGTATCGTTGTTAAATATAAAGTACAAAGACATCAGTATACCAATAAATATAACGGCTACAAAAATACTAAATTTTGTATCTGTAGCATCCATATCTTTATCTACTAAAAAAGTTAAAAGTTTTCAATCATTGTTTTTTTTCCGTGACAATTTCTGCACAAGGCTACTAAATTATCAATATGGTTCGATCCACCATCAGCAAGTCTTATCTTGTGATCAATTTCATACCATGCATCTAATGTTCCTTGGCACCCATTGCATTTCCATTGTTGTCCTGCCGCTACATATTTCTTTTTGGTTCCACTGACACTTCTAGAGTTCGAATCTCCTCCTGAAGACATGATTCGTTGTTCTTGTACGTTGTGGCTGTCTAAAAAGGGCGTAATTAAATCTTTGGAATTTTTATCTAAAGGCATGTACCGAATCATGCCATTTAAATGGCCTAACATTTTATGGGATTCCGTTGGATTTTTTTTCAAGAAAATGTACATGGAAAAAGCACCCAACAAAATAGAGGCCATCTTTACATATTTTTTATAGTATTTAAGTTGTCCTGAATATTTACCCTCGTACATTGTATCCATCACAAAAAAAATAGTTCCTGCTATTAGTAATAATTCTATTTTCATACTATAGAAGGATACTTTTAAGGAACCCATTTGGCAATGATGGATATATAGGGGTCATTGACTTCATACCGATGTCCTATTACTTGTGCCTTTATAATCGCCGAGGGTTGAATGTCGTCAATTCCTTCAACCTCACTGTGATGATCTCTGGCTATAAAAAGGATAAAAGGGGATTCGGGTTCATTTAATTTACATTTAATACCGGCCTTTGTGTTATTTTCTACTACACATTCTAGTTCTTGGTTTATAGTAGGATTTGCAATTTTACATTCAAAAACAACTGTAATCATTACAAATTGCGCCTTCATAATCCCGCAGGAGTAGTTGACGATTTGTATTGAATTGCGTTTTAAATAACCTTCGGCTACACATTTCCCTTCAAATTCCTTTAATGTCTGCAATAGGGTATCCATAATTTGACTTCCAACCATTGAAATGTGAATTCGAACCGTGCGCGATAAAAGCGATGTAATGTACGTCATTTATATAAGCCAACATTATATTTTTAACTCAATTTTAATTATAGGTATACTCTATGCCATGGATTATTCGCAAACTGAAACATAAAAATCTGTATTCCGTTAAAAATGCAAAAACGGGAGCCGTTCGTTCCAAAGCCACCACTTTAAAAAAAGCAAAGGCGCAAGTTCGACTCCTTCAGAGTTTACACTAAAATAAGTTGTATTTTATATGCAAATCGTTTTTAAATTTAATTCTGGATTTGGAAATCGATTGTGCAATTTAATGAACCTGTTTTATATTCACGAACAATTTCCGGATGCTCTACTCTATGTAAACTGGGTTGTCAATCATCATTGTAGTATACAATTCAGTGATATTTTGAACTTGGCGGAATATCCCTTTATGGTGACGTATTCTCAGTACAATCCAAAAAATATAAGTTCACAGGTATGGGCCAGTTCAAATACGAATCACGATACCAAATGGGATACTCTTCAAGAATGGAAAAAACATACAAATATTGTTTCGGTGTCCTTTCATTTGTACGCATTTGTACCCAAAGAATACTGCAGAACTTTATTTAATGCACTTAAGTTTACAGAAAAAATAAAGAATTGCGTCTCCGTTAAACTAGAAAAACTGGGTTGCGGAAATATTATTCATTTTAGAGGAGGCGATTTAATAAAACTACTTTGTGAAAATGAATCTGAAACCAAAGTAAAAAGTGTTACCCAAAAAATAGAAAATTTAAAAAGTAAAGGCGTACTTATTCATGAATATAATCAATTCACCGTAAATAGACAATACGAGGATATGTTAGATTCCATTTCGGATTTAATATATTTATCCCAACACAATACTATTTTAGGGTATTGCCCCTACTCTCATTTTTCATCATGGATATTTGTATTGTCTTCTAGTTTTATAGATAACCCGCACTTATATCCGGTGTTTAATTATAAAGTTATTGATGTTGTTATTATTTAACATTCGCAGGTAGAACAAAAACTGCTGCCTTCAGGTACATTATAATTCACTTTATCAAACTTTGGCGATGTGTACGAATCCTTTAATTTCATGTATTGTTCTTCTGTAATGGGTTCATAAGGCGCCTGCTTGTATCCATGTCCAGAATGCGGCAACATACTCACCGATTTTAAAATAGGAATGTACATAGCCAACATCTTTTCAACGTCAGGAGCATCCTTTACTTTATCGAAATAAATCGTAGCGGATACGCAATTGTCGGAATAACATTTTTGAAGCATGGCAACTACTGAAAATTGTTCCCATGGACTTACTTCATTACTTGATCTTACATTGCCGTGATCGATTGCAAATGAAAACACGTAGGTGTTTTCCGAATACGTATCGTCTTCATAGGATATACCGGCGGCAATCAATGCCGGAACTAGCGGAGAATCTTTGCTGATTCGAATTCTGCGTATCGCAAACCGACTCACTGGATAATGCACTCCTGGAGTACACCCTGCTAGCAACGAAATGCTTCCCGACGGCTTTATGGTGGTTACGCGAATTGACGCAGGTATTCCCGCCAACTCGGCTAATTTAGCATTTTCAGCAAGAACCACTTTGTACCCCTGTCGCAAATAATGCGTCATTTTAGTGTAATTCATTTCACCCCATTCTGACTGAACTAACGACTGATTGCTCGCCCACTGCGCAATTCCTGAAATGCTTACGCCGATTCTGCGATTTTTTGCAATAATCGCATTTGTTTCAGGACGATGCGTAGGCAACAAAGATACCGTACTCGCATAAAAAGTTGCATATTGAAGGGCCTTGTAAAATCGGTCCGAATTGATGCAGCGCGGAGGAAACGTTTCTGCCAAATTACACATTTCCGCAGAACACAAAGGGATTTCTCCGCATGGATTTACAAGCGTTGCCTTATCAGGTTTTTCCTTACCGTACCGAGCATATTTTTGAATATTGTACAAATTAATCATACCGGGTTCTCCATTGTTGATAATCCGCTTTGCCATGTCGGGAATGTAAGAAAAATCCTCATAATTTTGGTCGGCTTTCAAAACTACGGAATTATTGCTCAACCATCCAATGTCCTGTCGTTCAGGATTCATTTCGTAATTTTTTAAATTGATGAAATCGGCATCTTCTACATCACCCAAACAAATTTCAGCAGATCGACGCACATTTCCTGCAACTACGCAAGTTCCAATTGTATTAAATATATCAGCAATCAGCCGAGTATGGCTGTATACCTTTGAAATCGATATTTGCTCTTTGACCCAGTCCGATGTACCGTCTTCCTTTTTTTGTTCTACATAATTATCTACAAGTTTTTCCAATTTTCCAACACAAAATGCGTGCAAAAATTCATCAATTCGATCGTGCATTTTTTCAAGCGGCTTACTACCCGAAGATATACCGCCAAATCCCTTGATGGGCAACCCTTCTTTACGAATGGCAGAGTAGTCAAATTTAGGATATTTATTTTTTCCATATTTAGGACTGTCAATGTAAGAACACATGAGTTTAATAAGACTTTTCACCCATCCTTCTCTAGTATCAGGGATAACAAATACTTCGCAATCCGACTTGTCCGGAAGGGTTGCTGTACCGCGCCAACTCGTAGAAAATCCAACGCCGACCCCATTCATTAAAAAATCCATGGTCCATTCTGCGCAATGAACAATATCGTCTTGGGTATCAATTGCAGCACAGTTATTCAGCGCTGCCGAACCACGTTCATACGCAAAATCGGTCCCCATCATCCATAGACCGCGACCAGGCGGCAACCACTCCATGTCAAATAGTGACATTGCCATATCCCTTGCATAGGATTGCCATTCTGCATCATTCCAATGCAACAAATTCCTTGCAAAATGTTCTTTGCGAATCGATAAAACACCTTCCGTGACGCGAATCACTACATCATTCCATGATTCATTATTTCTTGAATATGTGCGGCGAAACACAACTTCTCCCAACCCATTAAACCCAAACATTGGAGTTTTTTTTAAAATTTCATCCTTTGTGCTCGAGTCCAAATTGAACCTAGACAGAACGGGGTAATTTACCATTATAGTATAGAGTAAGTAAGTTTTAAATGAGTTTTATATTTAAAATAAACAAGGATAATATGTCGTTCACACAAAATCAACACAATTATTTGCAGATCCTATCCACTATGGTAGGCGGATACATTGGTGCTCTAATACCAAATAAGGTATCCAATATTCCGCATTTAGCATTGGCTGTTATTGTTGGATCCTTGGTAAGTAAAATCATCTACGGCGATTTTGATATGGGCTATCAATGGACAAAAAGCGATCTTTATTACTGGATACTTACTATCCTCGAATCGTTAGCAGGAGGTTATTTGGCGCTTTACTTAAACAATATTAATTAAATGTTTATTATTATATAAATCAATATTTCTTTTGTTGTTACGCAATACTTGTTGCATTTTGCCATTATCTATATTTACATAAATTAGATCAAGTACCTGTTGAGTCAATTGTTTATGATTATGATAAAAATCAACAATACAATGATGGTGAACATACTCGAACACCAACTCATGATGCGGATTATTTTTAAAATAAGGATAACAATACATTAACAAATGAAATACCTCTTGAGTTTTGTTAGACCCTAACAATTTTCTTGATCCTCTCATAATTAAATCTAAATTGTGAATGGGAGATGAATAATTTGAAACAATTCCTTTATAATCTCCATAATATAAATCAAACAAATCTGGATTTTCTCTTTGCACCATGGTCATAACGGCTTCATCGATTTGATACCAATTATCATTATAAATTTCTTCTGTTTTTTTTTTAAATAATTCCGAATAAGTTTTCATGTTTTCAATGGATCCTGAAAATAATCCTCCTGACATGTTGTGGTATATATATTTAAAATGATCTTTACATGCTGTGTTTTCAGTAAAAGGATTAATGCACATTTGTTTAATTTTATCAGGAACATTGTGTATCCATTTAAAAATGGATTCATTATTTTGGGATACATGGTTAATTCCAAAATCCATCCAAACAAAGTGACTACTATGAAATGGATTCATAGTTACTGCTTTATCCACACAATCAAATTTGTTATTGTTTAAAGCAATATATAATGGCGTTTCATGTTGTATTTCTCCATTAAGGATATGAAATTGTGATTGCAATTCTTGTAAACGGTTTACATATTTATAAAAAAAGGTGTCTGTAAACTCATTCAAAACAATATAAGTTTTGTTTAGTAAATCAAATTCTTTTCTAGCCGAATAGATTGCATCATAAGTTTCTTTCTTATCCACAAAAAATACTATTGGAAATGGAAGTTGCAATAAGAATTTTTTCGAAAAATCAATGTAACTATCCATTTTTCTATTTCTTTCTATTTGGTTATTTTCCATACTTCGAATATCATACAACATGGTTACTATTGTGGGTTGAGTAAACGTATCAAATATATCTTTTTTACACGTCTCGATTATATAGGCTTTATCATCATTTACCCCAATACTTATAAAAATTCTTTCGTTGTGGGTACATAATGAACAATTAAATTCAATATACGAATTTTTAAAAAATGTAAACTCTTCTGAAATGGCAATACTTCTTGTTGTTGTGTTAAATATCAACCATCTGTGCAATGTTATGTGTTTATTAATGTGTATTAAAAATAATCGTTCATCATGGTTTAATGCTATTCCATTAGTTGATCCATGGTACCCTTCTAACTTATGTTTATCTACATCAGAAACTGTAATTTTTTCATACTCTTCTGTTTCTATAGACTTAATTAAAAATGGAGATAAACTATAAATAACTTTATAATCTATATCCAAATACGGCATCCAGTTTTTTTCAATTTTGCTAGGGTTACAATGTACAAAATTAGATAATGTATTGTTTTGAAATTCTGCTTTAAATATGGAAGGATTCCCACCTTCATTTAATTGCGGAACATTTACCAGAACATGAGTATGATCAATAAACCGTATATCTTCAGGTCCAGTCCAAAAAGTAGAATAAGAAGGTAAATTATAATCGCAGTTTAATAGGGTGTAATCAAACGTCTCCATATTTAATTTTTCCATATCCTTTATTTTACCTGTAATACTGTAATAAATAGAATTGGAATGTTTATCATACATAGTAAAATGTTTATCTTTAAACTTTCTATAATTTACACACCGAACCAACACCGTAACATTTCCGTTTTCTATATTTAAAGATGGGTTCATTTCAATATACGCATTTACCTTTTTGTTTACGTCCATAAACCCAATAGGCGGAACAATAATAGGAATAACATCTTTTTTTGGAAATATCATAGTGTTTTAATTGTGTATTGTTTAAATAATTGAACCATTTTACAATAACATAAATAAATAAAATGGATTGCGCAGAGTGCATGATTTGCTACGAACCTATTCGTCACGAGTATGTTATACGCGGATGCAATCACAAAATGTGTTCTGCTTGCGCAACTACAATTCGAGATGCTTCCGACGTTACTTCCGATGTAAACTTTGAATCCACGTGGTACATTGAAATTCCAGGAAAAAAAACAAGAATTAAATGTCCCATGTGTCGCCAAGTTGAACCTGGAATGGCCTTAGCCGAGTTTGAAAAACAATACCCTGAAGGATATGATACTCTTCTCCAACTTGAATTTCACATTGACGAGAAAGGAGACAGTTATTTTTATACACCCATACATTCAAAAATAAAAGATACTTATTATATACCTCAGCATCGTAGGCCTTATTCTATAAATAAAAAAACGAAACAAACCAAGGTACTGCGAAAACGAAATCAATTACGTTAAACAAGCGATTTCCCAACCCATAACCACAATAGAATAGAAATCACGCTTCCTACCATAAATCCATTTCCAGCACTTACAAGTGTTTTTTCTACCAAAAAATAAAATCCCGCTGGGAAAATAACGTACGATAATAAAAGATAAAAACCCATAATTCCAATAAAAGTCTGTTGTTTATTCATTCTATATTTTTAGAAAATTATTTTTTAATGCGAACGAACCTGGTAGTCTTGGTCCCAAATGTGGTTTAAATAAATAACGGCTTTGGTCCATTAACATATCTTCATATCCTTCTATACTATGCACAAATGCAAATTGTTGAAGTAGTCGAATTTTATTTTTTTGATCCCACTTTAAATTTCTTAACGAAATTGGAACTGATGTTAACGGTTGATAATATCCATTGGATGGATTGACTAGCCACCAAGAAACTTTTAGGTAGTTTTCATAATTTTTAATACTAATTGCTCGTGCTGAATTAATCAATAAGTTTGTTGAAGTAGCCTGTATGAATCTATATTCTAGAAGAGATGAATTTTGATTTGGTTTATAGACGGAATGAAACTGGGCTGAAATGCCATGAAACAAATAGGTCTCGCCTTTAATAAAATTCATAATTAACTATACTTTTATTTTATAAACATTTCAATTTTATCTCATTAATGTAGTTACAATTGATGTTTCTAGAAAAAATAATTTAAGTGAAAAAATAAGGTAGAATACCAACCCCATAAAAAGAATAATTTGAATCAATCTACTCATTTGTTTCGTTCTGTACTCTATTGCATTCATATAGTGTAACTATAAAAAAAGGTGTTAGTGTTTGGTGTTAAGAGTTGGGTCTTACTCGAATCGAGGCAATGATGATTTTACAGAGGTTGGCTTGGGCGGACGACACGTCCAGTAAGTATCGCCTTTGTAAGTAATATACTCGATCCCCTCGCTAAGAAGTGTATCGTTCCACCGGTTGAAGCGCCTAGATACCCCCGTGAATACTTCGACAAAGGCCATTTTTCCGTGTCCGTTTCCGTTTTTTATTTGAACAATGTTGACGCTAGCAACTAGATTTGGACTTTCAGACCCCGTAGTGGACATGTCAAAGGTAGAATTTATAGTTTGACGTATATTTTCCTCCGTGAGGGAGTGTTGATCAAACGCAGGAGCGAAGAGTACAAAGGAGGTCGACATTCTGTATACACTATCTACATTAAAATTTCAAGTTCAATTTTTATTTAGGTTCTTTTAGTTATATAAAATTGAATTCAAATAATAACTAATTCATTCATAAAATGTGTAAATGTACTACATCCGTGTTGTTTTGGATCTATGGATGCACCTGTCCTATACTTAAAAAAGAAAAACCCAAACCCAAAGAAAAAGAAATTTGTGACGTATGTTTTTTAAAAAAAAATAAAAATAAATGGTATTCCGACGAATTTTTCATTTGCAACGAGTGTGCATCCTGTGTTTGCAAAACTTTAGATATGAAAATTAAATGCGAACTTGACATGCACGAAATCACCAATCTCTGTAAAAAATGTCATGATAATGAGTTTAAATAAAACTACTTAATAGCATAACCCTAACTAGAGTAATGGATTCCAGCGACACCACACCTGTAACAGATGGGGCAACCATGCTTGTATATTTGATGTCAGAATATGTTCAGGATAATCTTGACCATATTCACACGGATACGTTTACACAAGAAATGTTTGAAAATGTGCTTGCCCTTTTTTCATCTCAATTCGATAAAGAATCAACTGAATCCGATATTCTTTCTGCCTATCAATTGTTGACAAATGGAAGAACAAGTATGCATTGTCCTCCTCAGGAAAATAGTTCAGACATATTAACTACACTTCAGTCTAGATTTCAACCCGAACAAAGATCCGTTGCATGGTATGAATTTAGACACCATTTAATTACAGCGAGTTCGGCCTATAAAGCCATTGGAACTCCCGCTAAACAAAACGAACTTATTTGCAGTAAATGCGGTCCCATGAACGAATACAAGTCTACCTCTACGGAAGGCCCCATGCATTGGGGCGTTAAATATGAGCCCGTTTCATTGCAATACTACAGTTACATCAATCAAACTAAAGTAAAAGAGTACGGGTGCATTGCCCATCCAGTCCATACTTTTTTAGGGGCTTCTCCTGATGGAATTAATGTATTGGAAACATCGCCTTTGTACGGAAGAATGCTCGAAATTAAAAACCCTTACTCTCGCGAAATAACCGGAAATCCAAAAGAAGAATACTGGATTCAGTGTCAACTTCAAATGGAAGTGTGTAATTTAGATGCATGTGATTTTCTCGAAACTAAATTTACCGAGTACGCTTCCAAAGAAGAATTTTATGCCGATGGATCGTTTCAACAAACGGCCGACGGAAAATACAAGGGAATTATATTGCATTTTTATGAAAAGGAAACCTATCATTATGAATACGCACCTTTTATGTGCACCGAAGAGGAATACAATGCATGGGAAGAAGGAGTAATGCTTACTTTTGTAAATTTAGTGAAGATCATTTATTGGAAACTAGAGGATGAGCATTGCACCATTATTCGTCGAAATCAAGAATGGTTTGCTTGGTTTTTACCCCATTTAATTGAAATTAAGACCATTATAGATACGGAGAAAAATGATTGGACGCATCGGTTACCTAAACGGAAGGCCGTGAAAGATGCTCCATCGCTGATAGTAACACGTGTTCCTGCTGAGTAATTTTTTGGAAAACAATGCATTCATCCAATTTAATCGTAAAAAACTTGTTGAATGCATTCTTGCACGTAATTATCGTACCGGTGGCTTCTATATCGATTCGCACAATAAACCCGCCGTTAGAAAATACTTGAGTCGACAAATTAAACCATCGAATAAAACAACCCATTCGAAGTTCAGGGAGTTCATCCACATGTCTGTATTCCTTTAATTTTTTCTGCATTGAAAGTAATTTTAATTCCGAAAGTAGTTGATGTTTTCGCGCATTTATTTTTGCATAGGAAAGAGACATAATGTTTGAATTGTTCTCATTTTGTAGAGCATTGGATAAAAGTGTATCCATACTTAAATCTACATTTTTCTATTTAATATACTTTCGTAGATGCATACTTATACCCTAGATCATACAAAGATTGACGATGTTCTAAATGCAGTAACGATTGATTTATATTTTCTAAACTTAACGGGGCCGTTTCTACATAAAAATAATGAGGACATTTAGTGATGTACTGTTTATTGGCTTCATTTTCACAGAGTATGTTTAAAGATTTATTAAAAATAAATTGCATGTATTCAATAAAGGTAAATTCTTCCGAGAAAAGAATAGAGGTCGTAATGTCAATAATTAAAATATTCGTATACTCCTCTGTCGTAATGGAATGAATGGGACAATTGTTGAGAATTCCGCCATCCATGTAATAGATGTCCTTGTATTTTACGGGTGAAAATAAGGGAGGCAAAGAAGCCGTTAAACGAATAACATCGGTTAATTTCATGTCGGGAAATGTAGTATGGTTTAAATCAACTGAAATTAAATCATTCACATTTGTGGTAAAAGCATGAAAGTCAACTCCTGATTTTGTGTACAAGTCGAATAAGGTGTAGGTGTCAGGAATATCATTTGCAAGCATAAATGGTTTGATGATGTCGGGTAAATAATCGGATGAAATAAGACCCTTGATTTGATTGAGTTGCATTAGATCCAACACAAATAATTTGTGCCACGGTCGATTCAATACATATTGTTTTATTTCTGAAATAGGTACACCCAGCAACATAAGAATAGATAATATAGCACCTGCTGACGTTCCATAGATGCTTTTAAGATTAGAAACGGAAAAATAAGAATGTTCGTGCAAATAGTCGAGTATTCCCAGTTGAATAAATACATTGGGGCCCGAACCCGAAATCACCAAATGTTCAATCATTGGGTAAACTACGCATTTTTTCTTTAATTAGATAACCTATGGATATACCTAAACTTAATTTGGATGAACTTTACGAGAAAAAAAAACAAACGGACATGAACATCATTAAATCTTACAATAAGATCTTGGAACAAATTCACGTACGCATCAAACAGGCCTCTAGGCAAAAAATAGAAAATCAATGTTGTTGGTTCGTTGTCCCCGAATTTGTATTTGGTATTCCGCGCTATGACGTAAAATCATGTGTGGTTTATATTATTCAAACCTTGGAAGAAAATGGATTTAACATCAAGTATACGCACCCCAATTTATTGTTGATTGCATGGAATCATTGGGTCCCTGATTATGTTCGCATAGAGTACAAGAAATTTACGGGCGTTGCTATCGATGGGTTTGGAAAGGAAATTATAAAAAAGGAAAAGGAAGAAAAAGAAATTAAATTGGACAAGAAGAACTTTAAAGCCATCAATACTTACAAATCCACGGGGACCATTTACAACGAAGAATTACTTAAAGGATTATAGAGTATAACCATAATGAAAATAATAAGTATCGTAGCCAATAATCCTATTTTTATAGAACTGCAATATAAAACATTAAAACGGTTTGTTACTACAGATTATGAATATATAATTTTTAATGATGGAAAAGATTGGCCTGATATAACTAATTTTGGAAATATAAATGAAGGAAAAGATGGAATTATTCAAATGTGCAAAAAATTAAATGTAAAATGTATTAATATTCCCAATAACCATCATAAAAATATAACAAAAGCATCAGGTAGACATAGTGATAGTTTAACATTTGTATTAGAATATATGAAAAATAACAAAGACGAATATTTAATGCTTGATTCGGATATGTTTATAATTGATCATTTAGATTTAAATGTGTACAGACAATATCCATGTGCTTGTGTATTACAAGAAAGACCCAATTTAACTTATATATGGCCCAATTTATTTTATATCAATATGAACACCGTTAAAAATATGGAATTATTTGATTTATCCATAATTAAAGGAGGAGATACGGGTTCAGCAAGTTCTATATGGTTATCATCATTCCAATATATATATCCGTCAACTAATTTAATTCGACATTCTGATACACAATATGCAAATAAAGATTTTTATTTTATTAAACATTTATGGTCTTGTTCGTGAAATGAAAATGAATTTCCATATAATTTAAATAAAATAATATTAAATGAATTTGTAAAAATAGATAATAGAAATACAAATAATACTTTTTTTAATGAAATATATGATAAAAAAATATTGCATTATCGGGCAGGAACAAATTGGATGAATCAGCAATATGAATTACATCACGAAAATATATTAAAACTAATAGCATTAATTGATAAAATATAACATCTATGACTTAAATATAAAACCCAAGTACATGTAATGGATAAACAAGTTGTTCGCGATGATGACATCGTGTCTGTTAATAATGAATTAGTATTTACTCCTTACAATTCAAGAAACAAAGAGATTACTTTGAACGACGTTCAAACTATTCTGATTAAATATGGCGTTCCCAGCAACATTAGTAATGTAGAGTTGTACAAACGAGCCTTTGTGCACAGTTCCTATTGTACTCGCCCTTTTTTGGAAACCAAAACCAATGTAAAAGTCATGGGACAACCCAACAATTGTCTTCCTTTGCGATCCAAATCCAATGAACGTCTTGAATTTCTGGGAGACGGAGTCCTTGAGTGCATCACCAAATATTACTTGTACCGCCGATTTCCCAATGAAAACGAAGGCTTCATGACTGAAAAAAAAATAGCCTTGGTGAAAAATGAAGCCATTGGAAAATTTGCCTATGAAATGGGCTTGCATCACTGGTACATTATTTCAAAACACGCCGAAGAAAAAAATATTCGCACGAATCTTAAAAAACTAGGATGTCTGTTTGAAGCCTTTTTAGGTGCCCTATTTCTTGATTTTAATAAAATAAAAATACACGATGAAGCCCAATGGTTTGAATCGGTGTTTGTCACGGGTCCCGGATTTCAAATGGCGCAGATATTCGTGGAAAATGTGTTTGAAAAGCATGTAGATTGGTCTGCGCTCATTCTAAATAACGATAATTTTAAAAATATTTTACAAATCAAGATACAGCAAGAGTTTAAAACAACACCCGATTACATTGAAATGAATCATGACGACATGTACCACATGGGAGTTTATTTATGTATTGGTCAACCCAAATGGAACATTAATAAAAAAGAAGCCCTTCCCTTTTCTACGTTTAAATCGTTTGAAAGTATCCACGCCTACCTAAAAATACATTCAAAAGTAGTTGTGTTGCTGGGCGAAGGAGTTCATCGAATTAAGAAAAAAAGCGAACAACTTGCCTGCGAACACGCACTCAGTTTTATTCAATAATTGTAAAACTCATTAAATACCCGTCGACCCAAATCCACCCGCACCACGTTCGGTTTGCCCCAAACTATCCACGGAATCCACAATAGTTACTGTAAACGGTTCTAAATTGGGCGAACATAGTTGAACCACCCTTGCCCCTTTTGACATTGTATAGGTGTCATTTTGCCAAGGGTATGCGTCAAAATAGGCACCAATAGTTCCGCGATAACCACTGTCAATAATACCCACACTATTGGATAACCGAAAATTGGTTTTTGACATGCTTGAACGCGTAAACATGTAGAAACTTATAGGTTGATTGTCCCGTTGCATCATGCACGTAACACCAAAATCAATCTTCTGTGATTTATAGGGTTCAAATGCAGTCTCCGTCGGGACAAATAAATCAAATCCTGCATTTGGAGTAAGGCCGAGCGCGTTGTGTCGTTCTGCCTGGGCCTGATACAATCCATATAAATCACTACTGGGGTCTACATACAAAAATAAATGATTCATTGTATTTATACTTATTCATTCTTTAACACCTTTTATTGAATGAATAAAATTGAAATGATATTTTATAAATATATATTCACCAACATACTACCATGCAACTTCCCGACGATATCATCCACATGATTCGCGAATATTCAAAACCCCTAACTAGACCCGACTGGAAACGAATCCCAAAATTTCCTCATGCCGAGTTTGGAATCCAACTATTTATAGGTACTCGTAAGGCTCCACGCGCATCCAGGCTATTCATGACGACATTTGAAAAATCATGTGGTGTACTACAAGACCGACTACAAGACCGACCAAGAATACCTCCCATTCCACAATTTTGCGCATTTCACGGAAATGGTTGTACCACTAAAAGCAAGACAAAACGACGATGTTCAAACACGTGTACTACTCAGGTTTGTATGTCCTGCAAACATTGTCGTTTACATCGATAAAACATAAAATAAAAACCCCCAATCGGCTTTCTGCCTTTGGGGCGTTTTTTTAAAAACGTATAGATTTTTCAGACAATGATATTTATTTTTTGTAGTATGGCGAAACTATTGAAAAGAGATATCAAAAAGTAAAAATCGATAAAAAAAGGTAGGTCCCGTCGGCACTGACGGGTCCTACCTTTATTTATGTTTTTATGTTTTTTACTTTTTGCGAGGAAGACGCAAGACTAGGATGCTTGGGTCGAGCGGCGTTGATGTCCAGGTGGATGATACGTTACTGTAGCCGATGCGCGAAATGTCAACTGGCTTTTTTTCTGTTACTTTAGGAGCCTTGTTAATCCATTTATAGATCACAAACTTGTCGAATTGCAAGAAGTCGTTGTCGGCCGGGCCAATGTCGTTGAACAGGTCGTTGAAATAAGAGGAGCGAGTTGCTGGAATACGAACGTGGAAGATGTTGTGTCCACCGTTAAGTTTAGTGAACTCGACACGTGCTCCCGAGCCGTATTTGGCGAGAACTGATTTGATGCTTTCGGTCATTTGACCAATTCCAACGGAAGGGTTTGCGCGAACGACAGCGATGAGAGACATAGGAGACGACATGGTAATTTGAATGACTATACTTTTGGATTGATCTCATTTCAATTTTTTTTTAGAATATTATTTTTTCAAAATGAGTACACGTTTATCCAAAAAAAATTATATGGAATATAGTATGACAATTAAATTAATAGATTGTTTTATTTTTTATAATGAATTAGAATTATTAAATTATAGACTTACTCTATTAAATGATATTGTAGATTATTTTGTACTTGTTGAGTCTACGCATTCATTTATCGGTAAAAAAAAAGATTTATTTTATAATGATAATAAAGAATTATTTAAAAAATTTAATAAAAAAATTATACATCTTGTTGTAGATGATTTCCCATTTAAAAGTTCAACTCATAAAATGACGTCGGCACAAATATGGAAAAATGAAAAATTTCAAAGAAATGCCATTTCATATGGAATACATGATATTCATCCTGACTTAAACGACATCATTATAATATCGGATGTAGATGAAATTCCTGATCCACGTACATTAACCGCGATTAAACATAAAGTAAGTATTCATTCACTACAGATGGATTTTTATTATTATAATTTAAATACGCATATAACAACCCCATGGATTTTATCTAAAATACTATCTTATAAAAAATATAGGGAATTAAATAAAGAGTGTGACGATATTCGTAATATGGAATGTCCTTTAATTGTAAAAGGGGGGTGGCATTTATCTTATTTTGGTGATGCTAACTTTATTAAAAATAAAATTAAGAATTTTTCACATCAAGAATTAAATACAAATGAATTCACGGATATAGTCAATATTGAAGATAAAATAAAGCAATCCAAAGATTTATTTAATAGAAAAATAAAAATAAAAAAAATAAATATAAAAGATAATACATATTTACCCCCTAAATATGATAAATATTTAAACAAATTTTACACCTTAAAATTGTAACTAGAAACCATCGATTAACCTTGTTTAGAAAAAAGGTTTGAGTTCCAAAGTTTTATTGGTGGATGAATGAATAGGTCTGGATAATGGAACAACTAGCGTACTTGCATCCCGTAAATAATTAATATATCCCTGCGCTTCACCGTAGACTCTTGGGATGCAATATTCCAATACATACTGGTTTAATTCATGAATTTGTTCCTTAACATTGCATGTTTTGTTTTCACTGTGAGTTAAAAACATGGCGCGCATTACAATTTTTAATTCCGTGTCGGGTTGTTGCGAAACTACAAATTTACTGGAGGATAAATTATAAACGCCCGCCCGTATTCCATTTTGAAGAATTTGTTGGTTTTGAACTGAAAAATAGGCTTTGGACAACGGCGTATCTACCCAATTCCCGATTAAAGCATCTTGAAAAGAAGAGGTGTATACTTTAGGGGTATCGTACAAGGATAAATGGTTAGGTGCATTTAAAATATTAATACGGCCATTGGATTTCATATATTGGACGGATAAAAATCTGTAGAAATATAAATGAATAACTTTCAAACCTTAGTTTTTACAATTACGTTATTTTCATTGCTTATTGCGTTAACCATCACTGCTTTTGTTTTATACAACAAAAAAGCAAGTATTCCTTATCCACCTGTAATAGATAACTGCCCTGATTACTGGTACAGTTCTTATTACAACATTGATGGTTCCGGAAATGGTATCCCCGATTCAAGTAAATGCAAGGATACCACTTATGGGTGTTGTCCCGATAAAGTTACTCCTAAATCAGATGATGCAGGTTCAACTTGTCCTCTTGCGCAGTGCTATAATGTAAAAAAATTAGGAACTCAAGGAACGGATACGTGTAAACCCCAAATGGATTTCAGTACATACAGTACATGTGATAAACAAACATGGGCGAATGGATGCAAAATAACTTGGGATGGAATTACCAACATGCCTAGTGCGTGTTAAAATTGAACTCGTAAAAAATAATGGAGTAAAGTATAATGAAACCCTCTTACGCATCCATCATGAAAGAATTGACTAAGCCGCCGCAGAAAGAAGACAAGCCCAACCCGAATTTAGTCAAAATAGTCAAGGATAAAATCAATAAAATATAAATTATATTTTTTTTAAAAATATACTATATGGCTATCCCCACGTTATTACTTTCTGGAATTGTATTTATGGGTATGCTTATTGCTGGAGGTATGCTTAAGGCTAGTTATGAATCTCCAAGACACAAACCTAAAGGAGGTCATCGAAAAACGGCAAGAAAAAGAACAAAAAATATAAAATATAGAGTATGAACTCTTTAAGGGAATATGAAGACATAAATACGGAATGGCATAAATTAGTGGATCCTATATGGCCTGAGGCCGATGACCTTACTTTTACACATAGTGCATATAGTATAACCATTCCAGTATCTAGTTATGCACTAAGTCCAGAATTACAACATAAAGTTAATTCTATATTTTATACAAACATCAACCCGTTAATAAGCGCATTTGAACAAACTTCTACGTTTAAATACAGACCTATGCTGCCCGTAGGTCCTATAACTGCGTTTGAACGTCAATCTAGCGTGTGTACACTTCAAGGGAGTGAAGGAACCTGTTATGCACATTCGGGCGCTAAGGTTATGTTACAGAATATTTATTTATTTGTGAATCCCATAACTGTACATGATGTGGAAAGGTTTCATTCTTGTTTTGATGTATTAAAAACGGATATCGAACATGATTATACGCATTTATCCGTTGAAAAATGCGGAATTGGATACTTTAAAATACTTTTGTTCTTGTATTTGTATTTTATATTTAAGCAAATTCGTGTAAGATCGCCTGATAAAATACTAATGTTTGAAGAAATGATATACCATGTTGTAGGAATGCCTGACATTGAACAATTTAAAGGTAAAATAAGTACCAATTTTGGTGCGCTTCGTAAACATATTCAACATAAAATCCGCACTCGAAGATTAGTATGGGATACGTTTACTGTTCTGTGTAATCCAGATACAATACCCTTTTTAAAGCCGATTATAATTCCTATACTCAATTTAGGATTTTATGTATACGTGGGTATATATAGTTCTATTCTTAAAGAAAGTCATGCAGTTGTTCTTGTTAAACATAGAAGGGATTTAGGGCAGGACTATTTCGGTATTTCAAATTCATGGGGAGAAATAATTGATAATACAAGTGATCTGAACACAATACAGATTAAAGGAAAGACCTATCAAACTGTTCGGTTTGTATTTGTATTGCCCTTTTGTATCCGACCAGATATAGTTACTACACCACTACCTGACATTCCTTTTAATGATCCAATGCAAACGTTTTCATCACCTAAATACATACGCGCTTTACTTGAATGGATCCCCCTTTATGAAAAAGATATACAAACTTTCAGATCTCAACAATCGGCAGGTAAAAAAACAAATAAAAAACGAAAAACTAAAAAACGTTACTGTTAAAATAACGATTCACAACAAAAAACTCGCGCAAACATTTTAAATAAAGAATGTTTAAATGAAACAATTTTCATTTAAACATTAATACTAATAATAGTATGGATTTAGTTGAAGTTGTATGTCGTCAAACATCCTACACAAAAGAAGAAGCCGAAACTAAACTAAAGCAATACGATCAAGACCTAGAAAAGGTATTGCGCGAATTCATTGAACCTAAGCCTACCCCTGTTATTGTTCCTACGGATGCCAATCAAGTTATTTACGCTGAAATCAACAACTTTATGAAACCGGTGTTCAATAAACCGCTTAAACCCACTTAAAACGCCTTAATTTTTCGACACAATTTATAGTGCGGTTCATTGACCTTTATACTTTTCAACGAAGGCGCGTTGGATTCATTCATGGACTGTATCATTTCAGGATAAATAGCGCACATCGGCTTGTGTAAAATCATAATCATTTTATCTAATCGCAAACTATCCCTGAATTCATTAATGGTCAATGTGCCTCCGTATTTAGTCAATATGTAATGCGGTGACGGCGCCGGAATAAAGTTTTTTTCATAATTATAAACGGATCCGTACAAATAGTTTAATAAATGGTATCGTTCGAATTTAGTTGAATCGTCCAAATTTTCTTTGAACAAATAGGCCGCCGCGCATTCGGGACAACAAAAGGAACCATACACTTGGTACGTATCGAATATTTTGCATTTAGGAATGTGAACCATGGGCGTTTCATAACTACATGTGCACCAAAAACAATCCGTTCGCGTCATGTTGATATCATTCGTGTGCAATTTAAGAGTTAAATTCTTGAGTTTTTGCGAAACGGGTATATCGTTATTTTCTTGTACTATTTCCTCATGTCCTTTACTACTTGTAAAGGGTTCTACGGCGCAATTGAATGATTTTGTAATTTCAAAAATAGAACATTTTAAATGCAGAATTACATTTTGCGTAATTCCAGGCTGCGATTCTATAATCAACGTATTCTCCATGATCTTACCTCCTTTCGGTTTTCGGCCACGCTTTTTAATTTCTTTTTTATCCATGATAAAAAAGAATACAACTATCTAAATGTATTTATAAATTGATTTTAGCACTTGTAGAATTGTTAAAAATTTTATTTTCCTTAAATTCAGGAGTTTTATGAGAACTTACTACGTGCGAAAATAAGTGGGGGTGCGGCTGCGTTACTTGTTTTGAAGGAACTGAATGTACATATAAATCACTAGTACTAGCGGGAATATAGTCTTGCCTAAACGAGGATTCTACATCAATTTGATCCACAAATCCACTCCATGGAGCACTTGATCCAGGTAAAAAATTAGATTGAACGTCATGCGCGTTTTTATATTGAAGCGAAACGTTGGATTTTTTAATTTGGTCTAAAATGGGCATCGTGGCATATTTAGTAGATACGGGTCTCGGCGAAAAATAAATAGCCGGAATGGCCGATGCCTGATTTCGACTGTATATTCGTTCGTTCAATTGTTCAATGCGGTCCATAATGTAACATAATATAAAAGAATAAATATAGTAAATGCATGGAAGAATGCATTATTTGTTTTGAAGAAAATCCAAAGTTTTTAATCTTACAATGTAATCACAAATTATGCGAAACTTGTTTTTTTCTAGTACAAGAGAATACTAATGCATGTCCCCTATGTAATCGTGCATTAGTATTAAAACAATATCATCATGTACCTTGCGGAATGCTGATGTGTATTTTTATTTGGGTTGTTATCTTTATTTTATGTGTGTATTAAAAACTGTCGGGCAAATTTTTATCTTTTTTGAAAAAGGCATCTACGCCACATCGGGCCGTAAATACTTCTGTTTTCCCATTATATTTAATTTCAACATTAACAAAGGTGATATATTCAACGTATTTATAATTATTCACAATGTCGAACTTTTTATTGGTTGTATCACCACTATCATAATAATCATATAAGAATACACGGTGACATTCATTGGGAATGGATTCAATTTGAATACTGATTTCATGGGTTTCAAAATAAGAAGTAAAACTATCGTAATTCAATGTTCCTATAGGTTTAGTACTCGTGCATTTACAATGTACGGGATTTATCAAAGTATCCATAGGTTTAAAGGGTAAAGGTACGGCATTGGTAACCACTCCTGCCCTTATTACTTTATTTGTTTTTCTATGTTTTACGATAAAAAAATAAGTTTTATTTTCATCTTCAACTTCCCCAAACCATAAATTATAGATTAACCAATCATCCGTTACTATAAAATACCAAATATTCGATGTTATAAAATAATCATTAACACCCAGCAAATTTTCATGCCAAAAATTACCTGTTTCTATTGTTTCATGATTGAGCGACCCTTTTATAATTTTACCCATCATTGGATTATAGGTAGACCATTCGCCTGGAGTTGATGTTTGGGGAGAATAGGGTCGAACTATACTTTTTATAGCATCATATCTTGGTAAAAAAGTTGGAAAAATTGTAGTATAATCTTCAATATCAAATTCAAAGGATAACTGGATAGAAGGCATTTGAACATCCATTGTCATTTTATTCGTAATCATATTTAATTTTTGGATATAGGAATCCCCGCATGTAATATGCAATATATCTCCACGTTTAGAAGTTTGTACATCATTAAAATTTAAAACAGTTTGATGTAAATCACGTGTTTTTGTTTCGAAATTGTATAAATATACACTTAAGGTTGCCTTGGTTGAATATTGATTATGTAAATTGAATACTATATAAATCGTGTATTTTGGCGTGTTCATGAAAAAAAAATTATAATAACATGAAATATGATCTATTTTACTTTGATTTATTTTATATAAATAAGAGGGATCTTTTACCCCTAATATTGTATTTTCAATTAAAGTCGTCGCCCATTCTTTGGTTTGTAATTGTTGTATTCTTGTTAATGGATAAATGTATCCGAAATAAATGCTTATATACAGTACAGTAAGAGATGCTACATATTTATTTATTTTTTGTGATTTCATAGTATATCCTTATTTTAAAAAAATAAATAATTTAATCCATGTAAATAGTGCGTATTAAATCGTAGACCATGTCGATTTCATCATCATCTCGTGTTGTCGACAACATTTCCTCTAAATCTGTATAGATGCCATGCAATTGATCCGTGCATCCTTGTTTCATGTAATGAAGCATGGATAGACCGCGTTCCATTTTATCATTGTAATTGAGCGAAATCCAATCTGCGCGCGACGATGATTTGTGAAACATTCCGCCGCGTAAACGAAGAACCATGTGCAATATACTTTTCGAAGTAATACCGTATTCGCAAATTCGTTTATGATCCTCCAGTTGCTTGCCTTCGTAAATAATTCTCTGAGTTTCGAGCGCAATATCTTGGGTCATGTAGATTTGTTTTTTTAAATCGAGTATAGTGCCCTGTGAAAGAACGGAGATGCTGAACAGACGACCCGTTGCCGTTTTAATGCAGAGGTTAACTATGGCGGGTTGAATATGAATTTGAACATTTGGAAATTTGAATTCGGTATCTACAGCACGAGATATAACCTTTGCCATTTTTTTAAATGGATAAGTTTATTCATTTCATTTCAATTTTTACATGTTTTTAAATTTCCAATGTAAAATTGAAATTCGTTTTGTTGTTTTTAATTGTAAAATGGAGTTTCCAAACGACATACTCGCTCTTATTCGCGCCTATTCAAAACCGTTGACGAATCCAAAATGGCGACAATCCAAACCTATTATTTCTACTTATAAATTATACGAACTTTCAAGAAAGAAAGTTTCCAATTCATGGAAGTTCACGCGTTACGATACCTTGCTAGACAATATCAAAAAAACAGATTGGTACTTTAATTACATTACCATTCAAGATTTTGGAATTGACATCTATTATCGCATATATTTGGATAACTATGGAGTAGATGCTCCTATATGGAGTCTACTCGTTCAAATCGACGGATTGGAACAAGCGGCAAAGAATTATCGTTATGTGTACGGTCCAATTTGTGGAGTTTACAGATAACTATAGAATATTTTTATAGAGTTCTGAGGAAATTTAAATACACAAAAAAAGGTGGCCACACAGGCCCGCACCATTTTTATTTTTTTTAGTAAGTACAAGAAGAGGAGTCAACGCGAGACCAAGGACAGTTATACGATCCGATAGAAACAGTTAATGGGGGTACGGTTACGTAGGAACCGATACTGTCGTTGCGTCTTAGTACGGGCGGAGGAGGAATATCGTTGAAATTTGGTTCTGGCTCTACTTCTGGCTCTTTGGGGCTTGCATCCGGTGTGTCGGCGTTAGTGGAGCGCACTAGAGCGCATGGTCCTGGAAAATGGGGAAAATGGGGGCGCGGGGATTGAAACTCACCTCGATCTTTAATTGTGCCCAACGGAATTCCATTCCATGTGGGTTCATCTTCAAACACGAGTTTTTTTGGATTCAGTTCTTCGATTGTTTGCAGCGGAGCAAGTGCGGACTTAATAGGCGCAAAGGGGGCAATTGGTCCAAATGCTTGTTCTGCAATGTCTTCGTAGGGCATGACTTTAAATTGGGCAGACATTTCTGGGGTTGGTGGTTCTGAAGTTACTGGAGATTCTATTTCACAAATGGCTGAGCACGACGACATGTTTAAACCTGATTGAATTTAATTTACGTTTCAATTTTTTTAAAAAAAAGTGGCCACACAGGCCCTCCCTTTATTTTTTTATTTTTTAATCGACGTTGTCTATTTGAGATGCGGGGTAGAGAGAATCGTAGAATTCCTTGATTGCAGTGATCGTAGATGCCTCCGTTGGAGACACAGGCGGGAAGTCTTGAACTCCTTCATATGGGAATAACGTCATGTAGTTGGGCGTTGCGATGTTGAGAGGAACAAATGGCGGATATACATATTGCGGGTTAGTGTGAGAGCGAATAGTGGACGTACGTACTAGTTGCGGAGGCGCAGGCGGCATTTCATCGTCCGGATCAGTATAAGTTGGCGTGTCTTCATTGCTGGATCGCATTAATGGACATGGTTGCGGGAAACGCGGCGACTGAAAATCTCCGCGAAAAAGATCATCAAAAACAGCATCGAAAACAGATTCAAGATTTACCGTGATTCCATCCTCTTCAACGAGTTTAAGCGGGGCCAGTGGCTTGAGTGGTGCCAATGGCGCTGCTGGCGCAAGCGGTTCAATTACTTGAATCGGCGATTGAATCGAGGCTGGGTTAGACATGTTGATTTCGATTTCTTTAATTTCGTTGATTTCGTTGATTTCGTTGGAGCAAGACGACATTTATGAATAGAGTAGATTATAAATTCCGTTTCAATTTTTTTATAATTCCAATACTTATGTAAAATTATAAAATAGTAGATTTATATATGGCTGCAGAAGTTAGATTAGCAGAACCTATACCTGAATATACAAAAATAAATCAATTATGGCATGCGCATATAGATTCTATATGGCCTGAAGCACCTGATCTTACATTTGATTCAAGTGATTATACTATTTTTTTACCATCAATGCCTGATGAACTTGATGAATCTATAAAAGATAAAGGTGTTCGTTTTTATTTAGAACACTTAAAACCCATGATGAATGCATTTAAAAAAACTCCCACATATAAAAAATTATATATTAAAAATTTATGGACAGAACAATCCCCTGATGCGCCGCCACTAGAACTCAGTGATAGTGGTGGAATTGTAGTTATAACGAATAAAGCCATGATTGATGATTTTATTATAAAAGAAGACGATGATTATTTACTTGAAAAATTTAGTTCTCTTCAATCTGAATTAAATATAATGAATGGAAGTGTTCCAATGTTAGAATATGATATTATTTTATTTATAAATACACATGGCGCTACTATAATAGAAAAAGGCGTACAAGAGGCGGAATGTATAGATGACCGATATGAACAAGATGAAACGCGTCAACCTGTAAAATTACATGGTAGGATTCCAATACATAGTGCTCCTCATGGTAAACAATTAACTTTTCTTACAGGGACACAATTAGGTATTGATAATATTACATCCGATGATATGGGTGAAATAAAAGAATACATTACATCAACCCTAGTAAGAACTAAAACATTTGACATTTATGAATTACAACAATGGTTGCAACGCCGAAAAAAACATAAAATAACTTCTGCCCAATGGTTAAAAAAAAATAGTGCTTTGTTAGGAGCAGAAAATATAAAAACATATTCACATTCTGTAGGATGGAGAATTTCACAAAAATATGTAAATCGAATATATGCGCCTGATCCTAAATGGAATCCTAGAATTTCAATTCTTTATGTACATCCAGGCACATCATTAGAATTAAAACCTGATGTATCTGGTAAAGTTGTTGATGTATTTAACAAAGTTTTAACTACGCATGGTCGATCTGAGATGACCACACGAAGCGGTCGTAATTTTCCTCACATTTCTAGAACTGAATTAATAGATTATTTAGATAAAGAAGGATATACGAATCCTTTAATTATAGATTCTTCTTGTGGAGGATTTTATTCGCGTAAACACGGATTTACACCACAAGATATAAGTGCAATGCAACGCGCTGCAGTAAAAAAAGGTGTTGCTGGAGGTACAAAGAAAACTAAAAAATCAAAAAAAATAAGAAAACAAAGAAAAACTAAAAAATCAAAATAGACCAAATTATGACCGTTTCCACACTTCAAAAAAATTATTGTAACAAGGTCCCCATCCTCCACTTTCTACATAATCTACATAAAAATTATTTTTGGTTAATACATCATCTACGTATTGTTTTTTAGATAAATCCCAATAATCATTTTCCATAATAATTAAGTTAATGTTTGTTAAAAGTTCAGGCATGTCCATTAATATATAATAAAAAGCACCTTCACAATCTAATACCAATGTGTCAAATTCCATATTGTATTTATTTTTTAAATCATGAAATGTAATTGTATTTACCCAATTCCAACCAGGTTGTAAAGTATCACTAGGTATAGTATCCCATCCTTTTTGAATTAGCGTTCTATTTGATAGTGCAGATTTTTCTATCTGAAATTGAAAATGATTTAAATCTTTATTTTCGGTTAATTGCTTTGATATATTTGCATCACTTTCTAATGTAACCAGATTATTCCCTACAATAGAAGCAATGATTAACGAATTTCTTCCTATATTTCCTCCTATTTCTAGAACTTTTTCATTTCCTGTTAAATATCGAACTGCCATTTTTTGTTCTGGTAGTTCTTCTTGAAATGAACCATATTTTAATTTTAATGTAGAATGTATTTGTTTTATTTTATTATCAATATCAATTTCATGTATAGTACTTATTTCATCCGTTAATATATTTATTTTTATTTGAGTAAAGTGGTCATATTCAGTTAAAATACCATTGTTTTCAATGAATATTTTTTTAAGAATTCCTGGATAAGGATCTGTAAAATATTTTGCTCGATTATTATCACCAAAAGGAATTGAAATACAATTATTATTTGTTAATTTGGTTTTACATAAGTCAGTAACATTAATTGTATTATCAACATTATATCCATACAATATTTTCATACATTTTATGAATATGTTAATTACATTTATTTAACGAATCTTTTTGACTTTTTTGATCTTAGTTTACGCCGTTTACGCCTGGTTCCGCCCGTTGCTGGTGCTGTAGCAGATGGCGTACTATCTATCAATTGAACTGGAGTATTATCAACTACAGTATCCGGCGGCAACGGCGCTGATGCAGGCATGGGTAATAAAAACGGAACGTCTGTTTTATTTGGATTCTCAACTATTATAGTGGATATTAACGCATCAGGGAGGTCATTTCCTTGTTTTAACAATTCAAAAAAGGCTGGGTTCATCCCCACATCTTCTCTGTATTGCCCGTTTTGTTTACGATTTTGAGTTAAATTAAAAAAAGAAGTTTTAAATCCATCGTTATAAAAACAAACCCTGCACAAGGTATCATTTTTTAATCGATTGATTTCAACCGAACTTTGCTTAATCACATCCGGCAATTTAACAAAAGAACTCAGTGATACGCCCCCTGCATAGATAATGCCAAGATACATTAAATGATACGCCATAACTCCCGCTCCTGCTCCAGGTGTTAAGGCAGGCGATTCAGTTAGTCCAAACATATTTTTGGCTCGTTGTGTTTTTATGCACCGTAATGGTAATTTAAAGTTAGGCGTAACTGCAAGTCGCCCTGTCTTCCAACATCGCCTGGATGTACTGTTGTCGATTTGCACCAAACAATCCATGGAAACTTGTTCTCTTGCTTTTTCATCCATTGAACACGGATGTTCAAATCCAAACTTTTTATGAGGCATTCCCGTTACAGGATCATTGTAGGATACAATTCGTTTATATTCAATACTATGATCTACTGTACTCATTTTACAAAAATCAGCAGCCCCAATAGCATTGAATACGCGCGGCGAACCAACGGACATGCATGTTATTTTTTTATTCTGGGTTTTAGCATAAATATAGGCGAACATTGTCGCCAAAGCCCCACCTAAAGAATGTCCCGTTGTAATGAGTTGAATTTCTCCACTAGGGTTTAATTTTGCCTTTACATCTTCAATTGCCAGCAAAATAGTATGCACGGTTTCAATCAAAATTTTATAAATACCATCCAGCACCTTTATGTTTTTATCGGCTGCAATTATGGATTTAGGGGAAAGAGAGGCAGGTTGCGAGTAAGATCCTGCCGACTTTAAACTGTAGGTTCCACGAAAACAAACAACTACTAGGTTCGGCATTCGCTTATCTCCAAAAATACTACATTGACTATAATTAGAGGTGGCTACAGAGGTAAAAATTAGTGAATTGGGCGTGGGTGCAGTATCTGCTGCATACCCACAATTATTATCCTCAGCACTTTTTCTTTCTTCTCCGTTAATTTTGTTGACTTCTTGGGCTAACTGTATAAAAGGTATAGTTGTTTGTAAAAGAGTTGGATCACCTTTTATTTTAGCAAATAAAGCGTCTATAGTATCTGTTTTATTAATCTTGTGGTCTCCTTTAAAAATAGCACTGTAATGATTTACAAAATTTGTATTGTCCATGTAGGCTAATCGGGACCATATACAACATAAAAAAGAAAGAAGTGTTGTATTTTCATAATAATTATCGGGCGTTGAAATATCTTCGGAACTTTCTGTAGTTGATTTATTTGGATTATTTGGATTATTCTGCACAGCCTTTATTGCATTGTTTGAATTAGTTTGGTCTGCATTATTCTTTGCAGTTTGGTCTGCATTATTCTTTGCAGTTTGGTCTGCATTATTTGCATTAGTTTGCACATTATTTGCATTAGTTTGCACATTATTTGCATTAGTTTGCACATTATTTGCATTAGTTTCAGAATTTTCAGGTTTACTACTGGAGGCTCCCATATATACTTTATTTATTTTATATTAGACAATTTAATATAAAATAAAGTATGGATTTGAATCTAGATCATTATTCTTTACAAGATTTATTGAAATTATTTAAACTCCGCGATAATTTTACAGCGGCCGAATTCAAAGAAGCCAAGAAAATTGTTCATGCCCTACACCCCGATAAATGTTCTGAAAAAATAGAGTACTATTTATTTTTTAACAAAGCCTACAAATTGCTTGAATCCGTAAACCAATTTAAACATAAAATAGAGGAAAACATTGATTCGCATCTAACGTTTGAAGAAATTATCGATGACATGGCCGATGCCGATAAACGCCAAATCGTAAATTCCTTATCTGTAAACCCTAATTTTAACAAGGACTTTAACAAGTTATTTGAAGCCTATTATATCAAAGAGGAGGATACAGGACACGGAGATTGGTTAACGTCCAATGAAGACATGAATGTAAGTTTTGAAGATAGAAAACGCCATTCCAGAGCCATTACCGTAAGTTGTATTGATGGATCACCGCAAGATACTTATTCGGATTTAAAAAACGCGTACACAGTCAACAGCGTATTGGGTGTCTCGGAAGAAGATTACAAACAAAAATATAAAAATATACATGAACTCAAACGAGTTCGGGATACGCAAAATCTTACTCCATTAAATCATGACGCCGCAAATCAACATTTTATAAACCAAGAAGAACAAGACAACAAGTTGGCGACGGAACGCGCATTTAAATTCGTAAAGCAAACGGAGAGGAATGTAGTACAGCAAAAATCCTTTTGGAGTCATCTACTCACTTTAAAAAATGAATAATATATCCCTTTTGTCTACAAAAATAGGTACCGTTTTATATTACAGTTGGAGGTCCAAGGTTATAACGATGAGTAACTGGAGGATCTTTACTAATATCTACATATTTAAATACTTGAAAAATTATAGGATTTTGTTGTATCCAATCTTCAATTTCTTCTTGTGTGTTGGTTGCAATTAATCCTATTTCATAAACATCAAGAACTGAATTCAATCTCAGCCCCCCTTTGATTATTTGTACGTTAGGTATGGTTTCTATTACCCCTCTTAACATTGCTTCCATAGAGTCCATAAAAACGGATGGCACCGATTCTTCTATATTCGTCATTCTTACACCAGTTGTAGAGTTCATAATTGGAAATCGGAGCAGAATGTTTCGAGGGGCAGCAGCACCTCCTTTGCGAGATTTACGATTACGTTTATTTGATTTACGTTTATTTGATTTACGATATTGCATACTTTATATAAATATTATTTATTGTATGTTACTTTAATTTCAAATTAATATACAATTCTTTAAAGTCGGACTAAATTATATATGGTAATGCTGAACCTTATGATTCTCACATCCTAGGGTTGATTAACCGCACCAATTTACACCTGAAGCCTTTGAAATCCTGGATACCATCATGACGGCCGTAGATAAAGATCCAAATTTACTTGATCCTATAATTGTATCTAAACTATTGATGACTAAAGATATTTGTCGACTTTATAATTTACCGCCTCGGCCTCCCGATGATTTATTTGAGCAAGAAGTTTATGTTCGTGCTTTTTACGCGGAATTTTGGAAGATATGAATGATGGACTATTGAATGATTCTTAACGAGATGCTGTAATTGATATTATGCATCAACTTATTGACCTCCGGCTAAAAAAGGTGGCCGTAAATCAAAAAAAAATAAAAAACATAAACGGTCTAGACGTAATAGTTAATTAAATCTGTAATTGTTTGAATGGTAACCATGAGTTGATTGGGATCATGCCACGCATTTTTTTTAGATTTCCTTTTTGTTTTCTTTTTTTTTCTTGTTTTTATTGGTTTCATATAAAATATACGGATATAATATGGCTGCCAATGTTCAACAACGAACACATCATGCAGTAAATGAATCCATTGTAGCCTATTTTACGCGAGTACTTGCTGATCCCGCGTGCGATCCATTTATAACTTATTGGTTCAATAGAGATGCTCGTAAAATATTAAACTATATGGATGATGAAAATTATCGTAATCGATCGTTTACAATTATGGATACGATGATGAAGGCCTTAGAAGAAGATCCATCTACATTGACTCCTAAACAAGTACTTCAAATACTTTTATCTATGAATATTGAAAAACTTTACAATTTAGGAGAACGACCGCCTGCAACTGAAGATCAAGACGATACTGATGATGAGGGTGATTGGAATGGACCCATAGATGAGGATCAAATGCAGGAAATTTACCGTAGAAATCCTCACAAATATTTTTTACATGAAATTTGGGATGATGAAGAAGATGCTTTAAATGATGATACTGAACGAAACCATGTAATTGATATTCTACATTATATTGTGGATCCGCAACCACCTGCTAAAAAGAAAGGCGGTCGTAAATCGAAAAAAAATCGAAAATCACGTAAACGAAAGTCTAAAAAATATTGAAATGGAATTTAAAATCCAACTATACATATACTAGTTTTATGGAACAAATATTAGATGAATTGCGCCGCCATTATAAAGAATGGAATCAAACATGGAAACAAGAAAGAGAAAAACGACACGAAGAATGGGAATGTCAAAGAAGTTACGCAGACCGAGGTACATCGTTTGAAGAAAATTTACGAAATCGAATCGAGTGGGAAAAACGCAAAAAACGCAAAGAGTGGAAAAAATACAGGACTCAAATCGAGAATACATTATTAGCGCCTATGTCTAGAGAAGAAAAGGTGTCTCTCTATCGACGTCTGAATCGTCTGAATAAAAAAAGAATTTTAAAAATAATAGACTAATGTATGAAAGGATTGTTGTTCTTGTACGGAGAATCCTTTCGTGATGGAAAACAACATTCTCGTCTTCGCGATACAAAGGCTAGTTTTATACCCCAACAAAATGCATCTCTATCTCATCTTGCCTTTCGCCAACATGTTCAAGATACATACAACATAGATATGGACATCATCATCACTACGCACGATACGTTATATGAATCGCAATTAAAAAAATGGTATACCCCCTATAAATATATATCCGCTCCATCCGATAAAATTAAAAGTGTAGACAAACTAGTTCAAGATGCAGTGAATGTCATCGATCGTAATTATGAGTTTATTTTTATGACAAGAATGGATATTTATTTAAAACCTCTTTTTTTCAAAAAGTTTAACCCTAACTGGCGTACTATTAAATTTTTCTCCCAAAATTTTACAAAATGGGAATGCGCACGAGATGGTGAATTTCCACTTATTAATCCAATATGCGAATTTATCCCCAAACACTATTTTCAAGTATTATACAACGTATGCATAAATCATTATGCATGGCGTCATTATCATGAAATATTTCACATCCCCAATTCTAAATTAGGTTTTATGGTCAATACATACCATGATGCAGATTCATTTAAAGATTTTAACCCTTATTATAAAATGGTAAGTCGACCCGAAAGTATGATATGGCATGATCGTGGTAAAAAAGTAAATAGGTCGTTATTTGGTAAAACACGTAAATGTAAATAAACTCCACCTTTATTTTGGTCAAATAAAGCAGCCACGAACTAAACACCTTCCTGTTTAAAATAATGATCGCACATATACTTAAAACTTTGTCGATGGCCTTCGGGCTTAAAATGCAAATCTCCATCGTATAAAGCATGATTTGTTTTTAGTAAACTACTAGGATCGTACAGAAATGCATTTTTATTTTGGTTGCAAAATTCACAAACTACCTTGTAAATAATTTCACGATTCGCAATAGAAGGTGCTTCTTTAATTATATTCGGTCTAAAATGAACTTGAAATAATATTTTTTTATTCGGTATTAATTGGTGAAGTGTATACAAATCCTCCATTAATTCTTGTTCCGTTTGAATCGTCATGGTAAAATCCTGGGTATGTTCTATAAACACCTCAAATCCATCTTTTGCGTATAGTTTTAACGAACAAATTTCAAATACAAACCATTCGCACTCGTCCCATTGGCTGCGTATGGTTTCTATTTTTATAGGAAGTAATGCTAAATCTTCGCATTTACGTCCACAGGTATAATGATACTTATTATACGAAGTTAAAAATAACGGTAAAATAGATTCAGGTAGATCCAGTTCACCTTTTATGTATTTTATAAATTGAATGTGCTGTCGTGTATTATGCAATTTGCCTAAAAAATTTATGCCTATAAAATTAGAAAACATGGAGTGTATCGGCGTAACATCCTGAGTACCTTTACTTAAGGATGTTAATAATCGACAAGATCCAGATGCAAATAGTTTCATACTATTCTTTTTTATTTTATTTAGATATACTTTTTTTAAGTGCAGTTACAGTAGAATCAGGAGGTGGCGATGTCCCCATAAATATTTGATACGCCATAGGAGATGGATCCTGCTTACTCTCAATAGGAGAAACAAACATTCGATATGCAATTCGATTAGGAAATGCTTTTTGAAGGGTATCTACCGTGGCTGCATTTGGAGCAAACGTAGTTGTTTTATCTAGTAAATCCGGATTTTTAGATAAAAAATCGGTAATATACGTATTATACGGCCATTTATTGTTTTTGATATAATAATTAAATTCATCTAGTGTAGCATTGGCAGCAAAAAAATTACTATAGGTACTTGTTATCGGAGACAAAGTTTTAATGGATTCATTGGTAGTATTATAAGCATGATTAAACTTAAGTAAGGTGTCTGCATCTAATACAGTAGGTGTGTTTGAAGGTGCTAAATAGTCTAAATCACTAGATAACTGTAATCCTTCTTGAAGGGTGTGCATACCCAAAATACACAATAACATTAAAATAAATAAAAAAAGGATCATACAATACTCTTTTATTTTTTACGTGAATGAATGCACGTACGGATTTTTCTTGAACGATTCCAATAAATCAGAATGATTGCGATTTACATTATCGTACGTTTGCGGCATTCGCATTTCTCCAAATTGTCCTGCATTCGGGGTTACACTGGACCCTTGCGGCATTCCCATATACGACGTGTGAATTTTCATGTTGTTGCTTTCTTGATTTATCATGGGCGAAAACGATTGAATGTTGCCCCCTGCAATTCTACCTTCATTGGATCGTGTTGATTTTATCATGGAATTGTATTCGGCCGCTTGAGACACAGGTTGAGGCATCGTACTTCCAGAAATGCCCATGTAGGATACATTCGTGCTGTCCCTTTGATTGGTGATCGGCTGATGCGCAGACACTTGATACCCCCCATCGGTAATGGGGTTGTAGACGCGTTGGCCTTGTGCATAGGGACTATACGTTGTGGCTTCTTTCATTGACGGTTGTAACTTGTTTACAGGCGCAATTGTATTGTTGGGTACTGTACTTCCTAGTAGGCCAACGCGACTTAGTCCAAAAGTTTCTTTTCGCGTGGGACGAAGGATATCAACAAGAGGTGCCGTAATGGCACTGACGAGCCCTTGCATCATGCCAAAAGGCTCGGGTTTGTCTAGGGTTCTGTTGTTCGGCAACAAGGTAATGGCCTCTTTTATGGTAGTTAAATTATTTTGCTCCACAGCAGTTACTGCAGGGTTAAAGTGAACACTTTTTAATTGTTGTCGATGATCGGCCCTGTATAATTGGGGTTGAGTTTGTTTCGAAGGCCCTGAATTTCCTGCGACACCTGTATAGGATTTAGTAGTTGTTGCGCGATGAATAGTAGGATCGGGTTGAATGGCGCGCAAAGTAGGTCCTTGTTCGGCTCCCGTTGTTGTAAAGTATCGATCTGGGGTATTGATGTAATATTTATCCGGTAAATACTTTTCTACTTTTCCTTCAATTCCTAAATTGGTTACTTTGCTTTGTGCAGGCCCCTGGTGATTTTTTAGTTCAAACGTTTCTTTCGGATTGGTAAGCACCCTTAATTCATTGACGGTTTTATCCATCCACGTATTGCGCGCTTCCATACCTGCGTTAAATCCACCCGACCCCTCCGAGGAATATCCGTGATTCATCCCAGGTCCAACATGCTCTTCTTGGAAGGGTTTTACATTGCTCATATTTACGGCAGGATTTACTCTCGATTGGTAAAAATCGGATTGGTTTGGAGAACCCGTTGCCCATTGTACATTATCTTGAGGTTTAAATAACGGCGCATTTTCCGATTTAGTAATTTGCATGCTTCCAGCCCCCGTATAAGCATCCAAGGTAAAATCGCGTTCATCCTTTTTTTTGGCAGAGTCGCCTATAGACTTTTGTTTTCCAAAAAAAGGAATCATATTGTTGGTTTGATCGTTTACATTTACATGTCTTCCCGCTAAATCCGTGTAAGTATCTTTTACATTGGCTTTGGGTGGTACGAAATGTTTATTTTCTGGTTTATTCTCAAAATAAGCATTTGTATGCGCTTTTAGTTTAAAGGGCTCCGTTTTTTTTTGATTTGAAATAACATACAAACCCCCCAATGCAATTAAGGGTATTGCTAATTCCATACAATTGCTAAATATTTAATTTATAATGCCAGTGCTCAATTACTTTTTTATCTTCTTCCGAAGTTAAAAAGGCAGAAAATTTATCCCATAGCGTATCAAAATGCTTCCATAATGCCTTACACTTGTCCATTCGTTGGGCATATCGATTCAATTGACCTAAATCTTTTACATTTCCTAGAAGCATTAGTTTATAAGCAAGCACCCTACATAGTTGTAGGGGGTGTTCTATTAAATAATCGGCTATAAGGGTACAAACATCCCTACACAAGGGAAGAACACTTAATTGTTTCCTTACCGTATACTCCTGCATGCACTTCATAATATACATGATGGCATGGGTTAATTTAACATCAATATTTATTTGAACGGAAATAGCGATATACATCTTCTCTTTGTTTTGAAATCTTGTGTTCTTTAGCACGTGTAAGAAGTTTTACTGCATCTGCAATTTCAGCAGCAGATACTTCATTGTCATTGTTTACATCAATGGCATCTTGAAGAGCCTTAAATTGGGGGTGAATAAGACAAAAAGAACTATTTTCATTGAATAAATGTTCCGTTAATATAAAAAAAGAAGCCGTTAGTATAATCGATAAAAGAATGTCGCGAGTACCCATCCAACACGCTGCAAAAATCAATACTTCTCTAGCCACATAATTTCGAATGTACTCTTCTTGTGATTTGGATAGTTTTACCGTAATAAATTTAGATCCTATGTTTAAACAAATCATCATAATTCCAGTGAATAGTTTTGAGGTATTAATTACATCAAGGTGGGTATTTATTTTATGATAAAAGTCCATATACATTGTGAAGATTATTATCTTCGTCTAAAATATCGTTTTAGACCATAAAACTCTTTTTTAAATGGAATATAAAATTTTACACGTTTCCCAATGCCTTCAATAGGATTCATAATAGTATCCACAACACTGTCTGTAGTTACTGCTTTAGTAATATCTTTGGTTGTAAAGGATTCTTTATGGGTGGATACAAGTAATACCAACATACATAAAAAGATTAAAAGGTACATATAGTAAATGCATACTTTAAAATTGTGTATATCCACCCGTATGGTTATTTTCAACTTGAGAAGGCATATTTCCAGATAATTCTATGCGCGAAGGGGCCGGACTAGAACGTTCTACAGAAATACGATTTGAATTTTTAGGCCGAATCGATTCATCCAAGGACAATAAAGAATGTTTTATTTTTAATTTAGGAGAAAATCCTTCTTTAGAAGGAATATGCGTCATGTATATAATTCCAGCAACACTACCTAACAATGGATTTATGTTGGCTATGCCCAAAATGCCTAAAATTAACATTATTTTTCCGGGTACCGTATAGAAATGAAAGAGTATGGACGGATACAGAACAATGACGACCAATATTACAAGTATGAAAAAATCAATCATCATAGTTAATTATTATATAATAATTCAGTAGTTCCTTATTATTTTAATATATTAAAATAATAAGAATGCTAAGCAATTGGTCATCGCCATTTCCTCATGAAGACTCTACAATCAATATGATGAAGAAAAAAAGTAGGCCTAAACTAGTTAGTTACAAACAATTAGAAACGGAGGATGACGAATTAGATGACTATGTTCCTAAACAAGAACAAAAAAAGGATAAAGAAAAAGAAAGAAAAAAAGAAAGAGAAAGACCAGAATCAGAAAAAACAGAAGGTTCAATGGATCAAGAATTCATGCATGTAGAACCTCCTTTGTACAACAAACCTTTTGAATTTGAATCTTATAAACCGCAAGACACCGTTTTACTTGAAAAATTAAACTACATGATTTATTTATTAGAAGAACAACGCGATGAAAAAACGGGTCAAGTTACCGAAGAATTAATCCTCTATGTATTTTTAGGAGTTTTTGTATTGTTTGTTTTGGATTCTTTTTTCAAAACAGGTAAATATTCTAGATAAATCTTTTATTTTAATTTAAACACATAAATAATTCATACTCATGTGTTACGAGTATGAATTATTATTTTTAAAATGTATGAGATTAGATCCTATTCCCAATAAATGCAAGATTGAATTTGACGCATGGCATGCTTGTTCTATCCAATCCATTAAAGTTCCAAGTTACTTTATGATATAGGAAAGAGTTTTATCTATTCTTTATCTATGTTTGAAGATGCCTACAAAAACTTTACAGGTTTATTTACAAAAAAACGTAAAGGTCGTAAATTTAAATCGGTAAAATACAGATGTCCTACCCCATACCCAGGTAAAAAAACAAAATGTACAACTCGTTATTTAAGACAAAAAGAAAAAGAAAAAGAAAAAACTTAATAATTTTCAAGCGTTCGCGCGCTACAATCCTTACTTGTTGTATACTTTGGCATCCAAAAGTAAGGAAGTATAGATTCCATTTTCGGATAACTTGCATCAAACAACGATCGATAATACACTTGTTCTGCCGTAAAAGACGCATCGCGAAACGATTCCGTAAAAATATTAGGTGGAATCCTTTCTTGAATAATTTGGTACCAAGATCGTTTCAGAGAACTTACTCCATCACTAAAGGCTTCCTTTTTACGATACAAAATAATATCCGGAAGGTACCCCACGAAAGAATCCCTCAACAATTGTTTTTCACATTTGGGGGTAAACCGTACATGTGTAGGAATCGACAAGTACATCTGCACGAAAGCCCTATCTAAGAACGGCGTTCGTGCCTCCAATCCATTCGATGAAATACTTTTATCGCTTCGAAGCGCATCAAATAAATAAATGTCCGAAACAAGCCTCTTGCATTCCTTATCAAATTCGTGCTCGTTTGGACACTTATTCATGTACAAATATCCACCCGTAACTTCGTCCGAGCCATCCCCATTAAAAATAACCTTAGCCTTACTATTTTTTTTAATATAGTTGGCCACTAAATAATTCCCCACACTTGCTCTTACCGTGGTTGTATCATAACTTTCAATCGTATAAATAACATTTGGAATAGCATTAAAAAAATCATCTTCCGTCACCACAATCGTCGTGTGCTTCGTCCCAATGTATTCGGCTGCAATGGCCGCAAATTTTAAATCTTCCGATCCATCCAACCCAATACTGTACGTTTCCAACGGTTCTACATTTCCCATCTCATATCTTGCTCTCTTCACGAGCGCCGTAATAAGACTACTATCGAGCCCTCCGGATAGTAAACAAGCCATGGGCTGTTCTGTATTACTAACACGTTTCTTAACGGCTTCATACAAGGTATCTCGAATAAGCGTATACGGAGTTGTTAAAGCATAATTAATAGAAGGTTGGGATAGGTAGGTGTACGTTTCAGGTTCTATGTTGGTTCCATTCACTATTTTTGTTATGGTCCCCGGCTTTTGATGCTTATGCGTTTCCAATTGAAGATCATTCACCATCTTTAATTCTGAAGAAAAAACGTGCATGTTATCTCGTAGGGAATGATACAAAGGGCGAACACCATACGGATCCCTTACTGCGTAAATAAGTTCTTTGTTGGAATCATACAACACAAAAGAAAACTCGGAAGCATTCAGCATGTGAACCGTTTGATCGATTCCGAATTTTTCATACAAATGCACAATAATTTCACAATCCGATTCCGTAGTTGGAGTTATATTTAAAGAAGCATACAATTCCTTGTAATTGTAGATTTCGCCGTTGCAAACCAGATAAATGCCGTTGATGCAAAATGGCTGGCAGGACAACGGCGTTAACCCGTTAATCGCTAAGCGATGAAATCCCATCCACACATTGTTTATGGAAGCAAATGCAGTTTGGTCAGGTCCTCTGCTTTCTCCCTTTTTAAAATTAGCAACGAGTTTATCCGTATCTATACTAGAGTTAATGACTGCAATAATACCGCACATAGTGTTATTTATACTTATTTATTTAAATGTATTTAGTTAATGAAAAATATATGTATATAATAATGAATTCTTTAGACGCAACTACTGAGCATGATGACAGTGATGAAGGACAATATTACAAGGAATTATCGCACGATGAAGTATGCATGATAAATTATCTACGCTCATCAGCAACGCCTGCAAATCCATTGAATAAAACCCTAGATCCTATAGGCGCGCAGTTATCTCACAAACTTATTTCAGGAAACTCACAAGTTTCTATCCTGCGTCGCATTGGATTAAGTCCAAGCGTGTCCATAACAAATCTATCAGGGTATAACGCATGGGTTATTCTTTCTCCTGCACCAATAACAAGCCTTAGTTCAGTAGGTATAGAAAAAGTAGGTCAAGTGTCTTTTTCTTCTTCCGGCGAATATAAATGTCAGCAATCATCCCTACTCAATTATAGTTGTCGAGAATTCGAATTGGATAATAACGAGATCTATTACACTGTATTTTTTAATTGTGATGGAAAATGGAAAACTCCTTTTAAAAATCGTAAAATAAATACTCGAAAATATAACATAAATTTATTAAAAAAACATATAGAAGAGTCTATTGATTGCGATTTCGTGCCCAATTAATTTTACATTTCCATACACCCCCCATAATCCATGTGCGCCATTTGGTTCGGTTGATTTTCCAAACACCCTAAACAGGTAACTCCTTTCATAAGCAAACTATGAATAACTTTATGTTCAGCGCAGTGCATATTGGGCATATAATTATCAAATGTAATCGTGTATTTGGGTTCAGCGCATAATTGACAAAACCTTTTATCTCTGAAGTGATATTGAGCATCGCAATCAGCAGTACATGTACTGCCTTCTAATCCACACACAAGACATTGCGATGTAATTTTATTATCTAGTTTAGAACAACGAATACAGTCGCATTTAGAAACACAGGATACCGCGCAAATACTGCACATTTTATACAAGGATTTGTAATAAAATACATATTCAATTTTTATTAAAATATTTAGTATATATATGAAATATTCGCGTAAAAACAGAAGTTTTAGGAAAAATAACGGTGGAGGGTGGTGGGATGATTTAAAAGTAAAGGCCCAGGGTGCTACAAGTGGAATAACTGGATCTACATCAGGGTTGATGAGCAGTTTTTCATCACCCGCGCCACCTGCGCCATCGGAACCAGTTGCAACCCCCACGGGCGGAAAACGATCTAGAAATTCTAAGCGTTCTAGGAAAACGAAGAGCAAGAGCAAGCGCAAGCAAAGTCGCCGCCGATAAGTTATTTCACGTGTGATTCCCACATATACGTGCAAAAGGACCACTCTAAAGTCGGTTCGGGTTTCAACTCATGTGGAATCGGTAAATAATGCAATTGCGCATTTGGCAACACATAAGCAAGCAATTCATTAGGAGTCACTACCGTTTTATCCACCGGTATTATTTGTTGATCTGGAATATATTTGGCTAAATCTTGCAATAACGGAGGGTAAGAATACTTGTAATACAATTTCCAATTCAAGCATCCTGTTGTATAATACCTTATGTTCCATTCCAACATGGCCACATAATTTTCGCACACGGTAGGTATATTTTTTTGTTCTTGAATCAACGTATCATAATAGCGTGATTGCCACCCTATTTTGGTCGGACAAATGATGAGTTCTTTTTCACGCTTTAACATGGGTAAATTGTGAATCCTTTTTTCTAGAGTTGAATTGTTCACCTGTTTATTCCTTGCTTTATATTCATTCAAAAATAAAGTTTCTTCTTGCGTTGCTAACGCCTCTATAAATTCGCGAACTACACCCCAATGAATCGTAGTTCCATCAAACATCTTTTTATTTTGCATCGTAGTTACATACGTTGCCAATAACGTATCCATTCCTGTAGTGCGCAAATTTAAGGCTGGAAAATGCGGCATAAAATCATTACCTAGAAGCAAGGTCATAAAAATGTAATCGTTTAATTTATTCTCCCCCATAATCTCTTCTATACTTGTAGAAAGCGCGTTAATGTCCAGAAGGTGCAAATGGTCGTCGTTCAAGGCAAAAGCAGGGGCTTCACGCAATAACCAAATCTGCTTGCAATATTCCAAATGGTTGAGGGCTAAAATAATTAAATCTGAATCTAAGCCGTAGACCATGGTGGTTTGATTGGAATGATATCTAGACTCTCTTATAAACGAAAATAATTTGTGTTCGCCTTCACCCGCTTCTTGACTCGTGGATAATTGAAAATAAGCATACTTGGATTTATGCGGTTCAAAAAATACAGTGAGCGCCTCGTCCAATTTTTTCATAAAGTTGGTCCCCGGCGTAATTTGAACCGTGTCCCACGGTTTTTTTTCGGGTTCGGTTTTCGCGGCACTCAACCATTTACTCGTAATCCAACCCTTGTACCTTCGTTCTCTCTGCTGTTTCATTTTAGCCATGGGCGGAACTCCATCAAAGGCTATAAATACGCAAGAGGGTTTTACTATGTCTAGATAAGAAAGTAACTTGTTGCAAACGCGAAGAATAACTTCCTCTTCAAATTCGTGAAGAGGAAGTTCAGGCATGGAATGCACAATGTCGTAAATAATGGAATTGCTGTCTAGGTATAAATTATCTACGGCGCAGGGTTTATACACAGAAATAATGTGCTTGTGCTTTTTTAGGAGTTGAAAAAAATAACTAGGAATTCCCATTAACTATACTCACGAGTTCTGTTTAATATTCCTAAATAATTCTATTTTCTAGTTTTTCGCTTATTTTTGGGTTTTCGGCAATACGACCGTTTTTGACCCGAGGCCAATACACATCCTTGGCTTATACAATCCGTTTGAGAAGTTTTGCGGCACACAGACGCAGTCCCTTTACGTTTCTTTTGACCATATTTACGACAATAGGATTTTCGTTTATCCGAAGATTGAGTGTACAAACAACTCGGGTTTATTTTACACATAGCCATATTACTACCTTTGCAATCCATATAGTTTATTTAGATTTTATTTTTTTCAAGGATGCGGGTGCTTATATTGGCATGAAAAGGCAATTCTGTATTTTCTTGTGCATTGAAATAAAGCGGTTTCCAAACGGATTGTTGCAAATCACGCGCATTCCATGCAGGATGGGTTGTACGAGGCTGACTTGTAATTTCTTTTGTATAATTAGAATAAGAAATAGGTGTGGTTGTCAACAATACTGGTTTTTGTGTTTTAGACAATTTGTTGTGGATTCCCATAAGTTCGCTTTCTACTTTGACTCTATCTTCATGCAAATTTGCACCCCATTTTTGCAGAATAATTTGTGGATCGTTGATGAAAGGCGGCCTCTCCCCATTTCCAGGTTGGTTTAAATAATAAAGGCCTTGATCCGTGCTTTCTTGTAATTTTTTCATAATGCGATCGGGGTCATCATAAAATCTGGTAAACATATACTAGATTTTTAAATTAAATACTTGTATAAATATATAGTATGCTCTTTATTCATAAAACGGAAGAAAAACAAATTGAGGTTAACATCCTCGACGACGATTCCATTGAAATGGCTAAATATAAATTAAGTATTCGCCTAAATTGCAGCGCTAACGATATTTATTTATTTGCTAAACAAAATAAATTGTTGAATACCCGCAAAATATACGATGAACTTTTGTCTAAAAAAGAAAAAACTGAATTAGAGAAAGGCGATCTTGAAAACCTATTTTACAATTTAAACAAAAAACCACCGGACTTACCTGATAAAGCCTATACCTACGACGACCTACTTTCTTTACTTGACTTAAATGGAGAAATGGATATAAATATTCCCGTTGGACATGTAGTTCGTGTTTGCGCCAACCCATTAGATTGCACCGCCGATTTAGATTTTGACCTGAACCACTACTTGGTCACCTATAAGAAAATGAATACGTTAAATCAAACATTGATTTTAGATTACATGCCTTTTGTAGACAATACTATTTATGTAGTGTGTAAAAAAGAAGTCCGCATTCCAGAGCCTTACTTTGTGGATATAGATACCTCTCTCGCCACTTTACAGAGAAAAGCAGAAGTCATGAACTTGTACAAGGATCGACTTCCCTCCAAATCGAGTTTAATTTATAACATGGAGTTTACCATTTTACCTTTTTCTAAAGTATCGCTCCCCTTAGAATCTTTATTTAATTTATTGCATGCCTCTCCCTTGTATCCCATGATACAATACAATACGGGAAGTACTATTATTTACAAATTACATACGGTATCCCATGACGTTAACAACAATAAAATTCCTACATTACCAAAATCAGCCATTGTAAATCAAGAAGAAATTCAAAATTTGTACAAGGTAAAATCCGTGAACGTCTACATTGAATCGCGCAAAAAAATAATCATGTTTAAGGAAAATGGATCTATACACGTATCGTTGCTTGACATTCAAGTTCCTGAAACTGAAGTAGATGCCCTAATCCAATCTATTTTAAATCCTATTTTAGATATACTTAAAGAACCGTTGCATCAGGCGGGGTATGTGTACTCATGGCGAAGTATTTGGTCCGATTCGTCCGAAATCAAATTAAATTCATTAATGTACATTATCGATTTTGATCAACAAGTGTACCATGAAGCCAACTTCAACAACATTTCTAATTTATGTATTCGAATCAAAGACAATCAATGCATTTATCTTCGTATATCTAACTTTGATAAAAATAAACTTAGTTATCAAATCATGACCCATCTACGCGTGTTGGGGGCCACAAAAAGCGTTGTAATCAAGTCACTAACTACTATTTTTGATATGGATCAACGTGCTGCGGATGAGTTATACAGTGATTTTATTAATAAAGATGTAAAACTAGAAGGAAAACCACAACTTAAAATTAAATCTGGCTTTGAAGTTATGGTTAATGCTACACGCATTATCGTCAACGCCATTGATAGCATGCATTATTTGGCTTGCATCAAACAAAATATAGAAGCCATAGCCTACACTCTAGTCCATACCAAAAAAAACGAATTCATTTACATACCTGAACAATTTGAACAACCTGAACAGCCCGAACAACTTCATGAATTAGAAGAAGATTTAGTGGCTACACCTGCCCCTATGTTCGACCCTAAGCCTGCCCCTATGTTCGACCCTACGCCTGCCCCTACGCCTGGTATAGAAGAGGATGATTTTTTTGAAGGATTCGGAGGCGCAAAACATGGTATTGATGCGCACAAATTAAAAAATAGTAATTTTGCCATAACAAGACTTAAAAATAGGTCCGAGATACATAAAGATTATTCAAGTAAATGTGTCTACGATAAAGTTCCAATTGTTATTGACCAAGACGAATGGGAAAGTGACAAATATGCTGTATACAGAGAACACGTTTCTAAAAATGAACTTTTAAAAAAGGATTATAATAAACAAGTTCTTGTTTGCCCCAAATATTGGTCGTTTAAAAAAGAAAAGGCTTATTTAAACAAAGAAGATATAGAAGACGATGGAAAAATAATAAACATGGATGAAATCCATGAAAAAAAAATAACTGAAATTGAGATTGATAAACATGGCGAATATTTACCCTACCATAATTTTTTTAATAAAAAAGATAACAAATACCAGTATCCTGATTTTGTAAAAGGAAACGAAACCATGCCTTGTTGTTTTATTCTTCCTGAATCAGAAGCATCTACGTATCATCAGAAAAAAAAAATAAATTTAGTAAACGAAGATTACATAAGTAAGGAAGATCGACCCATTCAGAATACAAGCCATTCCTTGAAATATGCTTATGTTTCAGAGCCGTTACGCATCTTTTTTAAATTAGATGAAAAGTGCAGTTTTATAAATTCAGAAACTCTAAGTTTACTTCGCCTAGGTCCCTTTAAAAGCAATTTCTTATATACCATGTACACCATTCATGTGTTACCGTTACCTCCCACAAATAAATTTACCTACGAAAACTATTTAGATTCGTTGTTAGTTCACTTTGAAACGGCTCAAAATGGAAATTTAGCCGTTAAATATAAATCCAAAGAAGAATGCCGCCAACATATGAATGAAATGACCCATGAAGATGCTTGGGATCTAGTTTCAAACAATGCCAATATTGTTATTTTTACCAATAGTAAATCCCCTACATTTGAGTTGGTATGTCCAACTAACGTTTATCGCACCCCTAAATTTAACACCGGAAGCGTAACCTACATGTTGTATATGCATTCAGGAGAACCTTCTTATGAAATAATAGTGAAAAAAGATAAATTAAAAACAGATCGCGCCTTTATGTATAATGACCCCCTTACAAAAGAGGCTCTTCATTTTATAGAATCTAAATATAACAATGAATGCAAACCTACAATACACTATAAAATAAAAGACTATACGCCTACTGCAAATTTAACTTCTGAAATTATGTATGATTTATTGGTAGAACATTCAAAAGAACAAGATAGTATAGGCCAAGTAGTTCAAAAAAACAAATGCATTGGATTTGCCTTGAACGAATTTTTTATTCCTTGTTACCCAAGTTCAAAACTAGACATTGATATCGTAGACATGCCCATCTCCGAATTATCTAAAACATTTAAATTTTTAACCAAAATGGCTCGGTATATTCCGTGTACACCCATGTACAAAGTCATTGGACTTGACCAGCAAATTACCGGTTTACTTACTGAAACCAATCATTACGTACCTTGCACTCCATCTTCGACCAAACTAAAACTAGAACCTTATTATGCCAATCTACAGTATGAATATGATGTCGTGGATGATTCTGTTGATACCCATCGAGTAGATATTACCAATCGAATAAAGTATGAACAGTATGGTTACAAATATTGTTTAAATAGGCTTATGATTAAGTTGAATACAAATGAATACTACGCCTTTCGTAAACAAATAAAAGACATTCTGAAATCTACTAAAAAGTATTCGGATCGATTGTCCCAACTTATTCAGATTATTAAGGTAGTGTTGGGCAAGGATATTGAGTGGGTTGACCAAATACCCAATGTTTATATAAATCACGTTATGGATCATTGTCCCAACGGATTTTGCGAAACACCGATGCGATTGTCGACCATCAATTTAATTACACAAATGCCCAATCAATACTATTTACGATTAGCCGATGAATTACTCCGCAATAAAAAAATAACATCCTTTGTGTTAAAACCGCAATTGCAATTTTATGTTCCTTATGAAGCCAGAGAGAATGAATTAATCTTGGATAAGTTTGTTCTTATCAAATACATGGACGAATTAGGGGAATCTACAAAAACTCGACGATATTATGACAATGCTGTAGTTAAGCAAATTGATAAAAAATACACTACATTTAAAGTTGAAAAACTAGAAAAAATTTTTATTCGTCCTTGAATTTATTTTTATTTATAGTGGTTGTGTATGTTTTATATATTTTTTGTAATTTATACGATCATGCTCATTATTATTTCAGTATACCTCTACCGCCGCTTTTTTAAGAAACCCGAAACACAAAAAAATGAAGAAACCAAAACGTGTGACATTTATTATTTTTACACAACATGGTGTCCGTATTGTATAAAAGCCCTTCCCGAATGGAATAAATTTAAAAATTATTGGCATCATAAAAAAAAAGGCGGACACATTCTTTTATTAGCCGACATAGATTGTGACAAAAATGAATCTCTTGCTGCTAAATATGACGTTGAAAAGTATCCTTGTATCAAACTAGTTAAAGATGGGAAAGTCTATGACTATGACGCAAAACCCACCTTGGAGAATTTAAACCAGTTTTTAAATGCGTGTTTTGAATAAAAAAATAATAGAATAGAATTTAAATGATACTATCAACTAGATATAGCAATAAGGGTATAAATACAATAAGTCATGTTGAAATATTTAAAGCACAAATAACCATTAAAAATAACGACAAAAAAATTTATCATGTACGCCTTGATTATAATGAAACAACGTCTGCATGGCAAACTTTACATTTTTTTTTACTAGATGTATTACCTTTTATTAATAATAAATTTGTACTACTTATTACAGGAGAAGATATAACAATACCGAATCAAGTTGATCCTAGATGGACAGAATTAAAACATATACATTTAATTAAAAATGTATATAATGCGGTTATTACAAACCCTTTTTTAATCCATTGTTATATTGAAAATAGAGATGAAATTCATGAAAAAACATCATCCATTCCATTAGGTTTGAATCCTCGTGAATTTCCCGATCATAATATTGATTATATTTTAAAATATATGACCCATTATCCTCCTCTTTTTAATAGAGAATTAAAAGTTATATGTGTCCATAGAGATCGAGCAGGCGATAGAGAAGTTATAAATAAACTTAAAGTATCTGCATGGAAAGATTATGTAATTGTGAATACGTGTAAACACGATGAATGGTACAAATTATTACAAACATATCCTTTTATAATATGTGCGCATGGAGGCGGTATAGATCCATGTCCAAAAGTATGGGAAGCATTATGTGTTGGATGTATACCTATAATAAAACATTCTGCAATGGATGATGTTTATAAAGAATTTCCAATTATTTTTGTAGATAGTTGGGAAGAAAATACAATTACATATGATAAGTTAATAACATGGAAAAATAAATATAGCAAATATTATGATATTGAATTAAGAAAACAATGGATTCACAAATTATATTTAGAGTATTGGAAAAATAAAATAGAAAAACATATTGACATTTACAGTTAAAGATAATATAATAATGTATGCATTATACATCATTAAAATCAGGTGAAGCATTTTCAGAATCGTATGGAATTCCAAATGGTTTAGTAATTGATATAGGGGGGGCGAAATGTAAATGGGTCTTTGCGTTATTTTTTTGAAACAAAAGGTATGAAATTCGTATGTATTGATATGGAAGCAGACGCATCAGTTGATATAGTTATACCACCAGGTGAAAAATTACCATTTGAAGATGGTTCTGTTGATTTAATAGTGTCTACATCTTGTTTTGAACATGACCCTTGTTTTTGGTTAACATTTAAAGAAATGACTAGAATTATAAAACCATCTGGATATATAAATGCTCCTACAACCGGTCCGTATCATACTTATCCTGGTGATAATTGGCGTTTTTACTCCGACGCTGGACAAGCATTAGCATACTGGTCAGGAAAACAAATATCAAATGAAACCATTTATCCAGTAAAAGTGGTAGAAACTTTTAATGTGTTAGGCAATGTTTTTAATGACTTTGTGTGTGTATGGCAAAGGGTAAATGTTGAAAATATTGAAAAATGTATAACTGTTCATAATGAAATCATAAATAATATTGGCATTTTAGAACAAACGATAAATAATTACGGATTGTTGACAAGAAAAAAATGTTGAATTTATGGGCGTTTTAAATGAGAAAAGGTGTAAAAAAACCTGTAGACGCGCAAATGTTATTATGAAGTATATTTTACCTAAGCCATCATTAAAGCGCCGATAGATCCAATAGAGAACGGAGAATCTGCCCAAACCGAAGACACCAATGTACCCGTCCACGATATTTCACACAAACGAATGTCCGTTCCCGCCGATGCTGGGCACCGCCCCGCTACCTTTTTCCAAGATAAGACAACCCCCTTATCTTGGAATTTCTGTTTTAACGTTGTTTGAAGCGCTGCAAATACGGCTGGAATAAGATAAATGTATTTTTCGCGGTTGCAAGTTACTTTGTTGGAAGTCACCACATCCGGATTGGATGAAATTTCAATACAGGCTACCAGATATTTTTCAAGTGCCTCCACACTCGTTCTTGTTTCTGGCTTAGCCACGCAATGTAGCCCTACATTTTCAACGACTGCATTTGTTTTACAGAATACTTCGCGTTTCGTGGTAATCGGAACCACATACGTATGTTCGCGCTCAATTTGCATCGTAATGTACACATTTCCCGCTTGTTTAACTCCACCAATTTGAGGCGGATTCCAAATAATCACTTCATCTTCCGATGCAGAAGCACCAAAGTTACTCCCGAACTCGCACTTGGCCTCCGCCATGTCAAATGCTTGTTTAACCATGTTGTAGTGAACCTGGTAATGAAGAGGATTCCGGTGATGCTTGAAACGAGTCGAAGGAACCATGAGCCCAGCAATAAGTTCCGTATCCGCCGCCGTATTTTTATTGTCCGCTGTTCGAAGTGCCGCTAAAATATCTTCTGGATTCACGTCTTTTACACTAAGTAAAGGAATGCAAAGTGGAATAATGGCATGCCGTGTTTTTTGTGTCGCGCTTTTAACATTGTTTGCAAATTGCGGAATGGAACCCAAATTACCGTGTTGAAGTGTGATGAACGCATCTATTTCTTTCATTCGCAAATTTCGAATGTAAACATGTGCCTCATGTTGTTTGTACCCACACAATCGTCCAAGAAGACCTTGCAAAATGGTGTCCGTTTTCGACCGCTTGCTCGTTTCCATGGCAAATCGAACAAATTGCGGATCTATGCATTTTCCCATTCGACACATGCCTTTTAGGAAAACGAGGGTTGGCTTTACTGGAAAAAGTCCCAAAATAACGTTAATGTCCTTTTCCTCCGACATTTCATCGTAGTTTCGGATAGACCATCCCATTCGACGCGCAATCGGGGCTAGTTTATTTTGTAGAGGTTGAGTTGCGCGAATCAATCCATACCCCGATTGAAATAAAGCAAGAACTTTTCGAAGTTCTTTTTCAGGATCCGCGTAAGAATGAATTCGATTCATGGTATTCATTTTTTCTACACCAACATAAGCCTCAGGCGGAGTCATGACCACTACTAGTTTGCGTTGTTTTAAATGGTGAATATCCGACAATTCAGAAAAGGGCGTTGCGCTCACAGAAAGCATCAAATTTCCTTTAGATCCGCCTTCTCCAGTTGCGCTAAGTCCATTTCGAATAAACCATTTGTCGACTTCTTGTTTTTGGGTTTGCGCATGGTGAGATTCTTCCCAAATATAAATCGTTTTTGTTGTCGGCGCCCCATAGGTTTTTAATTCGGGTCCCCAAATGATGATGAGTTGGTTCACGATTCGTTCGGCTATTTCTTCAGCCTCCTCTGCCGACAACCCTTCTTCGCGAAGAAAGGCTCTGTAGTCACGCTCAAATTCACGATTGTCTTTAATCTGCGCGGCCAGTTCCCGTTCTCGATTCCCTGAAAAGATGACGACGTTCTCCACGATTCCTTGGCGAAGAAGTTCGCAACCCACCAACTTGAACGTGGTTGTTTTCCCCGATTGCATCTGAGCCAATAGGAGAACATAAAACCAAGTTGAAAACCCTTCCACGATGTCGCGAAACGCGCGAATTTGTTCGGAAGAAATCATGCCGTATTTAAAAAATAAAGTTGATGTGTTTCGATTCAATTTTTTATATTGAATATAGTATGCAGTGTTTAGGATCCAAACAAAAAAAAATTCCGTTGATTGAACTACGATCGGTTGTTTTACCGGCTTATGCCAATACCATTTGCAAAACCAATGAAGGCGTAAAGTATGGGGATTACAATCGCGTATTGTCCAATCGAAAAGCACGCGAACTATTTAAAGATAATTACTCGGCCATTCAATTTGAAAATGCTACTTTTTCAACTACACCTGGGTCTTTCCCTTATTTAGAACAGTACGATTCAAATAATTGTTTATTGTATATACCGCCTCCATGCAAATGTTACTATGATAAAATTATATATAATGGATACTATGTTACGCTTGATCGGTTTAAAACAGCATTGATTATGCCGTACTCTGTCTTACAATCTTTATTTTCAATATCGACGAGTTTGATAGTTCAGATTAAATTGGGAACTAATGTCTATATTCTAGGTACACTATCTTGTTCCAAACTCACAAACGCAATTCCATTACCTAATTAAATATCTAAATAAATTATGCCTTTAACTTTAATTTATAGTTTACCTACCAGTGAAATTATCGTACGTATACCTATTATAGGTAGTAATATAAATATAGATTGGGGAGGTACGGGTGATTCCATTGGCCTTTATATATTTAAATATACTACACCAGGAACAAAAACTATTATGGTTACAGGCAATGTTACAAATTTAAACTATACTGATTTGGATATAAGTACACAATATTTAATATCATGTACAGATTTTAACGATGTTGGATTAGAACGCATTTCATTTTTTGGAGCAACAAATTTGATTAATGTACCCAATGAGTTACCGCCTAGTATAATAGACATAAGTTTTATGTTTTGTGATGCAACCTTGTTTAACCAAGATGTAAGTAGTTGGGATGTATCCAATGTAATAGACATGAGTTCTATGTTTAAAAATGCAACCTCATTTAATAGTTCAGTTAATTGGCAAAACATGCCTAACACAAATTGTAATATGTTACGGATGTTTGAAAATGCTATTGCATTTAACCAAGATGTAAGTAGTTGGGATGTATCTAAAATAATAGACATGGAATATGCATTTAAAAATACAAATTTATCGATTGAAAATTACAATAAAATTCTTAATACATGGAGTAATTTAGATCTTGAACCTTGTAATTTTAAAAATAATGTATTAGTCTATACAGAAGAAGGTAGTATAGGAAGGCAGAATTTAATTACTAAAGGATGGAATATACAAGATGATATATTATTAACTCCATCTACTATTTACGTAAATGAACCTTTTTTACTTAAATATAATCATGGCATTTGGAATTCATTATTATGGGGAGGTTCAATAGTAATGTCCTATAAAATGACTATATTAGAACAAATACCTATTAATAGTACTACACGAGATTTAATTTTTAACCCTATTCGAATATCGGATACAGGTAAAATACAATTATTAGTTAAGGTAATAAAAAATAATCAAGTAGTTGCAACCGAATATATTCACTTGTATGTAAATGCGCACAACATACCCGTCACTGTAAATAAACCTAGAATGTCCATGGGTAGTTTATTTACGGACAATTCTATGGTATATTATAAACCCCATAGTTTAGCGGCAGGCGGAATTGGTGGGGTGCGTAATTATCGAAAAAAATCTAAAAAAACTTAACAGTATCATCAAGTATAATATTTAATACAACTTAAAATGAACTTGCCTAGATAAAGTATATGCAGTTGAACATTGATTATCGCGAACACGCATTGTTAGAGCGTATCAAGGTTGAACCCAAAACATTAATTTTAGGAGATGTCTCCATCGAAAAAGACGGAGTTGAACTATTGATCATTGAACGCAAAACAATAAGTGACCTTGCATCTAGCATTTGTGATGGTAGATACAAAGAACAATCGTTTCGATTAAATGAATGCGGAGTTCCCAACCACAACATCTTATACTTGATCGAGGGCTCATTGAATACACACATGGCCGTTTCCAAAAAAGTATTGTTGTCGAGTCTAATGAGTTTGTGGTACCACAAGGGGTTTACCGTTTTTCACACTGAAAATGTAGACGACACTGCTGAATTTGTACAAACTTTATTTGAAAAATTACAAAAGGATGACAGTAAACCTCATGTACAAAGTGAGTATGCATGTACTGTGAAAAAACAAAAGCGAGATAAAATTACTCCCGACAATATTGACGTCATTATGTTATCTCAAATTCCAGGAATAAGCACTACAACGGCAACGGCACTACTCGAGGAATACAAAACCGTGTTTGGACTTGAACGCGCCTTAAAAGAATCAGGAACGTGTTTGGATGCATTTATGTGCGGCAAACGCAAAATGTCCAAAAAATGCATTGAAAACATTAAATTGTATTTCCATATTTGAAAAAAACCTAAGGAACAAACAGTGAGTACAATATATAGGGCAAAGTCAATGAATTACCTTGTAGACGCCTGGAGCCCGCCGCTTACCTGTAGATGGAAAAGTTAGCACACTTGGGCTCAGGCAACTCCACGCGAATGCGCTCCGAAACACGTTCTTCGTCGTCAATTTCTGTAGGCTGCGCCAACCTATCCAGCATCTCCTCACGCCGAATGCGCTCCGCTTCTTGATCTTGATTTTCTTGGACGTCTTGGACTTGCGCACAACCAATACAGCGTTTCCGCATACGCTCCTTATGCGCGTCCTCATGCTCGTCGCAGTACATTCCGATCGCATTAGTCCAGAAGGCAACTCCGTGTTCTTGTTCTACGCAAATCTGACAGTACATGTTCCCACTGAAGAGACAGTGCTCCATGATGGCGCACTCTTCTTGGGTACAGTCGCGGTCATCTTCCATACCACAAATGGTACACGGTTGAATCTCAGGCGGAAATCCCATAAGCCGCCCCTTACGGAAGGGGCAACGAGGGCATGGGCAAATCATCGTACAGGTCGAGCAAAGTCGGCACATGGTTGAAGGCGTTTAAAATCGATGGCAAAGGCGGGCAAACAGGTCATATGTATTTTGGTGGCAAAACCCGTTTCAATTTTTTTTGGCTGCCCAACTGGCTTTGGCTGCATTTGATCGTTTAGATCGAATGCGTTCTTTATGTACATTTTTGTGATCCTCGCAGTATTTACCCATTTTATTTGTGTGGAAAACAAATCCATATTTTTCTTCCACACAAATTTGACAATACATGTCGATACGACAAGTATAGTGATCTTGAATAATGCAATACTCTGTTGTACAGTTTCGGTCATCTAACATTCCACACGTTTGACATTGATCTGCGCGTAATTGTAATGGACATCGAGGACAATCACACACTTCAGTGCATGTAGAACAAAGTATGCAGGTATGAACTTTTTCAGTTTTTAACTCTTTTATTTCTGCTTTGAGGCCGTTGACTTCTGCTATCGATTTTTCAATACGAAATATTTTATCATTCGCTTTTTTCAGTTTTCGTTCGCATTGAAAGATCTCGTCTTCATGAATTTGGTCTAAATCTTTAACTTTTTGTTGTTCTAGTTCTAATAATGTTTTGTATCCAAAATCAGGAAATACTTCACTATCAACATACAAAGACATTGTTAAATTAATGTTAAGTTATATGTACACGTTTCAATTTTTTTAAACAAACATTTGCTGTAATATTGATTGTAAATGTTGTTTTATATCTTTGGGTTTGGAGGTTACTTTAACTCCGCGTTTTAGTATTCCGTAAGATGCATCGTGTATAGATCCTATATCATCTGTGTTTAGGTCTAATTTAAACGAGTCCAACTTAAGAGAAGTTTCTTTATCTACAATTTTATTTAATTTGTGATTATGCTGCAAATGATGATCCACATAGTCATCGTTTAATAAATATACTTGATTTTTTAAATCGCAATTCACGGTTTGATTTTTGGGGCCCGTCATTATAACCGTTGCTATATTAAATACACTTTCATTATCGGCATCATCATCTTCCTCATTTGGAAACCATACTTCTACTTTGGTCACTTTCCAGTTTTCTACTCCTTTAACCTTGAGTGATTTTGCCTTAGGCGTTCTTGCCTTTTTTGCCTTAGGCGTTCTTGCCTTTTTTGCCTTAGGCGTTCTTGCCTTTTTTGCCTTAGGAGTCGGCGTTCTCGATCTAGGAGTTGGGGATCTAGGTGTTCTTGCCAAATCGTGTCTCGCTCTAGGAGTTTTCTCTCTAGATGCGTTTTCATCATCGAGAATTTTCTGCATTGTGGCAGGGGATAACAATTCAGGTAAAGAAGGAGAAGGCGGCGTTCTTGCCCGTGCCGTTTTTGCCTTATTATGTTTAGAACGACAATATTTACGTGTTTGGCCATCGGCCCATGAACAATTTGGCGGTAGGCACTCCGGTTTTGCAACACCTTTACATCCACTCATATACTTAGAATATATTTTATTAATATATGCTATTTTTATTTGTAATCATCCTTTTTTTATTCATTTTTGTACATACGCAACCCCCTTTTTTAATGTCTTACACGGATTCCTTATCCCCTCGCCTTCCGCCCGTTGATCCTACTTTATCCGTACAAATTGTTCAAGATTCAAAAGACACCGTTAACAATTTATATGCGCCTCCCTTAAGGTACAATGAAAATACGTACAGCCAACTCGGCTATTTATCTTCTCATTCTACTAAAATAATTTTATTCGGGAAACCTGCCCATTATGGTCGCGACAAATGGTATTATTACACGATTATTAACGATATTAAATTACCCGTTGAAATTAACAAACGCAAATGTACCGTTCAACCCGGTTGCGATTCCGTTTCTACCAAAGATAAAGTAATGGTCGATGGACAAGAGTATACCGTTCATTTGTACGAAACCGATTTTTAATCTAATCTAGTAGTATGGATACTCTAATCAACGCCATTTTGGTTCATGAAAATATTCGGCCTGCCATGTTAGTACAGCCCGCCGATTACGGTGAAGCCCGTGAAACCGATCCGACCATGGCCTCCGTATTGCAAAAAATAAAACATCATTTTCCAAAATTAATTCACAGCAGCCATTATGAAATTTATCAAGGAACTCTTATTTCCAAAAAACAATATAACGGAAAACAAATCGACTTAATGGAAATGGGCAAAATACTAGGCTACCCTTGCTACAAAGACTTTGAAATGAACAAAAATGAAATCTCGTACAGTGCAACCATTGTAGTTACTATTGAAGGACTAGAATATGAAATCATTGCTAATTTATGCAAGACCAAAGAAAAACAACGAGAATTTGAACGATTAGCCGCACATATTCAACACGCACTTTTAGGATATACTGATCTAGTAGGAGTCGTTCAATCCGTTCGCGTAAAGATAACTACGATTATCCCCACTGCAGTTTTAATTCATAAATTAATCCATGATCTTCATTTTACCAAAGAAGATAAAGATGCCGTGAACAATGTAATTTTTAATTTCGGATTTAATATGGATTTTCAGTTTTATTTCACGGATAATTTTCAGTACAAAAATAAAATTCACCGAGGACTACTGCTGTCGTTGCTTCTCCTTGAAAAAAATTACCCGCTTTCTCCCTTTTTCCCTTTGCAACATCATCCTGAACAAAATTCCGTTTTAGAAATCATTCTCGCATGGGAAATTGAATTCATGGACGTCATCGGTAAAACCAAAATAACCGGAACTACTGTTCACCCTGAAATAGCCTGCAATAAATTAGACAGGGAATACAATCCCAACACGAAACGGTGTGATCGAAAATGCAAGCCTGGACAAACGCGCAGGAAATACGATTTCAAATGTGTTCACACCCCTACCTCATTAATCGAAAAAATAAAATTCTGGTATAAGAACTTTTAATTAGTCCGAGTATTTTTATGTTTACTTGTACTTCTTTTCCTAATATATTTGTTTTTTCGTGTTTTTCCGCCCATTGTTGTGCTTATATTATAAAGAGGTGATGTTACTTTAGACATCATATAGGCTGTAATATAATCTATATTTATAATTTTTTTATATAATTCTAGAGACCCATTTGCAATTCGTTCAGCATCATCGTCATGCGTTGAAAAATGTAATAATGCAGTTGTTAATTCTTCTTTTACATCGGCATATTGATTAATCATATAAATATTTTCATTATGTTTTAATTCATCATAAAACCAAGAATTATAATGTGAACGAATTAATAAAATACATGAATTATAAGATAGTTCAAAACACAATCGCCATGGAGTTACAAATCCATCCATATCCAAAATATATTTATTTTTAGATTGATCTATCATAGATACTCCTTTTTTCCTTTCTATTTGTTGAAAAATTTTATCTGGTTTTGAATATACAAATTCATCATCTGTATATAAAGTATTTGTAGTTACGTCAGTAATTCCAATATCAATATCAATATTGATTGTATGCGATTCTATAATTTCATTTATGATGTTAGATGTTTTTAATCGTATATTTTTGTTAAAATTATTTGGATAACAAGATGTATTTCTCCCTCTAAATATAATTTTATTTTTTTTTTCATTCCATTGTTTAGTAAGCAAATGATCTTTATTATAATATAAATCACGGCATTCATTTCCAAATACACGTTGACTTACTAATTCCCATGCATCTGGATATACAATTAAGTCATCTAAATGATACTCTGTAGTACATGCTGATAATACCGGTAAAAAATATTGGTGAATAGGTATGGTTGCATCATAATTAGAAATAAAACGCATACATTCTTCTTTGTTTAAAATAGGTAAATCAAATAAATTAATAAAAAAACAAGTAGTTACATTACCCGAAATAGTGCGAGATAACATATCAAAATAAATATGAATGTACAGTTCAAGATCTTTCCACCAATCATCCCAATAAAAAAAATTACATCCCGAAATAACCCATTCTTTTCTTTCTTTTACAATTTTATGGTAAAATTTTTGTTTTAAAATGTGTAAATCGGTTACCTTGTTTTTATATAAATCATTCATCTGTTTAGTTGTTATTTTATTGGTATTTGGTTTTGTTTGATATATATTTGCAAAAGGTTGGAATGTGTGTATTTTTCCATTTTGTATAAATACAAATATACCATATCCTATGGTATCAAATATAAACCTACTTGTATTTGTTAATCTAGTGTAGTGAGTAGGATGCATAAGTGGTTTAAATGAACGAATAATGTCATTATAATCTTCTACGGCATGAATATAAGATAGTTTATATTTAAAACAATTATCTGTATTTTTTAATAAATAGGGAATTCGTTCTTCTAGTTCCATAAAATTGATATAGATTTAAAAATCAAAATTATAGAAAATGTTAAACTTTAAATATGTTGGATTTTTTCATTTTGTAAAGGGAAAAAAATATAAAATTTGTTTAAAGGATACCGTTATCTTTTCTGTTTTTAAACACTACAATTCATTTATGTCAACTGCTTATTTTTACGATATTACAATTGTAAACTATTCATGTAGATATCAATATTATGAATTAGATTCACAAAAAGAAAAAATACAAAATGCAATGGAATCACGTGCATTATTTATGATATTAAAAAACATAGATGAATATTTTATAAACAATTCATTTTAAACAACAATAGATGACTCCAACGTTTTTACATCAATATTCACGTCAATCACGCTAACTTCTATCTCTTTTGTAGGTTCAACTCTTAATTTCTTGCAAAGCCAGTAATTAAATGTATCCGTAAACAAATGATTTTTGGCAATCAAATATTCATTTGCATTCAATTCATACTTTTTCCCATGAATGCAAACTTGCATCCCAATCCAATCTATCGAGGATGCTACCGGCTTTGTCACCGTATAATTCGGCGTAAACTGATATTGAATAGATCCGTTGCAAGTATGCACCGCCAAAAATCCATCAATAGACACATAGGGTATATGCATATACAAAGGGATTTGATCGCCCTGTTTTGTGATCATGTAGTATTTCACGGATGAATAAGTATTGCGCCATTTTTTCAACGTTAACCACTGTTTGTACACCCATACAATTGCGTCCATATATTTATAGTAACTACAAGTTTAATACAGTTTTTATAAAACATTAAAGAATTTTTAAGTACTGTTGTATGGAAAAATTCGAAGATTATTTGAATGCTTCGGACAAGGCCAACTTGCACCCCGAACTCAACATTACTTCCATTCCCAACCACGTTATTCTGTACGGGCCTTCCGGCGTTGGCAAATACACGCAAATGCTTCGCATAGTACGCCCTTTCAGTGCCAACAAACTTAAATTCGAGAAGAAAATACAAACCAGCACTGACCCCGTTTTTATTTTAAAAATGAGTGACGTTCACTACGAGGTGGACATTGATCTATTGGGCTGCAATTCCAAAACACTATGGAACGACATTTACATTCAAATTACAGATATTATTCGCAACAAATATGCGGATAAATCCGGCTTTATTGTTTGCAAAAATTTTCATTTAGTCAATAATGAACTCCTTGAAATCTTCTACAGTTACTTGCACTCCAATTTAGCCGTCAAATTTATTTTTTTAATGGAGTCCATTTCCTTTCTACCCAGCAACATCTTGTCCAAATGCACCATTATTAATGTAGCGCGACCCTCGCGTCAAAAATATCATGAATGTTTAAACGTTCCCATTCCCGATGTCATTCACAACATCAAAAATGTAATTCACGGTATCCCCGAACTAGATACCCAGAAACAAGTTTGCTTAAAACTCACCGATATGATTAAAAATCCAATCCATCAATACACCGATCTTCGCGAAGAATTATACTCCATTTTGATTTTTGATCTAGGCGTCGAACATTGTATTTGGCGTATCATTTCACTTCTTTCCTTTACCAAGGAACAACACATCCAAGTTATTTATGCTACCATTTCGTTTTTACAGTACTACAACAACAATTATCGCCCTATTTATCATTTAGAATTGTACATTTATAAACTAATGAAAATTTACCACCATTATTAACTATAGGTTCTTCCCTAAAAAAATAGACATATTAAAACGGTCGATTATAATTTTTCACGTAGTGTAGCCCAAATATAATTCACATCCCCTCAAATAACCTTTGTTCTTACCGAGGATTATAGGCGGAACTAAATACTTCAAATACATTATCATGAACATCACATACATTAGGACGACTTTCATGATAAATATATTCTGACGGGATTGGATCATCTTCAGTATAACTGATTTAGTTTATAGGTTTCAATTTTTATAATGTTACTAGGTTAAACTTTTTAAATATACTATACAATTATGGAATTACCAGATGGACAATGTGTTCCCTTTTATGACAAAAAAACTAGAAAGAATAAACCACGTCAACAAGTAAAAGAAGATTTTAAATGTCAACTTGACAAATCCGGAAACCGAATGCTTTATTTTAAAAAAGACGAAAATGAGTTTGATTCTATTTCAAAAAATAAACTCAACAAAACTAAATGTATACAAAAATACAATCACCAAAACCCAGAACCGCCTTTACAAATAGATGACCTTGTGACCAATTGTTCTCGAGATGCTTTTAATGACCTCAACCCAGAATATGTACGTTTATTAACTTATCATGATCAATTGACAGAACAGTTGGAGGTAGATCCACAAATTAGTAAATTCATTTTAAATATAATTATGTACACGAATATTAATTACGAAGGACTACAAGAATTGTACAAAGGTGCCTTTGTTATTATTCAAGATAATGGATTTTTTTATTCTAATTTCAAATGCCCCGATCGAATATGTGATACTAGGAAACTAGTTTCTGAATCTTCTCACGAAAGTGTTTATAAAACTCCTCAATATAGAATTGGAAATGGCGTTTTATATAATTGTTCGTCCGATGGAAAATGCAGTAAATTACCTGCAGATACCAACAAAGTTTTTGATTTATTAATTGGAACTAGCGTTCTTCCGCTATTTTATGGAAATACATGGTTTCAATTTGAATATGCAAATCTATTAACCCCTTGGAATAAATGGGCCTTGCACGCCTATTCTTTTATACAATATAAAATACATTCTCAAAATATAGGACCTTTAGGTAACAGTCCCTATTTAGAATACACACAACCCTTAGTATTATCTGTATGTTACCCTTGCGAAGATAAAAAATGCGACCCTGTTCCGTGTGTTCGATCCAAAATAAATTTAAATGTTTATTCTGTTGATATCTTACAAAAAAATAATGTTCGATTACGTGAATATAAACAAATCAAAGACTACATTAAATCCAACTTTGGTCATACCAACATTACTCTTCACGCCGTTATAAAATCCATTATGGATGTATATGAGGCTTCAACTAGCGCAGATTTAACCATTTCTACACAAGTTACTTTAATTCCTGAAGTGTATAATTTACTACCTTCTTTACAAAGAATTGTTACTGAAACTCAATACAATAGAGAAGAAATAATAGAAATTCTATTTTTTATACATTATTATATATCCAATAACATGCTTTCTGAAATTCCTACCCTACTTTTACGCTATCCAGTGGGTGGAAAGAGAAAAACTAAACGCAAACTTCGGAAATAAAATAAAGTATAACTATATGTCATTCGGAGAGCCTTTTACATCTATTTTTCCTGGACCTATTCAATTTAACGAGGATTATACGTACACCATTTATTATGTGCGTACAATAGGATTTAATCACGTTGTATTTACTGCCATGAAAGCCTTTTCAGAAACGCGGTATAGTTTAGGATTTCGATATGAATCCAAACAAAATCTTAAATTAATCATGGTCTCTCCTGATCTGTCTTTAAATGAATCTACGGAAAACCAACGCCAGGTATTGGAAACAGGCATGCTTAGTACAGAACAAGCCGATCAATTAAATTCTCTTGTTCTCGATTTTACGCAGGGTGTTTTTAAAACAAAAAACGGAGTAGATATTTATTATGGATCCGATGCTAAAAAAAGAAGTTATTCTATATTTGGAAATAACTGCACCAGTGTTCTTGCTTCTATTTTTCCGAATATGGTTAAAGGCCTCGGTAGTTGTCGCGAATTCGCCAATAAATATTTAACGCGAATTGGCGGCAAGAAACGAAAAAATAAAACAAATAAAAAAACAATGTGTTCCTCCAGGAAACGTCAAAAAATAAACTGCGTCCCCATGCCGACTAAAATTAAACAATTAATATATAATATGAATACATGAAAGGTAGTGGAAAATGTGCAAGTGATCCTATGAAATTAAAGGGTATACCTAGATTTGTTCCATGTTAGATTCTAAAGGCTTATACGTTTTGTAAAAGGCACAAATGTTCGCCACACACCTAGATTGCATCAACACACTATAATGATACTTGCAAAAACAATGCGGCTCCGGAAAATAATCATTGCTCGGATACTCTATATAAGAAAATGCCTTGCAATTTCCATGTTTTGTTTTGCAACCACATTTCATAACTCTATTTTATATTTTAAATATATGAATTTACTTTTTTATCTTTTGTTTTTACTCGTATTCGCCCTCTTTTTTTACATGTACAATTCGGATAAACGATACGGATTGTACTTGTCCATCTTCACCTTGTTTTTCTCCATGTTTTTACCTTATGTGGCGGATTACACCCCGCTTATGATGCTAAAACTCACTTTAATCAATATAACCGCCTTAGTCTACACCAGCGGAATTTTATTTGAGTGTGTTCGTGCTTATTCCAACCAATGGTTAACCTGGCTTCTCCGAATCAATATTGCTTGCCTCATTCCCACCATTCACAATACTTTTTTGCAATTTTTATTGTTACTCACTACCATTACTACACCCATGACTACCGTAGATGCCATTAGCATTCGGTTCAAATCCTACATTATTGATAAAAATGCATGGGTTGTTTTATGCACCTTTGTGTTAGGCTGGTATTATTACGACAATATATACTTTAGGCTAAATCCTAGCCGACCTTTAACCTACACTGCATTATTGGTTCCTGCTGGATTGCATTTCATAAAGTATCCCTATTTAGAATCCAGATTAATCCTACTTATGCTTACAGAAATATTTGATGCGTTCAATCACCGCAAAAGCATTACCAATATTGAATTTACTTAATATACTTAGGTTTTTGTATTTAAATAATTAGTAATTAAGTATTTATGAAAATAATAACAGCCGTTGTTAACAATGTTGATTTTATTGAAATTCAATATCATACATTAAAAAAATATTTCAAAGGCGAATATGAATTTATAGTATTTAATGATGCAAAAAAATTTGTTGATTATACAAATGACGGCGATCTAACTATTCAAAAAAAAATTTGTGATCTATGTACTTCTTTACATATACAGTGCATAGATATACCTAATCAACACCATATACATAATACATCTGCAGCAAGACGGTGTTCTGATTCTATGAATTTTATTTTAAAGTATCAACTCAAACATCCAGATAAATATTTATTGTTAGATAGTGACATGTTTTTAATTGATTTTTTTGATATTGAAAAATACGCAAATTATGATTGTGCAATTGTTTTACAAAGTAGAAATTCCATACATTATTTTTGGAACGGTATTTATTACTTTGATATGAACAAAATTAAAAATAAACACATGTTAAACTGGAATCCGTGTCTTCATTGCGATGTGGGCGGAATGATGCAAAATTGGCTTAGTCAACAAGTACAATCAATACCCAATGTAGATGAATTGCGTTGGACAAATAAAACATTTCATACAGAAAATACATACTTTATAAAACATTTGTGGTCCTGTACATGGAATAACAACGAATTACCCAATAATCTTAAACAAAATCATGAATTGATAACTTTTTTAGCCAATGATCCAAGAAATATAAATAATTATTTTTGTGAAATATATGATAATGTATTTTTACATTATCGTGCAGGCGGTAATTGGAACAAAGAAGGAATGTCATTTCATAAACAATTAACACAAAAATTAAAAAATATCATTTTACAATAATTACGTAGATCAAGTTTTAATTTAGCCATATTAAACCATAGAATTATGCAACCCGTCCAATTCCAATCGCAACACGTTTAATTCTGTTTCTATCAACTCAAACAATTTTTTAGGGTAAGGAACCGTCTTGGTCAAAAACATAACAGTTACGTTGTTTGTCTCTGAAACAGATTGCATGTCCATCATTAATTTGTACACAATAATATGGTCATTGTACTCCAACAACAATTTTTGAATTGTTTTATCTGGATTTACAGTTACCATATGATTCTGTATAATGAGTTGATTGGCTTTGTGCGATTCCAACACAAATTTTTCCAATTCAAAAATTAAATTTCCTTTCAAGTGCACAAATTCGCGCGTAACAATCGTTTGACTGTTTAGATTCGTGTACAAAGGACAATAAAATTCTTTTAATTTGTACTCCACATCCTTTATTTTTTTTTCGCGCAAACTAATCTTGTGTTCTGTAAACTTGTCCACATACAATTTAAAAATAAATCCAGCAACGGCGCATATTGGCGACAAGACAATCACCGCAATACTCATACCATACTAAGTTATTTAAAATTGATTTTACTCAAATAGTTGAATACCTTCATATGAAGTTATTCAACGTAACGTATCAAGATTCTCACAGCGCCAAATCCTCTGCTTACCAAGATCTTATGATTGGAATAGAAAATTCAGTAGTTGGGTGCGGAAGTATTGGTTCCGCGCAATCTGGAGACCTTGTTCTTATATGCGCTAAAAAAAATAATTTGTGGCATGCTGTTATTGGTAGATTAGGGACGCCGCTTGATTCATGCCGCGCATGGTTAGACCAAGGCGGGTGCGAATGGCCTTACAATTGGACATATCTTCCTCTTACCACGTTATTTATATATGATGTGGAAACCAAAGAAGAAATTATTCGGTTTTGTGGGTTACACCAACTAAATCACAAAAACTTATTTCATTCTAGATTTTGTAGTAACAAATTGTTGCTTGCAGTTGAACTATTGATTACTAAATTTGCGCTTTAAGATTTGCGGCCATTTAATTCATTGTTGTTTGGCTTCTCAAGATAAAACGTTTTGTTGAAAAACGATTCGTTTCGTTTTTTATAGTTTGAAGGCCACCCATATTTCCACGTCATGCTGTCAATTACACTTTGCGCATGCTCCTTGTACTGTTTCCCATTGTAATTGGCATAAATAATCGATTGGTTTGAAAATTCGTCATATCTTATTTCTTCCGCCACACTCATTAATTCATCCATGTCTCCGTAATCAATGTCCTTGTTAATACGATCATACATGTACTTGTCGTCAAACACTTTAATTGACGTACCCTTAATACTTTCCACGTACATGTCAAACGATTGTGTTTTAATCGTATACTTATAATCGAATTCGGATTCTTTTACTGAAGTTCCACATGTGTCCACATTCATTTCAACAAACCCCGTAATCTTTTTGAACATGGGAGTCATGAACGAGCAACCATTCATCATTGTTTTTTTATTTTTGCGATCATACACATAGGATACTTTCATCGTATCCGGATTATTGTAATATTCAGGATCTGAATACCACAAATTGTAGACTATAAACGATTCGCTGACTTGATAAATCCACAACCAAGTCGTCATGAAATAGTTGTTAACCCCTATTTGTGAATCTTGCCATGCCGAACAATTTTTAAACACATTTCCGTTTACAGTTGCCGACCCTACCGTTACAAACATAACGTCGTTCATTCTTTCATGCCACACGTCTGTAACTTGTCCATCCGCAGGCGCATGCACATACGACAACAAACTAAATGGAAATATTGCGCCCATACATTGCAATGAATTGACTTCAATCACACCATTGTACGTCAACTCCACATTTGGATTTTTGAATCGAATAATATACTCGTTCTTGTATTCGTCTACGCTAAAATAATAGGCTATGGTATCCGTTGCGCATTCGGACACATACATGTTCCCCTTTTTGTATGTTTTATACTGCGTTTTTGAAAAATGTTCAATGTACTGGTACTTTTCCTTGGTTTTATTGTTGCAGTAGTAAAACCACAATTTAATAGTCGGCTCGAATTTAGACGACGTATTCATCCACAAATAATACGTCATGTCTCCTATTTGAAAGTTGTTGTACTGATACCATATATTCACTTGCTCATTCTTAGTTAGTACTGGACTTTGTATGTCCAAATAGGCTTTTGATGTTATTGCCGTAGTTTGCAACTTGTCCAAATGCACAAACAAATAACCTATAACAGTTAATGGAAAAAGAATTATATCTTGCCCTAAATAAGAATTATTCAACATGCCTAATAGAATTAATCCTACATAGGGTAACACCATAATTCGAGTAGTATACACATAAGCCAACAACATGTTACACATTAACGAATACAAGTTAAATTGTCTGCATCCAAATATTATTTGTAGAATAAGTTGAAAAAATAAAAAATAAACATAAATATCCTTCATATACGTAATTTTTATATTAATATTATCACATTATATATTTATGCTTAGTCCTATAAGTTTTTCAATTCCTCAAGAAAAAATTGTAACCTTTATTCATCCTAAAACAAAATTATTATCGTCTTTAATACCGGGAAATATAAAAACCTATATTTATAATACAGAAGAAGAATACTACAATGAATATAGACAATCCTATTTTGCAATCACAACAAAAAAAGCAGGATGGGATTGTATGCGCCATTACGAAATAATAGCCAATGGTTGCATACCTTATTTTATAGACATTGAACATTGTCCACAAAATACAATGGCCTTGTGGCCCAAAGATATGCTACTAGAAGGAAATATGCTTTATAAAAAATTGTCTGTGAAAACAATCCAATATTTAACAGAAGAAGATATTTGCGAATACAATTCTTTAGTAACAAAATTAATAGAGTTTATGAAAAATAATTTAACAACCCAAAAATTAGCAAACTACATATTGAAAAAAGCAAATTGCAATGTAAAAAATATTTTATATTTATCTGGAGACATTCAACCTGATTATTTAAGGTGCGCAACATTACACGGTTTCAAAGAAATATTTGGCAATCTTTGCCACGATTACCCAAAAATACCGCATATTTATAAATCACAACCTATTCAGTATTCTTCGTACTATGGAAAAGGAATATCTTATACAAATCTATTAGATCCATCGTTTCATAATAATGAATTAGATAACACGATTGAAGCCGATATAATCAATAAAAAATATGACATTGTGATATACGGGTCTTATCATAGAGGTATGCCTTTTTATACTTTAGTATGTCAGATTTATAAACCGCATGAAATTATTTTATTGTGCGGCGAAGATATACACACATGTAATTATAGTTATTTTATTAAAAAAGGACATGCAGTATTTGTCAGGGAATTAAATTAATTCTCCCAAACAGAAATCGCAACGTCGTCCATTCCGCTTCCGTAACTAGTCCGCACCGTATTCCCCCACGATACATACGTCCATGTTTGCCGCCATCTTCGCTCCGCTTCGTCCACCAACTCTTCAGGCGTCGCCGTCGCCAACATTTCGCTTTTTGCCATGTACATGTCCCAAAATCCATCCGAACCGCAAATCACGCGAACCTTATCTTGCTTCAAAAAGGGAATCACCGTTCTTCCTGCGCTAATCCGCGTCATGTTGTTGTGTCCGAAACTTTGCGACGGAACCAACTTTTCTCCAACTTTGAACACGCCCACGTCCGATCTCATCTCGTGAATTTCACATTCGGAAATTGGAAATGGCGCATACGTAAGTTCAATCCTTTCCATGTACTCTTGGGTTCGCTCAATCTCCGCCGGATTGTGAAAATTGTGTTTTTCCGTTATAAATACAATTTTCCCATTTACAATCACCACCGTTTGCGAATCGCCCACATTCAATACCTCCACTTGCCCCTCTGTAATTTTTGCAAACGTAAATGTGCTTCCCGACATGTACAAGTCCTCTCCGCTAAGCCTTTCCAAAATCTCTTGCGCCGGATCTTCTTTCACTGCAATTTCATCAAAATTAAATCCGCGCAACAAGCGAATACACTTGTCGGTTCCATGCCCATCCAGAATGCCAACGTAATCCATTCCTGGAAGACTTCCCTTAACGGCCAAATCCTGTTGTTTTCCCAATTGTCGCACAATCGCCATTTTACAAATTCATTAAAAAGGATCCAATTTCAATTTTAAAAAGCCATTTGGGGAGTTTGGACAAGATTGGACATTTTCACTTTTTTGCTTTTTAAAAGTCAAAAAGTGATTTAGGTTACTTAAACTCATGCGATTTATCTTTATTTATTAAATTAAAAACGTCTAGATAAAATATTGCTACTTTTTTTGGAACTAAAAAAGTAGCAGCGTTTTTAGCACTTTTTGGGGACGTGACTGATTAGGGTGCCAAAATTGAAAAAATCAAAAAAATATTGTGACCATTTCTACTTTTGGAACTAAAAAGTAGCGCTAGGTAATGGTCACAAAAATGAAAACTGGAAAAATATTTATGGTCATCATCGAAAATTTATAAAATTATATAGTACTATACTATGAAATTATTGATTTTAGTTATTTATTCGGATAGTAAAGAATACCAAGAAATGTTAAAAATACAACGATCCTATTTACATAATTTCCCAAATGCTCAAACCTTTTTTATTGATTTTCGCAAGCAATCAAATGTAATTGAAGTGGAAGATGATTTTATCTATGTAAACGGAACAGATAGTTATTTAAACATAACGTTAAAAACAATAGAAGCACTTGATTATTCCGTACGCAATTTAAAATTTGATTATATGGTCAGAACCAACATGTCCACCCTTATCAATATACCTTTATTGTATGATTTTTGTTTACAATTACCCAAAACAAACGTATATACAAGCGGAAATATGATTAATTTACAGTGGTTAGATCCTAAGTCGGGTATAAAAGACAATTCCTTATTAGGCACGTTATTTGCTTCAGGAACTAGTATTATCATGTCCAATGATGTCGTCAACTATCTTGTACAACACAAATCAAAAATAAGATATGATATTGTAGATGATGTTGCCATTGGTGTTTTTATGACTACCTATTTACCCTCGGCCTATTATCCACAAATGGCGCAGTTGTGGTTTGTACCCAAAAATGTAAAACCAAATCAAGTACCTCAAAATGTAGTTTTTTTCCGTAATCGTGCTTATCTAAATAGAAACGATGACGTGAAAAATATGAAAATAATACGAAATGGTTTGAAACGCAACTCAAAATTAAGTAATAAAAAATATGTTAAAAGTAAACTTACGCGAAAATGTTTAGTTTAATGAAACGTTTTTGGTAATTTCCAAAGCACACTTTTCGTTGTCAATGGTCGACATAATCTGACTCGCCAATTTCGTGTAACTTTCGGTTTCATGTTCGCTCAAAAACCATTCGGGATGTGCCATTTCCCATTGTTTTAAAATGCCGACATACTTCTGCTGAATCATGCAATTGGTTTTGCGAAGGGTATCTTTTATTTTGTCTGAATCGTGCTCCCAACTATTTTCATTTTTAATGCACAATTTTTTTCGCTTCAAATCCGTACAATGAATGGGGCGTTTGTACAATCCCAACCCTTTGATTCCATTGCAAACTGTTGTGATGATGTGGTCTGAAATGGTAGGCGACAACTCGAATTCATACAATTTTATTTCCAACATGTCGATGAAATCAACCCAATTCATGGCGTCCTTGCACTCGTCGTTCAAGAACACGTTTAGATTAATTTTGGGACTTATTTTAGGAATTAAATCGTTGATTTGTTTTTGTTGCGCCTTTATGTGACTCATTAACTCATCTTGTGTTTTGGTATGGTCTTGCTGCTGCTTCAGCAATAAAGTACATAAATCCTTCACTTCCGTCAAACAATGCGCGGAATGCTTCCACAATCCAGATTTAGTCGTATAGGTTTTGGCGCAAGTTCCGCACTCGTACCCCGTGGCTAAATGTTTACGTGTAAGTAAATGTTTTTCATAATTACCTTTTTTGGTGGTTGTGTAATTACACCTCTCACACGTAAACATATACTAAACTTATAAATTAAGTTTTATATCCTTTCATGAACTTGAAGTATACAATGCCGACCATCGTACATGAATGTCTTGATGCGCATGATCACCTGTACTACCTGCTGAAATACAAAACTCATCATTTTTATTAAACGAAACCGTATTTGAAGACGTACCTGTATTGCCTCCACCCACAATAGTTACGACTACGTTAGTAGTTGCATTATTTTTTAAAACGGAAAATATTTTGCCCGAATCAGGATTAGATGGTTCTGCTGCAGTCATGTTCATCTTAATATAAAAATTACTAATTGTTCCTGCACTAGGCATTAAAGTTGTACAAAATGGTTGGTCGGTAATTTGATCACAATATCCCAATCCAAAATAATTTGGACTCGTAACAGTTGTGGCTTTTTTGATGTCAATTGCATTTCCAAACAATATAGTATTTAAATTTGTACCTGTAGGACCCATTTGTCCGGTAGGTCCTGTATCTCCATAATGTCCAGTTGCTCCAATGGATCCGGTAAATCCTGAATTACCCTGAGGTCCTGTTTCTCCTGTTGCTCCAATGGCTCCAGTAGATCCAGAATTACCTTGAATACCCTGAGGTCCTGTTTCTCCAATGGATCCAGTAAATCCTGAATTGCCTTGAATACCCTGTGGTCCTGTTGCTCCAATGGATCCAGTAAATCCTGAATTACCTTGAATACCCTGAGGTCCTGTTTCTCCAATGGATCCAGTAAATCCTGAATTGCCTTGAATACCCTGAGGTCCTGTTGCGCCAATGGCTCCAGTAAATCCTGAATTACCTTGAATACCCTGAGATCCTGTTGCGCCAATGGCTCCAGTGGCTCCAGTAAATCCCGAATTACCTTGAATACCCTGAGGTCCAGTTGATCCAGTAACTCCCGTTGGACCCGGATTTCGAATAAGAGAATACGATTCCCCTGTAAACCCTATACTATAGGTACCTGGCACTACTTGTCTTGCAATTAAATCGTAATTCTCGGTTCCTGCATCGCCAGTTGCAGATAATTGCCAACCACCAACTGCACCTAATGAACTAATCGCTGGACCTATTACTATATTATTTGTAGCCAATCCTGTATTAAAATAGGCAAGACCATTATCATCCAATCCAAGGTCAACCGATCGTTGACCAATTCCAGATATGTCTCTCCCCAAAATATTAATAGTTCCAGGACCCACGTGCAAATTTCGCCAATAATAATTTTCATTTCCTAATGAATATTTATCCTTTACGGTTGGAATAAAATCAGCATCTATATTGAGTACGTTAAATACACTTGTTTGGTAAGGGCCATTAACAACTGTCGTTGTCGAGACAGAAAATAATTCTAAATAAGTAGAACTAAATATCTCGCGAATTGTTCCCAATAAAGTTGCACCACTATACAAGGGCTCTTGTATTTTTAAATCAAGAACAAATGACGTTCCTGTATTTCCAGTAATACCTATAGAACTTGTTGACGCCTGTATAGTGCCAACGCCAGTTGTAGATGCTTGTGTACGGTAAGTAAACTGATTGTTTCCTGTAAATCCATTCATTCCGTCATTCAATTGAACCGATCCAGTTACACCTGCAGATGTTTGAAACGGATTATTGGATGTGTAAATTTTACCATCATTTGTAACTGCAGTTTGATATTGTCCTGATGCAGAAACGGACACAGATATCCAAGATTGTGGTAAAGGTAACGTATCTGCTGTCCAGTTGGCTCCAAAATCAATAGACGTATAAATTCTTCCATCGAAAACAACTGAGGTTTGATATTGTCCCGATGCAGAAATTGAAACCGAATGCCAATGACGATCTACATTCGTTCCAACATTCCATGTTTCTCCGAAATCAATCGATGTATACATTCGACCATTTAAAACAAGCGCTGTTTGATACTGACCCGTTGCAGAAACGCATATAGATTGCCAATCTTTATGTGGACCAATTTGAATCCATGTAATACCATAATCGTTCGAGGTATAAATCTTACCATTTTTTTCAACAGCAGATTGATATTGCCCTGATGCAGAAACGGATACAGATACGAAGTTAAGAGTTGGTAATGTTGAAATCGGCCAACTGACTCCATAGTCGTCCGATCTATAATTAGGTAATGAAGGACAGCATACAAGTTGATGTTTTCCTGATGCGGAAACAGAAACAGATGTCGGATTGGCTGACGGTGATGCAGTATTGTTCATTGTCCATATATTTCCAAAATCATTGGATACATAAATACTGTTTACATTACATGCAGTTTGAAACTGTCCTGATGCAGACATAGAGATAGAGTACCAATATGCACCAGAAGTTGGAGCGCCAGTGTTAAGAACCCAAGTACTTCCATAATCAGTTGAATTGTAAATTCCATCATCACGAACAACTAGTGTTTGATATTGACCCGATTCAGAAATAGCAACTGAAGATATTAACACAGAACCTATATTGTTTGCTAATGTCCACGTATCTCCAAAATTAGGTAAGGATATTCCAAATTTTGAAAATATAGTTAAATCATTATTATTAAATCCCGGCCCAATAGGTCCAGTTTCACCCGTAGGTCCAGTTTCACCCGTAGGTCCAGTTTCACCCGTAGGTCCAGTTGCGCCCGTAGGTCCAGTTTCACCTGTAGGTCCAGTTTCACCCGTAGGTCCAGTTGTGCCCATAGGTCCAGAATCACCCATAGGTCCAGTTTCACCCGTAGGTCCAGTTGCGCCCGTAGGTCCAGTTTCACCTGTAGGTCCAGTTGCGCCTGTAGGTCCAGTTTTACCTGTAGGTCCAGTTGCGCCCATAGGTCCAGTTGCACCCATAGGTCCAGTTGAGCCCGTAGGTCCAGTTTCACCCATAGATCCAGTTTCACCCATACATCCAGTTGCACCTGTAGGTCCAGTTGCGCCCGTAGGTCCAGTTTCACTAATTATACCAGTAATTATATTTTCCCATGTAGTAGTTACAGTAACACCTGTATTTGTATTTTCGTAAGTAATACCATGTGGATCCATAGTTGTTGTAACATAAGATCCATCAGAAAATACTGCTTCAGAATGGTTCCAGGGCCCAGCCGGTCCAGTGTCTCCAGTAACCCCTTGTTCACCCGTAATACCTTGGTCACCCGTAATCCCTTGGTCACCGGTAGCCCCTTGGTCACCAGTAGCCCCTTGGTCTCCGGTAGCCCCTTGATCACCGGTAGCCCCTTGATCACCCGTAGCACCTTGATAACCCGTAATCCCCTGATCTCCGGTAATCCCTTGATCTCCATTAGCCCCTTGATCACCGGTAGCACCTTTTTCTCCTATAGGACCAGTGCTTCCTACATTAGTACACATATTACATCCTAAAATTAGATTAGATTGATATTCATACGAAGACATATTTTTTGAATTCGTATAAATAGTCTGAGCCTTTTTTATAGAAGTTAAATTTGACGAATTCATGTACATAAAACATATTTTAATTATATTAAATCCATTTATAGGGTCCTGAACCTTTTACAATAACAGAATCTACATCAGGCTCAACAATAATATTTTGTCGTTTTCCATACACAATCCAAGTAAAGGATCCATTTCCACCAAATACTTTAAATGCATTGGTTTCGACTCTACTTGTATAATAGAATTGGTTACACAACGAAGTAATGTGAACTGTAAAATCAGTTGCTATTTTACTAACATAATGAGGTAATTGAATTTCAACATATTCCCCATTTTCTATAGATGATTCTCCGCGGTAATAAACTCCTGATTCAGGTCCCTCGAGGCATGCATGCACCAAATATTTAGAAGGAATTGTTGGATGAGGTATAATAAACGATTTGCTATGATAAGCGGTAAATACACCATCAACATATGCAACACCATTTAATTCATCACCCCCCCCAAGATTAACATTAATATTATTTATAGGTCCCGTGGGACCCGTTTCACCATTAAAACCAGTAGCCCCCGTATCTCCCATGGCACCTGTAGCACCTGTATCTCCCATGGCCCCTGTATCTCCCATGGCCCCTGTATCTCCCATGGCACCTGTAGCACCCGTATCTCCCATTGCACCTGTAGCCCCCGTATCTCCCATGGCACCCGTATCTCCCATGGCACCTGTAGCACCCGTATCTCCGAT